TGATGGGCTTACGATAATGAATATAGCAGATAGACAGTATACATATATAGATAACTTTAAAAAGAAAAAGGCTTTAGTAGTATTGCCTATATATAAAGACTTACATACATTTGAGAGAGTATATAGATTGAAGATGTATGATTATGAAAAAAGAGACAAGCAATTAGCTAAAAAGAGAAGGACTGATGGATGGATCTACATTCATGATAGTCATATAGCAAAGGCATTAAATATGACCAGCAAAGATTTCACTTATCTTATGAAGCATATATTAAAAGCCAAATACTATAAGGGTATAGGCTTATGCTTTGATACAGAAGTAGATTGCGAAAGAGCAATTAACATAATATATAATAAGTCACTACTAGTTATAGATAGAGGAGGAACATATAATGGCTAATCGTGTTAGATTTAGTTTAAGAAAAGAACAGAATTTAAAGAAGGACTTTACTCCCGCCGGAGAAGAACGTATATCATTATACATACACTGTGATGGACTATCATCATACATAGGTGATGTACAAGACATGGAAGATGTATTGGCATTAATTAAACCTAGTGTAGTAGAAGATACATTAAATGCTATGCTAAGTGAAGATGAGTTAGATGTATTCTTACCATTGATATTAAACAGTGAAAGAAACTATACTTTCTATGACCAAGAATTTAACATTAAAGATATATAGAAAATGGCGGAAATAGCGCACGCTCTATTATATATAATATAGAGGGTGCGGTAAATATGCCATTTTTATAGGAGGACAAGACATGAACATATATGATAGAGTAGAACTTAATCTTAAAAACTTTAAAAAAACTATATCTACTATCAATGAAATAAAGCTATTGGAAATTAAAATAGATTCATTGACCGAAAAAAGAAGGAGACTTGCTACTAAGACTCAAATAGTTACTACATTTAATTTATTGGTTACTGCTGTAGCTATAATGTTACCTGATGTAATAAAGATGGTTCTTATTCTATCATCACTAAGTTTCACTGCATACAAGGTTTTTAAAGCAATTAAGCAAATAGAATCATTAGATAAGATGATTGATGATGCATCGGCTTTAGTAAAAGATAAAATAGAAAATATGGAGGTACCTTATGACAAAGGCGATATATAAACAATATAAAAAAGACAAAGAAGGATTATCAAAGGCAATAGAGCATGCTTATAGAAAAAAGTATGCTCTTTATTTATATCCAGATTGTATAATAGTTAAAGAACCTATGGAAGAAGATTGCTATCTAAGTAAGACCACAATCATAGAATCAGAATACTATAATACTTTTGAAGAATTCAATAAAGAAGTTAATGAAATATATGATTTTAAAATGAGTGCGTAAGGAGACGATTGATATGGAAATAGATAAAATGTTTATAAACGACAGTAACATCTTAAAGGAGAAAGTAGCAAACTTACCTATGGAGAATTGCATAGATAACTATTTTAACTACTTAGATTCACGCTCAGAAGGATTAGAGCAAAAATATATAATTAAGCTTAATGATAGAGCAAAGTCATTTATTGCTAAGATAGAATTAAAAGCTATTAAAGATAAGAACATTGATGAAATCAAGAAAATGTACATAGATATCATTTGGGACGGATTTTATGGAATGTGCGAAAAGCCTTGGTCCGATGTTGCGGATGAATATAGTTATAGTCATAGCTGTAAAGATATGTATAAAGATATAAAGAAAGAGATGACAGAAGCGTTAGAAGAGCTATTAACTGAATTAAATACTTCTGAAAAGGAAAAGAATATTGCTCAACTTAAAAAGAGTCTTGAATTTAAGAAAAATGCTCTTAGTAATATAGATCAAGAAACAGAATTTAGAAAAACTCAATTAGCTAATGAAATAAATAAATTAGAACAAGAATTAGAATCATTACAATAATTTTAAGCGGTGGCCGAAAGGTCACTGCTTTTATTTATGAATGGAGGCATTATATATGAAAAACAAAAAAGATCCTGAAGAAATATTAATGAATGTAAGAGTTAGAGAGGAACTTATAAACAGAGTAGAAGTATTGGATAAAGTTAAACAATTATTACTTATACCTGGAATGCAGTTCACTACAGCTCAAGGAGTAGCAGACTTCTATGAAGTAGATGTTACTAATATAAAGACTAATGTAGTTAAGAGACATAGAGCAGAATTAGAAAGCGATGGAATGATTGTACTATCTAGAAAAGAAGTACTTGAACGATATTGTCAAAATGACAACGGCGTTGTTAAACATAAATCTCATATAGAAATACCTTTAGGCAATGGATCATCAATTAATGTAGGTAATGGTAAAAACTTATTATTTACTAGAAGAGCTATTCTTAGAGTAGGAATGTTACTTAGAGATAGTGATATTGCTATGGAGGTAAGAACTCAATTACTTAACATAGAAGAAAAAGTTGCTCCAGAAGTTAAAGTAGCTGAAGTAGATAAGGAAATGGAACTATTACAAAGAGTAGTAGGCGCAGCGTTTATGAATAATGATATAGATGGATTCGTAAAAGCTATGCAAGACCTTAAATCATACAACAATAGATATAGTGAAGAAGCATTTAAAGCTCTTGAAAAAGAGAACTTTGAACTTAAAGAATCTATTGCAGAGATGGGCGACTTAGTTGATAGTTTAAGATTAACTAATAAAGCATTATCAGAAGAAATATCTACTGTTGCTACTGTTGAAACATATAGAAGAGTAATCATATCAATGATGATTAGAATAGCTGAAAAAAAGAACTTTAATACACCTTACTTATGTTATAAACAATTATATACAATATTAAGAAATGATTATGATATAGATTTATCTGGTAGAAGATACTCTTTAAGCGTATATGAAAGAAAGCAAAAGAGTAAGATAGATTGTATAGAAACTAAAGAAGAATGGAACAAAGCATTGAAAGTAGCAGTAGCTATGTGCAATAGAGAAAGTGTTACTATTGATGATTTATTACTTCAATTAGAAAGAGCAGACGAAAATGATAAATAATATTTTTCTATTATAGTTTCTAATTGAATATATAACATAATATATATTATAGGAGGAATTATGCTTACACGATGTAAATGTTGTTCTAGATTTTGTAATAACAAAAATTTAGATGATATGGGTAGGTGTAGAGCTTGCCAACCAGAAACTGATAAACAGGAAACAGAAAAGGAAAAAGAAGATGATTAATATTATTGAAGGAAATGTAGTTAAAGCTACAGAGAATATTATCGCCCATCAAGTTAACTGTAAAGGTGTAATGGGTTCAGGTGTAGCAAAAGAACTTAGAGAAACTTATCCATCAATATTCCCTAATTACGAAAAGTATTGCAAAACTATGGGATCAGAATTGCTTGGCAAAATACAAATGTTAACTATGACTAATGGCAAAGTTATATGTAATATATTTGGACAAGACTCTTATGGATGGGACAAACAATATACAAACATAGAAGCCTTAGAAACATGTTTTATGAAGTTAAGAGATTATGCAATTCGACATAATTATTCGATTGCTATGCCTTATGGAATAGGATGTGGACGAGGCGGAGCTAACTGGTCAGAAGTATACAGATTGATTGAAGAATATTTTGACAATCCTCTCTGGCCAGTGCACATAACATTATATAAATACGAAGGAGGCAATTAGATGATAATAGCATCATTTAATGGTAAATATCGTTTTTTAAGTAATTTCTATAATTCAGATATTACTTTTAAAAATATAACGTACAAAAATGCAGAAGCTGCTTTTCATGCTCAAAAAATATTTGGGGAAGGTAGAAAAGAATTTGCAGACTTAAATCCTAGCGATGCTAAGAGATTAGGTAGAAGAGTTCTTTTAAGAAAAGACTGGGAAGAAGTAAAAGATGGCATTATGTACGAAATAGTACAGGCTAAGTTCGAACAAAATCCTGTGCTGGCCAAACGGCTATTAGATACAGGTGACGCTGAACTTATTGAAGGCAACACATGGAATGATAGATACTGGGGCGTATGTGCTGGTATAGGTCAAAATAAGTTAGGTAAAATTCTTATGAGAGTAAGAGATAATCTTAAGGCTTAGGAGGATCTATGGAGCATATAAGAAATAAAAGTCCTCAAGAAAAAATAACTGTAATAATATTCGTTATAGTTATGATGTTTTTAATAGCCATAGTAAAGACTATGGAGAAAACAATCTAGGAGGAATCATTATGTTTAAATTAGGCTCTATACTAATTACTCCAGGTGCTAATACCACCTTAAACAAAGATGATGTTATGACATCATTAGAAAATCATAGAAAAGGAGATTTTGGTTTGATAGATCAAGAGTCCATTAATATGAATAACGAAGCTATCTCTAACAAAACTGATAATGTATTCAGTGTATATATAGATAGAGAAGGTGTTAAATTTTATATCATAACAGAATTCGCAGATCGTCATACTAAAATCCTACTCCCAAATGAATATTAAAAAATGTTGTGCTCATTATGCTTTTTTGTGTAATGAGCATAATATATTTATGGACAATACAAAAGGAGAGAAAATACGATGAGTAGCAAAAATAATGGTACAAAAGAAATAACACCAAAAGAGTATTTTGAATTATTAAAAACTAAAAAATCTGAAATAACAGATGATGAGTTAAAGAAAATATATTCTAATTGTCTTACATTAATGAAAAAGTATGTAACAACTGGACAAGTTAAAGGTGCTAAGAAATTAATGTTTCACTTAGAAACAATCGAAAAGGAAAGAGAAATTGTTTCATTAGGTATTAATACATTCATCTATAAGGATGATATAGAAGATTATATTGATAATGTAGCAAATGACGTTGTGAAGATAATCGAATTAGAGAACTATGAAAGAGAAATTCCAGATGAAATAGTTGATGTTATTGAAGCCACTAAAGATAAGTTCGATCAACTATATATTATCTTTACTGACTACACAGGAAAGATAGAAAAGCAAATAGAGAAGGAAAGAAGAGAAAAGGATCCAATACTATTTGGAACATTCCAAGATAAAAAGACTGGAAGTATTGTAGATAGGTTCTATGTATTAGGAGATTGGGAAGATGAATATTGCGATTTAACTCTTGATAAACTTGTTAATGAAATGAAAGTCAAGAGAAAGAAGGCTATAGATGTACATATATCAACTCCTGAAACAATAGAAGAATTGAAGGCTCAACTTGCTAATCTTGATGAATCAAATAATAACTTTACTCTTAGAGGAGGAACTATTAATATAAATACTCAGGAAAATAAGAGCTTTTTTAAAAAAGTTAAGAGCTTTTTAAAATGTAAAAAGTAATGAAAAGCAATGTGGATCTAACCCAAGATATGATATTTAGTAATCCTAGAGCTAGAATAAATATATTCAGTCTTAGAAATTTATTAATTAAAAAGAACTATCCTTGGGATATGGATAAAGGAACATTCTCTACCATCACAACTGATTCATTAGTTTTAGTTGGCAATAAACAAAATAGAAAATATATAAAAATGGGCCGAAAATATGCATCTGCAGAATTAGGTTGTGAGAGATGCGGAGCGAACATCTCTCAAAAACCTTGGAATAGAGAAGGCTGTTTATGTATTAAATGTAGCCAAGAATTAAGTATAAGCTATCAAGAAGAAAAACAGCCTTGGACATATAGTAATTTAGTTAGAGCAACTAAAAGATTGTAAAAATACTTGTAGACAAGGAGATTAGTTATGTACGTATTAGGTAAATGTAAAAAATGTGGAGAAGTTACTACATTTGATTTTACAGATTTAACTGTTGAAAAAGCTAAAGACGTTTTAGCTACAACAGAAATGGGAGAATGTCCTGGAATGCATGTAGAGATTGGGCCATGGTCTAATTACTACAATATTGATTGGGACAATCTATATAATTCAAAAGAAGAAGCTATTGCGGCCAAAAATAGTATTCAGCTATAGGGCCGCTGGCTCTAAAGGAGCAATTAACATGTCAGTAAATAGAGTAAAAAAAATAACAGATAATAACTTTCTTAATTTATATAACATAGAAGTTACTAATGATCAAACAGGAGATATATACCCTTATTATGTCGCTTCAAGAAGGAAAAATAAAGGAAGACTATCATGTATATCTAAAGACCATAATAAGGCTGATGCAGTACTTATAGTGCCTATATTCGATAATTCAGACCTTGTGTTGATAAAGCAGTATAGACCAGCGATAGATGACTATATTTATGAATTTCCTGCTGGATTAGTAGATGTAGGTGAATCAACTAATGCTGCAGTTAAAAGAGAACTTTATGAAGAAGTTGGTTTATCTTGTTATTGTATAGAACAAATACTTAAGCCAAGCTATACATCTGTAGGTATGAGTGATGAATCATGCGCGGTTTATATTGCAAATGTAACTGGAGAGATCTCTACAGAACATAATGAAGGCCATGAAGATATAGAGCCTATAGTAATTAAAATGAATGATGCATTAAAATTTATTGATGAAAACATGGTTTCAATTAAGACTGCTCTAATCATGAGAAGTCTTTATTATAAACATAAATTACAATTTGCACAAAGGGAGTTTTAATTTATGGCACCATTAATAGCATTTATATTGAAGATCCTTGATAATGGACTTAGTACAGCTAAGACTATTTATATCAATAAGGAAAGATATTTCTTAGGAGCATTGCTTAGTGCATTCTCTACATTTTTCTATCTAGTTGCTATAGTACAACTTACTAAAAATAATAGTTTAGAAAGTATTATAGCTATGTGTGTAGCAACATTTATAGGTACTTATTTACCAGGAATACTTATCAAAAAATCTGAAAGAGATAAGCTATGGATATTTGATGTTACAGCAAATAGTTTTAATGAAGGAAAGGAATTTGCAGATAAAATACGAGAGCTTAACATTGCGATAAAAACTTATAGCAGTTATGACACAGAAATGAACAAAGTCCTTTCATGTAAAATTTATTGTTCTTCTAAATTTGAAAGTAAATTAGTAAACAGAACTATACCAAAAGATTTTAAATATAACATATACGTGCCTCTAGAAGACTAATCTAGAGGTTTTTATTTTTTATAAGAAAGGTGATGTTTTATATATGAGTAAATTACAAGAAAGAATAGAAAAAAGAGTTAGAGCTGAGGCTGAATTTATGATTAGTTCAGAGTCAACTCTTAGAACTGTTGCTAAGTACTTTGGAGTGAGCACAAGTACAGTACATAGAGATTTAACTCAAAGGATTAAATCAATTAATCCAACAATGGCTAAAGGAGCCAGAATAATCTTAGATTACAATAAAAGTATTCGTCATCTACGTGGTGGCTTTAGTAATAAGAATAAGTGGAAGAATATTGATACAAGAGAAGTTGCTTAATATTTCCCTTGTACTTCAGTATTCTTTATTTCTTAATTTACATAATTTAAATAAAGAAGTGTAATTTGCAATATTTTTAAAACAAATATATTAGATTAATTCGGAGGAATTAGAATGTTAAAAAGTTGTGAAAATTGTTCTCATAATAATAATAGAAATGAATGGGAATGCGTCTTTAAAACTAAAAAACCAGAAAAAAATATATGTCATTTACATTCTTTCAAGTGTTGCGGATGTAATGGGCACGGTTCAGATTATCTTTTCAAAGAAAAGTATTTTTGCTGTGCATGCTTATTAGAAGAGCTTGGAGTACAAGAAGGCCCAGCGAACCATTACTATTTACAAGGTAGATATATAGGAACAGAGGATGATATAGAAGATGTTATACCAAATTTAGATGATGGTATTGAAAGTTTAGACGATTTATATGATTAATTCTCAATCTAAATACATTATAAAAGGAGGCTCACTATGAATATTGGAGATAGAGTACGTATATCGGGAGAAGTTTATTACGGTGATAAATGGATCAGAGTAGCAAGTCATGGAACTATAAATCATGTAGGAATAGATGCATCTTTAGTAAATATTGACATGATAGATGGAGATTCTAATGCATGTGTAATAGTAAAGAATAAGTACATATATAAGGAGGAAGCATGCTAAAAAAGGCAATTTTAAAATGGTGTAGAGCTTACAGAGGAGTTTTAGTATTCGCTGGATTTGGAATATTCAATTTAGTTTCAAGCCTAATAGTAGGAGCTGGTACGGAAATTGGTTTTAATTTGAAACCTATGAGCATAACTGAATGGATATGCGATTTAATTTCAAATATAGGTGCATTATACGCAATCATGCTATCTGTATATGACTTACTTAAATTTCAACAACCTAAATATAAAATTATGCTTATGTCTGATGAACATATAGAAGAATTGAGAAAGTCTATACCTAAGGAGGATATATAAATGAACTATGATGTAGCTTGTAATGAACAAGGGTGCGAAGGCACTTTTATTATAGCTGATGGTGGAAGTGATACACCTCCAAAGAAATGTGTTTATTGTGGAGGCGAAAATATTACAGTTATTCCATATGAACCTGAAAGAGCTAATCTATATGATGGTTATGTTTATTCAATAGAACAATATATAGAAAATAACCTTAATGAAGGAGATGCTGATGAAATATCTGAAGATGATATTGATACTATAGCTGACGATATGTGCTCAGATGACCAATTATCTAATTATATTCAGGAAGAGATTTCTAGCAGAATACACGATTTATTAGAAAACAGATAAACGGAGGGATATACATGAGTAAAAATAACGTATCAACGGAATACAAGGAAATTAATGGACAAACTTTAAAGATAGAACTTTATTATAATTTAGGTGGTTACAACTATGGAACTGGTCGAATGATGGAAAGAGGATACTATGCCAGCGTTCAACCTGTAACATTAACTAAACATGATGGTTATACTACAGAAACTTATACAGCATTTACTGGTATATATAAATTAATACATCCAGTTAAGAGAAAATCTAAAGTTGCTGAAGCTAGAGCTGAAGCTTTATTTACTGAAGAAATCCAACAAGAATTAATTGACTATGTGATGAAGAAAGCTGCATAGGAGGGATAATTATGACTCATCCAGAATGGTGTGGAAAAGAATGTTCATCGTGTACTAAAAAGTGTGAGCTTGACGAAAGAATTCCATGTTCACCTGATTGCTGTAATTTTGATAAGAATGGCAATCCACAAGACATTTTATGTAAAGACTGTGATTCTTATAAGATGAATTACAGGACTATAGATGATTTAAATATACAAACTCTAATAAAGTTAATTAAATCTTATGATAATTACATTCAAGAAAACGCCGAGAATAATCCAGAGTTTGGACATAGCTGGTATCCAGTATGTATTCAAGAATATCTACAAAATGATTTTTTATTGGAGGAAAGAAATGAGTAAAGGGCATATTCAATTATGCTCTTTATCTAAATATAAGGATTATAAAGATAACTATACAAAGAAATTGTTTATAGTTAGAAATCCTATGAAAGTAAATTGTGAGTTATATGGAATGGTACACGTTCCTGAATTGGCTCCATCTCCTGAATTATATAAGAAATATATAACTAGATGGAAATATAATGAGTTCACTTTAGAAGAAGAAACTAGATTAAAAGAACTAGGACCAGGGGCTACCTGGTGGTCATTATATTATGAGCAATTCATAGCACAAATGTATGAAAATTATATGCAAGTTAATCTTGCTAGGATAATAGAGCTATTAAATCAAGGTGTAGATGTTCTATTAGTATGTTTCTGCGGTAGTTTAGAACACTGCCATAGAAAAATACTAGGAGATTATTACGCTAATTTAGGATACGAAGTTAGATATAAATAGGAGGGAATTTCAATGAGTACTAGTAAAAGTATGATAACTAAACAAATAATAAAATCAACTTTTGATGTTATTCAATTTATAGATGATGCAAATGGAATTAGTGAATCCATCAATGATGAACCTAAAGTAATAGAGTTTAAGGATCATATGAAAGATATACTTGAAGAACGTACAGGTATTCATTGGAATAGATCCTATGAACAAACTGTAAAAGGAAGAATTCCTAAAGTTACTGATCCAGATGTAATAAAGTATATTGAAAACATAAAAGGTCATGGTGAAGAAATAAGAGCTCAGCAAATAAAAGAACAGGAGCAATTAAAACAAGAAGATTCTAAAACTACTGTAATCGCATTTATAGGTGCATTTACTTTTTTATTTATAATGTATAAAATTTTAAGTTTTATTTTTTAGAGGTGAAAGTATGTTAACTGTCAATAGAGTTGTTGACAATCTTTATATTAATGACTATAAGCCATTTAATCGTACAAAGAATAGCAGCAATGAAAATGACAGAACTGCTATTCCTAAAATAAGTCAACATGAATATATTCAAGAAATGCAAGCATCTTTAGTTATGCAGGCTGAACTTAAAAAAAATACTAGAAAACACAAGGAGAAATGCAAACCTGTTATATCTCCAATAGAAGAATTGTTAGGAGGAACTTTTAATGGCAAGTAAAATATATGCAGTAAAAAAAGGATTAGTACCAGGACTATATAGCTCTTGGGACGAATGCAAAGCACAAGTAGATGGTTATTCTGGTGCTGAATATAAAAGTTTTAAATCAACTCAACTATCTGAAGCTGTGAACTATGTTGGAGTTGAAAATCTTCAAATAAGCTCAAATGCAAGTTTTGAAAGATTCGTTAAACCAAAATCATTAGATAAGCGTACTTTAAAAATGTTTGATGGAATAGATCCTGGTTTTAGTCCTGCTCATGCATTAGCATATACAACTGATGTATTAGCATCGACTATGTTAAAAAAATCAGATAAATTCAAAGGTTTTGTTCAAAATGAAATTGCAAATTCAAATAAAACAGTTGATGTATATGTAGATGGATCATTCAAAAATGGAATGTATAGTTATGCTTATGTAGTAGTTCAAGACAATAAGGTTATACATACTGATTCAGATATTGGCAAAGACTCTGGTGCTGCATCAATGAGAAATGTCGCTGGTGAATTATCAGCTGCAATGAATGCTATATGCTGGATAAGAGATCATGGTCTAACATGTAGAATATTTCATGACTACGAAGGAATAGGTAAATGGGCAACTAAAGAATGGAAGTGTAAAAATCAATACACTAAGGCCTATTGTGAGTTTATAGATAGCAATCCTGGTATAGTTACTGAATTTATTCATGTTTTTGGCCATACAGGAAATACATATAATGAGCTTGCGGATCAACTTGCAGGTGAAGCTTTTAAGAAGGTGAAATAATATGTGTGCAGATTTTTGTAACACATATTCTCCTTTAAATGAATCTAAAGAAAAGGATGAATTTCGATTAATAATAGCTGGCACAAGAACTTTTAATGATTATGAATACTTAAAAGAAGTATGTGATTATGTTTTAAGCAATGTTGTAAAGACACATAAAATTGCTATCATTTCTGGTACCGCTAATGGAGCAGACAAATTAGGAGAAAGATATGCAAAAGAAAGAGGCTATAAAATATACCGTTTTCCTGCTAAATGGAATAGACAACCTGATGGTAGTTATGATAAAAGTGCAGGATATAAAAGAAATAATGAAATGGCCGTTTTTGCATCACAGGCACTTAAAAGTGGCTGTTTAATATTTTGGGATGGTATAAGTAGGGGGACTAAAAGTATGATTGAAATCGCAAAAAGAATGAATATCAATTGTATTGTAAAACAATATTGAGCTATTCAAGGAGGTATATATAATGAATAGAGGAATTATAAAAAAAATAATAATAATAACAAGTCTAATAGGAGTTTCTGTAATGCTTAGCGGGTGTTCAGCCCCAGCTAATGCTACTGGAGCTCATAATATAATTGCACAACAAACTACAGAAAGAAGTGTAAATTCACCTGTACAAAAAGATACGTCTTCTAAAAAAGGTACAGATTATCCTTCATATTTCACTAATTTATATGACACAAACAGAAAAAGAAGAAAAATGAAAATAGGTATTTCTAGCTTATTAGATAAATTAGATAACATTCCTGTAGGCAATTTATCATTTGCCTAATATAACTTATATTATTTTACAAATACTAATCAAAAGATAAAGGGGATTTAACATTGTTTACGATATTAATAATATTAATTTTACTAATTAGCAACTTAATTTTTATAGGATATAGCAACAGCTTAAAACACTCCTTAAATGAAAAAGAACATAAGATAAGAAAGTATGAAAGAATGCTTTATCATAAAATTACAAATGAAATTTAATGGAGGACTTATTATGAAAATAAAAATTTTTTCACATAATGATTTAGATGGATATGCATGTTCTATACTTACACAATTAGCAGCAGGTAGAGAAAATGTACACGCAGATTACTGCGGATATTACAATATTAATGAGAAGATAAAGGAGTTTATTGATAATAGATCATATGAAATTTATGACTATATCTTTATAACAGATATATCAATTACTGAAGAAGTAGCTCAAATTATTGAAAATAATAGCATACTTAAAAATATGACTATTTTACTTGACCATCATCCTACAGCAATAGGATTAAATAAGTATGAATGGTGTACCGTTCAAATAGAAGATGAAATTGAAAAAATATGTGGTACAAGCTTACTTTATAATTATCTTGTTGACAACAATATGTTAGAGAAAAAAGTATCTATAAAAATATTTGTTGATACAGTTAAAAGATATGATACATGGCTATGGAAAGAAAAGTACAATGACTTAAGAGCCAAACATCTTAATGATTTATTTAAAATATATGGCCAAGAAAGATTCGAGACAGAGTACTATAAAAGACTTACTAGTGATGTATTCTGTATGATTAATGATACAGATAAATTCTTATTGGAATTAGAGAATGAAAAGATTCAAAAATATATTGATAAGAAAAATAAATTCATTTATAAAAAAACATTAATTATTAATGGTAAGAAGTTTAGAGCCGGAATAGTAGTAGCAGATAATTACCTAAGTGAATTAGGCAATGAATTATCAGAGAGAAATCCTGACTTAGATTTTATTGCTATGATTGCTGGATTAAGTACAGTAAGTTATAGAACAGTAAAAAAAGACATAGACCTTGGTAATGAAGTAGCTATTTATTATGGTGGGGGAGGACATCCTCAATCAGCAGGATCTCAAATTTCTTATGAATTAAGAAAACAAATATTAGATAGTATAATCAAATAAAAGAGGGTGTATAGCCCCCTTAATCTTTAGGAGGAATCATGAATAAAATCAATTTAGAAGAATTATTAAAGGTAACTTATTTATCTAGAAACGAAACAATTTTAAAAATGTATAGGGACGAGAAAGATGAAATAAGACTATGTACTGATGGCCATTACATTGTAATCGAAGAAGACTTAGAAACTGCTTTGAAGTGTTCTGATATAGATTTATTAATTGGGAATGAAGAATTATACATATTAACACAATACAATAAGTTCTATAAAGTTAAAGGACATATTGATTATAGCGGTTCTCAAAACATTCAGCTTATTGATTTTAACACATTAGAACCTATAACTTACAGTAAGCCTAATGTTTATTTAGAAACTTTAGATGGAGTCACTTTTGATTGTAAACCTACAGTAGATGACGTAGTTGAAGCAATAATAGAAGAACATGAAAGACATGATGTAATAATTGGAGAAAATTTAGAATCTCTAAAAATCCATGGTCTTACTATTCCTGAAGTAGTAAGAGTATATGCAATTCTTTATGGAAAATTTGAAGAAGATAGAGTCATAAGAATAGCAGAAGGCGAAGAAATAGATTTAAGATATTAATTTTAGGAGGATCCATATATGTTTAATAACTTTATATTAAATATTTTAACGTTAGAAGAAGCTATGATTATGAATGAAATAGCTGACATAGTAGGTTTAGATTTATCTGAGATGAATGGTAGTTTAGCCTTATTTAATACTTTTATAGATGGAAATAAAATTCATCAAATACCTATAGCTATAGGATTAGAATCTGTAGTTAATAAATTAGCAGAAGAGGTTTCGGCAATTTTTGAAAAAGCTCCATCATGTGAAATATTATATAGCTACAAACGTACTTTAAGAGTTATTCAAATGAAAATAATAAAAAATATGAAACAAGCTGTATAAAGCAAAAAGCTCCCTAGTATTGGGGAGCTTATTCTTTAAGTACGCTTAATAATACTGTTTCTATTAATTTAGATCTGTTTTTAATTTTATGCTTTTTCATATATACAGAAACTACGTTTAATGCTTCAGCACTTAAATAAACAGATATATTTTTACCAGCTTCTTCTTCAATAGATAAGTTTTTATTTATCATACTTTGAACACTTTGAACTGGATTATAATCAGTTATATCAGTTTTTATATTAGTTTCTGATATATTTATTTCTACTGGCTGTTCAATAGGTTTAGTTGTATTTTTAGTAGCTTTAGTTACTATTTTAGGAGTAGACTTTGATTTACTATAGTGAAGATAATCTTCAATACTATTATTATTTACATTATCAATACAAAACTGCTCATATCCACTTTGTTCCTCAGGACTAAGCTTATCATATGCAATTCTATCTTCTATGGTAAGAGTTTCTCTAAATGGTAAATTACGAGGAGTTGAATTAGCAATGGAACTGAATTTATTACCTGTAGACTTTCTGGCCATTAGAATACACCTCTTTCGAATAGCTCATCTACCAATTTTTTATAAGCTTGATAACCAATACAATTCTTATTATAAAGATTAATAGGTTGACAGCTCATTGCTGCTTCCTTAAGAGTAACATTGACAGGAATTATTGTATCTACTAATAATTCTGCTATATCTTCATTATCTTCTGTAGTTTTAATATGTTCAATAAAACTTCTATCAAGAGAAACTCTTTTGTCATTCTTAGTAGTAACTACAGCAGCTATATTATCGTCTATACGTAATTTTTCTCTTAAATCATCCCATAATGCACAGAATAGATGTATTCCATCTAAATCTGATAAATCTGCAGTTGCTGGCATAATAATTTTATCTGCAACTACAAATGCATTTTGATTAAGATATCCCATACTAGGATTAGTATCTATTAAAATATAATCGTAGTTATCAAGAACCTCTTTATTATCCATCATGAAATACTTTAACTTTAGTTCTCTAGCAGGAGCTAATGCCATAAATAATTCAGATTTATGAAGCAAAACTGTGCTAGGTAAAAGATCTAATGTTGGTAGTTGCTCTATTGGACTTTTTATTATTATATCGTTAAGATTAACTGTAGAGTTTTCACTAAATATAGCTTCAACACCAACTAAGCCATTATTAGCTCTATTAATTCCAAGATTACTTGTTAGATTTCCTTGAGGATCTACATCTATACACAATACTTTGTAATTTCTCTCAGCTAATATACCTGCTAAATTAAAAGTAGTCATTGTTTTTCCAACTCCACCTTTAAAGGTACCTATAGCTATAGTTTTAGGCATAAACATTCATCTCCCTTTTTTATAGTTATAAGAAAATTATAGCACATTTTTTTCGATATACAACGAAAATCTATTTTATTCTATAATATAGAGTATATTAGATTTACTAATAGGAAATTTAATAATATTTAAAATTGAAAATATATTATAAAATATCTTGAATTTTGAATATTAAAACCTTAATATGAAAGGAGAGTATTAAGTGAAAAAAATATCTAAAGTTTTTTACGATACATCTAGAACTATTAATAAAATAGCTTCTACAATTAATGATATAGAAACTGTACTTACTGGTAATCCCAAAAAGATTATCAAAAGAGCTAAAAGAAAAACAGTAGGGAATACTTTAAATAAAATAAATAGAAGCATACTTAAAAAATTATGACATATATATATTAGTAGTTATCTCTCCAGTCGTTAATAGAGCAGAGGTTATAAAACAGAAGTTATAGGAGAGAAGTTAGTGTTAATAAATTTATGCTTCAAGGATGTGTTAGATAGGATAAATACTTGACTCATGGAATTAACTTCGATTTAATAAATTCTTATCAACACATCTTTTTAAAACTATATACATATATTTTTTTGTTATTAAGATATTAAAAAATTTTAGTAACAAATTTTTTTTACTTATAAACAGTTTATTTTTAATTACTAACAATCTTTTTTTCCTTGACTTGTGAATAAAAAAGCTATTACTCACATATTATCAACAGGTTATCAACAAAAATAATATAAAATGTAATAGCTATCATTAGTTTTATATCCCAAATAGGTAAAAATAATAAAAAAGGGCACAACAAAAAAGCCCTAATTTAACAAGAAATTAAAGAATTGAAGTTATTTCTTATAACTGTTCTTAAATATGATCCTAACTCATCAGGATTTTTATCCTTTATATAATTAAACGCCTTTGTTACAATATGAATATTATATTGGATAGACATTTGAAGAAGATCTTCTTTATCCTTATTAGTTACAGTTAATTCAAATCTTTTAAGGAATTTAGATAATGCCTTCTTATTATTTTTATTAAGGCTTTTTGCGTATGCCAATGAATCTATGTCCTTATTAAAAGATATAGATATAGATTCGTCTTTGAATGTCATTTTAAATAATTCTTTAGCCTTAGTAAATATTTTAACTATTTGCTTAGGGCAAGTTATATTTGAAGGCAATAAGTTAATTAGAGCTTTATAAGATAATTCTTTAGAAGGATTTTTATCTTTAGATGCACGCATATCATCAAGACGCACTAATCCAACTAAAGCTAATCTTAATGTATTTATGTTATCTATTTTTATTAAAGCTTTAAAACATTTATTGCTCAAATAAAGATGTCCACGATTACCATTTTCATGATACTTATGATAATCCCTGATAAACACCTTGTATTTATTATCATTATATGAAGATATTACAATGTAACCAGCTTTAACTAAAGCATTAATATTATCTCTAGCTGTTCTTTCCGAACAGTTAATAGCTTTAGCTACATCCTTATGTGAAAGCTCTATGGTTATTCCATTGTTTTCAAATACAGTTGAGTTATAATATAATAACTGTTTTATTTGAGTATAAGTAAGTATGTTTTCTCTAGGCTTTATTAATGAGCTAGTAGATAAAACAAATACACACTCTTTTTGACAAAACAATGAAACATCCTTATTTTTATAAAACGGACAATTAGCACTACATTTCTTATAATCTCTATACTCTGGTTGAAGGTTTACACTGTCATCTTGAGTATATTTAAGAGAAGATAAGTCTAAAAGTAGTTGCTTACTTAATTTAATCATCTGTTTTGTTACCATAGTTTTCACTCCTTTCACATAATATTCTAATTATAAACATAGTTTATATTAAAAAAATTATTATGTCTAATTTGTGAAAAGTATTAATATAGCACCAAAAAAATGCACTTCTATGTTGATATAGTACCTAAAAAATACATCTCTAGTTTTAATATAGCACCAAAAAAATGCACTTCTATATTAATATAGTACCTAAAAAATGCATCTCTAGTTTTAAAATCATAAATTTTAAAAAACTTTTTAAAGGTTAAATAATTGATAAAAATGCACTTATAAAAAAAGTATCAATATAGCACTTAAAAAATGCACTTCTGTGTCGATATAGCACCAAAAAAGTGCATCTCTTTTTTATATAGTACCTAAAAAATGCATCTGTAATTTAAATATAGTACCTAAAAAATGCATCTGTAATTTAAAAAATAAAAGAGCTAGAAAATTAGATTTCTAACTCTTTAGCCTTAGAATCAAGTTTAAGTTCTTTTAGCTCTATATATCCAAATGGTATGAAATGCAATTTAATATAAGTATTTTTAACTTCATAAGAATCAATTAAGAAGTTCATATTAACTAGTTCTTCTAAAGATTCTTCAATTACTTTTAAATTCTTAACTTTACTTCTTGCATTAGGAAGTCTTATTCCAGTTTTAATTACTTTATATGGTACTATAGCCTCATCTTCATCAGAAATTAAAGAGTTAATACGCTGAGACTGAATAAAGTTTACAAAGATAGCTGTAAAGTCATTTTTTATTTGCTCAATCTTATGTTTGTATAGCTTTATTGTATTGCTAGTTTTTAAATCATATTCAATAGATCTAGACATAAGTATTTTACAAAAACGTACACCTAATTCATTAGTGAAGAATTGAATATCGAAAAAACTTACTATTTCGTAATTATCTTTAGGATCTATTAACTTACCTTGTGCATCTTTTTTATTAATTATAGAATCATTAAAAACTATCTGACCTAAGTTACCTATTTTAGCTAATCTATCCCTAGTTAAGTCTAAATATTGTTTACCCTTTCTGTTATATATCAGCTTTGATATTTGATGAATAGGATAAATTAAAACTTGATCTGGATAGTACATTACTTGTTTATATTCTTCTATTAAAAAGTCCATTATCTTTTGGTCTTTAGTATCCATTGATTTTGACTTAAGATATGACTTTTCACCTTTTTTTACAAATATTACTTCAGTAGTAGGGTTTGCAAAGAATAGAGGTTGAACAATGCCTATCTGACGTTTATATTTCTCTTCACTCATATAGGCTTTTCTATCGTTAATATCTAATGTAGAATCAGCATCATATAAAGTCATTTTTTCTTTAGTAGTGTACATTCCATCTAAAGATAAAGGTCTTTCAGTGATTTTAGAATTTACTTCAAAAAATTCTTTTATATTTTCAATTAGTAATAACTTCAATTCGTTGTCAACAATTGATTTCAAGGTAGTTTTTTTAGATTCAGATGCTAAAGGAAAGTTTATAAGTCTACCTATAACTACCGCTTTTTTATTTAATCTTGAGCGAGTGTTTATATAGGCTTTTAAAATCTTTTTTCTATGCTCATCAAATTCAGATTTAAAGAATTCAGGATTATCAATGCATAATTCTTTTATGTAATCCTCATAAGGTATCTCAGAATATTCATAATAATATTTATCATAAAATTCTTTAAGTTCCTTATCTTTATTTATATTTTCTATAATAAAACTAAATAAGTATTCGTCCACATTTATCACCTCTCTATTATTCATAATTATATCAAAAAAGCACTGAATTATACAGTGCTTTAATCTTCCTCTAAATCGCTATCTGATATGTGATCTGTGTTTAAATTAAGTGAAGTATTAATTACATTCACATCACTATCAACACTAATTTGATTGTTTTTTAATATTTCATTGACTATTCTTATTACATCATTCTCGCTAAGAGAAGAGTTATCATTAAAGTTATCCTTATATTTTTCATAAAATCTAACTGCAGCACACATGTAGTCAGTTTTTACAAAATTTTTATCGGATTTCTTTTTATTGTCAATGATATTTTTCACATCTTCGTTCTTTTTACTAAATGTGAAAACAAATGAGCCTGGTCTTTTAGACATGGTTATTTAATATATTTTTTAATAGCGATTTTTAATAAGCCTTCTACGGAAGACCATTGAGGATTATCTGTGATTTGACCATTAGGTAACGCTTTTATTTGGTCTTTTAAGTAAGAACTAGTTCCTCCAATATAGATTATTTTATCTAAGTTCTTTGTTCTTACATTATGTCTAGCTAATTTTTTAAGAGAGTCATCTATAAACTCTTGTTTAGCTCTTTCTATATATTCAGTAGAAGCTAAATCAGGTTTTCCATATTCTAATAAGTGACCTCTATTTAAAGCTTCTTCAGAAGTTTGGAAATCTACAATATTACCTTTAGAATAATCTGTTAAGTGTTTACTTACTTTATTGATTAATTCAACAGATCCCCATTCTTCAGCAAATCTATCATTTTCAGGATTAACACATACTCCATTAGTAAAGATAGTATTAGTCATATTAAGACCACCAAAGTCTACCACTAGAATTTTTTTATCTTTAAATTCTTCAGGCATTAAATATAATACTCCTGAACTTTCAGCCTTAATTAAGATATCTTTAATTTCAAATTCATAATATTTATCATTAACAGTTATTGATATAGGTCCATCACCCTTAATAAGGTTTTTATATTCTTGCTTAGCTTTATCACTCTTTAATACTGTTATAGGACAAGCAAGAACAAGATATATTTCATTATCCTTAGTATCAGGTTCAAGATATTGGCTAATTAATGTGTAAGCACACATTTGATGAAGTGGAGTAGTTTTACTAGTTTCAAAGCTACGATCTACGCCTTGTTCACCTAAAATTACTGAGCTACCATTGAAATCTACTTTATGAGAATTTCCTTGTAATTCAGTATAACCTTTATTTAAATCATAACTCTTTGTTTCAAACATAGATTTTTTTAATGATTCTGGATTAGGTATACTATCTGTGATTTCACAGCCTAAACCTTTCGCTACACCTTTACCCAAGTCAAGTACTAAAACATACTTCTTAGAATTCTTTGACATTAACATTACCTCCCTAAGCTTTTTTGCATATACGTTGTATCTACATTGTACCTATAAATTATTATAAAAGCAATGTTTTTTCGAAAAGAATCGAAAAATACAACGCATATTCAAGGGAGCTTAATCAATGCATTCTTTAAGAATTTTTACTATTGAGTAATAAGCTCTTTTATTTTCTCCAGTTTTGTAATCTTCAATGAATCCTATCCATAGGTTTTCAAGAAGTTTGGAGAAAGGAATTCTATATCCATATAAGTCATATAATTCATCTAGTATTAGTTGGCCCTTCCTAACGTCTTCTTCGGCCATACTGATAACTAGATTAGTTTTGCTGTATTTAATAATAGGTATTATCTCAGGGACACCACAGTTAACAGCAGTCAAATATTGATCTTGATAGTGTTCCTTAGTTAATTGCTTAAATACTTTGCGTGGATTGTAGCTTTTAATACAATTCTTTATGAAGTCTAAATATAAAAGCATAAGAAATCCTTCAACTTCGAAATCATATCCTTTTTCAGTTTTAATGTATTCACATATAAGTTCAGTTCTATGAAGAATACTATCTGGTATGCATAATTCGAATTCAGGATCACTTTCTACTGCAAATAGTCTCTCTATGAAATTATCAATTCCGATTGCTACTCTACATAATAATGATGGCTTTTTAACTGTATTTAACATAAGCGTACCCCTTTCAATAGTGTTATGTAAAATTATATGTATAAGAATTTATTATTATGTCAACAATCTAAATAAATATTTTAAAAAGAGAGGTACAAGCAATAATGAATAATAAGGATAAAGAATTAGATAAGTTATTTAAGAAGCTAAAGAAGAAGACTACTTTAAAAATAAAAAAGTAGGAGGCTTTTAAATGGCAAAACAACCAATATACCAGCTTCTTGTTGAGATTGATTTTGCTGATAAGACAGAATCTCAGAGAGAAGATATTATGAGAAGGATCAGCAACTCTATACTTGAGATAGCTGAAACAGAAAAACTAGAAGTCGTTAGTGGGAAAGAGTACGGTTGGGAGAGAACCAAGGCGTATGATACAGTCGATGAGTAGGAGCGTTTAAAATTATGAACGTTTTGTATAGAGAAGCGAAAAGCACCTGTACTTCGGCATGCTCGGAGTGGAACGGATATAGTTATTTCCTTACCAATTGTAAAAAAATACAAAATACTATATAATTTTACAATCAATAAAGAATAACTATAATCTGTGCTTCGTATATGTCAATCGTATCACTATCTTACACCCTAGCAGTTATGTGTTAAACACCTATAAGCTTTTGCTACATTGGTTCTGTCCATGTAATTGCTTATAGTTCCCGTGCATCTATGCACCCAGAACTCCCTCCTGACCATTACGTCGTCATCACGTCTCAACCTGAACGACCATGTGCTAGGGGAATGGCCATTTACTGTCCAGAGGCACTATTTTGCATCAGCTGTGCTTTCTGTATCCTTACCTTTCGGTAGGAAATCTTTATAGTCTTCGCAAGACTCCTTTTGCAAGGTTCCCATGTTTAAGTAATAGGGCAACTGCATTCATCTTTGGTGTATGCTCCATAATATGTACTGTTAATCGCTTAACGTTTTTATATTATGTTGCTAAAAAATAATAGACTACTTGTGAATAAAAAAAAATAAAAGATTCTTTCGAAATACAAGGGAAAAGCACAGAATTACTAAGATTATATTTTTTATAATCTTTTTTTTATGTAATAAAATAGCATAAACTGTTTCGTCATTGTTTTATGTATTAGCTTTAAACAGTTTTATCATCTAGCAACTCCTAATCTCTATAAAAGAAAGGACCTAACATGAAATGTTCATTATGTAAGGGGAGGAAGAGTTTTTTAGTATTTAAAAAAGGCAATGAATTCAATCCATTTATTGGAGGAACTGATTACTATGTTCAAGAAGATTGTCCTAGATGTAAAGGAACAGGAAAAGAAAAATATATAAGTTCAAGACACATAAGATTACAGTCCATATTCAAATCATATGGAGAGAATTATATCAAATACTTTAAATCAAAAAATACTATCCAATCCCATAAAGATATACTTGAATACCTTAAATAGTATTCATTTCTACATAGCTCAACATAAAATATATTGTTGAGTTAAAAAATAGCGGCTTAATTGCCGCTTTATGTATATATAGGAGGGATGCAAATGAAAAATAACTGTGTATTTAAAGTAAATGCAAATGAAAGCATATTTGATGATGTATTCGATGAATATGACTATGAAATTATGCTAGCAAAAGATAATGCTGTAGCTAAAGTATTAAAAGAAATATCTAATTATTTTCATGATACATATACAGGATTATTAGAAAAAGGCAAAGCAATCATTTCATTAAACAAAGCAAAAGAATTTAATAAACTTCTTACTTGTTTAAGTGCAGAAGTAATTGAAACAGAAAATTGCTCTTATTTAAGAACTGATTATATGCCTAACATTTACTTACCTGATTTCAACATTATAAGAGTATATGGGGAAGTCAATTTTGATATAAAAAATAAAACATTTGAATACGAAGTGCTATTCGACAATGAATTGTCTCTTATCATTATTCAAGATCAAGAAAGAATTCTGATATTGGATTTGTACGAAGATATAATCATGGATAACACTTATTCAGATGACGAAACAGATGCAATTTTATATACACTAGCCTTTATAGTGTCTGGATTTAAACAGAATAAAAATAATGTAATTAGCCTAGCAGATTACAAAAGAAGAAAGAATATTAAATAAATTATCCTAAATAGTAATACAGGATATGAGGGAGAAATCAGAAAGGAGTGTTTTTATGACACATTTAGCTAAATGCTTAGCTGGTTTATATGCATATACATCTACATTTTTGCCAGTACATTGTTTTGATACTGCAAGTAATAACATGCGTATTAATAATAAATTAGAACCTGCAGCAATAGAGCTATCAATAGAAGACCAATCTCTTACAAATCCTATTTTTATGAGTCCCAAAAACATTTATGAGAAACATTTAGAAATGGTTGAACAAAAAAGACTAGAGCAAGAAAGGTTAGAAGAAGAGCAAAGATTAAAAACTGAACATCAAAAATATGGACAAGTTATCGCTGACTATTCTCGTTTTAGAACAGAACCTAATTATGATTCAGAAGTAATTCTTTTATTTAGAAAAGGTATGACTTTTGAGATAATTGAAAGACAATGGAACTGGTTAAAAATTAATTATAATGGCAAAGAAGGTTTTATTGATATGTCATTAGTTGAACAATATCAAGAAAACCCACCATATGAAGTATATAAGGAACCAAAAGTACAAAAACAAGTAGATGGAATTCCTCATTATAATCCTTATAACTTGAGAGAATTAAGTAATTTATCAGAGTCTCAAATTCATAAAATGTTAGAGGGCAGTGCATTACAATCATTATCAAAAGCATATTATTATGCAGAAAAGAAATACAATGTAAATGCAATATTCTTAATAGCACTTAACTCGGAAGAATCAGGACATGGAAGATCTTATTTAGCTAGAACATATAATAATATTGGTGGAGTTAAAAAAGGTAACTCATGGAGAAGATTTGATAATTGGGGAGAGAGCTTAAATTATATAGCTAATCTTATTAATACTGCTTACCTTACTGAAGGAGGAGCTCATTATAATGGACCTAGCATATGGAATGTAAATACAAAATATTGCGAAGGTACCACATGGTCAAGAAACATTAATGCAATAGCTAATGATTTATTAGCAAAGCTGTAATATAAGGCTGGGATAAAAAATTCCCAGCTTTTTTATTTTCAAATGTGTATAAGAAAAATATAGCTTGTAATAATGAAGTACGACGAAAAATCTAAAAAACATTTTTCAGGAGTAGTCTTTTTTTTAGAAGGCACATAATATAGAAACATAGATATGTCGTGGTGGCGGAATTGGTATACGCACTGAGGGAGCTCCATTAACAAGACTCAGGTGGTTGGAGGTTCGAATCCTTCTCACGACACCATAATATGGCTCACTAGCTCAGATGGTTAGAGTGCTGGCCTGTCACGCCAGAGGTCGAGGGTTCGATCCCCTTGTGAGTCGCCACTAATTCAATTCAATATTAAATTCCAATGTTCATTTTTTAGTCTTATAGACTACAGTTTAGCTCAACTGACCAAAATGAGCTATTAATATGGAGGATTGGCCGAGAGGTTTAAGGCAGGTGCTTGCTAAGCATTCGAGGGACGAAAGTTCCTCCGCAGGTTCGAATCCTGTGTCCTCCGCCATTTATATATCGGAGTTTGGCCTAGATGGTAAGGTGCATGGTTTGGGACCATGAGATCACAGGTTCGAGTCCTGTAACTCCGACCAAAGCGAAATTTTTTTAAGATTTTTTTGCAGTGCTTAGAACGGATCTTAATTTATTAGATTCAATAATAAAAATCCTGGGTTGCTAAATACCCGTGGTGAAATGCCAGAATTTAGGGCACTTAAGCCCGTTTAAATTTTACGATATGAGTTTTTGTATAAACCATAGAACGTTTGGCAAACGGTAAAATTGCCATTTTATATAGAGGTGTCGCCAAGTGGTAAGGCAATGGATTTTGATTCCATCATTCGAAGGTTCAATCCCTTCCACCTCCGCCAGTTGCAACAGGAGAATGAAGCAAGGCCAGCTAGAGATAGGGATGGCAGTAAGTGTAGGTTCAATTCCTATCACCTATTTCGTTTTCTCCTATAAACATGGAGAGTTGTGATAATTGGTAGTCAGACAGTCTTGAAAACTGTTGGTCAGTAATGGCTTCTGGGTTCGAGTCCCAGACTCTCCGCCATAAAAAAGTTTTTCAAATCAGTAGTCTTTTTATAGATGTTAACATAATATATTTATGCATAACGTTTTAATTTATACATAAGACCTCTCTAATGACCAGTCCCATAAATGTCTTTAAACTAATCGGGAGATTTACAGGGGTTTTGCCTAGAGGTCGAGGGCGGTGGTCTCCAAAACCATTGTGCACAACACCACGTAGGTTCGAATCCTACAGCCCCTGCCAATAAGAAAAAGACCAATCCGAAGATTGATCTAGTTCTTTGTAAGTATAGTACATTTACAATTATAATAATTTAGCCAATTAACAATGTCAATACGGGAATTTATACCGTAGATGGTAGCGGGGCAGACTGTAAATCTGTTGCTTTAGCTCGGGTGGTTCGACTCCATCAGTTCCCACCATAATATAGTGGATTAGCTCATTTGGTTAGAGCATCTGCCTGATACGCAGAAGGTGATAAGTTCGACTCTTATATCCACTACCAATAATATGAAGGTATAGCTCAGTTGGTAGAGCATAGCACTTTTAATGCTGGGGCCGAAGGTTCAAACCCTTCTACCTTCACCAAGTACGATTTTTGGTTATGAGTTTTCTTTTCAGTACTTAGTTTTAAATAAGGAAAACATCGGTAGGCAAGAGCCTAGTATGTAATAGAGGTAGGAATTACATACAAGAATCTGTACTAGGTTCTATAAAAAAAATAAGTAAACATGGCTTGACATGAATAGCGTACAGTGATGTGCGTAAAGGGAATTTAACAAATTCTCGCCTTGAAATATTAGGTTAATTCAAGCAATCTGCATAAATTTAAATGTTATTCAGTAGGCGGAAGAGATAAAGACGATTATTGGATAAGGTTTTATAAGTTAGGTGCGAAAGCTCGCTTATGGGCAACGCTGGTAAGAAAGTAGGGGATATACTCTCTGAAGGAGTTTCTGACTGGTAATCAGATAGCACACACCAAAACTAATGAAATAAACTATTTATAGCAGAAGGTTAGTAGTTCGAGTTTAACAGGCAAGAGCATTGGCCAGTAATAAAAATGAAATAGGACCTTAGAAGTTGAGAGACGGAGGTATCCTAGAGTATGATTTATTACCAGTTAGTAACTTAGTTGAGTGAAAGCTATGTAGGTGTCCAGTATTTACTTCCTCAAAAGGGAAGCGAGCTGATAGGATGACACATCTACAGTTTGAAAATTTAATGAATGATGAATTTAAGCTATATGTTTTGGGAAATAAAACAATATTTAAGAATTTACAGATATTAATTCTATATAAAAGCGAAAGTTCATCCTCGTAGTGCATGAAAGTGTCTTAATGCTTCACACTGAAAAGTGAATGAAGCGCATGATAGCTTCGCAAAAGCTTGATTGTTCTATATCGGAGAGCGTATAAGGGGTAGCAGCCTGAACAGCCCGCAAGGTTGATATAATCAATGGTGTAGAGTAGTGTACTATTAGATGAGATAAGCCACTCATTAAACAAGGCAGGCATAACTCAATACATTCAAGAGAATGTGGATAAGCAGAGAATCAATAATGCTGCAAAAGTTGAGTACCAGAGATAGGATCTGAAAGCTCTGGAAATATAATATGCAGATTAGCTCAAGGTAGAGCGTTTTCTATAAGATTATAAGGGTTGGTTCGATTCCAGCAATCTGCACCAGAGAAATCTGTAATTTGTACAGATAAGGATAGCTATCATCCTTGGCGAAGTACAAGCTAAAAGAGATAGCACAAATTATGCTCCATTCGGCAAGTGGTTAAGCCACACGACTTTCTATCGTGTATCGGGGGTTCGAGTCCCCCATGGAGTACCATTATAATATTTTCGGTGTTCTTATAGTTAAGAGTAGCGTGTAGGGATATATAGTATGGTTCAGTTAAAAGTGTACATAATTACTGAATACCTGATATAGACAGCCTTGCCTATTAACAGAAACTTAGATTTCTGTAGCACACCGAAAGTATTATATGCTCCTATAGTTTAAAGGTAAAACGGTAGACTTGTAATCTTCTGTTCTCAGTTCGATTCTGAGTAGGAGCTCCAAATAGAACCTCTCAAGCCTCTGGTATTTAGCTGATTTGATTGGCCTGATTTACTATGCTCACTGGAGACGCACTAGTTAAGTAGGAGTAATTTATCTACTTAATAGCTTATGGACGAGCAGGAAGGAACTGTGGCGGTAAGCAAATTTCCCTTTAAAGTTTTGCATAGAGGACCAGATCAGCGAAACAAAAAAACTATATATTCGAAGGACATGGAGTGCTGGTTTCGGAAGTGAGAAGAATATATATATTGCTTAGTAATTTTTAGGGTTTTTTCAAGCAATAATAAAAAGTAAGGTGAAACCTAATCTATATCCTTATGAAACTAATATACTTCTTATTTAGACATAGATTAGGAACTCTTATAAGAAGGTATATTTATGCTTATGAGTTTTAGTAGCTAATGTAATTAGCTCGTGTTTTTCAAGTAAGCAATTAGATATAAAAATGCAAGAAGTAGAAACAGGCAGTCTATACTACATATATTGTTATGGTTAGAGATGTGGGATACGCCACCCCACCTTGCATTAATTTTGAAAGATAAACTCTTTCTGGGGCTTGCATTGTGCAGGCGATTGTTTCAAACAAATATGCTATTCACGAGTGGGATAGTAATAATCAATAAGACCGAAAGAACAAAAAGTAAGCTAGGTCAATGCAACCATGCATGTAAAAATAATGGTGCCTGCCCAATCCATGCAAGGGATTATAAAATGTGGTGCTTACATTAGCTCATCTATCTAAGATAGAAGGAGATCTCCAGGTCCATACGGACGCTGGAATTATGGAACTACAGCTCAAAGGTGGAGCACTCGGCTGTTAACCGATAGGTTGTAGGTTCGAATCCTACTAGTTCCGCCAGATCATACCCAGGTGTCCGAAAGGCCCTGGGTTTTTTATATAAAAGAGAATAATTATAAATTGAGGTTGAATAATGCAAATTTTAGTTATTTTTAAAAAAGATACAAGAGAAGTGATTGCAACTTTTGAATTAAATACTATTATTACAGATATGAATGTATTAGTTATTCCAGGAGTTTCTTATCTTATGTCATTTAAAAGAGATATATTTTATACTGCTCCCAATGGAAAAATATTTGTAAAAGAAGTTTAACTATATTTATGAGGTAAATGACGAAAAAGTTAGATAATAAATATGTAAATGCAAAATTAATTTCTGAATAAAGAAAGGATTGATAGCATTATGGATTTATTTAAACAGAATAATTCGAAAGAAGCAACTGCTTTAGATTTTTATGAAAAGATAGTAGTTCAAAATACAAAGCTCAGATCAAAAGATAAAAGAATGTTACATAAGATATCTAGGTCAAGAATTAAAAGAATTACTCAAAGAGAAATAAAGAATAATTAATTTTAAACTATAAGCAAATTAAAGCATAACAGGATATCTTCGTATGGTTGGTGTCCTTTTGTGCTTTTTTATGTTTCGTATTGGAGGTTTCGCTATGATAAAAAATATTAGTGATTTAACATTAGGAAATTTAGAAAAAGAAATAAATGAAATTAAAAAAGAATTAAAGTGTCCTCATACTAAAATAGAAAGTTTATACATATATGCTTCTTATGATAAACCTATCTGTGGTAAGAAGTCATCTACAATAAAAGAGCCTATAAATAGTGAAGGACTAGAAAGAATAGTTCATAATCTTAATAAATTAAAAGAAAGCTCAAATACTAAATACTTAGCTTTTGGTATAGAGTACCAAGGCAACGATCCTCTAGGAGGAGCAAGGGATTTATTAGTTGTAAAAAGAGCTGCATAAAAAAGTTTATAATTTTGAGTCTACATTAGTAGGCTCTTTTTTTATAAAAACATAATATAAAATATCGAACCGAAACGAAAAAAGTTTTGGTCAGTATAAGGAGGAAGGATGAATAATAGAATACTAACTATTGAATCAGAAGAAGATTTAAAGGTGTTAAGAAAAATTTCTGAACCTATTGAATCTGTAGAAAAAGAACAAGAATTGATTACTTCATTAAAAGCTCATTTCGGTGAAGGAAATACAAGTCTTGGAATAGCAGCTCCACAAATTGGAGTAAATAAGATGGCTTTTGCAATGGTTAATCCAAGAAATATAGAAGAGATTACTGTTTGCATAAATCCAGAAATCATTAAGATGTATCCAAATAAAATAGGTTTCTTTAGTGAATCTTGTTTATCCATACCAGAGACTAAAAGTCTTACAAGAAGATACAAGATGTTAAAAGTAGCGTACATTAATGAAAATGGACAAAAAGTAAAGAAACTACTTAAAGACCTAGAAGCAGTAGTATTTCAACATGAATTAGATCATTTATTTGGATGTTTGATGATAGACAAGGATATAAAGAGAAAAAGCGAAAGTGAGGAAATATAAAATGAGTGAAGTAAGAATGAGAGAGATATCAGGGGAAGATGCAATAAAAATGATACTAGGAGCTATTACAGCTGAGGAAACAAATAGAGAAGAACATGAATGTGATTGTGATAACTGTGATAAGAAAGAATTCTGTGATGGAATAAGTGAATCAATGAAAGAAGAAGTTGAATCAAACAGAGAATCTTCATTCCCAGAGTTCATGAAAATGATTTTAAAGGATATAAAAGAAAAAGTAGATGAATCAGAGTTAACTTATAATTTTATTGAAATGGTAGATGAATTTGATAATGGTTATAGAGGAACTTTTATCAGTGAAGAAGGAGATGTAATTAGATATGACATCGACAGTAAGACTTTACTTATAGTAACAGAAAATGCTGTATTCCCAGCTTCAATAGATTCTCATTTTGTAAATTTAGAGTTTAAGAAAAAGAAATCTGAAACAATAAATGGTCCAAAAGCATTAGAAATGGCGATCGCAGGTAATAAGGTTTTCTTTACAGTAGATATGTTTGGTACAGAAGCAACAGGTTACATTACTTCTAAAGATGGTGTACCAGGATTCGCTATAACTGAAGCGTCACCAGGAATAAGACCAGAAATCATTGTTATTATGGCATTATTTAAAGGTACTTGGACTTTAGAATAGTTATACTTTGCCCATCTTAGTATGGGCTATTAAGATAAGGAGACATATATGAAACGTATTTTTGAAAAATGGTGGGATAATGAAACAAAAGTATTTCAAATAAATAACTACAAAAAAGCTCATAAAGAATGGGGAGGTAAACCTATGTTTACTATTCACTCCAATGGAGCTAAGAAAAAAAACGGAGACAAGTGTTTAGATATATCTATATGGATTGGCTATACATGCTTTAACTATATAGATTGGGATTTACAAAATTAATATATTAGGAGGATAAACTAATGAAATACTGGGAGGAAATTTTATTAGGAGAATTAACATACGACAAAGCAGTAAAGGAATCACATTTATTAGATGGAGATGCTAAAAGTTTTATAACAAGACCAGAATGGGATGGAGTACATTTTATGTATAAAGATGATTACTACATTCTTTTAAAAGGTGGAGCAATATTAAAAAATCCTAATGAGATTTACTGTGAACGTAAAAATGATTGGATGATAGTTACTATTACAGCTGAAGCTATTGAAATTATAAAACTATCTTTAGGACTGTAAAGAGGAACTACTAAAAAAGGAGACATAAAATATGTTTTTATATGATGTATATGGATATGAGTGTCATTGCATTTTATCCAATGAAAAAGAATATACAAAAGAAGAATTCAAAAACATGTGTGATGAAGCTCCATCATTACAAGAGGATTCGGAATACTTTTATACAACTGATGAGTTAATAATTAAACATTTAACTGACAAATATGGATTTAAGAAAGCTAAAATAACAGCAAAATTTAATACAGGGTTTTAAATATAGCAGTATAGATAACTAAGGTAGGAGGACTAAATGAATATAGTATTTTATGTGCTAGTTTTATGTGTACTAGCAATTTTATTCTTCTTGTTATCAAATTTATTTTATTGGATAGGATTGCTGGCAATAAAAATATCAAATAAATTCAAAAATAATATGAATAGATAGGAGTAACAAAATGAAAAAAAGTATGATAGGTGCAATTATTGCAGGAGTATTAGTATTGGGTGGAGCAGCAGGTACATTTATATGTATAGAAAGAATACCTGCTGGATATGTTGGAGTACAGTATTCTATGAATGGTGGAGTCCAAGATGAAATCTTGCCTCAAGGGTGGCATTTGATATCTCCAACAAAAAAAGTAACTGAATACAGTGTAGCTACAGAACAACTATATATGCAAAGAGATGAAAAAAAAGATAACTCATTTGATGTAATCGCTAGAGATGGAAAAATGAATGTTGATTTTGAAATGTCATATTCATTTGATGCTGATAAAGTTCCAGATTTATATAGCAGATACAGAGGAATGAGTGGAGAAGATATAATCAATAACATTGTTATAGGAAAAATAAAGACATTAGTTAATGAAGTGACTTCTCAATATAGTGTTCTTGAAGCTCATATGGAAAAGAAGGGTGAGCTTAATAGAGCCATTACTGAACATTTAAAGAAATCATTAGCTGAATTTGGAGTTGTAGTTGAAAGTGCTAACTTAACTCAAACTAGAGTTGATTCAACTATTGAAGCTGCTATAACAGAAAGAAGTAAGGCAGCTCAAGAGTTAGAAGCTGAGAAACAAAAAAAGGAAAAAGCAATCGTTGAAGCTGAAAGAAAAAAAGTAGAAGCTCAAGGTGAAGCTGATGCTCAATTAATTAAAGCTCAAGGTGAAGCTAGAGCAAATGAAGAATTACAAAAATCTATAACAAGTGAAATGGTTGAATACAAGAAGATTGAAAAGTGGGACGGAAAGTTACCTACTGTTTCAGGTTCTGATGCAATCATAGATATGAGAGGAAACTCAGCAGAATAATAAACAATTTTATATACAAAGGAGACAAGATTATGAATAATTTTTATGGTACAACATTACAACCAATAGGATCATTAACAGTTCCAATGGTTATAGAACAAGATGGAAGAGTAGAAAGATCAATGGACATATTCTCTAGGCTATTAAAGGATAGGGTAATTATGCTTACTGGACAAGTAGAATCTAGAATGGCTGTGTTAATTCAAGCACAGCTTTTATTCCTAGATTCAGAAAGTAATGATCCAATAACTATGTATATTAATAGTCCAGGAGGATCTATTACAGATGGAATGGCAATACTTGATGCAATGAATAAAGTTAAATCACCAGTTCATACAGTGTGTATGGGAATGGCAGCATCTATGGGTGCATTTTTATTATCTCAAGGAGAACCAGGACATAGATATTGTACTTCTAATTCAGAAGTTATGATTCATCAACCATTAGGTGGCTATCAAGGACAAGCTACAGATATTCAAATTCATGCTGCTAGAATTATGGAAATGAAGAAAAAGCTTACTGAGATGATGGCCAATTCGACTAATGGAAAGACAGATCCTGCTACAATGTGGAATGAATGTGAGAGAGATAACTTTCTTTCACCTGAAAGGGCATTAGAAATGGGATTGATTGATGAGATTATCTAGCTCAAATAAAAAACATACAATGGTGGAGGTGGAGTAGTTAGGTGTAAACCAGCTACTTATCCAAAACCAAGTAGAAAGTAAGGAGAATATATATGAAGCAAAATTTTTATATTGATTCACCTACAGGTAAAGTTTTAATAGCTTTAGAAACTTGCATTGAATGTAAGTCTTTTGATTTTTGTTATAAGGATAGCTATGGGGACTTTCATCATTCTACTCCAAATGGAATATGCCAAGATTGCTTAAATGATGAGAGGTAATAACTATGGCGAGATGTTTAAATTGTGGATGTATATATTGCGTTTATGGTGGTAGCAAAGGCTCAAAGTGTCCAAAATGCAATAGTTCTAATATAGATACATCAAAAGAAAATAAAAGAATATAGGAGGTACTTTATGAAAGCTGTTATAGATATTAATTATTTAGATGAAGTTAACAGAAGATTAATGTCCTCGAACTTAAGTGAACCAGTTTATAAGGTTAAACTTAAGTATTTTACTAGAAGAAATAATGAAAAGAAAGATTATAGATACATTGTTGCATCTAGTAAAGAGGAAGCAGAAAGAAAAATGCTTTTAGCTATCAATGAATATAATGAACAATACCCTCATAGAGCTTTGCTTAATGTTGAAATTCTAAGTTCAAAGCATGAGGGATATGCAGATCTTAAAATAGTTGCTTAAAATATACATTCCCAAAACGCTTCAAGTCCTTGGCTAACCAAGGTTGTCATAGTAATTATTCCGATTAGCCATTTGAATAGTTGCGAAAAAAGCGATGAGGTAAAGACGTTAAAAAATCCCCTCCTAAGCTAATGAGCTGAAGGTTATAGTTATATAACTGAAATCACGATTTTCCTATTAACATACGGCAATACGTAATTAATAGGTGAAGCGGGAATGAATATAGGAGAACTAAAGATGGCACAAGCATTGCCATTAGAGCTTAAGATTGCAAAAACTGAAAGGCGACTTGATGAAGCTGTATATCAATTTACTACTAATGGATTATATACATCTATAAGTGGAGGTAAAGATAGTTCAGTTTTACATCATATAGTAAAAAATAGATATCCAGATATACCTAGTGTATTTTGTAATACTACTTTGGAATATAGAGAAGTAATTGACAAAGCGAAAGAAATTGCTGATGAAGTTATAAGACCTGATATGAATTATGCTCAAACAATAACTCATTATGGGTATCCTTGCATTTCTAAATCTCAAGCTATGGCATTTAGAAAACTTACTACCCAAAATTTAAGCTCAGCTTATAGAAATAAGTTATTGCATGGAGATGAAAAAGGCAGAGCAGGTAAACTGAGTGATAAGTGGCATTACTTATTAAATTCAGCTGACTTCAAAATAAGTGAGAAGTGTTGCGATGTTATGAAAAAAAGACCTTTCAAAAAATATAATAAAAAAACTGGCCGAATTCCTATAACTGGAGTTATGGCCGATGAAAGTCAAAACAGGCAAATAAGATATTTAAATAATGGTGGCTGTAATGCATTTAATTGCAGTGAGCCTAAGTCCAATCCATTAGGTTTTTGGACAGAACAAGACATTCTTCAATACATTTATGAATATAAACTTGACATAGCAGAAGTGTATGGTGAAGTTGTTTATGATAATAATGAAAAGAAATTCAAAACAACAGGAGAAAAGCGTACAGGCTGTGTTGGGTGTATTTTCGGCTGTCATATGGAAAAAGGTAAAAATAGATTTCAGAGAATGAAAGAATCACATCCTGAAATGTACGATTACTGTATGAGAGGCGGAACATATAATGATGAAGGAATATGGGTTCCTGAAAAGGGACTAGGAATGGCACATGTGCTAGATAAACTCAATATTGAATACAGATAGACAAAAATGGAGGAATGACTTATGGATAAATTAACATGCGGATATTGCGGGAGTTCATACGACATTGATGGAAGTACATTATTACTAAGATCAGATATAAATTCTGAATTACTTATATGTGAACATTGCGTGAAAATATGTAACGATGCAATAGAAACTGCTATGGCTAACTATAAAGTTAATAGCAGAGAATTAGAAGTTGGATTAAAACCATCAGATATGAAAAAGCACTTTGATGATTATATTATTAATCAAGAAAGAGCTAAGAAAGTTATAGCAGTAGCAGTTTATAATCACTATAAGAGAACTTTCTACAATAATAATGTAGCTACAGATATGAAGTTGAAAAAGTCTAATGTACTTATGGTAGGACCATCTGGTAGTGGTAAGACACTATTTGTTGAAACTATGGCAAAGAAAATGGGCGTACCTTATGCAATACAAGATGCAACTAGTTTAACTCAATCAGGCTATGTAGGTGATGATGTAGAAACAGTTCTAAAGAAGTTAATAGATAATGCTAATGGTGATATCAAAGCAGCTGAAAATGGAATCGTCTTTTTAGATGAAATAGATAAGATTGGTCGTAAAGGAGAAAATGTATCTATTACTAGAGACGTTTCTGGTGAAGGTGTGCAACAAGCACTATTAAAAATGCTTGAAGGAAATGTTGTATCTGTACCTATGTCAGGGAATAGAAAACATCCAAATCAAGAATGTTATCAAATAGATACTTCTAATATATTATTCATTTGTGGGGGCGCATTTGAGAATATAGAAAAAATCATTCAAAGAAGAATTTATAAGAAATCTAAAATAGGTCTTACTCAAAATAAAGAAGTAGCTTCTAAAGAACATTCTTATAATGAGTTAATTCACAAAATAACTCCAAAAGATTTAAGACAGTTTGGTATGATGCCTGAAATACTTGGTAGATTACCAGTTATATGTACTTTAGAAGAACTTGATAGAGATGCATTAGTAAGTATTCTTACTGAACCTGTAGATTCTATAGTAAGACAATACAAAACTCTATTTGAAGTTGATGGTATAGAGTTAGAATTTGAAAAAGAATGCTTAGAAGCTATAGCTGATAAGGCAATAGAATCAGGTACAGGGGCTAGAGCATTAAGATCAGTTATGGAAGAATTCATGACAGATTACATGTTTGATTTACCTGATACAAAAGTATCTAAGATTACATTGACTAAAGAGTGTTTAACTAAAGAAGGAGATCCTCAATTAGAATATGTAGATGAAGCTAGTTAAAGGAGGAGATGACAGTGAATTACATTCAGCCTATTACAAGACCAATTAATAATCCAAGCTTGGTTGAATGGAGAAATGAGCATGTGGAAACAAGAGAAATACTTGATGATTTCTTAAACAATATGAAAGCTCAAGGAATAGAAGAAAATAAGGCAAAGGAAATGTGGCTTCAAAACTTTGGAGTCATACCTCCTGTTGAGCCTGATAGGTTTTATCAGTGCAATATAATAACTCCAGATGTTAAGCTAACAGTTACTGTTCTAAAAAGAAATAATATTCTTGCGGGACAAAGAAAATATGACGTTGTGAAGTTAAATAACCTATACATTGACACATATGATTATGTAAGAAAATTAACAGTTAATGAAAAAGGAGAGGTAGTTTTTGTGATACAACATAAAGACTTATCTCAAGAAGCAGACTTAACAGTTTCAGAAAAGGGCATAGAAGATTCAAATATTTTAGAACTAGAGAATTTAGATAGCAAACATATGGCCATAGAATATTTAGATGATCAAAAAGTATATCCACTTAACTATGAAGATAGTAATTGGTTGACTAATTTGCATATCAGCAATCTTTTAAACAAGATTAAAATTGGCATAAAACCATATGTACTACCAAATGATGATGAAAACCCAGGTAGACCTAAATTATATTTAAATAATATGGATTACATGGAGAGTTCTGAATTTGAATTTACAGACAAACAATTCGAGCAAAAATTGTTCGATGAAATAAACGATAAATTTATAAAAATAGAATCTGAATTAAAATAAAAGGATTATAAAGGAGATAAAAAACATGAGTAAATTAAATGAATTATTTGTGAATAATATAAACAAGGCAATTACAGCAGCAGATGTAATGAGTGATATTAATGCAAAACCAATGGCATATGCTTCTATTGCACATGCATTAGCTGTATATTTACAAGGAAATACTTCAGTAATTAATCTACCTCAAGAACATGAAGCTGTTAATGCTACAGGAATTGATTTAGGTACTCCAGAAAAAGTAGGAGAATCTACATTAAATGAAGGAATTGAACAATTACAAGCTAATAATCAAAAGGTAGCTGCTGCTATAGATAATGCTATTGCAGGAGATCAATGGACATTACCGTATGATCAACATGGTATACCATATTTAAATGATGAGGATTTCGCTATTCCAGAAAGAGTTTTGGCATATAATAATGCAATGACTCCAGAATTAGAAGCTAAGAAGCAAGAAATTGCTAATGCACAAGGACAAGCTATAATGAACGAAGCACCAGTTGCACCTGTAGCTGAAGCTCCACAAGCTACTGCACCTGCTCCAGCTCCACAAGCTACTGCTCCAGTTGCAGAATACAAGCAAGAACATTTAGATCAATTAGAGGCTTATAAGGTTTCATTTGATTACGCAAACAATCCAGCCCAATTAGATACTTTATATCATAACTTTACAGATGGAACTTCTGCAACATTAGCTGAAATTAATCCATCTACAATAGAAGCATTCTTATACTTTATTCAAGATGAATTGGCTAAAGCTAGAGTGAGATTACAAGAATGGGAAAATAGCTGGTTAACAAAAGAAGGTTTAAATAATTTAATAGCTGAAGCATATCAAACTCCAGGAGCAACTATTGATACGTATGTTAGTGATGGAAACATATTCTGGTTCTTAGATTGCGTTGAGTTATACAATGCTAATGCTTGGTTAAATTCTTATAAAGCAGAAATGTCAGCTGATCAATTAAATGGATATGTAAGACAATACTTTGATAATGCTACATTAACTATAGACAATATTGATGACACTAATGTTGTAGGATTAATTTACTTCATACAACAATCAATGGCTCAAACAGCATAAAAAATTTACGATACAAATAGGTTTTTTTAAATGGTTCGCATAATATAAAGGCATGCGAATCATTTTTTTATTATTAAGAAAATGAATAACAAAAAATATATAAATCGAAGGAGAAATTAATTATGAAGAATTTAGTAATTTTAGCAGGAAGATTACCAATGTTTGAAGGGAAATATACTCCAGCAAATGGAGATAAAAAATCAAGAATGAACTGGGCAATGAATGTTCAATTAAATACAAAGAATGACCAAGGATATTATGATGAAGCTTTAATTAACTTCACAGCATGGGGATACTATGCAGATCAATTACAACAAATTAGTCAATTAGATAAGAATGATCCTATGAGAAAAGAATTCTCAAGTATTGAAGTTACAGCAAGATTCAATGCTGGATATAAAGATAAAGATGGTAACATACAAAACAATGTTAGCTTAGATGTATCAGAATTTACATTTACTAAGAGATTACCTCAAAACAATGCAGGAGATCAAGCATTTGCACCAGCAACACCAGCAAGTCCAATGGGTAGACCAGGGGTACCAGGTTCTCCAACAGGTAGACCTGGAGCTCCAGCAATGCCAGGAGTACCAGGAGGAATGCCAGCAGGTAGACCAGGAGCTCCAGCAATGCCAGGAGTACCAACAGGTGCTAGCAACCCTAGATTTTAATCTAGGGCTGTTAGCCTTATTTATGTCAACTGGAGGTATAGCAAATGAATATTAATGAAGAATTAAAGAAATTTGATGAAGCAGAGAAAGCTTTAACAAAGCAAATAGATGATGAAGTTGCTTTAGAAGAAGAAATTCAAGAAGTTGCTTTATATACAGCTAAATCATTAGCTAACAATCCTATGGCTCCATTCACTATACAAAATCGTGATTTTATAATAGTAGCTGCTACTCATAAAGGGCCTAAAGGAGAACCAAAGATTCAATTAGTTGCTAGAGAGAAACTAGCTATAGTAACACCTGAAGCAAAAATTATTAAAGCAGATTTAACTATAGATACAAACTTTACCAAAGAAGAGAATTTGATCGCAGGGATAAAGGCTATTCTTGGTCATATTACAGGTTGTATTAAACCAGAGGTATTAGAGTAACTTTGGAAGCTATAGTTACTAATCACGCCAAGCAAAGAACAAAAGATAGACTTGGTGTAAGTAAAAAGATAGCAGATAAGATTGCAAATAAAGCATTAGAACATGGTATTACTCATGCACAAGCAAAAGGTAATCTTAGACACTATCTTGATAAATTGTATCTCACACATAAGAATGCTAATAATTTAAGGGTGTACAATAGAAAAATTTATTTATTCAGGGGAACAGTTTTAATAACTGTTATTAATTTACCTAATAATTTAATTAATATAGCAGACAAAATTCAAAAAAACATTGCCAAAGAGCAATAGGAGATACATTTAAGATAAAAAATAGTATTGAAAGGAAAGATAAGAATGTCAGAAATACAACAAGCAGAAGTAATTGAACTAGAATTCCCGCATTGCGTCAGAATTAGACCTGGAATGTATTTACCTCATATAACTCATATGATAACTGAAATAGCAGATAACTCATTAGATGAATATACATCAGGGTATGCTACTGGAATAGCAGTTTACATCCAAGATGAAATTATCACTGTTTTAGATAATGGTAGAGGAATACCTGTCGCACCTTCTAAAAAGAATCCAAATATATCACAAGTTGAAATTGCTGCAGCTACTCTACATGGTGGTGGTAAGTTCAATGTAGAAGATGATGGAAAGGGTGGTTTTAAATCTAAAGAAAATGGAATTAAAACTACAGGATTACATGGAGTTGGTTTATCAGTTGTTAATGCTTTATCAGAATGGTTAGTTATAAGAGTAAAAACTGGAGGAAAGAAATATGAAATAGCTTTCCAACAAGGTATTAAAGCTCAAGATTTAACAATAATAGAAGAAGGATTAGATCCAGCTGATACAGGAACAGAGGTTATCTTTAAACCAGACAGAACTATATGGAAAGAAGATGACATTATTAATGTTAATGATGTTGCAAGTAGATTAAAAACTCTTGCTTACTTAAATCCAGGATTAATGAATTACCTATATGTATCAGAAGGTGATGAAGTTAAATTAGAAGAAACATATCAATTTGATGAAGGTATAAGAGAACTGGTTGAAAGTAAGGTTAATGGTAAGACAAAGATAGTTGATACCTTTACTATTCAAGGTGAACACAATGGCGTAGAGGTATATGTAGGAATGACATATACAGATACTTATGATACTGAACATATATTAAGTTTCTGTAATAATGCTGCTACAACAGAACATGGGGACCATGTAACAGGATTAAAAACAGCAATTACAAAAGTAGTTACAGATTGCATTAATGAAAGAAAATTAAATATAAAATTTGATTCATCAGATGCATTAGAAGGGTTAACAGCGATTGTTAGCATTAGAGTTCAAGATCCATTCTTTGATGGGCAAGGTAAGGCAAAGATAAAAATGACATCTGTAAGACAAGCTGTTAAAAAGATTGTTGAAGAAAACTTGGCCGAGCTATTTGACCATAATCCAGCTATAGCAAAAGCTCTAGTTGATAAAGTTGCAAACGCATCTAAAGCTAGACTAGCTGCTCAAAAAGCAAGAGAGGCTGTAAGAAAGATAAAAGAGAATTCTGATAATCCTACAGGTTTAGCTGGAAAGTTAAGTAACTGTACAAGCAGAAAAGCTGAAGAATGTGAAATCTATATAGTTGAAGGTGATTCAGCGGGTGGATCTGCAAAACAAGCAAGAGATAGATACTTTCAAGCTATATTACCAATCTTCGGTAAACCTCTAAATGTTGAGAAGAAAAGATTGCATGATGTAGTTAAAAATGAAAGACTTATGGATTTAGTAAGAGCTTGTGGATGTGGATTAGGTGAAGAATTTGATATATCTAAATTAAAATATCACAAAATCATAATTATGAGTGATGCCGATGTTGATGGATCTCACATCAAAACATTATGGTTAACTTATATTTACAGATATATGAAGCCACTTATAGAAAATGGCTATATGTATTTTAGTTGCCCACCATTATATAAGCTTGTTATTAATAAGCAAAATTATTTTGCTAAAGATGAACAAGAAAGAGACGCTCTTATAGCTCAATATGGAAATAAAGTAACTAACGTTCAAAGATTTAAGGGATTAGGAGAAATGAATCCTGAAGAATTATGGGAAACAACTATGAATCCTGCTACTAGAACATTAGAGCAAATAACTATAGATGACATAGAAAAAGATGAATATATGCTAAGTTTATGCATGGGTGAAGAAGTAATTCCAAGAAGAGAATTTATTATGCAACATGCATTAGAAGCAAATATTGATTGTTAACGGAGGAAGAAGAAATGGAATTAATGAACAATAATATAGCAAGATTATCTGGAAAAATATCAAGCGATTATAGAAAGTATCACAGTACACTAGGAGAAGATTTCTTAATAGTTGATGTTGATGTTGAGAGAAAAAGTGGAGAAATAGACATACTTCCAGTTGTAGTCTCAGAAAAATTACTAGACGCTGAAATAAAATCAGCGGCTTACGTTAGTTTTGAAGGTCAAATAAGAACTTTTAATAAAGCTGACGGAAGCGTAGAAACTTATTTATTTGCAAAAGACGCAGAAGTGTCAAAAGAAGGCACGTTTGTGAATGAAGTTAAGCTAAGAGGTTACTTATGTAAGAAAGGTAAGCATAGAACTACCTATTCAGGAAGAAAAGTAATTGATTTTATATTAGCTGTTAATAGACCTTTCAATAAGTCAGACTATCTAGCAATACTAGCTTGGGGTAAGGATTCTAAGTATGTATTTGGTAAAGATATCTCTACAGAGTTTGAAATTACAGGAAGATTTCAATCAAGAAAATATTTCAAAAGAGATGCAGATGGCAATAAGCAAGAAAGGTTAGCTTATGAAATAAGTTCATCTCAAGTGATAGCTGTAAACAAATAAATACTATAAGAAAAAGGTGGTATAAACATGTCAGATGTAATTGAAAGAATTGATAAGGTAAGTATAGCAGATTCTATGAAAAAACATTTTGTAGATTATGCTATGAGTGTAATTACCGAAAGAGCTTTACCTGATGTATATGATGGTTTAAAGCCAGTTCAAAGAAGAATATTATATGGAACAAATGGACTAGGATTAACATTTGATAAGCCATATAAAAAGAGTGCAAGAATCGTAGGGGATGTATTAGGTAAATATCATCCTCACGGTGATTCATCAGTATATGAAGCGATGGTAAAAATGGCTCAAGATTTTACTATGAGATATCCAATGATAGCTGGACATGGAAACTTTGGATCTATTGATGGTGATGGAGCAGCTGCAATGAGATATACAGAAGCTAAGTTATCTGTATATGGTCAAACTATGATGGAAGATATAAATAAAAACACCATAGATTTAGTTCCAAACTTTGATGGAGAAGAAGTTGAACCAGCTGTACTGCCTTCACTTGTACCTAATTTGTTACTTAACGGAAATATGGGTATAGCAGTCGGCATGGCTACTAATATGGCACCTCATAATGTAAATGATGTTTATAATGCATTAGATTATATGATTGATTGCACTATGACTGAAGAATCAATATCAATAGATAGAATAATTGAATTATTACAAGCTCCTGATTTTCCAACAGGAGGAACTATTGTAAATATTGATACAGTTAAAGAAGCATATAAGACAGGTAACGGCAGAGTTACTGTAAGAGGTGTTTTTGAAGCTGATGAAAAAAATAATATTATCATCACAGAAATTCCTTATAAGGTTAATAAAGCTAAATTAGTAGAAAGAATGGATGCCTTATCTAGAGTAACTAAAGAAAAAGGTAAGCCAGATAAACCTGCTATTATAGGAGAAATTAAAGAAGTTAGAGATGAATCTGATAAAACAGGTATAAGAATAGTTGTTGAACTTAAAAAAGATGCTAATCCTCAATTAGCAATCAATAAGCTATTAAAACATACAGATCTACAATGCAATTTCTCTATTAATAATACTGTAATTATAAATGGTGAACCTAAGGTTTTAAACATATATGAAATATTAAATAGCTTTTTAGCTCATGCTGCTAATGTAATCATTAGAAGAACACAATATGATTATGCAAAAGCAGAAAAGAGATATAACATTGTCAATGGTATCTTAATGTGTTTTGAGGGAGATATGCTTGATAGAGTTATTTACGCTATTAGACATTCAGATAATGCTGTACAAGCATTAGTAGAATTAGGTTTTAATCAAGAACAAGCAGAATATATTGCTGAAATGAAGATTAAGACTTTAAGCAAAGCTTCTGAGGAGAAGTTAAATGCAGAAAAAGCTTCTATTGAAGCTAATATGTCAGCTTGGTACCAAATACTTACTGATAATAATGCTTTACTTCAAACCATGAAGATAGAATTTAATGCTTTAAGAAATAAGTTCTCAGATGAAAGAAGAACTAGCATTACAAATGATTCTTCATCAATAAATGAAGAGGATCTTATAAAAGATGAAGCTTTAGTTATAACAATTACTGATACTGGTTTAATTAAGAGTGTAAGTGAAGATGAATATAACACTCAAAGAAGAGGCGGTAAGGGAACTAAGGCGGCTAATACTAAGGAAGATGAAATCATTAAGTATATGTTTACTACTAATAGTAAGGATAACATAATGTTCTTTACTAATTTAGGTAAAGTTCATCTATTAAAAGCTTATAAGATACCAAAGAGCAATAAGGGCGCTAGAGGTAAGTCTATATTTAATTTCTTATCTTTAGATACTGAAAATGGAGAACATATTGTAAATGTAATAGCAGCAAACACAAATGATACCTCTAAGAGTTTATTAATAGCTACACAAAAAGGTGTTATTAAAAGATTACCACTTGATAAGCTATCAACAAGATTATCTGTTACTAAGATAATTGAGTTTAGAGAAGGAGATAGCTTAACAGCAGTACTTCTTGTATCAGAAGGAGATACTGTTATTTTAAATACTGCAACAGGTTTATCATTAAGAACTACAGTTGATGAAAAGAGCATAAGACCAATGGGTAGAACTGCTACTGGAGTTACTGGTATGAAGTTCAAAAATGAAAATGATTATGTTGTAGGCATGAGTTTATGTAATAAGGCTTACTTATTTACTTTAACTTCATCAGGATTAGGTAAGAGAACTGCTATAGATGAGTATACAATTCAAGGTCGTGGAGGAAAAGGTATAGTTTCTCATAAGATTAATGAAAGAACAGGTTATATCATAGCAGCCGATACAGTCAATAATGAAGATGACATATTTATAGTTACTGAACAAGGCTTAATGATTAGAGTTAAGGCTGAAGATATTTCTATTACTGGAAGATCTGCTTCAGGAGTTAAGCTATTAACTTTAAATGAAGGAGATGCAATAGTAGGAATCTCGGTAAGTTCTTATAATTCAGAGGAGGTTGAAGAATAAGATGGCTTATTCAAATGACCAAACTCAAATTAGAGCTGGATTAGTTAATTATATTGGGGCAATGTTATCATCTTCCAAATTTGATAATGAAAAAGCAGTAAAGCATAGTGTAGTAGCAATCCTTTTAGAGGAAGCTGCTACATTATGCAAAGATCAAGATGGGCTATTTGATATGTATACTTGTAAACCGATCTTAAGATTAGTTTCAGGTATAGCAAAACAAAGGATTAATCTACTATCAGAATTACCTAAGACTCCAGATGTAATAGGACAAATAGAATCTTATAAGTTTATTTCTGAGAGTTTAGAAAAAATCCTAAAGAATACAAAGTTATAGGAGCGTGTAGTATGGCAAAAAAGAGCTTAGCAGAAAGATTAAAAATGGTTGACAATATTTCAAAGAAGATCAATGACAAGGCAGGTAAGGACATAGTAGGTAGAGTTAGTAAGAGTGAAGCTATGCAAGAAAAGTTAAAAGCTAAATTCATAGCAACTCCTTCTATGAATGTTAATGAAGCTATAGGTGGAGGATGGCCTGTAGGTAATATATCAATAGTTACAGGAAAAGAAGATAGTGGTAAGACTGCAATCTTACTTGAAACTATTGGTAAACATCATAGAGAGAATCCAGACTTCGTTGCAATATGGCTAGAATCAGAAGCATCATTAAAAGAAAAAACTCTTGATATGTTTGGCATAGATAGAGAAAGATTCATTTTAATTGAGCATGATAGAGATGGTGCTGGTGAAGAAGCAATAAATAGAATTGAAGCATATCTTGCTGCAGGTGTTGCAGATATGGTAGTAATCAATTCATTAAAATGCTTAGTACCATCAGAAGAATTCAAGAAAGATATGAATTCTTTACAAGTAGGTGCTCAATCAAGAATGAATGCTAAGATGATGAGAAAAATAACTTCTATAGTAGAAGAAAATGAAGTTGCCATGGTAATCGTTCAACATCTAACAACTCAAATTGGAGGAATGGTTATGGGTGATCCACTTACTCTTTCTGGTGGAGTAGCTATTAAATATGGAGCTATGCTAATTGTTGACTTAAGAAGGTTATCAATACAAGAAGCTGATCCTATCAAAAGAGAAGATGGAGTAAAAATAGGAGTTACTGTTAGAAAGAACCACGTTGTTACTGATAGATTCCCTTACGTTAAGACTCAATATTATGCAATCTATGGACAAGGTACCGAAATTTATCTTGAAGCATTGGACTTAGCAGTAAGCCAAGGAATACTGGCTAAGGCTGGGGCATTTATAAGATTACCTGATGAAAATGGCGAAGCAAGAATTATTAATGGAGAAAAAATGCAATGGCAAGGTGCTGCAAAGTTCAGACAATATTGTATGAATAATCCTCAATTCTTTGCTAATTTACAGTCAATGATTAAAGGAGACATAGTAGCTATGTCTGATGAAGAAGTAGAAGAAGCTAAGATCGAGGAAGCAGATATAGAAAAAGAGATGGAAGAAGTATTAGATCCAGAAGATGTTATAGCAATAGCTAGCAAAGCTAAGAAAAAGAAAAAATAGGAGGTTTAGGGAGTAATATCTCCCTTTTCTCTTAATGAATATTTTTGATAGAGCGTTAATTCTTAAAAGAAATAATATTAAAAATATAGCTATGCTTGATAGACCTTTCACATCTAAAGACTTATTCCTAAATGATATTGTATTAATTGATTTTGCCATAGGCCAAGAAATATACTTCTTTGTATTCAAATCTGCAGAAACTAAATTAAAGAATAACGTATTGAGTTCAATTGATCTTCAAGACGTTATAAATGAAAACACTAAAGCTATATCAATAAACTTAAATACATTAAAACCAAATCAATTTAAGTCAGAGCAAAAAATTATATACAATTTTATAAGACAAGTGGGTGAATTAAATGTTAACAAGATTTCCATTGCCTCTTAATAAAAGACCTTTTAAATGCTTAAAAACAAATATAAATGCATTTGACAATTTAATAGGAGGAGGATTACCTATAGGAAAGATAACAGAAATAACTGGTGAGCCAGACATAGGTAAAACTAGCTTCTTATTTGATATTATAGAAAATTTAAAAAATGAAGAAGTAGTTGTAGCTTATATAGCTACTTCTACTAAATCATTAGGTTTTTTAGAAGCAAGAGGCTTAACAAAAGATGAAAAACTAATACTTTGTGTTACTAATGACGAAACTGAGATTATCAATTTTGTAAAAAGTACTATTAATGTAGTAGATCTTTTTATTATAGATTCTATTCCAGAAATATTAACTGAGAATGAGAAGAATGGTTTTGATATGAAAGTAAATCAAAATGTTCCAAAGTTATTAAGAAATCTAAATACAATTATGTATGGTGAAGAAGCAACTTTAATAGCTGTTAATCACTTAATATATAAAAATGAGGAAACAGTACCAAGATGGAATAATATGTTTCAAATGTATTGTACAGTAAGAGTAGGGTTTTATGGAAAAAATGATTTTAAATTATTGTCACATAAGCTACAACCAAATTTAATAGGAGGTGCAAGAAATGAGTTGCGATTGGGGTAGAACAGATTGTAAGAATGAAGATAGTAAGTGCCATTTATGTACAGCACCAGACTATCATTATGAACCGAAGTTTAAGAAAAAACAGACTATGGCCAAGGCTAAGGTTACTAAAAGACAAGGATCATTATTTGAAGCAAGGAATCATGTAAATAACCATGACCTACTTAGTGATGTATCCTCAAGAATGACTCCTAACAGTGGAGCTGGTAATATCAAAGGTGATGAAGAAATTCGAGGAATTATTAACATAATGGAAGAATTAAAAACTCACCAAAAGAAAAATGAAGGTAGACAACCAGGTAAGGAATCATTCACTATTCAAAAAAGTTGGTTAATTAAACTGAACAAAGAAGCTAAAGAAGCTGATAAAGAATTTTGGTACTTAAAGTTTGCATTTAAGGATGAAGATCGTGACCACTATATTGTAGTAGAATCTGACACTATAATGTCAATGGTTAAAACAATGGTTGAAGATAGAAGAGTAGCAAAAGGTGCAGAGTACAAGATAAACATTGCAGAGAAAAAGGCAATGCTAAAAGAAGCAGAATCAGCTAAGTTGTTTGCGGAGAATGAATTATTAAAAGCAAAAATAAAAGAATTAGAATTTAAATTAGCTGAAGGAGGCCTATAGATGAATATTACAGTAGAAGATAAAATTTTGGCTTTAGTTAAAATGACTAACCCTGAAGATCCTATAAAGTATACACAAAACATAGTTAAAGGCTATGCATTAGAAAAAATTAATAACGACATTAAATCTTGTAATAATTGTGAACTTTGTAACTTCGGAGTAAAAACAATAACTTATGGAGATATAAATTCATCTATTCTTATGATTAGTGATGATGTTTCTGAAGAACAATACCTTCAAAGAAATGCAGTAACATTACCTCTAATGGATACAGATGGTGATACTCTAAATAGGGCCCTTGGAGTAATCAATGCAAATAGAAATGCTATTTATATGATGAATAGTGTTAATTGTTATCCAGCTAGAGAAGTTAAAGGATCTATAAATAAAAGAATTCCTAGTGTAAAAGAACGTACTACTTGTAAAGCTCATATAGATAAAGTTATTGACGCACTTAATCCAGCGGTTATCATAACTCTTGGTAGTGTTTCATCAAATGCGTTAAGTACAACAAAGATATCTATATTAGAAAGTAGGGGACAAGGATTTGAATATAGAGGATATCCTGTAATCCCAACTTTCCATCCAGGATTTTTTAGACAAATGGCTGAGAAATTTGATGAAGAAATCTTAAATATGTATAAAGATAATTTCTTAACTGATTTATATAATGCTTTTAATATTGCTTTAGCTAAAAATCCTAATTGTGGGATAGGCAATATACAGTTACCTTTTTAGGAGATAACTATGAGTAGAGAGAATAGCTACTATGAATCATTAAGAAATAGCTTTGATATGAGATCTAGAATAAGGATGAAAGACGGAAGAGATATAGAGTATAGTATACGCCAAAATAAAGGTTATTGGGTTTCACAAAATGGAAGAAAGCTTTTTCCAAATGAATTTGACTATACTCATCTAATTAATACTATAAAGAAAATTGAAAGGGAAGCATATGAAGCTTACATATGGCCTGAAGAATTTAGGATTTATAGATTATTAAAAGAAGAGTTGAGATTAAGAATAGAGAATAATGAAAATCTAGATTAAGGGAGAGATTTAACATGGCAGATTATAATAGTTATACAACATCAAATTGGTTTGAAGTTAAGGATATAGATTCATTTAAGGATGAATTAGAAAGAGTTAATGGCACTGAATTCTTTAACATTTCTAATAATAAAGTGACAGTAGCTATTTATGGACCATTATTTAGCACAATAGACGAAGATGGTGACGAAGAATTTTCGGAAAATGATTACTATAATTTAATTAAAAAGCATATCAAAGATGGAGAAAAAGCTTTTGTATCATCAGTAGGACATGAAAAGTTAAATTACCTTGGAGCTGATTGTACAATAATAACAAATGAAAAAATTGAATTTAAAGACTTCTTCAGAGATATTGCAGAAGAATTTAATGAAGGGGTTTCAATATTTCAGTAAGGTGATAGATATGATTCAAGATTGTAATACATGTAAAAATGTACCGAAATGCACTAATAGTTGCTTTGGTACAAAGTACAAGAAAAGGTTTACATTTAAAATATTCAAATTTTTAGCGAAGTAATTCGCTTTTTTTTATTTTTAAACATAATTTAAATATGAAGAGGTGAGATAGCATGGCTGGGAAATTCATTATAGCCGAAGGTATGGACTTTGCTGGTAAGACTTTAGCACTTAGTAAGCTTAAAGAATTATATGGTTCAGATGATAATGTAGTTTTCACAAGAGAACCAGGTGGACTAGATAATGTTGTGGCAGAAGATATTAGAGAGCTAATATTTAAAAACAATATGGATCCACTAACTGAAGCTTATCTTTTTGCTTCAAGTAGAGCAGAGCATACTAAAAAAATTAAAGATTTATTAGACCAAGGTAAAACAGTTATATGTGATAGATTTATATATTCTTCACTATATTACCAAGGTGTAATGAAAGGTATTGGCCATAAAAAAGTCTTCAATTTAAATAAAGAGGCTTTAAATGGAGTTGAGCCAAATATTATTTTCTTCTTTACGGTATCAGAAGAAGAAAAGAAGAGAAGAATGCAACTTCGAAATGAAGTGAATAGATTGGACAAAGATTCTGAAAAAGTTGATCTATTAGGAGCCAATCTAAACTATTTAAATATGATTCATATTTATAAGCCTAGAAAGGCTAAGGTAGAAATAATTGATACTACAAACATAACAGCCGAGGAAGCAGCTAGTAAGATGCTTGACATAATTATATAAACAGTAAATTTAAGACAAGAAATATTATATAAAAATTAAGATAAAGGAGACAAGAATTATGAGTTTTTTAGATAACGTTAAAGCAAATAAACCAGGAATCGGCGGAGGAGTTAATCCATTCGCAACATCAGGAGGAACTAAGATGACTAATAGCACGAATAATCCATTTGCACCTAAGGGAACACCTGCACCAGCAGCACCATTCAATATAGCTGTAGCACCAGGAGCAGTACCAAGTAAACCAGCTGCACCTATAGGTAAACCAAGTTTCCCAGGAGTACCTAAAGCACCAGGAATGGCCGTACCAAAACCAGGGGCAGTACCAGCACCAGTAAAGCCAGCGACTTCTCCAACTCCAGCACCAGTTGAAGCTAAAGCTGACACTAAGGAAGAAGTTAAGGAAAAGGCTAAAGAAGTTTCTACTGAAGAAATGATTAAGGATATAAAAGAAACTAAAGTTGAAGAACCAACTGCAGCTCAAGCTGAAACTAAAAAAGAAGCAGTTGAAGAAAAGAAGGCTACTAAAGCTAAAGCTGAAACTAAAAAAGAGACTAAAACAAAGAGTAGAAAAACTTCAACTAGAAAGAAAGCAGAAGAAGCTACTACAAAAGAAGTAGTTGATACTCCAGAAGTTACTGAAACAATAGAAACTTTATTTAAGATGCCAACTACTAGTATAAAGTATTCTGAAGCTATACAAGCTATTAAAAGTAAGTTTGTAGATGAAGAATGGGAAAACTTCAGAAAAGAAGTTATTGAAGAATCAGATAAGATAGTTATTGAATCAGACATGCAAGAAGGAGCTATGAAAAAAACTATAGCCAAATTAAATGCTTTAAGAGAAAAAATATGGGTTAACTTTGTAGATACTAAGTCTTTATTCGAAAGCTTATCAAATAAGGATACTGAAGGTTTAATTGAAAGAGTTAAATTTGCTAGCCTAGAAGGTGCTAATGAAACTATTAGAAAGAAAGCTGGAGTTCTTGCAGTAATGAATTATGTTACTCCAGAAGGAGAAAATGTAAATCTATATGAAGTTTATGATGAAACTAAAAATAGATTCTATTTCTTAAAGAGTGTTATGGACACTATTAAATATAAATCAGATGTACTTATTACAATGTCTTCAGCAATAAAAATGGAGAAAAGTCATTCTAATAATTAATGTCTAAAACCAAATTAAAGGAAAAAGACATAGTAAAAAAAATAGTTGATTCATGGGAAGATTACTTCCCTCAACTACGTTTTTGGCGAACTGAATATAGTTTTAGAAATTTTAGAGTTGATATAGCTGCTAACTTAGAAGTAGACAGGGAGGCCTACGGACTTAAACCAAGTCCATTTAAACATGTGGCCCCTGTATTCTTCGAAGTTAAATATAATTCAGAAATGAGAGATCTTGTTTATGAATTAAAAAAGCAGCTAGAATTCAGAAATTTCTATGTTGATGTAGCAGGTAATTTAGCATTTGTATGTGTTATATCAGATAAGTTTGAGCCAACTATGACTAAATTCATGATAGAAAATGATATAAAAATGTTTAAAATCAACATCGAAAACGATGATATAGACAGCTTGACATTGACTGAGTATAATCCAAATTTAATTATTGAAACTTAAGGAGGCAAATTTATGTCAGAATTACAAGTAATAAACACACCTAAAGAATTAAAAGTAGCTCTTGCAACTCCATTACCAGAGTATATCCACAAACAAAAGCCTGCGGGAAAAACTAGCTTAACATATGTAAGTGGACAAGCAGTTATTGATAAATTAAACGCTACTTTTGGGTATACAGGATGGTCATGGGATATAATCGAAAGATTTATCCAACAAAGTGAGCCTAAGATGATAAAAGTAAAGTACGTAAATGGAAAGAAAGTAAATCTTGATTCACCTGAATATGAACCACAACAACCAGTTGCTCATGTAATAGGTAGATTAACAGTTCATCTACAAGATGATTCTGGACGCTTTTATCAAATTTCAAAAACAGCTCCTGGAGCACAATGTTTAGTTGGAGGACAATCTGAGCAAGAAAATATCTTTAAAGGTGCCAATACTGATGCTCTTAAAAAAGCTGCTACTATGTTTGGTATAGGCTTAGAATTATACAGAGATGAAAATGAAGCTTATTTCTTTAATTTAATGAATTATGAAGATCCATGGACTGAAGAAGCATTAGATGAACATAAAGAAGATTTTGCTTATTTAGATGAGTTCAAAAAGAAATATGGATTAGTTGAAGCAGATATGGATAATTATATAAATACTTTCTCAAATGGTGCTTTACCAACAACAAACTATTTAATGCCTGAAAACATTTCAGAGTTTGTAAATTACTTAAAAGGGTTAGTTTCTGCTCAAGAGCAAGCACAAGGAGCTTAATAGCTCCTCCCTATTTTTGCTATCAAGATTTAGAGAAAAGAGGTAGTTTCAATGGCAATCAATATGCTTAATGAAAATGAATATATACAATGCCCTAAATGTAAAGGTGTAGTATTCAAAGAGAATGATGTGTTTACTTTAAGAAGAACTAATACACCATCAGGAATTAAATTAACTAAGGGTAATAAAAAAACTATCTATGTTTGTTCAGCATGTGAAACGGATGTAACAAATCAAATAGTGAAATATTCAATAATATAAGGAGGAACAAACTATGTACAAGGCTAACAATGATTTAAATGGATTATTATTGAGGGATGTAAGATGGAGTGTAAAAACTGCAGGCCCTAGTCCAGATGATAATAATAGAACAGAGATATTTTTATTAGGATGTAAAAAGGCTATGCTAGGTAATCCATGTAAAGGTTGTTTTAACAGCAGTACATGGGATGTTTCAAAAGCAGAAATTAGTCACAATCCAATAGATATGGCTAAACATATAAATGAATTTGCTCCTAATAAATATATAACTATTGGTGGAGGTGAACCAACTGATCAAATAGATAATCTACTAATTTTGTGTGAAGAACTTAAAAAATATGGATTTCACATTATGATTTATACTCATTTAGAACTAAAGAAGTATATAGGTAAAGGTCTTATAGTTAATTCAGCTTTAACTCCAGAAAGTATATTCAGAGATAAGCTAGGAAGATTAGCTAAAATCGTAGATATTATAGTTGATGGGGAGTATAAGCAAGATGAAAGACTATGGGATGGAGAAAAAGAAGATGGATTATTAAGTTCAGTAGGCTCAGGAAATCAAATTATATGGAATACAAAAAAGAAGTATGGATTTGCCATGAGAGATATAGATAGCATGTTCTTAACTAATAGCAATGACTTGCAATATATCTTAAAAGATTTAGAATGTAAGACTTATTTTATAGGATAGGAGGTACAGTATGGCTTTATATGAAAGAAATAGTATACAACAAGTAGATTTGACTGGTAAAGAAGGTGTTTATGCTAGTTTTGTATGTGAAGATGATGGAACATATGATTATTTGCTACTAGAAGAAGTGTCTAAAGCAGTTATAGTTCCTATAAAAGTAGATACTATTAATAAAGCTACATGCAAAAATGGTAAAACAGAAATATCGTTTGTATGTGAATTCAATAAAGATATAGATCCTATTAATGTTAATGTATCTGCAATAATTAATGATCATAAAGCTACTGCAGCAAAGATAGAAATTCAGGATTTTACAGATGCATTATGTGAAACTATATACCAAAATCGTTCTTTTGAAGAACATGAATTAATATTAGAAGTTAAAAGAAAGGCAATAGACGAATTAATGAGAGATTTCTTCGCATTCACTGGAGAGATTCTTGCAGATAAAAAATATGATTTTGTTGGAAGAATCATAAATACAAATAATGAAGTTGTAGCAATTATTAATAGCTTTGAAACTTCATTAAGTGATGATAATGAATTTCTAATTAACTTAAATGATGTAGTATCTTATATCTCATTAAAAGATATAAATGTATCAAAAATAGAATTTTTTACTGGTCATTATAATTTCGTAATTAATGATTTTGATATCATAAGTAATACAGAAGGAATAATAAGACAGTATAAACTTAAAGTAACTAATTGCTATTCTGTTCCTTGTGATGAACCAATAATAGCAGAAACAAACAATAATATATTAGATTATGATTTCTATTTTGATGAAAGAGCAGAATTGCTTGCTAGTAGAGAATCTATGTTTAATACCAATAACGCAGATCAAGATATTGTAAATAATTTATTTGCTGATTTTGATTTTTAGTTAACACACAGGAAAGGAGACAAACATATGAGAGAGTGTATGAACGAAGTTTTAAATTTAATAAACGCTAAGGCAAAATGTATTTGGATAAATACATATGAAGAAGAAGCAGTTATTAATGACATAAAAGAAGTTTCTACAGCTTTAAGAATACCTATGCCAATATATGTTCATTCATTTGCTACTGGTATAAAGAAGGTAGAATTAACTTCAAATAGAGAAAATAAACTAGATCCTTCTATTGGTGTCGATAAATTATTAAAAACTATATACGACATTACTAGAGGTATAGAAATGGATGATGAAACTATTGAAATGATGAAAGAGGATGGACAAACTGTAATTGAAGATAAAAATAATATCTTCATATTAAAAGACTTTCATCTTATGATAGATAATCCAAATATAAAAAGAATGCTTAGAGATATAGTTGAAGGAAAGTACCTAAACTATAATACAATTATTATAATTTCTCCAGTAACAGAGATACCAATAGAACATGAAAAAATCTTCTCAGTAGTTGATTATAATACACCTGACGAAAATTTAATTAGGAACATTCTTAATGCAGCTTTAATGGCAGGTCAACGAACACCAGGCTTCATTCCAGTCAGTGAAGAGGATAAAGAATTGATAATAAATTCCTGTAAAGGATTGACATTGGAAGAAATAGCGTGTAGTTTTAGAATATCATTGGTTAAAAATAAAACAATCTCTGTAGATGAAATTAGCAATTATAAGATAGAGCTGGTAAAAAAATCAAATGTGCTAGATTATAAAATCCCAAATTCAAGTCTTGATGAAATTGGAGGAAATGCTGGTTTTAAATCTTGGATTGATGAAGTAATGGATGCTATGACACCAGAGGCAATGGAATTTGGGTGTGTAAAACCAAAAGGATATTTAGCATTAGGTGTACCAGGATCTGCAAAAACTTTATTAGCTGAAGCTTTAGCTACATCAATGAGCCTTCCATTTTTAAAATTAGATATGTCAAAAATTTTAGATTCAAAAGTGGGTAGTTCAGAAAAAAATATGGCTCAAGCTATTAGAATGATAAAGGCTACAGCTCCATGTGTATTATTGATTGACGAAGTAGAAAAAACTTTATCAGGTATGCAATCAAGTGGTTCAAGTGATGCAGGTACTATGGCAAGATCAATAGGAGCTATATTAGAATTCTTAGCAGAAGATCATGGAGTATTTGTGGTTATGACATCAAATGATGTGTCACAATTACCACCTGAACTTACTAGAGCTGGTAGATTAGATGCTATATGGTATTTTGGATTACCTGAAAAGGATGAAAGAAAAGATATATTTAATATACATTTTAATAAGTTAGGAAAAAGTTTAGACGATTCTTTATTAACTTATGCTGCTGACATAACAAATGATTTTACTGGAGCAGAAATCAAAGAAGCTGTTAAGAATACATTAAAGAAAGCTTTTTCTAGATACAGAAAAGATGGCAATAAAGAAATTACACAAGAAGATATTCAAAAAGCTTGTGTTGAAGTTATTCCTGTAGCCAAATCATCTAGAGAAAAAATTGCAGCACTAAATGAATATGCAAAAAGTAGAGCTAGATTTAGTAATCAATTAATCAATGAATATGGTTGTAATATTAACAATAATAAAGAAATATCAAGAATTCTTTCAATAGATGATTTAAAAAGAGGTTAGGAGGTAATGTATGTCATCAAATGTTATTAACATAAGCTTAAAAAAAACAGAGCCAGTAGCTAATGCTGATAATCCAGAAGCATTAAATAAGTTAAAAATAGTACAAGCAAATGGATATAAAGAAATCAAAGAATATGAAAATCTTGCAAATGAATTTGTGAAAAAGGTATCGAGTTTAGCTGCATTTAAAAAAATATTTAATGATGTTATGGGAGAACAAGTAAGATTTTTTCTTGTAAAAGAAATATTAGAATCATTAGTAAAACCTATTTTTGAAGGAAATAGACCACCATTTATTTCTGAACAAGATTATTTAGCTATGAGAGAAGATATGTATAAAGATTTAATCAATAAATATATATCTAATCAAAAAGATGATCCATTCTAATGTATAAGTTTTATTTAGAAATAAAAACTGAAGAGCATATGTTATATCCAAAAGAAATAGCTGAAGCATTTGGATTATATAGTATGAATGGGAAACCTCATAGCACATTAACAAAAGTAATAATTTTAGATTATTTAGAAAGTAATCAAATAGAATATATGCCAATATTCTATAATTCGAAAAATGGTTTAAGAGAAGTATTTGCTGCTAAACATTATATACCAGCTTTAAAACTTCACTTAAGTAAAACAAGTCATAATAATATGTATGTATCCCTAAATGGGAAGAAATATAAATATTTTTTAAAACAAAAGGAGAGATCTCAATGTCACATTTAACAACTTATAATTCAAAAGTATTAGTAAACTGTAAAAAAACATTATTATCAAGAGCAGCAAAAGATTTAGGATTAACTATAGACCATGATATTAAGTTAATTCAAAATACTTGGATAACAGAAAAAGTTGACGCTGGATTCGTTAGAGATGGGAAGCCATTATCAATAGGAATAAAATTCATAAAAGAAGGAAAAAACACTAACCTAGAAGTAGCTGGTGATTTCTTCTGTACAGGAATAGATGAAAAGACTTTTATAGATAGATTATCACAAGCTTATAAAAAGCATGATGTAATTTTTCAATGTGAAAAACAAGGATGGACAATAAACAAGGAAGATATATCCATAGATAGTAAGACAAAGGAAATTGTTATACAAGCAAGTCGTTATGTAGTATAATATAATTTAAAAGACTGAAGTGATAACCTTAAAGATATTGGGGGAGCGAATACATGATAGATAAAATCGAGATGAAATTATATACAGATATAGGAACAGTTACTATACTTAAACAAAAAATTAATAACGTTCATACTCTGTCAGTATATTTAAACGATAGTATTGAATTTATAGTTAAACAATTAGTTAATAAATCAGATGAGTTACCAAAAGCAACTGCACTAATATATTATGATAAATATAGTGATTTATCTAAATTCTTATATACAAATAATATAGAGGATGCAATTAAATCGAAAAACAAAGAAGATGGTTATGATAATGTGAAAATGATAATATTGCCATACAATATTATGAGCAATACTATGAGTTATATTGATAAATATGATTTTGATAGCCTATTAATGTTTTTGCAACTAAATACAGAAGATAGAACAAAACAGTTGCAAAAATTTAAAACAGATCTTGAAAATTATATTGAAAATATGGCAGAGGTAAAAGAATTAGTAATTAATACTATAGTAGGAGAATTAACTTTCAAAAGAAATGATGATAATTTTCCAAATGGAGTAGTAGTGAAGCTAGATAATGCTCCAATAATTTTACTAGAAGAAATAGAAAACAATATTGGAGAGAATAAACTTGTTTTAAAAAGATATCCAAATAGAAATGTATTAAATGATGATGATTATTTTAATACTATTTCTTATGATATCAATCTTGCGTCAATAGCAAAAGAAACTGTTGAGGCAATATTAAAAGATATTGAAAACTAGGAGGCAATCATGAGAAAAGAAACAGTTGAAATAAGAATAAATGAAAAAGGTGGATATACATTTCAAGCTAAGGAAGGATTTGCAGGTACTTCATGTATAGAAAGAACTAAAGATTTAGAGCTTGCATTAGGTGGAACAATTGTATCAAAAGAAAAAACAAAAGAATTTTATGAAGCAGATCCCTCATCACCAGTTACTATAAAATTGAATTAAGTATTGAGGGAGTATTAAACAACTCCCCTTTTTTATTTGGAGGCTTAAAATGGAACTATCAGAATTATTTAATAGACTTAATGATGAACAAAAGGAAGCCGCAATAGATATTCATGGACCTTCAATGGTTATAGCTGGTCCAGGAGCTGGTAAGACTTTTACCTTAGTAGTTCGAACAGCTAACATGATTAAAAGCGGAATACCGGCTGATAAAATTATATTATTTACATTTACTAAGAAAGCAGCTATGGAAATCAAAGAAAGAGTAACTGCTACTATAGGACCTGAAGCAAATAGTATAATGGTCGGTACATACCATAGTGTATGCAGTAGATTTTTAAGAAAATATGCAAATTATATTGGACTTACTAAATCTTTTAGTATATGCGATACTGAAGATTGCAAGAAATTAATGAAAGAAATCATTAAAACATCTGGTTACAATTTTGAAGCTGATAAGGTATTATGGAAAATATCAGATTATAAATGTCAGCTAATAAGTCCAAGTCAAGCGTTGAGAGAATCAACCAATACAATAGAAAGACAATTCGCAGAACTCTATCAACTCTATCATTCCAGAATGATGCAAGATAACTGTGTAGATTTTGATGATTTAATTTATAAGACGGTTAGATTGTTAGAACAATTCCCTGAAGTCAAATCTGAAATCAATAGACAATACCAATATATCGTTGCTGAACTCATCGGCCCATATTACGGTGACGTAGTGTGCGTACCTCTTTAATTGCTGGAACAATCCCTAAAGCCTAAGTTAACTACAACGTAGTCCGTAAGGACAAGCGTGAATGTCGCCGAAAGGCAGAAAAAATAACTAAGGATAGTCTAAGCTGAAATAAAAGCTATCATTAAATATGATGGTGCTAAGGACCTTAATAATGGGGAATCAGCAGCCAAGCTTCCAATGTAACATATAATTATATGCCAGGGTGGAAGAAGGTTCAGAGACTAGCAAAGTGCCGAAAGGTAACTCTGCGTGAAACAAGAGGCATTCTCATAAAACTAGAACTAGCAATAGGGCTAAAATTAGTAATTATGAGATGATGATATAGTCCACACTTGCGAAAGTAAGAAAAATCTAATATTATTGTTAATGTTACGCTTTTTTTGTGAATAATAAATACTTTTGTTAAATGTATTTATTATTGAGTATATATTGGAAATATGCTAAAATATGATAAGAACGTAAGTTCGTGTTGAAAGGAGATTATTCTAAAAAGATGAAACATTATATTATTAATTAGATTTACAAAAAAGGATGAGAGTCATGATTCTTCTGTAATGGATTTAAGATTAATATATCTTCTTACAGGAGAAAACCAAAATATTTGTATGATTGCTGATAATGACCAGAGCATTTATGCTTTTAGAGGTGCTAAGATAGAAGCTGTAATGAATATGAGAAACATATTTACTGGCATGAGAGTACATCTATTAAATACTAATTATAGAAGTACTTCAATGATAGTTGACGCTTCTAAAAGTTTAATAAGTAATAATAAACAGCTAGTAGAAAAAAGCTTAAGATCTAATAATGAAAAAGGTAATCCAATTATATTTTTTCCTGAAAAAGATCCTATGGCAGAATCAGCAAGAATAGTTAAATTAATTGAATTATCAGTTAAAAAATATGGTTACAAGTACAGTGATATAGCTATTTTATATAGAATGAACTATCTATCTAGACAAATAGAAGATGCTCTTCTTAAATATAGAATTCCTTATAAAATTGTAGGAGGAACCAACTTTTATAGTAGAAAAGAAATTAAAGATATAATTTCTTATTTTAGGTTAATAATAAACCCTAATGATACAATTGCTTTCTCAAGAGCAATAAACACACCAAAAAGAGGACTAGGAGACAAAACAGTCGAGAAAATAATTGACTTTGCAAAAACAAATTCATGTAATTTAATTGAAGCATTAGAGCAAATAAATTTAACAGGAAAAGCAAAGTCAAGTGCTAAAGATTTTCTTGATATAGTAGGGGAACTATCTGTAGAAATGGAGACTAACACTCCAGACATTGCAATAGAGACTATGCTAAGAATAACAGGTTATATTCCTTATATCAGAGAGAGTGAAAAGAAAAACATTGCTGACGATAGAATAGAAAATATTCAAGAGCTAATAGAATTAGCCACTCACTTTGAAAGTATGGAAGAATTATCCGACAATATAAATTTAGATAGCACTATTGCAGAACAAAATCAGGATGAAGAGAACTGCGTACAGTTATTAACTATGCATAGCAGTAAAGGATTGGAATGGAATATTGTTATTATTGCAGGATCAAATGAGGGAGTAATACCTTCATATAGAGCAACTACAGAGGCAGATTACGAAGAAGAACGAAGGTTAATGTATGTTGCCGTTACACGAGCAAAAAAACTCCTTTTTATTACAAGGCCTATTTATACGCTTAAGCAAGGAAGCTATATCAGGACTCAAGAGTCGAGATTTGTTACAGAAATAGACAAGCAATATATGTATAGATATGCAGAATAGTGTCTGTAAAATGGGGAGGAGAATTATGAATTTAAAAAATATTAATAGCAATAAAGAATTTCTGAAGTGTGTTATTGATGGTAAAGAACCGGAAACAACTATATTTTATGAAGAGTATGATAGATTAGTGTGGGATATATCTAAAAAGTGGTATCCAGCCATTAATACTTTGAGTAAAGGTCAATACGATCTAGAAGATATGCATAATGAGCTATGGGCGCACATATTTAAAAATGTAAATAAATGTGATCTAGATAGATCTGGATTGTCATCATGGATATTTATAGTATGTGAGTCCAAGCTTGGAATGATTAAACGTTCTTTAGAGGCTCAAAAAAATAACATATTAAGAAATGAGATGAATTATTCGCTAGATTCTATAATTCCTAATCCTTCTTCGGATAAGAAAAGTATAGAACTCTTGAATTTAGTGGGAGATAATTGTGATATAGATGATGTAGTAGTATTTCAAGAGTTCTTGCTTGACTTTATTTACCTTTTATTAGAACTAATAGATGCCTGCACAGATAAAGAAAGAAGAGTTTATCTTCTTAAAATAAAAGGGAAAAGCCAAGCGGAAATAGCCGAGGAAGCAGAGGTATCAAAATCGTATATTCCTAAGGTATACAAAAGACTTGGTAAGAAATTTAAATTACTATATGATTCTTTAGATGAACAATGCTATATAGATAAAGAAGAAAGAGATTCGTTGGCTAAAGACCTGTTGAGCAGAAAATCAGCTATTTATATCTGCGAAAAATACGATCTTGAGCTAGAAACAGTTAATATCTGTAAAGAAATGCTAGATATAATTGGAGTTCATGACTAAATGGAGGAATGCAACCTATGGAACTATTAAAAATAGAAAGAGTTATTTCTAGAAAATATAGGTTGAAATTCTTGGGCAAAAAAACTGAACTTAGTGAATTTTTAAATATTGTTGTGTACAATCCATTTGTACACTTCAATTTTATCACTAAACAATGGGAACTGTATGAAGAAGATCTTCAATCTTTTATCAATGCTTATAGTTATTTAAACATAAGTGTAGAACACAGTTTACCTAAAATACGAAGATACGATAAATCACTTGATGAAATAGGCTTATCCATGAAATTAAAGCCATATATATATCAGAGAGAGGCTATTAAATTCGTACTTGATAATAATAATGCTTTACTAGTATTGCCTTGTGGAGCTGGTAAAACTCCATCAGGAATAGGAATGTTTATCGAGGCCACTGAAAGAGGAATGATTTCAGGAAAAGGCTTAATTGTTGTAAAAGCTTCATTAAAAACTCAATGGGTTAATGAAGTTAGCAAGTTTAGTGACTTAAAAGCTGTAGCAGTTGAATCGCCATCAAGTATTTCAGCATACACAAAGTCTAAAATTAACAAGAATAAAAAGTTAATTAAAACACTAGACAAGATAAAAGACAAAGATAAAATCAGTGATATTAAACTTGAGAATTTAAGATTAGAAGAAAAGATATCCTCTAAGTTTAAAGAACAGTTTGAAGGACATGATTTGTTTGTAGTTAATTATGAAGCCTTACTTGATGATACTATTCGTCAACAACTTCATTCAATGAAATTAGATTTTATCTTTGCTGATGAAATTCACATGATAGGTTCAAAAGATAGTAAAAGATCAAAAGCGTTACAAGAGTTCCAAGCAAAAATAAAGGTTGGAGCAACAGCTACTCCTATTACAAAAAATCCTGAAAACGTTTATTCAATTTTTAAATTTATTAAACCAGACTTATTTCCTTCATGGAGTAAATTCTCATCTGAATTTATTAAATGGGCAGGGAGAGGCAGGATTGCAGGAGTGCGTAACGGCAATAAACTTACTAAAACTATTGGACCATATATTATGATTAAATCAAAAGAAGAAATAAGTGATCAATTACCTAAATTACAGGTCATTCAAAGGTATGTTACACTTACAGAAGAACAGTATGATATGAATAATACAATCATGCAACAATTAGATGAATTGAAGGAACAAGATTTCGCAATAAGATCTAAATGTAGAACAGAGCTAGAAGCTAAATTAAATCCTGAGCTTCAAAAAATAGGAGCTCAAATATTAGCACTACAAACATTTGCTCAAGAAATTGCAAACGAACCAAAGCTTTTAGAGGATAGTGATTCTGAATTTGCTAAAAAGTATGTAGTGAAAACAAAGAAGAATCCTAAGATGGATTTATTTATGGATTTAATAGAAGAAATTGTTGAATCAGGAGAAAAGGTTGCTGTATTTTCAAAATTTGAAAGAATGCAACACGTTATAACTGAGAGGATCCATAAATACAATAAAAACATTAAAATAGCATATGTTAATGGAACATTATCATCACAAGAAAGAAGTGTTGAAGTATATGATAAATTTAGAGATAATCCAGATTATAAGGTATTATTGTTATCTGATGCTGGAGCTGAAGGTTTAAATTTATCTAAATGCAAATATCTAATTGAATATGATATAGCTGGTAGTTATGCTATTCAGACACAGAGACATGGTAGACTAGAAAGAGCTGATAGCGTTCATGATAACGTATTTGTATATCAACTAATAGCACAAGAGAGTTGGGATGAAATTCAACTAAAAGTTGTTGCTAAAAAAGAAAATTATGATTTAGAGCTAATTAAGAGTTTAGCTAAAGGGACTGCATAGCAGTCTCTATTTTTATAAATAAAATATGACTATTTTTGCGAAGCTTTTCGTAAAAGTAGTCTTTTTATTTTTTAAGACATAACATAATTTTGAAACAAAAATCGAAGGAGAAAAGTATATGAACAAAACAATATTTAAAAACTGGAAGCTTTATGAAATTTTATGGGTAACAGTTGCGACATTATCTACACTAGGTTTAAGCCTTTATTGGGGAGATAGTCCCTTAGCGATTGTATCTTCATTAACAGGTATCTTATCTGTAATCCTAGTAGCTAAGAGAATGTCATTAAATTATTTATTTGGTGCTATTAATGTTTCTACTTATGCTATTTTATCTTACCAAGCTAGCTTCTATGGAGAAGTAATGTTAAATGCGTTATATTACTTGCCTATGCAATTTATAGGTCTTTATATGTGGAAGAAAGCTAAGGAAGAGAATGATGGAGAAATAGAATCAAAAAGTCTTAGCACAGAAGGAAGAATTAGATTAGTCGGAATATCAGTTTCCTTAGTTATTTTCTATGGATTCTTCTTAAAGTCTTTAGGTAATTATCTACCATTCTTAGATTCAACTTCAACAATTCTATCTATCATTGCAATGATATTAATGGTTAAACAATTTATGGAGCAATGGGTGATATGGGTTATTATCAATGTAGTATCAATAATCATGTGGGCATTCTCTTTAATAAATGGTGTAGGAGAGATGGCTACATTAATTATGTGGATAGTTTACCTATGCAATTCTATATTTGGATTATATTCATGGAAAAAGGCTCAAATAAAAGAGGTGAAATAAATGAGTGGTTCAATTTTCAATTTAAATGATATGCCTAAGGTTGGAGTTTACTTTGGTAAATTCCTTCCTCCACATAGAGGACATTTAACAGCTATATTAAATGCTGCCACAAAGGTTCAAAAACTTTATGTAGTAGTAAGTGACAATATAGAAAGAAGCAGAAGAATCTGTAAAGAATCAGGCATTCCTGAAATTAATGTTAACCTTAGAATACAATGGTTATCTCAAGAGCTTATAGATATGCCTCACATCAAAGTAGTTAAATTAGATGAATCTAATATACCTGAGTATCCTAATGGATGGCCAATGTGGGCTGAACTAATGAAAGGAGCAGTAGGAGACAATATAGATGTTTTCTTTTGTGGAGAGCATGAATATGTAGAAAAGCTAGAAGAGTATTTCCCTAATGCTAAGGTAGATCTATTTGATCCAATGAGAACTACTTATAACATTAGTGCTACTGAAATTAGAAGCAATCCTATCAAACATTGGGATCATATATTAGGACCTGCAAGACCTTTCTTTACTAAGAAAGTATTAATAGCTGGAAGTGAAAGTTGTGGGAAAACTACTTTAACTAAATCATTGGCTAAATTATATCACACCTCTTGGAGTGAAGAAGTAGGTAGATATTATGCTCAAAGATTCCTTGGAGGAAATGAGGAGATATTTACTACTCAAGACTTTTCTAGAATTGCTCATCAACAAGTTGAGCAAGATTACGAAGCTTTAAGATGTGCTAATAAATTATGTTTCTTTGATACAGATGCAACTATTACCCAATATTATAGCATTTTATATATGGGTGAGAGAAATGCACAAGTAGAAGCTTGTGTAGATCCTGATAAATATGATGTAGTATTTTTACTTAAGCCAGACGTTGAGTGGGTATCAGATGGCCAAAGACTTAACGGCGACCAAGAAAAAAGAGAAAAATTACACCAAAGACTTAAACATATGTATATCGAAAGAGGATTTGAAGATAAAATTGTTGAAGTTGGCGGTAATTATAATCAAAGGTTAAATACAATAATGGATTATATAAACAAAAATCTTATTTAAGGAGGATATGTTAATGGAAAATGCAAGACTTGTACCACCTATGCCAATTCCTGCTCCACCACCAGGAGCAATTAAAAATAACCCGTTCTCACAAAAGCCTAATAATATTATGCCTTTTGGAGATATGGTTGATACTTTACTTCCAAAAGAAGAAAAAGTAGAGACTCCTGTTACAGAGCCTCAAAATGCATTTGCAAAAGATTTCTTAGGAGAACTAAGAGATTTTATGAATGAATTTGCAGAGACTGATTTAAATGTGGATTCTATAGAAGAACCAGGTTCAATGACTAAGGCTCAAGCTAATTTCTATATTAAGCTTTATAATCAATTAATACTTGAAGAAACAGAAATGAATGAGTTATGTGATTCAGAAATTGAAAGAACTTCAAAGGCAGTTAATGCATTTAGAAAGCAAAGACAAGATGAAATAGATAGAAAGAAATCATATTTCTCTAGTATATTAAAAGATTTTGCTATGCAAGAATTAGAAGGCAAAAAAACTAGGACTATAAAACTTCCATATGGAAACTTATCGTTTAAAAAGCAGCAACCTAAATATATTTATGGAGATGAGGATGAACTTAAATCATTAGTTAAAGAAGTGAATCCTGACTTAATAAAAGTAGAAACAGTTGAGAAGCTTGATAAGAGTATGCTTAAGAAAAATGGAAGAATTGAAGATGGTAAATTCTATTTAGGAGATACTGTTATCCCTTCTGTAACAATTCAAACTCAGGAAGATAAATTTGAAATTAAGTAATTTTTTAATTATGTAGGGGCTATTTAATAGCCTCTATGATATTCAATATATTTAAAGGTGAACTAATGATAAGAGTGAAGTATAATCAACGATTTAGCCAAGATGGATACCAATACAGATACTTTGATAATTACGAAGATTTTGGATATTGGTATGCTAAAAATTATAAAAATATAACAATTTGGGATATAGAATCAAAATAGAGATATTAGAGTGGAAGCTTTTTCATTTTAATGCTCTTTTTTTTATTATTCACATAATATAAAGTATGTAGATTTAAAATGATTTTTAACAAGAGAGATGGAGGAATTTTAAATGGCAAAAGTAACATCAAAAAACACAAAGGATCAAATATTAGAGGCATACAATGCAGCGCAAGAAGAAATCAAGAGATTAAAAGAAGGAAGAACTACTACTGCAGAAGTTGTAAAGGCTAAGGAAATAAAGGAAGTAAAGGCTAAAGCAAAAGAAATAATTGATTTAGAAATATTAAATGATGATATGAAGGATAAGTATACTGCTCTATTAAAGACTGTAGACTTATTAGAAGAAGAAATAGAAGAATTATATAGCATAAAGAAGGAAGCTGATTCTTTAGAAGCATTAATAAATGCTGCTAAGGATAAGGATAGAGAGCTTGATGCTAATTATGAAGCTAAAGTAGCGGAAATGAATGCAAATCTAGCTGAAAAGAGAGCAGAAGTTGCTAAATCAGTTAAGGAATTAAATGAAGAATATGATAAATTAAAAACTGATTTAAGAGCTGAATTCCAAGAAGAAAAGGTTAAACTTCAAAAAGAAAGAGCTAGAGAAAAAGAAGAATTTGAATATAACCTAAAGAGAGAAAGACAAAAGGATAATGATGCTTGGGAAGATGAAAAAGCTTCTAGAGAATCCGTATTAGCAGAAAAGGAATTAGCTGTAGCTGAAAGAGAATCTAAGGTTGAAGAAATTGAGGCTAAAAATGCAGAATTAAATGAACATATTGCTAATTTAAATGATAAGATTGAAGAAATTAAAGAATCTTCATTCAAAGAAGGTAGAGATAAGGCTTCTAAAGAGTTCAATATTCAAAAGAGCTATATTGAAAAAGAAGCTAAATGGGCAAAAGAAAGACTTGAAGAAAAAATTGCTTCATTAGAAGAAGCTTTATCAAGTGAAAGAGCTGCTCATGAAGTAACAAAAACTAAACTAGATGATGCTTATGCTAAGGTACAAGAAATTGCTACTAAAACTGTACAAGCAAATGGATCAGTAAGAATAGTAGATAGTTCTAAAAACTAAGCCAAGGACTCCCTAAAGGGAGTCTTTTTACATACACAAAATCGAAAGAGGTGAGTAAATTCTAACATGTTTCCGCAAGAGTTTATTAATGAAATAAAAGAAAAGGTAGATTTAGTAGAACTTGTTTCAGAATACACAGCTCTCCATAAAGCAGGCACCAATATATATCAAGGTAAGTGTCCTCACCCTAATCATGATGATAAAAACCCATCTTTCCGAATTTGGAAGAGAGGATATAGAAACAGTCAGTTTGATAGTTGGGCTTGTATGGTCTGTCATTCTGGAGATAAAAATACATCTAGCAAAGAACATAAAAATTATGGTTCTGATTGTATAGCTTTTTATCAATGGATAGAAGGAGTTAATTGGAAACAAGCAGTTTATGATCTTTGTGAAAAGTATGAGATACCTATTCCCAGTTCAGAATTTGATAAATTATATAAACTTAGAAGAATACAAACTGAAAGTTATATAAAAAATTTATATTCTGTACCATTAAACTATTTATATAATAGAGGTTTAAGTGATAAGGATATTAAAAAATGGATGATTGGTTTTGAAGGAGAAAAGATAGTATTCCCATTACTTAATAGATATAAGTATCCAATAGGATTTACTAAGAGATGGCTTGAAGTTCCTGAAGGAAGAAATGATAAATATAAAAACAGTCCTACAAGTAAGATATTCAACAAGTCTAGTTATTTTTATGGTTCGCATAATATAATAGAGAGCTTCGAGGAAATAAGAATAACTGAAGGACCAATGGATGTAATAATGGCAGATAAGTATAATGCATTAAATATAGTTGCAACATTAGGAACAGCTTTTACAGATGAACATGTAAAAGTAATCAAGAATTGGAATAAGACTCCTGTATTCATAATGGATGGAGATGGACCAGGAATAGCTGCTGCAGAAAAAGCTATTAACAAACTGGCTTCTGAGGGGATCTATTCTAAAATATTAATCCTACCTGGCAACAAAGATTTATGTGAATTATCAATAGAGCTTAAATGTGATATTGAAGATTATATAAAGACCAATGCACTTACTTATGGACAGTATAAGATGCAAAAGATAGTTAATTCATATGATAGTCAGATTAATGAATTAAAGTTAAAGCAATATAAAGATATCAAAAAGGTACTTGAAGAAATTCCTTACGAAGCCGAAAGAATGGTCATGAAAGAATATATTCTTAAGAGAATGAATATGCGACTTTAAGGAGGAATGTTTATGTCACTTTGCAAAGAATGTGATATAAAGCCAATTTGCAATATTTATAGTGATATTGCAAAACATATGGTTCATGCAAGTATCACTATCGACAGCTGTGATTTTAATAATAATCACATGATACGTACTAAAGAAAAGGAACTAAAACCTAAAGTAGAAATAGATCCTTTTACTGGTAAGCCAAAGGTTGATAGAGATAGAATAAATGAACTATCTAATAAAAATAGGCAAGAAAAAATGAAACAAGAAAAAGCAGCTCAAAAAAAAGCTGAGCCTAAAACCACATTTGTAGCTGAACCACTTGTATTAGATCATACTTGTGAAGGATGTGGAGCTAGTACCTTTAAAGAAGATGCTGCTAAATGTAGCACTTGTGGAAAAGACATTTGCAGTTGTTGTGCCACTGTAGATGGTGATACTTTAAATTTGCTATGCCCTGAGTGTTGGCAAGCATTATAATGAGGTGAATTTATGAACATATTTCAAAGAAAAACAAGAAATCAGATAGAAGGCATTAACATTAAAGATTTAGAAGAAATTCTTAATTTTAATTCAGTAGATGGACAACCTGAAATAGATACAATAGTATTTGATTCTATCCTATTAACTAATGAGACAAAAATAAAATGTATTAAGAATTATTACGCAAAATCAACAGGCGAAACTCCTAAAAGAGGTAAAGCACATAGCTCATGTATGGCAGTTCAACAATTCTATAATATAGGGTGTAGACCTTATGAATGTATTAAATGTCATAGAACTATGTTAAGAATGAGAAGTAATAAGCAAGTTAAACCAAGGTAATTAAAAGTAGGGAGCTTAAATAGTTCCCTACGGTATCTTATTTTTTTTATTTGACATAATTTATAATATAGACTTACGAAAGGATAGAACACAAATGAAGAATATTAAAGATTTATCTAAAAGAGTATCAGAGAATCAAAAAATATCTCAAAAAGATGCGCACAACATTATAGAAGATACATTTAATGAGATCTCAAAGATACTTGTTGAAGAAGGAGAAGAAGTTAGAATAAAAAACTTCGCAGTTTTTAAATATGGCACAGTGCCAGGAAAGAAAACAAAACACCCTACAACTAAAGAGGAGATTGTTATTCCTGATAGTAGAACTATTAGATTAGGATTATCAACTAAAATCAAGAAAGGTTTAAATGGGAGAGAATTAGTGTAATGAATAGAAAACAATTGATAGCCAAATATGGTGAAGAAAAAGTTTTTGCTGTTCCATATTCAAAAGTAGAGTTTATACCTGACGGATTTACGCCATTAAAACATGATGTTAGAATTTGGGGACAGTTTGATTCTATGGGTGAATTTATTTATAGGTATGATGCAGAAGGACAACCTTATATGCAACAAATAATACCGTATATTCTAATATTAGATGAAAGCGGTCAAAAAGTATTTACAACAAAAAGAGTTGCTGGTGATTCAAGACTTGTCGATAAAGTAAGCATAGCTTGTGGAGGTCACATAGATAAATGTGATGAAGGAAGAGAAGTATTGTTCAAAGCAGCTGTAAGAGAATTATTTGAAGAAGTTCAAGCTGATATATTAAAACCATTAGAAATAATTGGTTATGTAAGAGATTTAGCTTCAAGTACAAGTGATCATACAGGAGTTGTGATATTAGCACATGCTACTGGTGAAGTTATAGTTAAAGAAAAGGACAATTTAATTGGCCAATGGATGGACATAAATGAATTAATAGCTAATTATGAAAAATTAGAAGGTTGGAGTAAATACATCGTAGACCACTTTGCTGAGAAGAAGAAAATATATTAATTTGATAGCTAGCACCCACAATAAGGAGCTAGCTATTAGTAATAATAGAGTATGAAGAAATTAGCAAAGAAAAGAGGTTACTAAAGATGATTACAATTATAAAAAGAGATGGTAGAAAAACAAATTATGATAGAACAAAGGTAGCTGCATCAGTTATTAATGCTGCTAAAAGTGCAAAACAAATAATAGACGCTGAAGTTCTTAATGTTATTTTAGATGTAGTTGAAGCTAAAATATCAGAGTTAAATAAAACAGAAATCACAGTTGAAAAACTACAAGATTTCATTCAAACAGCTATATATGTAAATGGATTTAGATTAACTAAAGATGCATATTTAGATTATAGAAAAGAAAGAAATGAAGTAAGAGAAACTAAATCTGACATAATGAAAGCTATTAGAAAGATTGGTGTTCATACTGATAGAGATAATGGTAATGTTGGTAATAACTTTGGAGCAAAGCTATTAAGAATAGCTTCTGAATCAAATAAGTGGCAAAACTTAGCTAACATGCCTAAACATATTGCGAAAGCACATGAGCAAGGAGATTATCATCTTCATGATTTAGATGCTTTTAACTTAACATTTAATTGTTGCTCTCATAGCTTAGAACCATTGAAGACAGGTTTTAAAACTTCATACGGAACAATTAGACCAGCTAAAAGAATTAATGTTGCTGCTGAATTAGCTTGTATCTTATTACAATGTGCTCAAAATCAAATGTTCGGAGGACAAAGTATAGATGACTTCGATAATGATATGGCTGTATTTGTAAAAGCTACAAGAGATGAAATATATGAAGAATATTCAGCATTAATGGTTGGTCAACCTGAAGATGTTATAAAAGCAAGAGTTGAGGCTAAGCTTGATAAAGCTGTAGGCCAAGCCATGCAATCAGTAATGTACAATTTATCTACTATGGAATCAAGAAGTGGATCTCAAATAGTATTCTCTTCTTTAAATATAGGTTTACCTAAGGATGACGATGCTGCATTAGTATGTAAGCATGCATTAATAGAATATGGAAAAGGATTAGGTGCTGGTGAGCAATTAATATTCCCTAATATGGTATTCGCAGTTAAGTCAGGAGTTAATAGAAATCCTGGTGATCCATATTACTACTTATACAAAATAGCTTGTGAAGTAGCTTCAAGAAGATTAAACCCAACATTCTTAAATATTGATGCTTCTTATAACTTACCTTTACATGAGCAAGGAGTAAGAATAAGCACAATGGGATGTAGAACAAGTACTATTGATAATATCAATGGGCCTAAAGGAGCTAAGAGAAGGGGCAATATTGCACCAACAACAATCAATTTACCTAGATTAGGTATAGAAGCTTCATTACACCAAAAAGAAACTGGATGTTCAGATGAAGAAAAGATTAAGTTCTTATATGATAGCTTATTAAAAATGCTTGATTTAACTAGAGAATCATTATTATACAGATATAGTGTATTAAAGCAATTAAAAGGAAAAGACATTCCTTTCTTAACTGAAAATAATATGTATGTGGGAGCAGAAGAAATTGGGCCAAATGATTCTATTGAACCTATCTTAAAACAAGGTTCTTATGCAATAGGATTTATTGGAATACATGAAATGTTAATGGCTGCTATCGGTAAACATCATGGTGAAGATGAAAAAGCTTTAGAAATAGCTGATACTGTAGTAAGAATGATTAGAGAATACTGTGATAAGTATAAAGAAATAGATAAATTAAATTGGAGCTGTTATGCTGCACCATCAGAAGGTCTTTGCGGTAGATTTATTGCAATAGACAAAGCTAAGTACGGTGAAATAAAAGGAGTAACAGACCATGCTTACTATACTAATGGATATCATATTAATCCAGGATTTAAGATATCTGTTAAGGAGAAAATCCAAAAGGAAGCTCCATTCCACGAATTATGTAATGGTGGAAGAATTTCTTATATTGAATTAGATGATTATCCTACACCAGAAGAAATAGAAAAAATAATTACTTGGACTTTCACTAATACCAATATGGGATATATCGGAATTAACTTCCACGTTAGATACTGTAAAGAATGTGGACAGTTATTAAGAACTGAAGAAGAATGCCCTAATTGTGGTTCTAGAAAAATACAAGGTGTATCTAGAATAACAGGATATTTAGCTTTAGATGAAAGATTTGGTGCAGGTAAGGAAGCTGAAAGAGCTGATAGAGTTGCTCATAATAATGATAGCGACGCAAAAATCTATGCTAACGCTCAAAAAGAAAAGCTTTAAGGAGATGCATTATATGAACATACAAACAGCAGGTGAACTATATGATAGTTTAGCCAATGGACCTGGTATGAGATATGTTCTATTCACTCAAGGGTGCTCAATGGGGTGCCCTGGGTGTCATAACACTCATACATGGAACAAAGAATTAGGAGTAAGTATGCCTATAGATACAATAATGGAACATATAGAATCTAGTCCATTTATAGAAGGAGTTACTCTTAGTGGTGGAGATCCTATGGAGCAACCAAAGGAAATATTAGAACTTTGTAAAAGAATAAAGTCTGAATGCCCATCACTTAATATAATGATTTATTCTGGTAGAACCTATGAGCAGTTAATAGGTATGAATAATTCATATATACACGAAATACTTTCAATAGCTGATTACTTAGCTGATGGAAGGTTCGAAATAGATAATCGTGAAGGTGCACAGCTATATACAGGCTCTGCTAATCAAAGGATTATTGATTTAAAGAAAAAAGAAAGGATTTACTTTTAGACATACAGGAGGATAAACATGGGGAGAGGACCAAAAATAAGAAGAGGAGATATTTTCTATGCTGAATTGTATGGAATAGGGAATCAGCAAATTGGCGTTAGACCAGTAATAATTTATTCAAATAACACAAATAACATATTCGCACCAGTTCTTCAAGCTATTCCATTGAGTAGTGAGCTTAAAGAGTTATGTGTGCATGTATTAATTGAAGGCTTTGGTTTAAAAGAACCTTCTATGGCTCTATTAGAACAAATTACTACTATTAATAAGACTCAGTTAAGAGAAAAAATAGGCTCATTATCAGTTGAATATATGAATAAAATAGATCAAGCTGCTGACATACAATTCGGAAGAAAATCTTACATTAAACAAGATGATCCTTTTAAGGCGGTGTAAAATATGGGATATTACTCAGGAAAATTAATAATAAATAACAATACTGACAATGATATAAAAACATCTATGGAGCAATGCTTAATGGCAACTCTTAGATTTTCAGCAAGTTTTAATAAGAAAAAGCTTTACTTAAATAATACAATTTTAAAACAAATATTAGAAAGTGGAGTAGTTCAAGATTATATTATTCATGAATGTTCATCATATTTTAAAGACAATAAAGAACTTATAAATAATAGAATAAATAAAAGTTTTACTATAGAGAATACTGTAAGAATTGATATAAAAATTATAGGAAAATATTTTTATATTAAGTTTTATTGTGGTAGAAATCACACTATTGACGATTGCATTACAGCATTAATCAGAAAACTTAAAAATGAAAAGGATCAATTAGAAATATTAAGAGGCGAATAATTTAATAACTATATTTCGATAGGATAGGCAAAAATAATAGTCTATCTTTTTTTATTTGCATAATATTAAACAAGGTAATTGTTTATACATAACTGGAGGTAGAATAATGTCAAAAAGATTTTCAAATGAATGTATTGATTGTAAATACATAGGAGAAACAGGTCTTTGGAAGGTAGAAGGTTATGAAGGATTAATTCATGTTAAAGAATTTTTTATAGTAAAACCAGAACCAGGTCCAAATCCTCTACATTTTGATTTGGATACAATAGATGCTAACAAACTAATAGATAAATATAAAATTACAGCAGAAAAAGCTGAGGAACTAATACTTAATGGAGAGCCTTGTTGTCCAAAGTGTAAGTCACTTAACTTCTTTGCTGTATAAAAAATAAAAAACTAAAGGAGAAATTATTATGAATACATTGCAAATACCAGTTAAATTTCTAAATGGAGAAAGTTTATATACCATAAAAAAGGTTAAAGTTGAAATACCTTGTGAAATATGTGAAGGTGAAGGAACTATTAAATTTAACAATAAGAATATGAGATGCCCTGAATGTATGGGAGCAGGTTCATTTACATCAAAGAAAACTACTAACATAGTACATGAAACCCCTTTTGTAATTAAGCAAACTAAGATTGAAGTTAATAACAATGGAGAATCTGTCGTAAAGTATAAAGGTTATTGTGGCTCACAAATGTTAAATAGATCAGAAGAGAGCTTATTCTTAACAAGAGAAGAAGCTCAAAAGAAATGTGATGAGCTTAATGAAAACTTAATGCTTGTAAATGTTGATGATATCGAAATACAAGAAGTTTTTAAAGAGCACACTCCATCACCTGATAAAGTTATAAATAAATTAACTTATTATAAGGAAAACGGTAAGTTTGCAAAACCTATAAGAGTTAATAAGGACAATGTATTGCAAGATGGTTACATTGACTATCTATTATGCAAGACATTTAATATAAAAACTACGAAAGTATCAATTATATAAAAATTAAATATACAGGAGGAGACAAAGATGGCTTGGAGATGTCAAGAATGTGATTACTTAGGAGAAGAGATTGTTGAAACAGATGAACATGATGAAGGATGTCCTGAATGTGGAGGTTATTGCATAGAAGTTGATGAAATGACAGATGCACAGGAGGAGGCTCTAGAAAATTTCTTTAAAGATAATGAAAAATATTTTATTATGCCAGGGGGAAATGAAAAAGTAGAATTTTTAAGAGACAAATTCAGATGGGATGATTGTAGAGCTGCTAATGAGGTCGCAAATACTTTCTCAGATGTACATGTTTATACTGTTATTGATTGTGAAGATGAAGAAGCTTGGCTAGTAGAAGGAGCAAGATATGTCAATAGAATAGCTTATTATATGACTACTAGAAAAATAGAAATACCTAAAGAAGGATTAAGGTACTGGTAGGAGGTAGACTTAATTATGTATAGCGTAAAAGAAATTCTAGAAAAAAATAAAGAGTATAAAAATGCTGATAATATTGCTTTAAAAAAATATCAAGAATTAAAAGATATGAGCAGCAATATAGACTTAGAAGATGTAAAAAAATTGTCTTATCAAGAAGTTAAAGAGTTTTTTAAGTTGATAATATATATGAACAATGATGAAACTACGTCTAACGTAAAAGAAATAATGGAAGCTAAAAAAGCAGAATTATATCCTGAAATTTTAGGTGTTCATTACTTTAAAGAGATAAAAGAGATTGATTTTATTTCAGAAGAAGAAAAGATAAAACTTGATAGATTACTTTCTAAGAGAAACATAAAAAGAAATGAAATAAATAGTCTTGATGAAAAAGTAATAAATTTTTTATTAGAAAAGAAAATACTTGAAAAGAATTATGTTGTATCATGCAGTCATTATCACAACTTTGATTGTCAAGAAAGAGTTTTCACAAGCGAAAAGGTAGAAAAACTTAAGTCATATTGGAAAAAGTTATCCAATGGAGAAGAAACTACTGATGAAGAAGATGAAGAACTTAACTGTGGTTGCTTTGAACTATACTGTGACTATGATCGTATAGAAATAACAAACTTAGAAGAGTTTGAAGAACATTTATATGAAATAAGATATAAATTGATTAAAAATCCAGATAGAACTTTGGACAATTTATAGGAGGTATAAATATGAATAAAATGTCAATTCATATGCAGATAGGAGTGCTTGAGGTGATAGGCAATCAGGATAGTAATTATCCTGGAGTTTCAGTTTACTTAAATGGAGAACTCGTTTCAAAAACAGAATATAATTCTGATACTAAATGTGTAAGAACAATAGCTTACACCGATATAGAAGAAGAACCAGCATCAATAACTGATTATAACAAAAGAGGAGAATAAATATATGGCAAAAGTTATTAAATTTGGCGAAGACGCAAGAATTTCAATGAAAGCAGGAGTAGATAAATTAGCTAACACTGTTAAGGTTACTTTAGGACCTAAAGGAAGAAATGTTGTTTTAGATAAAGCTTTTGGAGCACCACTTATAACAAATGATGGTGTTTCAATAGCTAAAGAAATAGAATTAGAAGATCCATATGAAAATATGGGTGCTCAATTAGTAAAAGAAGTTGCAACTAAGACTAATGATGTAGCAGGGGATGGTACAACAACAGCTACAGTTTTAGCTCAAGCTATCATTGGAGAAGGATTAAAGAATTTAACAGCTGGAGCAAATCCAGTTTTCATGAGACAAGGTATCAATATGGCAGTTGAAAAAGCTGTTAATGAAATAAAGAAAATGTCTAAGTCAGTTAATGATAGTAAAGATATTTCAAGAGTTGCATCTATTTCTGCAGGAGATCCTGAAGTTGGAGCTCTAATTGCAGAAGCTATGGAAGTAGTAGGTAAAGATGGAGTTATCACTATTGAAGAATCTAGATCAATGAACACTGAACTATCTGTAGTTGAAGGAATGCAATTCGATAGAGGATATATTTCTCCATATATGGTTACAGATACTGAAAAGATGGAAGCTATTATAGATAGCCCATATATAATAATAACTGATAAAAAGTTATCTAATATTCAAGAAATACTACCTATTTTAGAGCAAATTGTACAAGCAAATAGAGAGTTTGTAATTATTGCAGATGAAATAGAGGGTGAAGCACAACAAATGTTAGTTGTGAATAATCTAAGAGGAACATTTAAATGCGTAGCTGTTAAGGCTCCTGGATTTGGTGACAGAAGAAAGGATATGTTACAAGATATAGCTATCCTTACAGGTGGAACAGTTATATCAGATGATTTAGATAAAACATTTGCTGATATTACATTAGCAGATTTAGGACAAGCTAATTCAGTTAAAGTTACAAAAGATATGACTACTATAGTTAATGGCTTTGGAACTCAAGAAGAAATAGAGAAGAGAGTTAATAGCATTAAAGTTCAAATAGAATCAACCTCTTCTGATTTTGATAGAGAAAAGCTTGAAGAAAGACTTGGGAAGCTTGCTGGTGGAGTAGCAGTTATAAAGGTAGGCGCTGCTACTGAAACAGAGATGAAAGAGAAGAAGTTAAGAATTGAAGATGCTCTTAATGCAACAAAAGCCGCAGTTAAAGAAGGTATTGTTCCTGGCGGTGGATCTACTTATATGATTATCAAAGATAAAGTTGAGAAAAACATTTCTTCAAATAATCGTGATATTCAATTAGGTATAGAAATTATCGTTAGAGCGTTATCTGCACCATTAAAACAAATAGCTATTAATGCTGGTGTTTCTCCTGATGTAGTCGCTTTAGCTATCGTAACTAGAAATGAAGTCAATAAAACTACAACTATAGGATATGACGCTTATAGTGATGAATATGTAGATATGATAGAAGCGGGTATTATTGATCCTACTACAGTAACTAGAAGTGCATTACAACATGCAGCATCTGTTGCTTCAACATTCTTAACTACTGAAGCTGCTGTAGTTAGTTTAGATAAAAAAGAAAACTAATACTGTGAGGCCTTAGGGCCTCTTATTATTGACAAAGGAAGGTAGATACAATGTACTTAGAATTAGATATAAGCATGGAAGAGAAGGTTAATTTATTAAAATTTTTAAAAGAAAATAACATAGAGTCAAAAATATATGATTCTGCATCAGAAGCTTTTTGCTTTATGGAAGCAGAGTCAAGAGTATGTGAATGTGAAGAAGCTATAGACAGAACATTATCAGATGAAGAAAGAAAAATCTTTATAAAAACATTAGCAGAAAGACTGTTTAATACAGACCTTGTTTCTGATTTGGCTTATAACTTAGCTGATCAAGTTACAAAAGAATTATTTGCTGGGGAGGTTGCGTAACTATGAAAGCATATGCAGTCAATATAATTTGGACAGATTTAGAGGAAGCAGCAGAGCATTCTACAAGAATATTTTTAAATTTAGATGAAGCTAGAAAGTTCTGTCTAGATAGCGAAAAGGAATGGGCATACAATAAGGAAGATTGTTTAATAGGAGACTCACCAGATGTAACAGATGAGCAAATTGAAGAATGGATAGTTCATTCATTAGAAGAAGATATTGATAATAATGACGCTATTTATAAACATTACGTTTATGGAGAGGGACAAGAAAAAATCTTCGAATTAACTTCCGATGAAATTGATAATATTGGTGTATTTGTAGTTAAAGAAGATTATAGATATATGAATAATCAATGTGAAATTGGTAGTAATATTCACTTAATCACAACTGATTTTACAAAAGCTTATGAAAAAGCAATAGAAATTAGAGACAAAGCTCAAAAAGAATTTGGACAATCTGAATATAAAGATGAAGAAAAATTAAATGCAAATGAAAAAATATATAGTTATATTTTGCAAGATGAATATGATTTAGTCGAAATAACTATAGGAAAATATGAGGTGAAATAAATGGATCCACATGACGTATTATCACAAATTAATGAATTATTAATATCTTCTGGTTCAAAGGATAGAGATATATTAACAAAGATAGATGATCTAGTTACAGAATACTTTACTCAATGTAGAGAGGAATTAGAGGAGGAAGATGAATAATGCCTAAATATCAATTAAAAGGATTGATTATAAAATCAATAGATATGGAAGTTGAAGCTTCTAATTTAAGTGAAGCAATAGATAAATGTCATTCAAATTATAATATTGAAAGAGTTGATGATTGCGCAGCTATAATTAAAGATGGCGAAATCCTTAAAGAAAATAATTCAGAAATATATTTATGTGACATAATGAATTCAGATTTACATAAATATTAGGAGGAATAGCAATGGGAAATAGAACAGTGTATACAGATTTAACAGCTGAAGAAAAGGAAATATTAATTCAACTTTTTTATGATTTATACTTCAATACAGATCAAGATCCAGAAGAATTTGGACATGAATTCTTTGCTTTAGTTGGAACTATATTAAGTGGCTCAATCCCTCTAGAGTTAGAACACTTAGTTGATTTTGAAGAAGCAATGATAGATTCAGTTCCTAGACTAGAAAGTATATTCGAAGGGAAAGAAAATTAATGGGCTTTTTTAAGAATTTTATAAATGGAAATAGTCAATGTATTATTAGCAATGGAAATATGCATAAAGTATCTATTAATGGCAAAACAATTAGTGTTGCAGGCAATAATGTATCCATTAGTAATGGTAAGATTATTGTTGATGGAAAAGAAATCAATGATATTGATGGAATTAACAGCAATACAATCATAAACGTAATCATTGAAGGTAATGTAGAAAGTATTCAATGCAATGGTTCAGTAGAAGTCACAGGCGATGTGATAAATGGTATTGATTGCGGTGGTAGTGTAACTATAGGTGGCAAATTAGGAGGATACATTGATTGTGGCGGTAGTGTTACAGCCAAAGGAGATGTTACAGGAAATATAGACTGTGGAGGTTCAGTAATTATAAGTGGATCTCATAAAGGAGACATAGATGCTGGTGGTTCAGTGTCAGTAAGATAGGAGGACTAATAATGAATGCCAATGAAATAAAAAAGTTATTAGATTATCATGATAACTTATATTATAATCAAGATTCTCCTGAGATATCAGATTTTGAATATGATGCACTTAAAGCAAGATACTTAGAATTAACTGGTCTTGAAGAATATGATTATGTGCCAGGAGAAGCTAGTGAAACTAGCGTTAAATATCAACATACAACAAATATATCTTCATTAGATAAGTGCCAAATTACAAAGATTGATGAATTAAAATCTCATATCCATAGGTTATGGCCTGTTACTATACAGCCTAAAATGGATGGATTAACTTTAGTATCATATCCAAGTGGAGAACATGTGACTAGAGGAAACGGAGAAATTGGTGAAGTAGTTACATTAAAAGTAACGAATGTCGATGGAATAGGCGAATTTAGTAATGTTCAAGTTCCTATAAGATCAGAAGTTGTAATGTTAAAATCTGAATTTAATAAGTTAAATGAAGAAAAAATAAAAAATGGAGAAAAACCATTTGATAATACTCGTAATGCTGCAGCTGGTATGCTTAGACAACTTGATATTAATAAAGTAAAAGGATTAAAAGCTTTTGCTTACAATATGATTAGAACTGAAGAATCAAATGATTCAAGTAATCAAATTATGTCTTTACAAATGTTAGGCTGGAATACTGTAGATAATTTTAAGCCAGAGACTGAAGAAGAAGCATTAGATTATATATTAACTTATGAAGATAAATATAGGGATTCTTTAGATTATGATATTGATGGGTTAGTCATAAAGCATGATGGAAGTAAGAAATTTGGATTTACTAGACATCATCCTAATGGTGCGATAGCTGTTAAGTTTGAAGCCCAAGGTGAATGGACTACGCTTAAATCTGTTACTTGGCAAGTAGGGAAAACTGGTATAATTGCACCCGTTGGAGAAATTGAACCAATTAGAATATTAGGATCTACAATTAATAGAGCTACATTACACAATATTAGCATTATTAACGCCCTTAATATCAGAATTAATGAGAGAGTATTTGTAGTTAAAGCTAATGATGTTATACCTAAAATAATAAAAGGTGAACCTAAGGTAACTAGAGATACTTTTCCAATAATACCTCCTAAGAAGTGTCCAGTATGTGGAGCCCCTACAGAATTTAAAAATAATATATTATATTGCACTGGGGAAGAATGTGACGCTCAAGAATTAGGTAAAACAATCAAACTTTCATCAAGAGAAGCTTTAAATATAACTGGATTATCAAAAGAAACTATTATAAAGATAATGAATTATTGTGAAGAAAAAGAATATGAGTATGATTTCACAACGCCATTATATTTTCATAAAGAAGATATATTAAATCTACCAGGGTTTGCTGAAAAGAGTGCTGAAAAATTATATAACAGTATTCAAAAAGCAAAACAAACTGAATTAAAGAGATTCATTTTAGCAGCTAACATACCTTTAATAGGAAAGTCTGCTAGCGAAGATATAGCTAATACTATTCGTACTTTGCCTAATTTAATAAATGAAGTAAAGACGGGTTATAAAACTATAGCTTCTATTGAAAAAATAGGACCTAAAATGATAGAGAATCTTAATAAATATGGAGCAGAAAGATTTGGAATGCTATGGGATGCTGGAGTAAGACCTTTAGATGTAACTACAGTAGCTAAAAAAATTTCTAATTCAGATATTAAGACATTTGTTATTACAGGTTCATTTGATATTCCTAGAAAAGAAATCGAACAAATGATTAAGGATGCTGGACATAAGACTAGTGGCTCTGTCTCTTCTAAGACAAGTTATTTATTAGCTAGTCCTGGTGAGGAAGGTACTACTAAGTACACCAAAGCTACAGATTTAGGTACTCCTATAATCAATTCATTAGATGAGTTAAAGGAAATCATAAATGGATAATATAGTTGTAACTTTGATTAGGCTTAAAAATAAGACTCATTATGTCGAAGAGATTAAAGTCAATGATGAAGTTATAGCATCATTTGACTTTGACCTTGGCAAGATTGACTTTCAGCCTCTAGCTAATATTATAGATAATGAAAAAGGGGCTGAAGTAATATTTATAACAAAATATGAGGATGATTATAAACCTACAAAAACAGAAAAGGCAACTATATTAGTTTCTAGGAATAAGAAAAATGAATTAGTATTAGATCTTTATGTAAATAAGAAGGAGCAAGCTTAGGCTTGCTCTTTTTGTTTTAAGGAGGTAAGTATGATAAAACTAGAATTTAATATTGATAAATTTAATGATTCAATTAAGAACATAAAACAAGAAAAAGTTTTAACTGATGTTGAAATAAAAGCACATGAACTTATTTCAATAATATCAGATTACATAGACTGCGAAGCAGCCACAATAATGAACTTAACAGACGAAACATTAGATAAGGCAATAGATATGGTTACAAATGATCCAATATTATTACATTCAATGGCAGCTACATCAAAAATGAATGGGTTAGCTAGATCTACTAAAACACAAAAAAAGGCATTACAAGCTGATTTATTTTAGGAGGGAATCATGATTGATATTAATGAAGATGAAATAGATAGATTATTTGGGAAATTAGTTATGTTAGGTAATTGCATGAGAATAAAAAAATTAGGATATATCTACGAAGAAGGCACTTATATAACAATAGATACAAGGGCTGATGAAGATGGATATGGAGGCATAGATCAAGTAGAATTCCTTGGAGGACTTTTGGGTACTTCAATAGGAACTGGTTACTGTGGCACTAATGAGTATATGAAAGATGAATTGATTTCTATAGGTGGTAAGATACCATATTCTACTTATGATAAAGACTGTATAAATGGATTAACCGTGAAAATAGAAAATCCTGATATTGATAAACTTATAAAGTATAAGTTAAATAACAATGATTTTATAAATAAATTTATTCAATTATTTACAGAAAATTGCTGTATGTGTGAAGAAAGCACAGTAACAGATGTACAGATTATTTTTAATGATTATATTTATATAATTGTTCCAGAAGAATATTTTATGATAGATATGTTTTTTGAAACATATTGTATCTTTTTAGAAGAGATTAGGGAAAAAGTAGAATTTTATGAAAAACAATTAAATGTACAAACTTTAAATGAAAAGGAGGTAGCTTAATGAGCGAGAGAACAATCATAGAATTGAATGATAGTAATTACTGTAAAGTTATTGTTGAAAATGAAAATGGAGTTAAGACAAATAAAAATATAAGTTTTGAAACTTTATTATCACTATTAAATTGTTCCACTACAGAAGATAATTTTGATAACTCATCAGCTAACGTTCAAGTATCAGATATACTACCAGGAGATCATATGATATCTACAATTCAAGTCAAAGAAATATTCTCTAGTAAATCTAAATGGTATGTTTTATTGAGAGAACAAGTTCCTGCAGATATGAAACTTGCGAAAAAAGTATACAAGAAAGTAGCTATGCCTAGAACTTTATATGCTATTAAAGTATGTAATAATAAATGCGTTTCGTTAAGAATAGGATGTGTGCAAAATGGTCCTATAACTATGGACATGCCTATATATAGATACCCTTACAGTAATGTATTCGATACAAAAAGTGTATGCCTTGGAGGGAATACATTAAGTGATTTTGAATTAAATGATTTAAGCAATATAGTAATGATTCCTGAAATGTTTTTATCAATGACAAATAATAATGATGGGTACATTGGAAGTAATTCTAGTCCATTTTCATATAAAGAACTTTTAGAATTAATGGAAGGTTCTTCGTTTGATAATAATATTTTAGTGCAATCATACAATACACCAACATATCAAAGCTTTTTAGATAATTTAAGATAAGAATAGGAGAGAGATGTTATGACAACAGAAAATACAATTAATTATATAAGCGATCTTCATGATGAGGAGGATACAAATATTACAGAGTCTATGACTAGAGAGCAGTTTGAGGCTTTCTTTAGAGAAAATAGAGAAATTAAATATAAAAATTTAACGATAGGAGTAATGGAATGGGGAGATGGAAGATTTGATGTTCTAACTCCTGCAGATAATGAATGTGGATATTCTACATTAAATCCAAATGCATTTACTAATGCATGTGATGCAATAGCCTTTGCTATAGATCATTTAGTTGAATATGATAAGGATAGAAATCCTGATGGAACTAAAACTGAAGCAAAGAAATCTTCTAAGAAGAAGAGTTCAAAACCAAAAGAACCTAAATATGATGGTCCAAGGATTGTTAAAGTATTCGGTAGAGAAATATATATCGAAGAAGATACCAATGCAAAATTTGAAGATATCAGAGTTAAATTAGTTACAGAATATAATTTTCCAAACTTTAAGAAAGATAAGGTATTCTATGACTTTGATGAATCTACTGGAACATTGGAAGTTCTTCTTAAATTCCAAACTAAAGGCTAAAGGCTTGTAAGGAGGCAATATAATGATAGAGCTTAAAAAGAATTCATCTTATAATATAATAGTGGTAGGTGTAGGTGGGACTGGTTCTCACCTTATTTCATTTTTAAGTCAGCTAATAGGAAATAACAAGGTTTATAATATGAAACATAAAGTTATATTAGTTGATGGTGATAGAGTAGAAGAAAAAAATTTAAGAACACAAAAATTCTTAGAAAGTGATGTGGGAAAATTAAAAGCTGAAGTTTTATCTGATAGGTATTCTGCAGTATTTGGAATGGAAATATCCTATGTCGATAAGTACATATCATCTAAAGAAGATGTTTTAAAATTATTAGATAGATCTTATGGAACAACAAATATAATAGTTTCATGTGTAGATAATAATGAAGCTAGGAAATATATTGACCAAGCATTTAATGATTTTGAATTTACTAATCATAATTGCCCAGGAATTATTGCAATTGATACTGGTAATAGTGGTAGCTTAGATGAACTTACAGGACAAACTGTAATAGCTTATAGAACTCGTGATGAAGTGGTACTTCCATCTGCTAGTACTTACTTTCCTCAAATACTTGAAGACGAGGAAATAAAAGAACCTACAGCAAGCTGTGGTGAAATCATGTTAGAAAATATTCAAAACATAGGTGCAAACATAACCAGTGCAGTTACTACTTTTAATATTTTAAATAATATTATAGGATTTAATAAAATAACTGGAGATCTGCATATGTTTAATGCAACAACAATAGAAACAGAAAGTTTAAAAGTTAACATAGCTTAGCTTATACCAATTATGGTATAATAATTCAGTAAGGAAACTTATGATAAGTTATCCTTCTTCATTTAGGTCGAGTGTTACAAATTGCTCTATGGCAATTTTAATGACGGGAAGAAGGTGGTATCCATGTCAGAATTTATACAAGCTTTACTTATAATCAGTGTAACTATAGTTGCTATAGTTTCGATTGTATTTGGAAAGAAATTCTCAACGAAAGTTGATAGAAGTATAGATGGTGTTACAGCTGAATTGTCTGTAACTGAAGATAAAGATACAAAAAGAAAAAAGTAGCCCACACTCACCAAGTTAAGCTACTTTAATCTTTAACATATCATAAGCCATAGGTCAAATGTAACACTTGACCTTTCCTTACTAATATTATAGCACAATTTCAAATAAATATACAATAAATTATATAAAAACACAAATGAGAGGGTGGCTATTTTGAGCTTTATAAAATTTGGTAATAAAAGATTGAGAAGTGAGGATATAATTGATTATGGATTGTCTACAACAACAGTTCCGTATGAAAAAATATATATAGCCAAAGAAAGAAGTGGAAAACTTAGTAGACTTTTTCTTGGGAAAATAGAATTGTTTTGGGAAGGCGATTTACTTAAAATCGACAAAGAAAGATATAAAGATTTAAAAGCAGTAAATGAAGATTTAGAATATGACGATAATCCAGCTAAAGTTCCACTTAGAGCAATGATAGACGGACTAAAATCTACATATAAAAGATATTATGGTCCTAATAAAGATATAATAGAGTCAAAAGAATTGACTGATGACCTTAATGCTTTTGTGATGAAAGACGTAAAATATTTATATGTTACAACAGATAATGGCAGTAACTATCAATTCTTAGATGGTGCCTGTGAATTTAATATTTTTGATAAATTTAAAGAATTAGATAATATATTATAAATTTAAAGACCAGTATTAACTGGTCTTTTTTATTTGACTTCAGGAGGAGAGAACAATGTATATACCTTTACACATGCACTATGCGAAAGGTTCAATTGGTGACAGCATACTAAAAACTAAGGATGCTGTGAAGAAAGCCAAGAATATAGGCATAGAAGCATTGTCTATTACTGACCATGGTTCTATGGCCAATGTAATTGAATTTTACAAAGAGTGCAATGAACATGGTGTCAAGCCATTAATAGGATTAGAAGCCTATGAGTGCAATGACCGTACTGAAAAACAAAAAGGGTATTATCATTTAGTATTATTAGCTAAGAACAAACAAGGTTATAAAGACCTTTTACATATATCAGCAGACTCACAATTCAATGGATATTACTACAAACCACGTACAGATATATCAGTATTAAGAGAACACGGTTCAAACTTAATAGCTTTATCTGCATGTTTAGGTGGTAGAATACCTAAAATGATTATGGATATAGTTAAAGTGAGTAATGATGGTATTGAAGGCTTAGAAATGCATATGGATAATATCAACAATGTTTTAAAGACTGCAGGAATAGATCCAATAGAAATATCTCAAGAAGATATTATAGATGATTATATTAATATAAGATACAAAGAAATAATTAAATTAATTGAAGAATATAAAGAAATATTTGCTGACTTTTATCTTGAAATTCAGCCAGGTGATTTTGAAGATCAGATAACAGTTAATAAATTATTAGTGGAATTAGCTAAAGAAACCTGCACAAAGCTGGTTGTAACTAACGACATTCATTATTTAAATGCAGAGGACTATATAGCACATGATCAACATGTAAAGATGGCCCAAAAGAAAAAGCATGATGACGCTATGATTTATCCTGATAAATGTTATTATTTAATGAATCATGAGGAAATAGTAGAATTATTTCCTTATCTAGATAGAGAAATAGTAGAAGAAGCTATTGATAATACAGTTAGAATAGCTTCACAAATAGATTTATCTAATTTGTATGATGGTAAAATAAAAATGCCTAAAGCAGATATACCAGAGGGATATAATGAGGATGAATATCTTGCAAAAATATCTATAGATAAATTAAATGAAATAAGTTATAGATTAAAAGATCCATCAGTTTATTATGATAGAGCTCAATATGAGCTTGAAACTTTAAAAGAAGTAGGATTTAGTGGATATTTATTAATCATTAAAGATATTTATGATTATGCAAAAAAGAAACATATTCCAATGGGACCAGGCAGAGGTTCGATAGGAGGAAGTTTAATTGCATATCTAATAGGGATAACAAAAGTAGATCCTATTAAGTATGGATTATTATTTGAAAGATTTATTTCTATTCATAGAAAGGGTTCTGTTCCAGATGTAGACCTAGATGTTGCTAGTAACAGAAGAATGGAACTGTTTGAATATACTCTTAATAAATATGGTAAGGAATGTTGTGCTCTTGTTAGTACTTTTACTATAAGAAAGGCTCGTTCTGCTATTAAAGATACTGCTAGAATTTTCAATATAGAGAGCGATTTTGCAGAGTATACTGCTAAATTGATTCCTCAAGTATATTACAATGATGAAGATGGAGAAAAGCAAACTGATTTGTCTATTGAAGAAGCTCTTGAAATTAGCGAAGAATTAAGAACTATTAAAGCTGAACATGAAGAATGGTTCGAAGCTGCTATGAAATTAGAAAACTTATCTAAAACAACTAGCATACATGCTGCTGGTACTCTTATTAGTCCTATTCCTTTAAAAGAATACGTCCCATTAATCAAAAATAGAAAAGACGATGGCATGATGGCCACAGCATTAAATTTATCAGATGCTGAATATGCAGGTGCCATTAAGTATGATTATTTATCATTAGCAACTCTTGACGTAACTTCAGCTACAGAAATAGATATTAATTTCGAAGCTGATTTTGATGATGATGTATGGTTAAATAATCCTTATGTTTGGGATACGATAGGATCTAAAAATACTACTACGTTATTCCAAATATCATCAGAAACTTATAAAAAGAGAATGGATAGATTAAAACCTAGAACAATAGAAGAACTAGCTGCTTGTTTAGCATTAGTTCGTGGACCATGCATATCTTCTAAACTAGATGAAGTATATATGCAAGTAGTTGAAGGTAAAAGAGAAATTGAACTTATACATCCATTCTATGATTCTGTTACAGCTAGTACCAATGGTGTTCTTTTATATCAAGAACAAATGATGCAAATACTTGTTAACTTTGGTATGGATCTAGAAAGAGCATTCCAAGTAATGAAGTTTGCTGCTAAAAAGAAACAAGAAAAATTAGCAGCTGCAGAAACCGAATATAGAGAACTTGCTAATAAGAATAGAGTTCCTGAAGATGTAGCAACTAGAATATGGGATATAATGCTTGATACTGGTAAGTATAGTTTTAATAAATCTCATGCAGTTGCTTATGCATTATTATGCTATTACACAGCTTACTTAAAGACATATCATCCGTTAGAGTGGATGAAGAACTCTTTAACAAATGCATATGATAGAAAAGAATCTATATCTGAAACAATACAAGAATGTAGAAGAGTAGGAATAAGATTCTTAGGATTAGATATAAATAAATCATTATGGCCATTCTCAATAGAAGATAACCAATTAAGAATAGGATTCGTTGCAGCTAAAGGCTTAGGTAAAGTTGCATATGATGCATTAGACGCTGCAAGACCATTAAGCTCTTTAAAAGATACTATGGACAAGGTTACAAGTAAATTCAATAAGAAGGCATTTGTGGTTTCTATTTTTGGAGGAGCTTTTGAATGTTTTGAAGAAAATAGACTAGCAGTATATAAAGAATATTGTGAAGCTAGAAAGGAAGAACCTTTGGCCGAGATTAAAATTTCAAAAGATATGATATTTAAATCAGAAGCTAGTCTTCAAGACATAGAATCTGTGTTATATGAAGTACCTATAACAAGTAATCCAGTTCAATATTTTGAACCATTTTCATTTGAAGGAGTTAGACATGGAGAAGTATGTCAATTACAAGCTATAGTTAGAAGAGTTAAGAAGATAAAAGATAAGAATAATAATCCAATGGCCTTCTTAACTTTAGAAACTACATCAGGATACATTGATAGTACTGTATTCAGTACAATATATAAAGGAAATACAAAATATATGAAAAACAATCAAGTTATTACAATTAAAGCAAAAAGAGATAGGGATTCTTTAATCCTTCAACAATTTATTGCATAAATTTTAAAGATCGGAGTAAATCCGGTCTTTTTATTTTTTTAAAAAGCATAATATAAAAAAGTGCTTTATTTATGACGCTTAATGGAAAAATGGAGGTACAAAAATGTTATTTAGTTTATATACAATCAGAGACAATATCGTAAGAATGAAAACTTTAAATGATCAAGTTAAACTTGATACAAAACCAGATAGCTTACTTACATACAAAAATAAGTTTTACGCATTAGCATATGACATAGCTTTGGCAACAGGTGAAGCATATTTTACTACTGGAAGAGATTTATTCCATTCTAAATATAGAAATATACTTTTAGAAATAAGCAATGCACAAACAGCTGAGGATGTGCACGCATTTAAAAGAGCATTAACTACAATATGTGAAGAATTTGACACGATAATGCTTAAAGATTTTTCATCCGCAGATTTTAACAGATATGCTTTGCAATGGCACCAAGCTTATAGTAATAGGCAACAGAATGATATAAGCAATAGCTCTTCTTTGTATGAAATATCTAGAAAGATAATTCCAACAGGAAATAGGGATATAACTTTGTTTTATCCTGATTGTTATGATGGAGCAAATATAGATCCATTTAATATTATTCCAAACAAAGTGTTGGCCTATGGTAATGAAGCGAATGATGTAATGTTATCTAGAGCTAAGTCAAATATGCATAAGGTAGTAAAAGGTATTTTGAGAGGTTCAAGAATACAAAACAATGCATTTGATATCTTATATGTTCAACCGAAACTTCACTTAGAAATAGATGAAGAAGATATCTTTGCTAATAAAAGAATTGAAAAAAGCTATATAGCAGATATGTTCAAATACCTTAGAACAGACGGAGTAATGGTAATAACAATGCCTTACACTAGATTATTCAAAGATATTTGTTCAATGCTTAGTAAACATTTAAAAAATATTCAAATAATAAAAGCTGAAGGTATTGGATTTTCTAACCTTGGACTAGTTCATATTATTGGCCAAAAGGAATCTGTCAAAGAACCTAGAGAAGAAGAGTATGCAAAATTAAGAAGATTATTTGAATTTTCAAGAATAGCAAATATTGAAGAACTTGATACAGAATATGTTTTACCAAGATCAAGTGTCTATATTGATTTATTTAAAGGATCTGCATTGGACTTAGAAGAAGTTGAACAAATTATTGAAAAATCTTCTTTAATGGATAAGATGTGGGCAAATCAAAGAGTTGAGAAGTTAGATGAAACTATCAAGAATCCTCTTCTACCATTTAATATTGGACAACTTGGATTAGTTTTAACATCAGGATGTCTAGATGGAATAGTAGATGAAGGAGATGGCCATAGTCATCTTATTAAAGGTAGAGTTTCAAAACAAACAGTTGAAACTGAAACTGACACTGATAAAGGTGTTGAAATTACTGAAACTACTGTGAATAAAGTTGAGATTAATGTACTTCTTCCAAATGGAGAGTTTAAAGTACTTGCTTAGAAATTTATTTAATGAAAGGAATTAAAATCTATGACTGATATAGGAGTCAGAAATACTATTACAACAATTAATGATAATCGCATTATGGATGAAGAATCAAAAGAATGGTTAAAAGCATTAATTGATAAAGATTCAACTTATAAATTAAGTAAATATGACGAAGAAAGTGATACTGGTATATGCAAATGCGGTAGAGTTACATCTGCAATAGATGGAATATTCTACTGCGTATATTGTGGTCAAAAATTAAAAAGTAAATAAAACATTTAAGGAGTAATTGACATGGAAATTAACACTAAAGCATTCGCAGAACAATGGAAAGAGCAACTTAGGATAGAGATTAAGCATCTCAAATCTACACCTAAACTATTGATTATTATGGCTGAACGTTACTATGAGCCAAGTAAGAAATACGTTTCTAATAAAATGAAAGTAGCAAATGAGTTAGGTATTGAAGTAGCACTGGCAGAAGTTAAATGGAGTGGAAGAACTAAAGAAGAATTACTATTTACTTTAGAAAATATCATAAGTAAACATGAAGGATATTCAATTATAGTTCAATTACCATTCCCTCAGTTAACTGAAGAAGATATAGCAAAGTTAATTCCTACAAATGCAGATGTAGATGGATTTACTAATGAACAAAAAGGATTATTAGTTTCAGGAAGTGATAAAGCGTTAGTACCATGTACTGCTCTAGGGGTTATTAAGCTACTTGAGTATGTACATGGAGATTTAACTGGTAAGTCTATTGCTATATTCAATAGAAGTAATTTGATAGGTAAACCTTTAATGCAATTAGCGTTACAAAAGAATATGACACCAACCGTTCTTCATACTAAAAGTGCAGAATATGAAAAGGAAAAGGGATTGGAAGAAACAGATATTATTGTAACTGGATGTGGCAAAAGAAAAATGTTTAACAGTTGCGATATTGATGGATCTTTTGTAGAAACAATTATTGATTGCTCTATGGATAGAGTAGATGGAATACCTGGTGTAGGAGATTTTGATAAAGAAGATATCTTAAATCATTATTCTAATATCAATATAGCTAGTGGTTATGGACATACTGGAACATTAACAGTTATAGCATTATGTGAAAATGTTATAAAATCTCACAAATTGATGATGGGAAAATAAAAAATGACAATAAGAGAAGTGAATTATGTACAAGTTTTAGATAAAAGATGGGATTGCATAGTTGCTGGAGAAGGTATTAAATTACTAGACTCCAGCAATATAGATGCCCAATTAATTATTGATAAAATACCGTTACCCTTTAATGAAATAAATGATTTTACTAAAAAGTTCCTTGATGAGATTTCATATATAGAATTTTGGAGCAATGTAAAAATATATAGACATTATCTTTAAGGAGGTGAGTGTATGAAAGATATTTCAGTTTTAGATATTGTCCAAGTGAATACTAGATCAATGAATGCAGTCTTTGTAAAAGTAATAGAAATCTCCAAGGTTCTAGATAGTTATGATTATGATTTAAAGAATCTAATAAGGTATAAAGGAGAAGTATTAAATGGCGAGCACTTAGCTAGTGTTGATTTTACTGATGAAGATATTATTGAAATATATAGCAAGGAGAATAAAGATGCAAAATAACATAACAAAAGCAGATAAGTATACTTTAGATAATATATTAAAAATATTATCAGAAGGTACAAGTACAGAAGGTCACAAGGTAAGACCAGTATATGAGGATGGAGAACCAGCTCATACAATATTTATCAATCAAATAGTTGAGAAATATGATATTAGTAAAGGAGAATTTCCTATTACTACATTAAGACCTATTTATATTAAGAAAGCTATTGGCGAGATTTTATGGATCTACCAAGAGCAATCGAATGATTTAGATTTATTAGCTAACAAGTATGGTATTACTTGGTGGGATTCATGGGAAGTAGATAATACTAGAACCATAGGTCAAAGATATGGAGCTACAGTAAAGAAATATGACTTAATGAATAAGCTATTAGATGGTTTAAAAAATGAACCATACACTAGAAGACATATCATGAATCTATATCAATACTCAGATTTTGAAGAAACCAAAGGCTTAAATCCTTGTGCATTTATGACTGTTTGGACTGTTAGAGGTCAGTATTTAGATATGACTCTTACTCAAAGATCAAATGATTATCTTGTAGCTGGTCATATAAATAAAATGCAATATGTAGCATTAATGATGATGGTAGCAAGACATGTTGGTTTAAAGCCAGGTATGTTCATGCATGTAGTGGATAATCTTCATATTTATGATAGACATACTGAACAAGCAATGGACATGCTTTCTAGAACACCTAGTAATAAGTCGCCTAAATTAATCTTAAAAGAAGGTAAGGATAATTTCTATGATTTCACAGTCGATGATTTTGAACTAATAGATTATGAACCTGTTAAACCTCAACTAAAGTTCGAATTAGGAATATAAGCAAAGGAAGGTTAAAATTATGAAAAATTTAAAAACAATTTTAGTTATTGTAGCTACTATCTTAGCATTAGTTATTCTAGGAGTATTTGCATTTAATTCTGTACAAAACAAAGCAATAGGCCTTGAAGAACAAATAAGAGTAGCTGATTCTGATATTAAAGTTCAAGAAAAGAGAAGAGTTGACTTAGTTTACAATTTAGTTGATACAGTAAAGCAATATGACAAGCATGAAGCAGAAACTTTACAAAATGTTGTTGAAGCTAGAAATAATGGAAAAGGTGATATTGGAGAAGTAACTACAATGATCAACGCTGCTGCTGAAGCTTATCCAGAACTAAAGTCTAACACCAACTATAAGCAATTAATGAATGAACTTAGTATTACAGAAAATATGATTGCAGAATATAGAAGCAATTATAACAAACAAATCAAAGAATATAACAGATATGTTAAAAAGTTCCCTAGTAAGCAAATACTTGGATTCTTAGGATATGAATTAGTTGAATTTGATTACTTAGATTACAATGCACCATCTGACGCACCTCAAAATTTATTTGGAGAGTAGTATATGGAGATCACTAAAAGAGAGATTATACTTAGTATCGCAATCGCAGCAATAATGTTAGTATTAGGATTTCTAGTATCAGGAAGAATATCAGAAATACAAATGGATAAAAACGAGGAGTATAATAAAGCTCTTAAAATAGATAATAATGAATTATTTAGATATGCTATGGATACCAATGTTGGTAATGCCTTTGTATATGGAGATTTAGTAGCTATTGATACAGTATCTTATCCTGAGATAGATGGAGAATATTTATATGTTGAAAAAGTAAAAGAAGTATATACTATGCATACAAGAACAGTAACTTATACTGATTCTAAAGGTAAGACGAAAACTAAAACTGAAACTTATTGGACCTGGGACTATGCAGGTTCAGAGGATCTATCTGCAAAAGAAGCTACATTCTTAGATGTAAAGTTTAATGTTTCTCAATTCGCAATGCCTTATGCACCACATATAACTACAATAAAAACATCTTCACATGTAAGGTATAAATACTATGGAGTACCTACAAAAATAACAGGTACCATATACACCAAACTAAAGGACGGAAACATTGGAGAAAGTGGAGTTCCTATATATGCAGATTCTACAATCAACGAAACAGTTGATAATTTAAGTTCTAATTTCGGTAAGGTTATTTTCTGGGCAATATGGATTCCAGTAATATGTCTAGCAGTATATGGATTCTGCTATCTAGACAATAGATGGCTTAATAGCTAATGAGGTGAGTTTATGAACATTAATATAATTGTAGCAGTTGATTCAAATGGTGGCATAGGAAAAGATAATAAACTATTATGGCATATTCCAGGTGATTTAAAAAGATTTAAAGAAATCACTACTGATAAAACAGTTGTAATGGGAAGAAAGACTTTTGAAAGTTTACCTTTTAAAGATGGTTTGCCTAATAGAAAAAATATTGTTTTATCAAGAACTCCAAAAGAATCTACTGAAAATGTAACTTATATAAATGATATAAATATTATTTTAAATAATGATAGTGAAGAAGAGATCTTCATAATAGGTGGGGCAGAAATATATAAAATATTCATGCCTTACTGCAATAAATTATATCTTACCCAAGTTTTTGCAGAAACTGATGCAGATACTTTTTTTGAAGTAGAGCCAGGAGCTTTTAGAGTAACTAATGCTAGTAAGATATTTAAAGAAAATGGATATGAGTATCAATTTATAGATACAGAAAAAATATCTAACAAGGAGAAGAAAATATGATTCAAAAAATCAAATGCTTCTTCGGATTTCATAAGAGAAGAGTCTTAGGCTTTTCTCTTCCTTTTTATCAACAGGGACTATCTAAATGTGATTGTTGTGGGAAGTATGAATTATATCACTATGGGATTAATTGTGGATACTGGACTGATGATATAAGTAGTTTTCCAAAAGAAGTTCAAGAACATATTAAAAGCAATAATTTATAGAAACTATGAGGTGATAAAGTGATAGGAATCAATGTGACTTTAAGCGATGAACAAATAAATAAAATTGCTTCATCTACAGCAGATAAAGTTTTATTTACAAATAATTATTATAGAAATAATGCAGATTGGTATGATAAACAAATTAAAGATCTTGAACAAGCTTTATCTAAAAGAGATAGTATGCTAGTTCAAAAAGATTTATATATAGAAAGATTAAGAGAAAGGACAAAGGAGCTTAGAAGAAGTACTAGAGGTACAGTAACTGAAGGCGAGTTTGCATATCAAAGGATTACAAAGATATATCCGGTAGAGCATGATTATGGAGATGAATATAAAAAATATTCTTGTCCTATATGTGATGCTCTTAATAACAAGCACCAAGTAGCTAAAGGAGAATCTAATTGCTCTCAATGTGGCGTAAATTTATCTTGGGATAAAATAAAGTAAATATGAAGTGATGGAGAAGTATCTATGGATAAAAAAGAATTAGAAAAATTCAGGAAGTTAGAAGATATAGCTCTAAACTTTGCAAAGGAAGAAAACAATGAATTAATGACTATGGAAATTAAAATTCCTAAAAAACATTTATTAAAGGTCATTCATTTTTTAAGAAGTCTTAATAGTGGCTCTTAATTGAGCCTTACATACGAAATGAAAAGAAAGAGGTAAAATATTATGGCAAAGAATTTTGGAAGAATAACTATAGATAATAGTAGTTTTATGCACTATGAAGCTGTTGCTATTGATAGACAGTCATCTGAATTTGTATTCGGTTCTATTGTAGCATCTGATAAACTTTTAAAGAACGTTTCTAAAGCTCTTAAGAAAAGAGTTAACTGTTATGTTGAAGGTAGATGTCATGCTACTATTCAAGGGCAATTCGATATTGAGAAGGAAAAACAAAATGGAAGTGACTTCTCATACATGGTTATAAAGAAAAAAGATGTTATTAATAGAACAGACACAAATGAACTATACACATTCTATGTATTTTATAGAAATGAAGATGAATTAGAAGAAATCTTATATGATAAAATATATGGTAACACATCTGTACCAATATTAAGAGAATGGGTTCCATACATATTAAGCAATTTAAGATCTTTAGGCTGTATTAGAAGAATAACAGTATATCATTGTTATGAAAATACTCCTTTTCAATGTTTAAAGTTTTCTGTGTCTAGAAGCGGCTTACTAGATATCGTTCAAAATGGATTAAGAAGTGGAGTATTAAGTATCAATAACAACAATACCGTTTCAGAAGTAATGACTGAAGTTACTGGATTAGATATGTATTTAAATGTATTTGGAGATATACTTGCAGAAAAAATACAAAGAGCATTTGTACCTAAGTTTGATCCACATCAAGATACATATTCAGAGTATGTAAATAACTATGATGATTCATGTTATTATGGTGGAATAGAAATATATGAAGCTCAAAAAGCTGTTATACAAGCTGTAGTTAATAATATGAATAAGAATAAAACTACAATAGTAGTAGGGGAGATGGGTGTCGGTAAAACACTATTAGGTGCAGGAATGGCTTATGCTCATTACGGAAAAAAGGCAGGAAGTTCTACTATTATAATGTGTCCTGGACACTTAGTTGAAAAGTGGCAAAGAGAAGTAGAAAGATTAGTGCCTAATGCTAAAGGATATATAGTAGAAAATATATCTGAATTAATGGCACTTGAAGATACAATTAAAGATAAGTATAAGAAAGAACATTCATTTATAATTTTATCAAAAGAAAATGCAAAGTTTAGCTATGAAAAAAGACCTGCAGCAATTTGGTCTAAATCAAAAGAATGTTTTGTATGTCCTGAATGTGGTAAAACTTTATTTAAAGAAGTTTACAAAGGTGAAGGAAGAAACAGATATAAGGTAAGAGAAAGATTAACTGAAAAAGACTTTCTAAAAGAGTATGCTTATAATATTGTATGTGGCAATAGTGTATTAAAATTTGATTCTGAAAAAAACAGGGACGTTAGAGTGCCTTGTAATGCTAAGCTATGGACACCACTTAATAAATTTGAGAAAGATTCTAAATGGGTTAAGTTAGGTTCTGAAGGATGGATAATGAAGAGTCATTTTGAAGAAATGTATAATGATTACTTCTCAAGAAGAGAAACTTTAAATAAGAAAGAACAAGGTTTCTTACTAAAGTTAATGGAGAAGAAAGATGAATTAAAAGAAACTGGCAATATTTCTTCATCTGCAAATGGAGTAAGGAAATATTCTATAGCTAAATATGTTAGAGAAAGACTTAAAGGACATGTAGATTACTTTATAGCAGACGAATTACATGAATATAAGGGCGACTCTTTACAAGGACAAGCTATGGGAGATTTAGCAATGGCAGCTAATAAAGTAATCGGATTAACTGGTACTTTATTAAATGGATATGCTGATGGTTTATTCTATATTCTTTATAGAACTATGCCAGAAGTAATGAAAGCAGAAGGGTTTGAGTACTCTGATGAAGCAGCATTCCAAAGAACTTATGGTGTTGTTAAGAGAACATCTGAACATGAAAGAGGTAGAAATGGAAGAAGGGGAGATAAGATTAAGAGTGGCTCTGAAAAGAGATTACCAGGAGTATCTCCACTAGTATTCACTAAATTCTTACTTGAAAATGCAGTATTTGTTTCTATAGCAGATATGGCCGAAGGATTACCAGAGTATACTGAATATCCATTACCAGTTGATATGGACGCAGAGTTAAATGCATCTTATCAAGAATTAGAAAATAACCTAAGAAGCTTATGCTCTTGGGGCGGTGGCGGAGGAATGAAGACAATGGGTGCTTTATTGCAATCATTATCTACTTATCCTGATATGCCATATAATTGTGTTCCAATAATACATCCTGATACAGCTGACGTTCTTTGTACTCCTAGAGAACTAGATAAGGGATTAAGAAATAAAGAAAGAGCTCTTATTAATTTAGTTAAGGAAAAGAAAGCTGCTGGTGAAAAAGTGCTAGTTTATTATGAATGGACTAATAAGACTGATGTTGCATCTAAATTAATTGACGCTTTAAATGAAGAAGGAATTAAAGCAGTTGATTTAACTTCTAAAGTTAAAGCTAAAAATAGAGAAAGATGGGTGGAAGAACAATTAGCAAAGAATGATATAGATGTACTAATGTGTAATCCTAACTTAGTTAAAACTGGTTTAGATTTATTAGATTTTACTACTATTGTATTCTATCAAATGGGATATAATATATTCACAATGAGACAAGCTAGTAGAAGATCTTGGAGATTATCTCAAACTAAAGATATAGAAGTTTACTTTATGTTCTATAAAGAAACTATCCAAGAGCAAGCCATGTCATTAATGGCTAGTAAGTTACAAGCTTCTATGGCGTTAGAAGGTAAGTTCTCAGAAGAAGGATTAAGAGCTATGGCAGATAATGAAGATTTATTATCTCAAATAGCAAGTTCAGTTGTTGAAGGTATTAAACATACAGTTGAAGCTGAAGTATTTACAGGAAAGAGATCTACTAATGACAGTGTAATTATGGGAACTAAGGCTGAAAGAGATAGAAAACTTTTAGCTGAACTATTAGTAGAAACTTTCGTAAGACAACATTTAGACTATTTATCAAGAGAAGTAGTTAAGAAGAGTAGACCTACTTCAACTACTAAATTGATGAAGTCTATATTTAGTGGTAAGCAACATGTAGCTAACTTATATAGGCCGTATGCAGTATAGGAGGAATCTGAACATGTTTAATGTTGAATTATTTGATGACTATATTAATGAACAACTAGATGAATTAAAAGACATAGTTGAAAACAACAAATTCACGGATGAAAAATGTATTAACTTTATAAGCAATCAGGATTTAGAAGATGAACTGTCTCATAATGAGATATATATGGTGCAAAAAGAATTCATAAGGTTAGCAAAAGAATACTTACGTGAAAATCATAATGGCAAGTTTATAATTTTTTGTGACTGGTGCGTTCATATATGTACAGTAAAATTTTATGAAAATCATTTGAGTAAATGCTTAAAAGTATATTTAAAATGCTAAGATTATACAACGTAGGAGGATCTAATGACTAATGAATTAAAGAAGTATTTCTTTGAGCAATGTAAGAAAAACGACATAAAGGTAGTACCTGGCCATTGGCCAGACTTTAAAACCAAAGAAGACGTTGATAAATGGATTAATTTAATGACATCAATGTTTGAAAAATACTTTGAAGAATAACAATTTAGGGAGCGAAAGCTCCCTTTTATTTTATACGCAAGAAAGATAGAGGTAATGTGATATGATAGACTTTAATTCAAAAAACGTAAATGAACAAATACTTGAAATTATTGAACAGCTTAATGCTGAGCAACCTAATGAAACTCTATACTTAGAGGAAATTAAAACTAAATATTGTTATGGTACTGATACTGAAAATAGTAGGCGAGGAATTTCATTTGATAATGAATTAGAAGAAGCTATTAATAAACTAGGATTTACAATTAGGATTGATAAGAAATATAGTCATTCTTCAAAAGTTATACTTGAATCCATTGTTGGAGAAGAAGTATATGTTGGATATGGCTACACTATACCAAATAGATATGATGAACATAATGATCCTGAAATGTTTATAGATTTTAATACATTTAAAAAGAAAATATAGAGATGTTATATGCGGCAGTTTATACTGTCGCATTTTATATAGATGTATCGTATCTATTAGTTTTATTATATTTTTTTGCGTAATATATAGCATTAAAGAATAAGGAGGCATAAGTATGGCTAGACAACCTTGGTCAGAGTATTTTATGGAATTGGCTGAAAAACTAGCTACACGCTCAACTTGTGATAGAGCAAGTGTTGGTGCAGTAATTGTTAATTCAGATAATAGAATTGTAAGTACTGGATATAATGGTAGCGTTGCTAACAATCCTCATTGTGATGATGTAGGACATACTCTTAGAGATGGACATTGCATTGCAACAATACATGCTGAAATTAATGCAATAACATATTGTGCAAGAGAAGGAGTTGCTTTAAAAGGAACTACATTATATGTAACACATTTCCCTTGTTTAAATTGTACAAAAAGCATAATAGCAGCAGGCATAACTAAAGTAGTTTATAAAAATGACTACAGAGTAGATGAATATGCATTTGATTTATTCAAATTAAATAATGTGGAAGTTGTAAAGGTATAAAAGGTGAGAATATGGACAGACTATTACACGAAGGAAGAAAAGAAGCTTTTAGAGCTTTAGTCGGTTCTCATAATTATAATCTTAATACAGCTGGTAGTGATAAAGACTATAAGGTATTTGTATTACCGACATTTGATGATATGTATGAGAACATAAAATACAGTAAAATGCATATAGGTGATGAAATTGACCTAGATGTTCACGATATTAGAAAATTACCAAACTTATTTTTTAAGGCTAATACTAATTTTCTAGAATTACTATTTACAGAAGAATTAATACTAGGTACTGGTACTCATAAGATTACTCAGGACCTGGTTGAAGAATTATATAAAATGAGAGATCATATCGCTAGAATGAATTTATCAAATTTATATAGCACATGTATAGGAACTTTTAATCAAAGAATGAAGAACTTAGAAAAAGGAACTTCAGGAACAAAACATTTAGTTGAAAAGTTTGGATACGATACAAAAGAAGCTATGCATGCAATTAGATCTCTAAATTTTATAAAAAGATATGCTGACAATAATTTTACAGATTTTAAAGCAGCATTATGGTATGAGAATAAAGATCCAATGAGAGGACTTCTTTTAGGAATAAAAAATGGTACAATTCCAAAAGATAGATTTTTACAATATGCTGAACGCACTTTGCAAACTACAATGGAAATCTATGGACCAATTTATAAAGAAAAAGAATTCGACTCACAAGCTAATGAGTATCTAACTAGAATAATAAAATTAATGGTTAAAAAGAATATATTTAACAGCACCGATTCTGACAGAAAATAAATTTCTAGAATTATTTCAGACTAATATTTGTACATTTGAATTGTTTTAAAAATGCGAAGAGCGTCAGAATTTGATGTTGGCTAATTATTGTAAAAGTCTTTTTATTATCCATTAGAAACTCTGCGTGAAATTGTTATTTTACGAAGAGTTATAACACCATTTTAAAAGTCTTGTAAACCTAGATATAATGCGGGTTGCAAGGCTTTTTTACATACAAAAACAAATAATTAGGAGGAAATTATGTATTCTAAAAAGATTATTAAATTATTTGAAAAGTTCAGATACAAATATGATATGTCTAGTGTATTTTATGATTTTTTAGTTATTGCTTCAGTTTCATTAAGTAATCAAGTTGATTTTATTCATTCTGAGGAAAGAGAAAAATATTTCTATGAAGTTCAATCAAAATATTCTAAAGAAGATTTCTATACATTTGTAGAAATACTTGCTGAGCTAGCTAAAGGACTTAATGCAAAGAAAACAGATTTACTTGGTGAAGTTTATATGCAAATGGATCTTGGTAAGAAATGTGGAGGTCAATTCTTCACTCCTTACAGTATAAGCCAAATGATGGCAAAAATGACAGTAGATAAAGATGGAATGTCAAAGTTAATAAATAAAAAAGGATATATAACAATGAATGAGCCATGCTCAGGAGGCGGTGGTATGTGCATAGCATTTGCTGAAGCTATGGAGGAAGCTGGATTTGATTGTCAAAAACATCTTCTTATTACCGCACAGGATATTGACAGAACTTGTGTTATGATGACTTACATACAACTTAGTTTACTAGGAATACCTGCTTATGTTATATTAGGTAATAGTCTTTTGGTAGAATGTAAGGATATATGGTATACTCCTGCTTTTATGATTAATGGATGGCCAAAAAAACTTTATAAGAAAAAAGAAGATAAAGAAAGTGTTGCTAGTTAATACTCTACTCTCCTACTTGTTTTTTATTTACAATGATATTATCATATAGATAAGGAGGGGGTTTTATTGATACGCAAGCCAAAAACCAATGTCCCAAAAGTAATTAAAGGTTATTTAAGCTACCTCTCTTCTATTAGAGGTGCAAGTAAGCAAACTGTAGATGCTTATAAGAATGATTTGATTTTATTTTTTAGATTTTTAAAAATATATTATGGCAAAGTTGATGAAATTACTCCTTTCCACGAGATCTCTATTATGGATGTAGATATTTCTTTTCTTAAAGAAATAGACTTAGCTGATATTTATAGTTTTTTAGAATATCTTGAAAATAACAGAAAGAATGAAGGAACTACAAGAGCTAGAAAGGTAGCTTGCCTAAAGTCTTTCTTTAAATATTGTCATAATAAAGCTAAATACCTGGATTATGATTTAGGGACCGAACTTGAGAGTCCAAAGATTAGAAAGAAATTACCTATCTATCTAACTGTTTTAGAAAGCAGAACACTGATAAATTCAGTTGATAGCAGAAACACAATAAGAGATAGATGTATTATTACTGTTTTTCTTAACACTGGAATGAGATTATCTGAACTGTGTGGAATCAATATATCTTCTATTAAAGGTGACACTCTTGTTGTAACTGGTAAAGGTAATAAACAGAGATTTGTCTATCTGAATGATGCTTGCTTAGATGCTATAAAAAGCTATAAAAAGGTTAGAAAAAAGATAGAGAAAGAAATTAAAGAAGATAGTAAGGATGCATTATTTATTAGTGAACAGAAAAGAAGAATAAGTAAAAGGGCTGTCGAAGACATTGTAAACAATGCTTTAGAGAAAGCTGGATTATCACAGAAGTATTCTGTTCATAAACTAAGACATACTGCTGCTACCCTAATGTATAAAAATGGAGCTGATATTAGAAGCTTACAGCTTATCTTAGGGCATGAAAGTGTTGCGACTACTCAAATATATACTCATGTTGATGAAGAGCAATTAAGAGAAACTGTTAAATTAAATCCATTAAATTATTAATTAAGCACTATTGTATTAGTGCTTTTTTTATGTGTATTAATATAGTAAATACACTAGGAGGAATGCAATATGAGTAAGTATATTTTATTAAAAAATCTTGAATATAAAAAAATAAATGAATATATAAAAACACTAAATAGAATATCTACTGCATTCGCTAAATTATCCGAAGACGTTGGAAATAATCAAAAGAATGTATGTAATTCTATAGTTTTGGAATGTGATGAAATTTCAAATTTCTTAAATAAAATTGTTGAAAAACTTTAAGATTAGTAGTCTATTATTCATAGATAACATAATATATAAATGTAAAACTTCCTCAGGGATACATGGAACAAACACCTCCTGTACCCATTGTATTCCCTACCCTTACAGTTTTTCTTTTTCATATATTACCTCCGTAAATATAGGGGGCACTGAACGGTTGGTGCTCCCACGTACATAGTCCTGAATATGACATTAAACTGTTCAATATGTACCATGAAAATAACAAAATCGAATCTCCTGAATGACCTGCAACTAATTTAAGTTGTGGGTTTTTTCTATTATATAAGCTAATAGGAAACATATTATATATTGCATTTTATAATCTAATATATGTTGTTATATTAAATGTAATATATATTATGATATACAACGTAATATATATTGTAGCTTAAATTGCAAAATAAAACATAATTTATAGTATGATATAAATTACATTGAAGGAGGACAAAAAATGTTATGGTTAAAAAGAAACACTCGCTTTAATGAGTTAATGAAGTGTGATGTATCAGGTGAACTGATAGGACCAGGTGACTACTACTACATAGATGATGTAGATGGAGTTAGAATAAAAGCCACTGTTTATAAGGAATTGAAAGATAAACAGAAAGAAGAAACATGGGATTACTCAAGAATCAATGCTGCTCAAAGTGAAGCTGATTATAAGAGAATGCTTCGAGATGCAACTAGACAAATGTTAGGAAGCACTATTCTAGACAGAAAGGTTGCTGGGAAGTATGATCCTCGACCTGATGAAGAAAATGAAATGATACAAGACTTATATAGTTCTTATAATGGAGGCGTTAGCAATGATTGATATAGAAATTACAGATAGTATTGCAGATGAATCACAAATAAAAAAACTTAAAGATCTTGAAAAAGTAAAAGGTATTACTATTCATTGCAGGTCAGATTTATTTGAATATAAGGAAGACACTGTATTTACTAAAAGTGCAATAATTATAGCTGATGATGACGAGTTTAAATCTGAAAAAGGATATCATTTTATTATTGATGATAAGGATATTATGAATTGTGTTCCAGATAACAAGCAAACACAACACATTATAGAAGGAAAAAATACTTTTATTAATAGGGCACTTTATAATAACAAGGCAAATGAAGAATCTATATCAATATTAATAGTAATTCCTAAAGATTCTAAGTATGAAGATATAGAAAGAAAAACTATTAAATTCATTGCTGATTATTTAATAAAGAATGAACTTTCACCAGATGATGTGATGAGAGCATTTGATTTAAATAGATCCCCTTCCCCACTATATTTACTTGAAAAAGATAAATGGAGACACTTTATTGAATTATTAGAAGATACATATAAGGCTATAAAGGATGAGGATTATGAGGATGAAGATCTTGAAAATGCTGACACTTCATATACTGACGAAGAAGTTAGGAAATTCTATTTGAAATATGGACAAGATGCGGATAAGTATGCTAAAGGCTTTGAACCAGATCATAGAGATATTGAAAAAATAGTTCAATTCAAATCAAATGATCCAGGAGATATTAAAGACTTTACTACAAAACAAAATAATGTTTTTACTTATTCTGTTGTTGAAAATGCCCCTCCTTCATCTAGTCATTGTAGCAGAGCTTTTGATACCTTAACAGGTAAAGTAACTCCTAATAATCTTGAGGTTGAACCAATATACCCTGATCTAGCAGTTCCCCCTGGAGGAACTATTACTTTATTAAACTCTAGTACAGAGAGTAAACCTATTCAATCTAACTCTGTTCCATTGTCTGTTGAGGAATTTGATAATCGTGAGAAAGCCTTTAACATAAAAGATTATGTTGGTGCTGTTAAAAAAATTGAAGGGAAACCTGTAAATAATAACGATCCATTCCCTACTGACGACAAGATAAAAGAGTTAGAAAGTCATATGCCTAAAGTAAAGATTGATGAAGTAGCATTTAATTTACATGACTGTAATCACCCAGACTCAATCATTGGGCCTGAGGTAGCAAAGAATTTTGCTATGGTACAAGATGAAATCATTACTATGGCCAAAAGAACTGAAAGAAGACTAGTTAAACTAGAAAATATTCTTTCAACTGTAATGAGAAATTTATTTAGGACAGCATCTAGAATGCAAGTTAATTGTGTATATTATGGAGGTCAAGATGTTTATGGTAAATATAAATGTATAAGATGTCTTCATAATGACAGAATTAATGATGGTCAAAGTATGACTTTAGACCAATGCTTATCATGTACTAGATATGAACCTATACTTGGTCAAGTATATGCTATATTAGACGATACTGGAGCTAATGTTGCTCAAGTATTAGATGATATTCAAATGAGCTATATGAGTATGGGAGAATATATAGACTTCACAAGAACCGAAGAAATGCATGTCGAAAGAGAACCAGCTAAGTTAAATACTGAAGCTACTCCACCTAAGCCTTTTAATGAGATTTTTGAGGAAGGTTTTAAAATGGATTGGAACCCTACTCCACTTGAAGCACAAAGACATAATGTTGCGGAATACAAAACAGAAGGAATCCAAGCAGTTAAACCTGTAGTCGAAAAAGAAAATGAACCTGTTATAGAAGATGAATTCAAAAATGTAGTTGAAGAAACAGAAGCATATGAAACTCTAAAATATGATTCTAATAATTATAGCTTTGAGGACTTCGGTACTGAAAGCGATTTAAGTGTTTCTGGACTATATGGAGGCGGGGCTGCAATAAGAAAGAAAATAGTTGAATATGTTGAAAATGGACTTAAGCTATGTAAAGACGGTAAAGGTAGATATACTATGAATACCAATAGCGCTAATGGTCCGACACGATATAGTCATAATGACAATGCCGTAAATGGCATTCATTATTGGGACTGTTCTTCTTTTGCAGAAGCTGCATATAAACATGCTGGTTTAACAAGTATAGCTGGTAATACATCATCTGAATATCCATTATGCTTGCCTTCTACTGGAGGAATCATTATACCTCATACTGAAGAAGATAAAGCATTGCCTGGAGATTTAGTATGGTTTACTTCACAAGAGCCAAAACCAAGCACTCAAGAAGAATTAGCTAAAGCTTCTTTAAGTCAAATAGGACATGTAGGTATATATATAGGAAACGGAGAATACATTCACGCTTCTACTAATAATGCACCTATAACTGAGCATCTTAAAAAATCTCCTACAAAGAATTGGGATAAAAGAATATTTGCTTTTGGTAGACCTAAAGAACTTGTTGAAGCAGATAAAAATGCTATATCGGCAACAGCTGCAGATTCATTTGATCCAGATATTCAAAAGCTTCCAAGTGATTTAAGAGATAATATTAAATCTAGAGCTCAAAGTTGGGCAAACGGAGTTATCACTAATAATCAAAAGTGGAACTATGCACCTATCTTTGCAAGTGTATGTGCAGAAAAGAGTAAACAATATGGAGTAGAGATTGATCCATACATGATGCTGGCATTGTCAGGAGTCGAAGCTGGTGGTAATCCTCATGCTGGTGGACCAGATCCAGGACTTCTACAATTAGCTCCAGGCTCAGGTGGAGCATCATTATCTACTAATGTAAAACCTGGTTCAGCAGAAGCAACTGAATACTTCAAGACTCAAGTAAGTGGATCAATAGATCACTTAATGGGTAAACGTAAGGACATAATGGCGTTAAGAGGTAAAGAATGGGGAACATGGCCAATTACTCTTTACGGATATAATAGTGGACAAGGAACAGTTTCAAATACAATTAAAAAATATTCCCTATCCCCTATGACAGGTGGAGAATTTGCTCCATACATTAAGCAGTATGTTTCTGAAAGTGGAATAATACCATATCCTCAAGTTAGATATGAATATTTCGCTAGAATATTATGGACTTATCAAATATTAGTACAATCATTAAATTAATATCTTAGGAGGATATATATGATTAAATTACAAGGAAAATATAATGAAGCAAAAGTATTTACAGATAATATAGAATCTTTAGCAATCTCTCAAATAATCGAATTGTGTAATCAAGAGTTCGCTAAAGATTCAAACATTGCAATAATGCCTGATACTCATGCTGGTGCTGGATGTACTATAGGAACAACAATGACTTTACATGGTAAAGTCGTTCCTAACTTAGTAGGTGTAGACATAGGATGTGGAATGTTCTGCGTACAACTAAAAGATAAGGAAATTGATTTAAAAGCTTTAGATGAAGTTATTAAAAAATATATTCCTTCAGGGCAGAGCATAAGGAGTAAAGATCATAATTATAATAGGTATGTAAATTTAAATGAATTACTTTGCAAGTCTCAAATTAATTTAGATAGAGCTAGAAAGTCAATAGGTACTCTAGGAGGCGGAAATCATTTTATAGAGCTAAATAAAGATGCTAACGGCAACTTATATTTAGTGGTTCATTCTGGTTCTAGATATCTAGGTAAGCAAGTAGCTGAGTATTATCAAAAATTAGCTATTAAAACTATAAACGATAATAAACATGAGAAAGCTAAAATAATCTCTCAATACAAACTTGAAGGAAGAGAAAAAGAACTTCAAGTAGCTTTAAAGCTCTTAGATGGACCTAAAATACCAGATTCATTATGTTATCTTGCAGGAAAAAACTATGATGACTATCTTCATGATATGAAAATAGCTCAATGGTATGCTCAAATGAATAGAGAAGCTATAGCGGATATTATTATTGAAAAAATGGAATTAAAAACAGGTAGATCTTTTCACACTATTCATAACTATATTGAAGTTGATTGTGATGTTACTTCTAAAACAGGATGTTATCCTATATTAAGAAAAGGAGCAATTAGTGCTGCTGATGGCGAAGTCGTGTTGATTCCTATCAACATGAGAGATGGATCTATTATAGCTGTAGGAAAAGGTAATCCAGAATGGAACTACTCTGCTCCACATGGAGCAGGAAGATTATATTCTAGAAGTCAAGCTAAAGAGTTATTAAATATAGAAGAGTTTAAAGATACAATGAAAGATATCTACTCTTCTTCTGTATGTGAATCAACTCTTGATGAAGCTCCTATGGCTTATAAACCAATAGAAGAAATTCTAGAAAACATAGTTGACACTGTAGATGATATTGAAATAATAAAGCCTATATATAACTATAAGGCCCACTAAAAGGAGACAGCTATGTATAACTTGTTTGACATAATATTAGAAGCTATTTGGAGTCTTGAAATCTCTTACAAAGGAGGAGCTGTATTCTTAGATATTGCAGTATGGCTAATTGTTGTGATTTTAGTCATAGCAATTTTTTGTGGATATGATATTACTCTTACTAAGAAATAATGATAAAGTCGGTACTTTTTTCGGAGAGTATCGACTTTTTATTATTCTTTTTTAAAAACGCAACATAATATAAAAATACAAAGAATATGGAGGAATTGATTATGAGAAAAGAAGGAACTATAAAAATATTTAATGAAGGAAATGAAAAAATGCTAGATGCAAGAGAATTGTATGGTAGCTTAAATATAAGAAGGGACTTCCCTACTTGGATTAGAGCTAAGATTAAATCTGAAAATCTTATAGCAAATAAAGATTATGTTACAACTGTAGTTAATAAAAGTACTATAGGTAGACCTGTTATAAATTATGATATAACAGTTGAAGCTGCAATTAAAATAGTATCAGGAATGAGAGTTAATGATACTACTATTGAAATAATAGAATATCTTAGTAGCGTTGGTTCTATTGAATCTAATGCGACTAAAACTAGAACTCGTAAAACAAATAAACCTAAGAAGATAATGGTTAGTACTGAAGTTATAAAACTAGACAGTAAACCAAGTAAGGTTATTCTTAAGGAAAATGAAATATTTGGTACAGTAAGGTTTGTAGCTATAAACCACAAAGAATATGCTGTAGCAAAAGACGTTGCGAAGGCGCTTGGATACAGCAATTACAGAGATGCAATAGCTAGACATTGTAAGGGAGTCGTGAAACACGACATCCTTTCAAAAGGTGGAAAACAATCTATGATCATTATACCTCAAGGTGATATTTATAGATTAATAACAGGATCTAAATTACCTGCTGCTCAAAAATTTGAATCTTGGGTATTTGATGAAGTTTTACCTGATATAAGACAACATGGATTCTATGCTACTGGTTCTACTGTTGAGAAGTTCTTAAATGATCCAGATGCAGCTATACAACTTTTTGAAAACTATAAAAAAGAAAAAGAAGAAAAAGAAGCATTATTGAGAGAAAAGGTTGATAATGCTCCAAAGCTTATGGCCTATGAAGACTTTATAAATAGTGATGGATTATATAGCTTCTCTGCCGCTGCTAAAATGGTAGCTATACCAAGAACAGCGACTTCTAAAACTATAATAGGTAGAAATACATTATTAGCATGGTTAAGAAGAGATGGCGTTTTAATTTCTAGCGGAGAAGATAGAAATACTCCATATCAAAGATTTATAGGCCAAGGATTATTTGAAGTTAAACCTATTGACGAAGATAATGAATCAAGCAGAATTACTGTAAAGGTAACTCCAAAAGGTGTTGAATGGCTATATAAAAAATATAGATATTCAAATATGCCTAAGAAGTTTGAAATAAGTAATATTGAAGATCATGATATCGAAGATAGTGATAATGAAGAATACTTAGACACTGCAATGTAGTTTTTGGACGTGCCTGCTTTGTTGTGGGTACGTCTTTTTAGCTATTAATAATCTTGGTTTTGGGTTCTTCTGCCCTTTTCCTTGTTTTGCTTTTGTAAGGAGTGTGATTTTGTTTTGTTTCATATAAGTGGTAATTTTGCCAGTGAAGGTCAATGTGGTAGATGTGTTCACTTTATTTTAGTTGGAACTTGCACTGGCGTTTGTTCTAAGAATAACTATGAAGATCGTATTAATACAGAAACTTGTGATAAGTATGAATATGGTGAACCAGAGTATGATTAGGAGATAATATGATAGAATTTATAATTAAACTTAAGAGATTACGTTGTGCCCTTTTTTGCAATAAGCCTTTAAAGGTATCTTATTATGAAAAAGTAAATAATGAACTAATAATGTTTGCTACATGTCCAACTTGTGGACTTGATTATGCAGTAATTAAAGATAAGGAGAAATAAAATATGATAGGAATGGATTTAAATAATAATTCAGCTAAAATTTATAATTATGATATGTGCAGAGAAGAAATACTAGTTATAATGAAAGAAGAAAAAAATAGACTAATAAAAGAATCAACGAATCAAGATAGCTTCGTTAATCATGCTAAAAGAGAAGTGAATCATATGATTGCTGAGTTTCTAGCAAATAAGATATTTCTTATGGAAAAGGATATTGAAAAGAGATCTAATGAAAATTATGATAGCTTTAAAAAAGAATTAAATAAGTATTGCGAATCATCTCGCAACAGATATTAAGGAGTCAAATTGATGATATTTGATATTATTTTTTTATTATTTATAACAATACTTGCATTTAAAGTTGGAGAATATAGGGGTGCTTATAAAGCTGAAAAAAATAAACCTATTTTATATTCAAAACACAAGAGTGTAACTATATATTACTTACAACAATTAATTAGATCAATTTCAGATAGTGTAGAAGACTATACTGGTTTTCCAGAGACTATAGAAGATAAGAATAAACGTTATGATATAGAATGTTTAGAAAGTGCTATGGATTTTTTAAGCAGAGTTTAAATGCATCTCACTAATGTGTGCTACAGTACTTAATTTAAAAGAGTATAAAGGAGACAACGCATGAGTGAGACAAAGATAATAAAAAACACTTTTCAATGCCCAGAATGTAATCTTATGTATTATGAAGGCGATACTATTACTATTAGAGAAATGAATAAAAAGGTTATCCATGATTGTGATAACTGTTTAACTGCAATTGAATTAACTATTAATAATAATGAAATAACTATAAAATAAATTAATAGTATTTGTAGTACACAAAAAGGACCAGGATTTCACCTGGTCCACTTTTTTTTAACTGAGTAGCGTGCGAGTGCCATTTAAGCCGCATTCTCAATATTTTTATTATAGAATTCTAAGAAATGATTATATAGTAGATCTTTATTTAAGGCTACTATAAAATGAGATTGTAATGAGAAGTCTTTAAACTTCTTTTTTGTAGAATTGTTGATTTGCCAAAAGTTAAGGTTTTTATATTTAATCAGAAATTCATTGAATTCTGAGAATACGTCTTTATAAGAAAGATTGTATTCGTTACTTAAATCTTCTACCATAGAGAAAATATCGCAGGCCAATATTTCTGCTGGGAATTTTATATCATAGGTATTCATTTGTTGGTTATATGAATGTACTACAACTTCCATTCCTCTATCACAGTTAAGTGCCTTAAATACTAATCTTCTTTTTATGTTTGAATCTTCATATCTATTACCAGATAAGAATCTTAGTTGCTCATCATAAGTTGTCTTAACAGAAAGAGCTTCTTCTGGATTTTTATAAATAACAGCTATATCAGCACATCTTCTTGAGATGGATAATCTATTTCTACATTGAGCTTTAAATTCACTATTTGATAATGCCAAAATACTATCTATTGCTTCATAAGTACATAAATATAAATCTGATGTTTTATCTTTTCCTTTATGCACGTAATCGTATGAAGTCTTGATAAACATATCATTATTTTTAGCCAAATTAATTAAATCTTTTGATTTGATGTCTAGAGCTTTACATATATCATTTGCTGAATAATATAGGTTTAAGTATGAATCGTAATACATACCTATATGAGTATCAACAACTTGAATAAAATTTACTAATGTATAATCGTCATTAGTTCTAGCTACACAAGTTGTAGCAGTCCCATTTAATACATAAAAACTATGAGTAAATTTCTTCTCCTGAGGTCTTAATTTACTTAGGATAGCTCCTGCAAACTTATCCTTTGCATTAAATATAGGTTTAAGAGAGTTTATGTAGTACATCTCTACTAACCTTGCTTGTGCCTCATTTTCTATAGTGCACTCTTCCACTTCAACAACTTCGTTTATCCAGTATTTATCTTTAGCATGTTCAAGGAATCTTTCTATAATAGCTTTTCCTGTGTAGCCTACGTATATAATAGTTTTGTTCATTGTCTTGAAGCGGTATACTTTAAAATCTCTACGCTTCAACATATTATATCCTCCGTTTTTTATTTTTTTTCATATATAACTATATTATGCAAAAGTTCAAAAACAAACTAATGAAAAAGCAGCCTTTAGTTGGCTGCCTTAATAATATTCTCTAATTCTATTAATCTTTGTTCGAGTTTGTCGTACTTTTCTTTTGAAACACCGCATTGTATATATGAACCTTTTCCGTTAGTAAAATATATAGAACCATCTTCCCTAGTTATTAATAGCTGTTCTTCACCGTTTATTAATGAAGCTGCGTATTCTTGAATATCTGATGTATTTATTGAAGCTATCTCTGATTGGATTGGAATATTATCAAAATTAAGTTTTCCATCAACAACAGATAATTTATCTAAAACATCTTCTTTGTTTGTATGGCTATGATTGTTTCCATTTATTTTATTAATAGCTTCAGTTACATATTCTTTAGTTGCTAAGTGATCTATATTAGGAATCTCTCCTTGTGGCCCTTGAGGACCTTGTTCTCCATCTTTACCAGTGATAGCTGCTAATGGTATTAATTCTTTCCATTCACTATCTACATCTATTGTTTTTGTGCCAGTTCTACTATCTGTTATATGACAGTAAGCTGTAACAAATTTAATATCTTCATTGTTTTCATCTAAAAAATGAACCCATAAACAAAACTTATTTACATGAGTTACTTCTGGATTATACTTTTGCAAGTCTGGCAAATAAGTTTCCATTATAGTTTTTATACTTGCATTACCTATTATTTCAGGATTGATAGTTAAATCTATTTTTTCTGATGTAACAGGATCAAATCCACCAAACTCAGGGAACGTCACTCCAGGAGGAGCTGTAGATATAGAAGGATTTGAGTTTATTAGATCTTTTCCATCCTTATCTGCTCCGTAAACAGTTATTGTTTTTATTTGAGCATATTTAGCTTTTCTTGGAAAAGAATTTATAACTACTTTTTCTAGGATATCACTTGATTTTGCTGTCATCATAGTTTTACTTGCATTAAAATCTGCAGTTATAATTTTATGTGGAACTTGTCTCCATTCGATACTAGTGGCAGTTTTTCTAAGCTCTATACTATTACCGTCATTCCCTGTATTACCTTGTGGTCCTATAAGAGATTGTAGAAATTTTTCTACAGTTCCAGTGTTACCTTCTTCAAGCCAGATGTCATAAGCTGATTTACCATCTTGTCCTGGTTCTCCAGCAGATCCTTCGATTTCTTTTCCATCAAATAAAAGAACACCATCTACTAAAGAGAATTTATCAATAATTTCTTTATTATCATGACTATGTTTTAGTTCGTCAGCTTTGTTAATTTTGGCAAGTATTTCATCTGTCAATCCATTACCACTATTATTGTTCCATTCATCTTTCTCAGCTTGAGATACAAATTTTTTATCATCTGTTTCTATAACTTGAGAAGCGATTATGGATTCTATTTGCTTTCCTTTTATTAAAGCCATAATTATCACTCCTTAATCGTATTTCATAATAAATATTACGTGTGAGTGATATTGATATAACAAAAGACTAGGAAGAAAAACCTAGTCTTAATGTCTAGCTTGCTACTCTTGATAATAACTTATCGAATGTCCCAATCATATTATCAGTAACTTCTTTTGGAGTATTTATTTTTGTTTTAGGTGGAGTCTTTAATATTCTATTTACTATAAAGCCGCCTTTATCATCTTTCTTAATTGTAGCATAGACCTCTGTATTTAAGTTCATATCAAAAACATCTACATTCTTACAGTAAGTGCTTGCAAACACAACTCCTTTTAAGTCTGTGTTTTCTATGTCAACATTTATGAACGCCATCATATTACCGTTCTTATCTATCTTCTCTCTTACTGATTTAAGAGTCATAGTTACATTAACTACTTCTCCAGCTTGTACTGTATCCCAATATGGTCTGTAAGTTATTGCACTACCAAGAGTATTCTTCTCATATTCAATACAAAGTGCTTCATTATAAGCTTCTTCATCGAATCTTTCTTCCTTTTTGGCTTTTCTAACATCTTGGAAGATATTAAGAACTTTGTTTCTGTTTTCATCTTGGAACTCAAATGCTCCAGCTTTTATTAAAGATTCACCAATCTTTTTATTGAATGCTTTTTTACCAGCTTTCTCATATGCATCCGCAACATCTGTATAAGGTCTGCATGCTATTAGTGTTGGAATTGCTGTAGCCCCTACTCCCTTTATTGAGCCTAATCCATATAGGATTTTATTATCTATTGCAGTAAAGTGTTCATTAGATAGGTTTATATTTGGTGCTGCCATTTCTATTCCATATCCTTGTGCAACCTTGCAATATAAGTCTATCTTTTCTGGCTTAGATTGTAAGCTTAATAATGCAGCCATGAATTGAGGTCTATAATAAGTCTTTAAGTACATTGTACAAACACTTATAAATGAATATGCACATGCATGACTCTTATTAAATAGGTATGAGCAGAATCCATCTATCATATGGTTATAATCTATAAGATCTTGTTCGTTATATCCATTTGCTATTCCACCCTTAATTTCTGAGCCATATTTAGCTGTTGGATCATAATAAGGTTGGTTCTTGTTTTCATAATCATATCCAGTTGGTGGCTCTTCATTAATCTTTCCATATACAAACCATTGATTACATAGGTCTAGTAATGCTCTCTTTTTCTTTGCTTGAGCCTTTCTAAGGAATGAGTCCGCTTGGTTATCATCAAATCCAGCTACTCTTTGAGCTATTCTCATTGTATGTTCTTGGTAAGCTAATACACCTAAGCTATCCTCTACTATATCCCATGTATTAGGAAGTGGTTCTCTTGCTTCACTTTCGCCTTTCTTTCTATTCGCAAATTCAGTATGAAGTCCAGCACTCAATGGTCCAGGTCTACCGAATGAAGTAATAAGAGTTATATCATCCAACTTATCTGGTAGCATGTCTGAAATCATTCCTTTAAATAAAGCTGATTCTAATTGGAAGATACCTTCAGTTTCTTTTCTGCATAATGCTGAGAACATTTCCTCATCATCTAAATGACCATCTACAATATCGTATAATTGATATACTGTTGCTTCAGGGCTAACTGCTTTAATTGTTAAATCTAATACATCAAGAGTTTTAAGTCCTAGTATATCCAACTTAACTCCACCAACCATTTCAGCTTGTGGTCCAGTGTATAATGTAACTAAGTTTCCTTCTTTATCAACTCTTGTAGGAAACATATCATTTATTGGCATTGGAGTAACCAATATTCCTGAAGCATGAACACCTTGGTTTCTTGGTGTGCCTTCAAATGCTCTAGCTAATCTAAATAATTCTGAGTATTGGTTTTCAGTTTCTTTAAATTCTTCATAGATTTCTTTATCCATAGCATTACCATTAGCAAGCTTATCTAAATCTTTGAATTTAATTGAAGGAGCTTCTCCTGTCCATTCATCTATCTTTTTAGATAATGCATTCATTGTAGTAAAATCTATATTAAGAACTCTACCAACATCTTTAAGTCCATTCTTTACACCTAATTCAGTATAAGTTCCTATGAACGATACACAGTCTTCTCCATATTTATCTCTTAAATATTGAATAACTTCTTGTCTGTTTAAATATGAGAAGTCAGTGTCAATATCAGGTAAAGCTGTTCTATCCATAGTTAAGAATCTTGAAAATAGTAATCCATATTTTATAGGATCTATACACTTAGTAATTCCATTAACGAATAGGCATAATGAACCACTTGCACTTCCTCTACCTGGACCTACTGGAATATCATTTTCCTGGCACCAGTCAACTATGTCTTTAACTATAAGCATGTAGTCAGCATATCCTTTAGTGTTGATTACATTTAATTCAAAGGCTAATCTATTTAAGTATTCTTGTATGTTTAATTCTTTATGTTTTGATAAGTATTTAAATAAACCTTTGTATGATAATAGAGTTAAGTATTGTTCTGATGTAAATCCGTTTGGTATATCAAGTTTTGGAAGTATTGGCTTGTCCGAACCAAGCTTTATATTTGCTTCTACTTTATCAGCTATTAAGTTAGTATTATCTAGTGCAAGTTCTGTAACAGCTAAGTATTCTTCCAAAGACATCTTTTCTCTTAAAAGAGGACTGTTTAAATATTGTGCTGTAAATGCAGTTTGCATTTCTTCATAACTTCTTAACCAAAATTCAGGAGCGTATTTCATCCTATCCTTGTCTTCTTTTAATTTACCTAACCCTATACATAATAATGTATCATGGTCATCTATATCGGTTTCATAAGTATAGTGCGAATCATTAGTTGCTATAATCTTAATATTATGAGTTTTTGCATATTCAATTAAATAATAGTTGCATAATGCTTGATCGCCTTGATTTAAAGGTTGTATTTCAATGTAAAAATCTTCACCGAATATAGTATGCCATTTATCTAGTTGATTATATGCTTCTTTTACTTTGCCTTTAATAAAATATTGATTTACTATGTTACCTAAGCAAGCAGTAGTCATTATTAGACCTTCTCTATATTTAAGTATCATATCATCATCACATAGGAATCTTCCATTATAAGTGCATACCTTAGCAGCTTCTGATTGTAGCTTAATTAAGTTTTTCCAGCCAGTTTGATTCTTTGCTAAGAATATAATGTGGTGTTGCTTTGTATTATATTCATATGGAGCTATTAATTCTGCTATATCTTTCTTCTTAGCCTTTGGTGGTATTACTATTCCAGCCTCAGTGGCTGCATCTAAAGCTAATTGATACCTTACTTTTGAATCTTTACTTAATATAGAAGTATCTTCTGTGTAATAAAGTTCTACTCCAAGTATTGGCTTAATTCCTTCATCAAAGCAAGCTTTTTGGAATTCTACACAACCTCCTAAGTGATTATGGTTAGTTGTAGCTATTGCTGTCATTCCTAGTTCTTTAGCTCTCTTTGCTTTACTTGCAGGTGAGCCGTATCCATCTAAGAAGCTAAAATAATCATGTACGTGTATATGAGTAAAGTTTTTCATAAAATTATCCTCCAGTTATTCTTCGTCATTCAATCCTAATCCATAAGTATGATCTTCAAATCTCCATTCTAGACCTCTTGTGCCTCTTGTGCCTCTTGCACCCCTTACACTTTCATCAGTATATATAGGAGCTGATGTAAGAACTTGAGGTCTTAAGAATTCTTCCCAGTTGGTAGTTTGAGATGTGCCTATATATATTGCTTCTCTTCGTGGTTTTTCTTCGTACTCACCTACGTATCTTAATCTTGCTTGTCTTGTTTTAGTTTCTCCTAGTGCTACACTTAGTATAGTCATAGACTCCAATTCTAATTTAACACTTTTTATCTTGCCTGGCCCAATGTATTCTAGTATCGGTTCTACAGGAATTGACCAGTAATCTAATCCTTTTAATATCTCAACATTTATATCCATTTCAATAGCAAAATTAATTGGGTTATATGTAGGAGCCTTTCTTATATCGGTAGCAAAGTTTGCTATATTCTGCTTTAACTTAAGCTCTTTTCTATCGAATATATTCATAAGATATCCTCCCTATCTCATCCCTAATTTTTCTAACTTGTCTATGGGCTAGAGGGTTGCTTGCCGCATAGGTTATTGTAAATAATGAGTCTGTATCTGTTCCATAGGATATTTCTCTAGATATTGCATCAAAGTTTGATAAGCTATAGTTCCTTATCATAGGAAAGTAGTAAGCTACATCTTCTTTATTGATACTATAAAAATATTCTTCAGGAGTATTTGCTACAGTACTAAATGAAAATGTTAGTTCTAGTTCTATTGTAAATGGATTTACACTTAAAGATTTACTTGTAGATAAATGAATAATTCTCTTGAGTTTAAGGTTCTCTTTTCTATCAAATATATTCATTTATACTTCTCCTTTTGTAGGTAGCTGACACTATGAAGCATCAGCTATATCTATTACTTTTAGAATATATGGTCTGCCTGACATAAAGTTCTTTTCAATGTAGCCAGCTAAATGTATTACTTTAGGACAACCTTTTGATTTATAAACTTCTGTCATTCCTTGGCACCATAACTTAACAGTCTGTTTACCTTGCTTAACTGTTAGCCATAAGTTTTCGGGTTTAGTCTTAGTTGGTACAAAGTCTTTAACCTCACAGTCAACTAATGCAAAAACTGGCTTAGCAAATGTATCTTTATCATAAGGTAGTTCATTTATTAAGTTGAAAGTATTCTGATTTAAATGTTTTATTTCAATACATTCATCAATCATTAATACTGGTTCTTCTTCTACAACACTTAAGTCATGTTGTTGTGATAACGCTAGATTCTGTATTGATTCGTTTAAACTAGCTTTTAATTCTTCTAGCTTATCTTCTCTAAATGAGATACCAGCTGCTTCACTATGTCCACCGAAGTTTTCTATATTACCTTTAGAAACTTCTATGTTGAATAGATAATGTAAATCTAATCCTGAAATGCTTCTAGCAGATCCTTTACATATTCCATCTTCTGATTCAGTTACAACTATTGATGGTTTACCAAATCTTTCAGCAGCTCTTCCAGCAATTATTCCGACTATACCTTCTGGCAACTCTTCAAGTTTAATAATGCATACATAGTCATTGTCAAAGTTCATTGATGATAATTGTTCTTCAGCTTCTTTGGTTTTCTCTTTTCTAGATTCATTTATTAATTCAATTTCATTTACAAGGTCTACTGCCATATGATAGTCAGTTTCCATTAATAAGGCTCCACCTATCTTAGTATTATTCATACGGCCACAGGCATTAAGTCTTGGACCTATTTCCCAAGCTATGTTTGCTGAGTTCATAACTGTTATTCCTAAGAACTCTTTCATAGCTTTAATTCCTACAGGACAGTATTCTGAATTAATAATATCTAATCCATATCTTACAAAGGCCATATTCTCTGCATTTAATGGCATAACATCTGTTATAGTAGCTATTGCTACATTAGTAACAAATCTATACATATCGTGATATCCAAAGTTCTTTTGAAGTAATTCACAAACTTTAAATGCTACACCAGCACCACATAAATGTTTAAATGTATCGTCTTGTTCTATATATTCATTATGTGGATCACAGATTAAGCAATTAGGAATACCATCTTCTTTACTCATGTGATGGTCAGTGACAACTACTTCAATACCATTATTCATAAGTAATTCCACTTGCTCTACTTGAGCAATTCCATTGTCTACAGTAATTACTAATATATCTTCATCACCTTTTGTTTGTATTAGATTGTTAGCAAAATCAAACGATAATCCATATCCATTAATTCTTTCAGGGAAGTAAACTTCTACGTAAGCATTACTTTGAGCGACTTCAATAACTTCTTTAATTGTTTCATACATAATGAATCCGCTATTTAAGCCGTCTGCATCATAGTCAGCGTGAATGTAAATTTTACTACCATTTCTAATATGTCTTGCTATTACATCTGCTACTGCTTGACCATTTACTAGTCTTTCAGCAGGAATGATAGCTTCGTATAAATCCCTAAGAGCTATTCTTGCAAACTCTTTATCGTTTTTTCTGTTAAGTAGTATTCTTACTAGTAATTCATTTGTTTCAAATTCTCTAGCAAGTTCTTCTATATATTCAGAAGTAATTTCTCTATTTTGCTTCCAAATCATTCACTCACATCCTTTGTTGAATCTATTAATATATTATGTAATTCATTTCTGTAAATATATTTTACTACAAACTGCTAGGAGTTGCAAGTAGTTACTGGGAGTTTTTGAAAAAAGATTAAAAGGAATGTAAAAAAATAAAACAGCCTAATAAGCTGTTTTTATTATACGTATATAAGATCTTTCATTGTTTTTGGAGGGAGCATCCAAAAGCCTATAAATCTTTTAATTAATTCTTTCATTTTAGATTAAGTCCTTTTGGATTTCTTTATAGCTGTCTCCATAAGTAAATCCTATTATTTTGATAGCATCTGTAGCTTTTAATGTTAGGTCTGTATTATATGCCCCTTTATAATACTCTAGCTTTTTATCGAAGTTAGGATATTCATTTATGATTACTTCTGGAACTGGGAATCCCTTCATAGATATCTTAACTCCTACAAATCTTGCTCCATTTTTTTTGGCTGCAATAAAACAATTTTCCAAATTATTAATAGTTAACTCTTTCATCTATCATCAATCCTTTCTATAATACATCCATCAATTTCATTGCTTTAACTATCTTAGGTAGTTGTATAGCAAAGTAATCTACCATTTCCTCGTTATCTGCCCAGCTACAAGCCGCAAGACCGCTTTCTGATAAGAATGCATGAATCATTTCATGTCTAACTACTTGTTTTGTATATTCTTCTAAGTTCGCTTTAGAATACTTTTCAGGAATCATATCCTCAACAACTATAGTCTTAGTAGAGGAATCACAATATCCATCATTATTATCTAGATTAGGATCATTTTCCCTCTTTGTAATTTTGAACTCATATACTGTTCCTAAGATATTTATCTTATTGAATTTTTCCATAATATCTATCCTTTCTAACGATGTTGTCAAAATGACAATGGCGTAATATTATGCATGAAACAAGTTAAAAGCTATTTGATTGTCTTCCACTATGTCTATTACGCTTAACAGAATCTAAGTTTATGTTAAGGTCTTTAGCTAATTTTGCAATAGCTTGTCTACGCTTTTGATTAACAGTATTTATATGTAATCCTAATGCATCAGCTATTTGCTTGTCATTGTATTCTTCTGCATAGTATTTGACGATAATCTTTCTTTCAAGTGGATTTAATAAAGAGAAAATTTCAGAACATGTTTCGCCATTTATCCAAGTCATATTTGGAATTCCGTTGTGTGGCTCGTAGTATAGATCTTCATGAATCATAGTGATATTAGTATCACCTTGTCCATTGCTTGTGTCTTCGTATGATGTGTTTTTGTATGAAATGTTTAATGGATTCTTGATGTATTTCTTGATATGTCTACTTACTTCATATCTGAAGCAGTTGTGTACGTAGGCACAGAAGTTTTTACCAACTTGCTTATATCTTTTAGCAAGTATTAATAATAACATCTGCATGTCGATAAGTATATCTTCTTCTGGGAGTTGTCCGTAGGTTTCAAGAACGAAACCGAATTTCTTATAGATGTCTGACCTGTATTCAGTTCTACTTTTCTGTCTTTTTAAAGCTCTATGTAATCTTGGATCATCTATAAATGTACTGATGAATGTTTTTACATCTGAATCTTTAAAATCTATTTGGCCAGTTTTGAATAGCATTATATATTTTTTAAATAAAGGATTGAATCTTGCCACCAGTTCTTGAGCAGCGTCTTTAGCTTCTCTTATATCTTTGCTAGTAGCTCCAGGTTCAAATTGTTTTTTATAAATCATTACATATTCTTCAATATCGGACCATTCTTCTTGTTTTTCTTCAAGTCTTTGATTTTCATTGTCGTAGTTTGCCATTATGATGCACCTCTTAATTTCTTTTCTTTAGCTCTTAATCTCTTGTCCTTTTGGTATTCATCATAAGGTATCCAGCCTTTTTCTTTATCTAGTATTATTACATCTAAAGTAAGATGTGGGTATTTATATGCAAACATCTTTTTCTTAATCTTGAAGTCTGCTGTCTCTTGCCCTTTGGTGTCTACTATCCTCACTTCTCCATTAGTATATTCTACTTCGAAGTCTGATATATATTTAATTGCTTGTACTGTTGGAGCCTTGGTCTTACGCTTGAGCTTATTAAAGTCTTCATGAGATCCTTCATATACCACTCCATCTACAACAATAAATTTGTCTTGCAATATGAATTCAGGTTGTAGTTTAAAACTCTTTACAATTCCTTGAGCTTTTAAATCTTTTAAGTATATATAGTAATCTGATTCCATCTTGCTATGGAACTTGATACCGTCTACTTCAGTAATCTTATGTTTAATCTTACCCATCTTTTTGACTTCTGATTTCTTATCATCAGTTGTCTTCTTCTTACGGGTAAATCTTCTTTTGTAAGCCATGTTTTACACCATCCTATTTAAACGATAGAGAACTGAATTTCTAATAAAGTTCTCTTATTCACTCTTGTTTAAATATTATGTTTTTAAAAAAGAAAAGACTACTACTAGAAATTACTAGCAATAGTCTATCCTTAGAATTATTTCTTTTTCTTTTTAGTCTTGCAAGCTTCTTTAGTGTTTTTCTTCTTAGTAGGAGCGCAAGCTTCCTTCTTTTTTGGGGCACACTTTTTAGCCATTGAGTTCACCTCTTCCTTTAAATTATAACCATCAAATTCTTTTATAGTAATTGACATTTTAAACTCACTCCTTGATTCAATGGTGCTTGTGGCGTTTCGCCTTCCGTACCAATTCTATTACTTATCTTTTTATCTATTTAACATATAAATATAAATTAGCTCCAGTATTTGCAATATGGTTTCATCTCACATGTGCTACAAAATACGCTTTCTCTAGGATAGTAAGCTTCAGCAGATATTCCATTAGCAACGCCTCTTATAGTAGATATTAGCCTATCATAATCTGTCTGCGTTCTATGAGTTAAGAACTCTTTATTATTCTTAAAATGTACAACTTTAACTGCGTCAATATCATGCTGGTATGCATTTTTAAAAGCATAACAATCTAATGTATACTTAAGCTTTCTATCAATATCATATTGGTCTGGTTCTCTATTGCTAAATCTATTTACAAGCAATTCGCACTTTCTCCCAGGTAGTACTGCGACAGGTCCAATAGTTCCATGTACCTGAATATCATCTACTGATACTGTATATGAGCTATCAAAGTCAGCCAGCATTATTTTATTGTTGGAGGCCCATCTAGCAAAATTGATAATGTAGTTCATTCCTTCAATATTTCTTTTGCTATTAATATACTCTTTATTGTTACTACATACTGAGTCCCATTTCTTTTTAAGCTCGTCCATTGAGCATATCTTTTTATTAAGTAGGTTTGTATAGAAATATCTTGCCACATGATCAAGCAGTTTTTGCATTGTAGGTCCTTCTTGGTATCCCAATCTCTTATTGTGTTTCATATCATAGTAAGCAGGACATGATATATAATCAAATAATTGTTCATCAGTTAAATTCATTGTTCTTAGGACTCCTTTCGTTAACTATCCTAATTACTTCTGAGCGAGATAGATCTCCTCTCATATAATTACTTAATAATACTTTTTCATATATAAAATTAAATCTTTCTTCTAGAGTTATATTGTTTAATATTGCATGTGCTGTCTTTCTAGGAACATAGAAAGGTTTGCCTGGGATAATGTCCTGACCAAAGATACTTAACTCTAAGTCACCCATATAAGTGAATTTATATCCATTCCAGTATTTATCTATAATGCTTCCCATAAACAAACCTCCTTGATTTATACGTAGTATTCTTTCATATCATCTAAACATAAACATGCTAACTTACCATTAGCCTTAGTAAAACAACAACCACAGTCGATATAAATATGACCAGGTGTATGAATCATCTTAACATCATCATAGTTATTATTTATACTTTGAACTGGTGTATGACCACACACTATTTTATAGTCTTTAAAGGATTTAGTAGAGTGTATATTACTTCTACTCCATAGGCTAGTATCTTCATCTTGCCAACTCAAGAACTCTTCAATAGTCATATCATTATGATTTTCAGGAAAGAAAAATCCAGCATGAGTTAGGATAAACTTATCTATAACCATATAGTATGGAAGTTTTTTGATATATTTATATAAACTCTCTTCATAAAGGTAATCTCTTTGTACTATTTGTGAATGAGTAGCATTGCCACCATTCATATACCATAAATTTAGAGAACCTTCTTCAAAGTATTCAGTAAACATAGCTTCATGATTACCTTTTATAAGATGAATGTTTTTGTGATTTATAATATAATCAATTATCTCTAGGGGCTTTGGACCTCTATCCATTACATCCCCAAGTATGTAAAGCTCATCTTTATCTGAGAAGTTTATAAGTTCTAGTATAGCTAAGAATTTATCATACATTCCGTGTATATCACTTATAACATACTTACTCATTTAACTCACCTTCTAAAATAGCCACACTTTTTAGTGTGGCCTGTAATTAAACTCTTGCTTTATATCCATTAACTTGCCATACTGCTTCTGCGAATGTGTAGCTTGGACTATTAGTAGTTGGCTTTAATTTTTGAATAGGATGATTTTCACCTAACTGCGATTCAATTATTTCATAAACCAAAGCAAGTAGTCTTTCATCAATTTCTGTATCTTTAGCTATTTCAGCTAACTTAGTTCTATGTTTTAATATTGTTGATATATCATCTTCTGAATAGAATAAGTTATGAAGTAAACATCCAGCGATAGTTATATCAACGAATTGTTGTTGAGCAGTTGCAGTTATATATCCTAAATGCTCAAACTTTTGCCATACTATATCAGCTACTTTATTAGCTTTCTTTAATTTAGTAGTTGTACTAAATTGAGCTAAAGAACTTATAACAAAATTCTTTAATGGACTTATCTTAATTTTATCAATATACATTGCTTGGTTTTGGTGTAACTCTTCAAAGTTGATCATTAATTGTTCCTCCTAAACAGGCATGCTTTTAAAGTCTAAGCTACCTTGTAATAATATATTTCCTTTAGTTATCATCTTTGCTGTAACTTCATCTCTATGAAGATTTACATTACATATATTTTGCTTTTTATTTTCTAGTAAGCAGATTCTACATTCAGGATCTATAGAGCTATATCTTCTGCATCCATAGCATAAAGGGCATTTTTGAAAATTAATACATTTAATTCTACTGCCCCTTACATCATGTACTGTCTTTTGTCTATTTGGACGCATTAGACTTTCCCTTTCCTTTACCTTTGCTATCAGGCTTTACAGTTTCAGTAACTGGCTCTACATCAGTTGCTTCAGCTGAACTATCATCTGATACTACTTCTTGCTCTTTAGGCACAGGATTTTCCTCTTTAGGTGCAGGATTGATTTCTGCATTTATATTGCTTACGCATTCAGGACATATACAGAAATCGTGTCCTACATATCTGAATTTCATAACTCTCTTACCAGTAAGTTTGCCTTTAAGAAGCTTTAGTTCTTTGTGCATTTCATCACGATTAATTTTACCAGTATTTAATTTTTCGGATATAGCCTTTTCACAATATAAACACACATCTTGTTCATGTGCTATTTCTGAAAAGAAGCTTTTAGTTTGTTCTCTACTATAAAGTGCCATAATCATTCCTCCTATATTCTACTGGTTTTATATTATGTTATTTTTTTAAAAAACTATAATTTAGGCCTCATAAACTAACGCAGAATATCTTTTAATAGCTTCTTCATCGCACTCAATAGTTTTAGAGTATTCTGGTCTAAAGTAGCAAAAGCTCCTTCCTTTGTATGAAGATTTCTTATTCTTAGCCCAATCTATTTCTAAGATAGGAAGTTTCATATCAGTATTAGGATTAACTTGGAATATCTTGGCTGCTTGTTTGTTTTCAGATACATCATTAAATACTATCCAAACTACAGAAGCTTCATATACCAATACAGTAGAATCCTTTAAGTCCTCTATAGTAGGTCTTCTATTACCATTTAGCTTTCTTATATGTGTACTAGCAAATATAGGGCAATCAAATTCTACAGTCCATCCTTTAACTACTCTAGCTACTTCTGCTAATACATCGTTATCTTTAGGAGTATATGTTAATCTAACGTCATTGATAGAGTCTATAGCAATTAATATTCTGTATTCAGGATCTATTGCTCTAAGATAAGTTAATACCATCTTTATATGTTCATGGATATCATCAGCATTTTTAATCTTACTTGAATCCTCTATCTTTAATTTATTTACATTAGCTTTAAGTTTATCTAAACCTGCTTGTCTTTTTTCAAGCATTTCAATATATTGTGCAGAACCTTCTTCCATGTTATCTATCATATTTTGATATCTTTGAGGTTTAGCAGCAACCCCTATTGGAATACGTTGATCCATAGCAATAAGTCTTGGAATTATTTCATTCTTACTATCATCTAGCGAGTAATATAGTCCATACAACTTATTAGGTTCATGTGAACATGCATCTTCCATTATGTTCATCATTGCAGCTGATTTACCATGATTAGATTTACCAGCGAATAAATATAGGCCTGAATCTAAACCTTCTAATTGTTCAGTTATATATGGATAGTTTGGTAAAGTTAATCCATCTCCCTTGCTCCAAGCATTAGTATCAAATGCTTCTAAGTCAGCAGTGGATGTTGCAAAGAAATCTTCCATTGAAATTTCTTTTTCTTCTTCATTACTTATTGGTGTTATTTCATCTATGTTATGTAATTCTAATTCTTTTGCTAAAGTGTCGTTCATTATTATTCTCCTCCGTTACTTGTATAATTTGCATTGCTTTCCTACGCACATTCCTAATTCCATTACTGATGCACAGCCGTATCTTCTGCCATCTATTAGGTTTCTATATGCACTTCTAACAGTTGTCTCTACTTCCTTTTCACCCATTGATGGCTCATTTTTCTCTTCATCCCATTCGACTAGTGTATCAATACATTCTTCTAGTTCCATGCCTTTTTGTAGTAACGAAGAAGCTAATATCATTAAGGTGTTATTTCTAGCTCCTTGCACAGATCCTTTTGCATAAATATATTTTATACATAGTGGTATCTCATAATTAGGATTAATGTATGATGTATTTACGTTTTTCTTTATCTTAGGTTTAACTTTTGTAGCTTCTATAAATGCTCTCTTAGCATCTTCCACTAGCTTAGTTTCTGTATATTCAACTTTTCTATCTTTACTTGCATATAGCTTCATGCTTGCATAAGTAGAAATTCTAAGGACATCTTCAGTAAGAGGAACCTTATAAAGACCTGTCTTTCCATTTATTGAATGAGGAAGTCTTATTAATCTCTTCTTGTCATATATTCTTGTATCTATTGTTTGATTTAATGAATATTTCTTTATGTCTAAAGCTATCATCTTATATTTATCATTTAAATCCTTACAAGGAGTAATTCCAAATACAGTATAAGGAACTATTAGGTGAAATCCTTTATTTCCACTAAAGTATATTCTTATGTATTCTTTAGGTACCTTAAGGTTTGTAGTTAAATAACTTATAGCAGTTAAGGTATCTTGTTTTACTTTATTGTAGCTTTCTTCATCATGTATTTCTCCATCCAAGTCTATATACAAAGGTCCGATTAAATCGCTCTCATTCTGATCTTCAGTATTGTACAAGAAATTAGTAGAGTAAACATCAATATTCTTGAAACGTTTTTTAATTGTAGTATCTAATTCTGCTGGCTTAACAAAAACCTTTCTACCAAATATTTTTTGATTGTTTATGTCATATATTCCACCGCATTCAATGTACCAGTCCATTGTGTTACCTCCAAATTATTTTATTCATTTTCTCCACAGCAGCATTTAAAGTTTTTATTTTTAAGTATTCAAATGTTGCCTTTTCAAATCTTTTTAATTCGATGATTTCAATAATCTCTGTTTCATTATTAACAGCTTCATCAATTAGATATAATATAAAATCTAATGGCTCAATAAAATCAATGTTCTTATATTTGTTAAGGAGATACTCCATAGAGCCTTTATCTTTTTTGCTATCTACTAAGCTTCCATCCATAGGAAAGCTTTTATAAAAATATTTAATTAAATCATCTATACTATATTTTATTTTCATTTCTAAGAAAAACCTACTGGATACAATCTTATCATTTTCAAAATCCCAGTATGGAGCTGGGGATGTTATGTGAAGTTCATTGTGATAATAGAAAACATTTCTCTTGGTCAAACTTCCTTCCCAAAGATATTCTGGAAGATCATCCGGTGTTAATGCCATCTTAGCTGGAAAATCTTTTAGCATTCTCATAATATCGCTATCTGTATAATTATTATCCTTTAAGAATCCGAATGTATTTTCAGTTATTGTTTTTTCGCTTTTATTAGGTTCTTCACCTAAGTTATAATAATAAAAATCTATTAATTCCATGTACTCTCTTCCTTTCTTAATGTGTAAATAAATTATAACACAAACTCCTAGTAGTTGCAAGGAGTTCATAGCACTTGCAAGTAATAAAAATGTGTGCTATATTTATATTATGAAAAGTTAAAGGAAGGTGACTATATTGGCCGGAAAACTTGTTAATAGAACTAAACTTGGTGATGCTATTCACAATGATTTATACGAAAAGCTAAATATTTTAAAAGAAAATACAAGAATTCCACGATCAAAACTTCTTGATGAAGCAGTGGAATTATTGCTTGAAAAATATAAAGATCAACTTGAAAAGTAGAAATGCTCCCTAGCTTGTGTGCTGGGAGCTATTTTTATAATATTTTTGATGATATATTAAATACAAATCCTATTATAGATTGATTATTTACATCAGAATTTTTATCAGAAGATAAAAGTATTTTTAATGGTATCTTTGCATATATCTTCTTAACGTTAACACTTATTGTTTTTGTGTTGTCAGGCTTGCTTGTTTCTTGTGGTGAGCTTAATATAGGTTCGCCTGTTGAAGGATCAGTTGTATAACTTAAATAGAATTGAATATTTTCTGAATCAGCATTTAATTCTATAGATTCATTTGGTTTTATCAGTGTAAATTCATTATCTATTTTATCAATAAATTCTTCTGATTCTATTTCAGCTATAGCATATGAATTGGATAAGAATTTCGCATTGTAGAAGTATATATGTTTTATTCCTATAGGTGATTTCATCACTCCATTAACCTGAGTATTGAATTTAGGAATTATTTTAATATCTACTCTATTGAATGAGTATTCTTTATTAAATACTAATCTCATTTTTCCAGCTTCTTTAATGTTAGTAAATTCATCATACTTACTAGTTATTTCATCATTGTTTACTACATCTTCAGTAAAAAGTCTTATATATTCTATTGTGTAAGAACCATTTAAGAACATGTCTAACTCTATCATATTAAATAGTGAATTACCTAAAACTTTTGTTTTGTCTAATACAATGCTTATATTCATCGCTGGATTATCTCCATCAATTTCTTCAAAGAATAATTCTTTCTCCTTCAAGCTATCGTGTTTTAATATATTCTTATATTCTTCCTTAACTACATTATTAATAGATACTTCTGCTATATCTCTATAGAAAGCTTCACTTGTAGCTGTGGTCATTATGTTAAATACATTAACAGGAACACTTTTAAATTTAGGAGTTATTGTACATCCGTATTGTTCATACGAGTTTGAAAGAGATTGATCAGGTAATACAAATACCTTGTTGTTTTGTCCTGGAACTGATGGTTTAGAAGTTTCCTTGTGTATTCTCTTCAAATCTGCCATTTGATATTCCATATATTCCGATTCATATCTTAATATCTTTAGCTTTTTACTCATATCATTCTTAAGATATTTTATATCAGTAATTACTCCTGAAAGCTTTGAATTTGCCTCTATAAGTATGTTGTTTAATTCATGACTTGTCATTCTTGGTATCATAATTTAATACACTTCCTTTCCTTTAGTCCAAGTAAGAAACTTTTTTCACATATGCCGTTCTTTCCAGTAAAGGAATTGAAAATATTATTAATGTCATCACTCATAGACATTAATGTAGCTATCTCTTCATTAGTGCCTTGGATTTCAATAGTTTCTAAAGAATTGATGGCATTGTGAAAAGATAGAATATTAAGCGCAAATTTTTCATATTCAAATGGTCCCCTATATTTATGATTATAAGTTATCATACAATTTCACCTATCCTATCTTTTTAATCATTATGCTCTCTATATCATCTTCTGATATTGATGTATTATAGATCTCTACAGTTGCATCGTATTCCTTAGGTTCCTTTGATAGAAAATGTACTATCATAAAATCCTTAACGTCTACTTGCCCACTATAATAAAACTTCTCTTGATTAATTAAAGTATTCTCTTTAATTGCATATACAGAGCCTCTTTCTAATTCAAAATCGAAACTAAAGTCTTCATCACACTCTATAAAGAAATGATGAATGTAATCTAAGTTCTCGATTCTATTTACATTTGTGTTGAAGTTAGTTGCTAGAGGTTTTTTATTAAATCTGAATGTAACACTAGAACCACCAACAATATAAAAGTCTATATACGAATGACTTTTAAAACTTAAAGCATTAATAGCTATTGGCTTTTCTTCTATTATTTCACCATTCTCATTTGCCATCTTATATAGAATTTTATCTTTTCCAGCTAATGTTATGAATTTTCCATTGTTAGGATCAGTTGCAACTATAGGCAATTCTAAAGTACTATTGATTTTTTGAGATTCACTAATACTTATTTCATATTCTTTTTTTTCTAATTCTCCAGGGAACACTACGAAGTCCCTATTGTATGAATATGAATTACATGATACTGTGGCAGGATTATCAACTCCTGATTCCCTGAACTTAAATACAACATTATTGTGCTCTACATTATTTATATTTCCTATACAGGCTATTTTAGTAGCGTCTGATATTGAAATCTTTCCTAGATTTATTACTGTATTATTATCTTTCTTATCTATTTCAAAGTCATTATGTTTAAATAAAATTGATTTACCTAATGCTGTGCTATAGCTTTCTAAGTTGGCACGCTTTAAATACATTTGAGCTGTATCTTCCAACTCTCTTAAGTGAGAGTTAATATAGTAACTCAATCTATTGTACTCAGTTACTGTAACTTCATATAGCAATTTATATAATATAGCTAAATCATCATAGATGTATTTAATCGAATCATTAATTATGTCAGTGTTAAATTGAGAACCTTCTTTTATTTTAGGATTTTTAAAAATAGAAAGTCTTAGCTCTATATCATTTAATTGAGATTGTATCAATCTATTATCAGGATATATGCCTCTCTTTATGAAGTTAGTTATTATTCTTTCTTTATGATAATTCAATTTAAGTTCAATGTCCTTAAACATTTACTCACCTCCAATAAGTACTTTCAAGTCAGAAATAAAAGGGCTAGTATATTGTTTTGAACTCTTCATATTGATTGTCAAAGTAGCACTTTTAATGCTTTCATTTATATAATGAACATGTTCAGCAGGGATGGTGTGGCTAGTAGTTCTAATTATCTTCTTGCCATTATATTGAGAGTTAATTGGGATTATTTCATAATCTAAACCGTTTATGGTTAGATTATATTTAATACTATTTCTTAAATCTATTTCGTCAGCCACGTATTCATTTGCAAATACTGCTATAGATTTAACTGGATCCGTTATAAAATCGTTAAATACTAGTTGTCCAGATAATTCATATGTCTTTCTTCCAAGAGCTATATTATTAATTCTTATGACACTTCTTTTAGCTGTCTTGAGCTTCATAAGTGTTTCAACATTATTGGAATCCTTTTTCATAAAAGCAATAGAATCATTTGAATTTTTACCAGCTCTTAAAACTAGCTTCACATAGTTACAATCCTGGAATGAAAGTATTCCTGATCCAAATATATAATCATTTGTATCAAAACGTGCTTTCTTACTATTTATTGCTACGTCTCTTAATTCAGATTGAACAAAAGTCTTACCATCAATTGATGTACTTAATGATTCTAAAATCACGTCATCAGTTTCCATTGTCATTTCTATTGTATTTATTAAGTCATTTGCTTTAATTAATATAGAGCATCTTGCCATTATGGAATCAAAATTTACTAAAGGAAAAACTTCCTTTTCAGAGTTGCTTGCTGTGATTCTTGAATATTCGTAGTAAGTTATAAGACTATCGTCAGTTATGTAATCCTTATTGGAACTATTACTTACATTGCTTACAAAATCGTTATTCTTGTAAACATAATTGTTTCCTTCATATCCATTTCCTATTATCTCTACAATTTCTCCTTTAACTACTTTTGAGTTAGAGGTTTTAATAGAAAATGTGCTTTTATCATAAGATAGATCTCCAGATGAATTTTCATTAGAAATAAGAATTACATTTGAAAAGTCACTGTATTTATTGCAAAGTATATTTATATCTTCTTGCCTTTCCTTTTCGGTTCTTAAAATTCTTTTAATATCATTTAATTTTAATCTAGTTGTTTCTAGCATATTTTTAAACTTTGCAGATGTTATAGATAAATTACTATTTACAATATCTAAATCTGCGCTTATATCATCAAATACTTGATTAATATCATCTTTACTTATTTCTGTTTCAGGATGTATTTCTACAGGCTTAAGAATTGGTTCATAATCATCTTGAAGAATAATTTCTTTGGCCCTATCTACATAGCCGTTAAGAGCTAGATTTCTAGCATACTCCTCTTTTTTTAATTGATTGTACTGTCTTTCCATAAAGAGTTCCTCCCATATTTTTTTATCGCCAATCTTTTTATAGATGGTGCTTCAGTATTCTTATTGTAAGTTCTAAGAATAGCTTTAACTTTTACAACATCATTTTTTACAATCAAGTCATGAGCATCTAATGGAGAATAGCTTACTGTATATCCATCTTCATTACTATTAATAGCTTGTTCTAAGCTTACATCAACAACTACTCCATTCTTCTTTATAGTAATTGGCTCATTATTATTTATAGAGAATCTTGGCCTAAGTCCAAAAAATATCTTTTCATTAAGTACTACTTCTGTTCCTATAGGTAAGATGGACTTAGCTTCTGAACCATCTAATATATAAAATTCTATCGAGCCATTTTCGCCAGTATTAAATTCAGAAGTTAATTGAATATATTCATCTTCTTGTAAATAACCCACTTCAATATTTTCGCTTATGAAACACATATTTTGTTCTATTCTTACTTGCGAAAAATTGATTGAATCAATACCAAAATGATATGAATATTTTTTAGATACTATTGTATCTGTAGAATTTTCTGTATCAGGCTTAGGAGAAGAAGGTGGTGTTGGAGCTTTAGCATCTGTATTTAAAGTTGATACTAAATTGTCTGCATAATCTGAATATGGCAATTTAGACATTATTTAACCTCCTTTAAATAAATTTCTTCTAAGTAATTGCACATTTGATTTTTATATTCACCTTTAGAATATATATAATCTTTTTCCTTTACTTCTTCATGGTATTCCTTCCATGCTTTATCTAGGTCTTCAAACTTATTGTTTTCTGTAGTTGATACTGAAAGAGATTTAGGAGAATAATTGGTGCTGTTTAATGCCAACTTAATTCCCTTGACTGTTCTAACAGGAATAACTCCTTTTGAAATATCAGAATCAATAGTTTCTGTATTATCTTCATGCATATATATTATGTCGGTGATCTTACAATTAGATAATTTAACTTTGATAGAATTAATTTCTCTAGGTTCGCTAAAGTCAAATCTTATTGTTTCTGAAACTCCATTTTTACATATTGCATCAAGTAAGTAATGGACTCTGTATGGTTCTCCGTCTAGTAGTTCTTTGTAATTACTTTCATAAGCTTGTTCTTCTCTTTTAACTGATACATCCTTTATATCAATGGTGTTCTTTATAGTACCTGACAATGAAATAACATTATTGTATATTTCACATGTCTTTAGAGAAGTTCCATCTCTATCGGGAGATTGTTCAACATCGTTATTAGCTAAAGAAACATTTATTACTTTAAAATTCTTAGAATCATTAAATATATTGTCATTCATATTTTCTATTTCACTTAACAAATCTCTACATTCAGTTATTGTTGTATCAATCTCGTTATTAACATATATCTTTGCATAGTCAATAACTTCTTCTAGGACTCTAACCTTTTCATACATATCATTTAGATAGTTTTCAATTTTAGAAAAGTTCTCATTAGCAGTTTCACTATCTAAAAAGCTTTCTTGATGTTTTATATTATCAATTATATTTTCATCGTAAGACTTCAGCAGAAAATCTATTTTGGATTCGAAGTCAAACATATTTTTTATATCCATTTGTATCACCTCTTTTTGTTCTATTACTTTATAGATTGCACTTAAAGCACAAAAGAAAAAGCCAGTATTACTGGCTTTATTACATAGGCTGTATTAAACATAAGACTGATCCTAGTCCGTAAGTATCTTTATCTTCTAAGGCCTTACCAACTATCGAACCTACAAAATGTTTCTTAGTTGCCATACCTATTCCATCTCCTGAAGATATAATAAAATCTCCAGCACTAACTTTACCTACAACTTGTACAGGAACCTTACCAATAAGTCCTACTGCTGTTTTAGCACCACTCTTTATATCTTCTTCATCGGCATCTAAACACATACCATACCTTTCAGAAACTATTCCTACTATTTTTCTAGAATAAGCTTCGGCTTTTTTTACACAGCCATATTTATCTATTTCAACTATATGTCCTTCTTCAACTGGTTCAGTTACTACAAATCCTTCTGCGTAATCAGCGAATAATGGATTATAAACTTTGAATCCTGAAATGGTCTTAGTTAAATTATTAGGATCTGCAACTATATTTCCTTTAACTCTTAGATTTGCATTGACTGTAGCGTAATCTCCATCATGCACTACTGCATTTCTAATTACAGATTGAACACTATCTTCAAGTTTTGCTAAGGTAACATTTTTGTTTAGAATCTTAAGAGTAGTAACTGCATCATTTGCTAACTTAGGAGTAGTTACACTTAAGTCTTTTATAACCCTAGTAATAACTGCATTGTTAGCTAATTTTGGTTCCGTTACATTTAGGTTTAGAATATGACTTGTCCTAATTGCATCATCATTTACGTTCTTCCAGTCTACTGCCTTTTCTCCTATCTTAGGATTAGTTACGGACAAGTCTGCTAATTTAGGAGTTGTTACATTTAGATCTTTAATGGTTCTGGTACTAACGGAATCATTAGCTAATTTAGATTCAGTTACATTTAAATCTTTGATTACTCTAGTGATTACAGAATTACTTGCTAATTCAGCATCTGTAATAGTGAGTTGTTTTAATTTGACACCATCAATAGTTCTGTCTTTTAATTTAATTCCTTCTAAAGATAAATTAATTAATTTGTTTCCATTCAAAGTGTTATCTTTTATTACTTTGCCGTCTAAACTATTTTCTTGAAAATGCTCTGTAAGAATTGCACCTAATGCAATTTTAGGGGATGTAACATTTCTATTAATGATTGACCTAGTGCTTACAGAACTATCTGCCATTTTAATTTCTGTAACTGTTTTATCTTTTAAGAAATTCCCAGTTATATCTTGATCTATAAATAAATTTCCTGGTAAGAATCTGGTCCATGCTTTAGGTGCACTGCCTTTACTCTTATATTTAATATCTCCATTAGTCGGAGCAATATATAATGTTCCATCTGCTATGCTATCCCATTGAGTTTGAGATGTACTGGATGCAACGTTTTGTGTCATTATTAATGCTCTACCGTCTCTTACTATAAACTCATTGACTTTACGTACTCCGTGAGCCATGTTATTTCCTCCCTTGGTATAAGGGGGATCTCTCCCCCACTATCTATCAAATTAAACTATTTTATCAAATGCTAAACTTAAGCTATGAATTCTACCAACATAATCATTACCCTTTGATGCTTGAGAATGGATTATATTTGATGCTAAGAAACTATTCCACTTTACTTGAAGTTCAGCTTCATTGAAGTAAGATATTTCTTTAGCTGAATTATCTATATTAACTTCAAATATTAATCTATCGGATACTGATGAACTATCTTCCCTACCACTTGGGATTACAGCTACTAGCTCTAATGGATATATTCTTTCCGAACCAGGAACTATTGTAGGTGATCCATCTTCAGCTTCTTCAATTAAGTGTGTTTTTATTTGAGCAGAATATCCGCATCTATATATTGGTGTCATTGGTAATACATAAATGTTCTTATCAATAGTAACTGTATTAGGTGTTGATGTTTTAACCTTTGCAATATTATTGCCTATAATTACATGGTCTCCTCCACCTAAAACTGTTTGTTCTGCATAAGAACCATCAAAATTTCTAAATTCTATTGTATCTAGTTCTGCTCTTATTACACCTTGGTCTACTGTTACAAAGTTACCTTCCTTATTAACTTCTAAAGTAAGTCTAGCTCTTGAAGCTTTGATTGGTGCAGAAAGTTTAATTGGGTTTAAAGTTGTATAAAGTCCAGTAGAGTAAGGAACTTCATCTTCCTGCATTTTAGGTCTAGTTATAGCCATGTATAACATATCTATATCTGCCATTTCAACAAATGAATTTTCAGTGACAGAAATTAAGTCTTTATTATAGAACTTAAAAGTTTTATTGTTAGTTTGTAAATCCATTGGTGCATTCTTTTTATGGCCAAATTCTAGTTGCCAGTAATCTTGTGAGTTTACATTATCAGCTTCAATTACAAAGCAGTATTCTGTTCCTTCAACTTCAGGATATAAAGTTGATGTAGAATCATTTACATCGTAATCTAATTTTGTGAAATCAAATACTATTTCATCATCTTTTATATTTGCATTTACAGGTGATGACTTTGCAAGTAAATTTCCATCTGTCGCTGCTTGAGATAATCCATTAGTTTTAGCTAATTGATTTATATATTCATATGAGCCTTTTATTACATGACAAGTTAGAGAACCTGGATTACCAAATGCTTTTCCGTGTACAGAGAACTTAGTTAAAAATCCTGCGCATCTATTTGGAATTTTTATAACTGTAGCGAATCCAGTATAACTACTATCAATCTTGTGCTTATAAATATTACTATCATCATTAAGCATAGTATAGTTTTCCTTTGAGCTAGGGGTTCCATGAGATACTTTACTGAATGAATATGTTCCTCTGTTATATTCTCCAAGTGATTTGAATAATACTGTTCTTTCTTCTGAAAGATTAGCAGTACCAATATCTAATTGAAGGTCGTTCCCTGTTTCTTTAGTGACTGTGGCTAAAGTATTACTTTGAACATCTGCTTTATCTTTTCTAACTATTAACCAGTCATTTTTATCAAAGATATTTTCAACTTGTCTAACTATTAATCCATTAACAGTTTCAAGGTCAGTTTTAGCTGTGTTATATTTGACGTTAGAATGTTTAAATCCATCAATATAACCATCAGCAACCAATGTGTCTTCTACAGTACCAGTCTTAACTAACTCAGCTTTTAAATGATATAATTCATCTCTAAGTAACTGAATTTCATCTGAGTGAGCTTTATTAATTAAGCTTATTACTTCGCTTATTTCATCCTTGTCTTCTTTATCAAGAAATTCGTCTGCTCCTTTACCATTAAGGTTAAGTGCATTTTTAATTGTTTCTCTATCAATTGTTCCATTAGAATTTCTTTTTCCTGCACATATAGCTATTCTTGAGGGATCTGTTATACCTGGAGTTTTTACTGCTCCTGTAACAGGATCTTTCTCTTGAGTAACTTCTTCTATATCGTTAGCGGCAAGACCTTTTATAAAGCCTTGTGCTACCATAACTTTGTCCATATCTTCTATAGGTAGCATTCCTATACTTGGTTTAATTGTATAAGCCATGTCTCATCATCTCCATTCAAAAGTTATTTTATCGCCAGGTTGTAATAACTTAACTATATTTAAATTAGTAAGCACTATAGCATCCTGATCTTTCATCTTAGTAAAGTCTTTTCCGTAAGCAGCTCCATTGATAAATATATTTATTTCACTTAATTTAGATATAAATAATTCACTAGGAAGCTTTTGATCTTTTGCAAATATCATTCCAGGATCAAATACAGCTGTAGCTCCTTGAAGCATATATTCAAGTGTTTCTGCGGTAAGTTCAACTGTTTTTTCTTTTAATCTATAATCTCTTCTAACTTCAACAGTAACAATGGACTTAGAATCAACTTCTACGAACTTGTTCTCGCCATATTCATTAGTTACCATTACCGTATTTTTAGCCTCTGTTAATACTGGTTCAATTAAAGTTATAGTATTCATATTATTTATCATGTAAGCATTTTGAGGTTGTCTGTAACCATCAATAAATACCCTTGGTACTCCTGGAGCTAATATCGCTTCACTTGTTATATAAGTATTTATTCCAACAGGCTCTTTTAATTCTTCTACAACACATGACTTTATTTCTCCAGCTTCAGGTCTTTCTATGATATAGAAACAAGTTGGGTTCTTTTCTAATTCATTGCCATGTATATCTGTTGGTTTAGGTAAAAGGAATCCTTGAACTATTTTCTCTTCGCTTCCGTTTTCATCTTTCTTTTCTACAATATAATGTTCTTTAATATTCTGTTTAACTCCATTCATCCATACAGATAAAGCATTTTCGCCCATAGGGTATGAATGTCTAAAATCTATTTTGTAGAATAATTCATCTCCCTGTTCAATATAGCTACTTGTGTATCCTTTGATTAATGGCATTTCGATATTATCAGCAAATCTGTATGCATAATAAGTACAGTCAACTTCACCGAAGTTTTGAAGGATATTTATTGTCTTTGTATCAACTGTATATCCTGAACTAGATGCATCCAGCATTACAATATAATCTTCATCCTTTATTGGATACCAAGCTTTATTACCAGCATTGTATGAGCACCACTCTTGTTTACCCTCAGAAATTATGAGTCTAATTTCATTACTTACTGCGTAATCTGTATTATTAGATGTTGTAGTACACGCAGCACCATCGACGATCACTGTGTTACCTATATAAACTAAAGCATCATCTATGTCTGAAGCCATAGGTATAGTTGTGAACGATATTTCTCCATCAAATAAAAGTTGATATCTTTCATCATTTTTATCTTTTAATAGAACATAATCTTGACCTTCGGAAAGTCCATATATTTGTAAACAAGTAGGATCTGATGTATCAAAATCTCTTACTGAGATATAGAATCCTTCTACAAATAATAATGGTTGGCATTCTCCTGATAATATTTCAGGATCTGTTATAGGAATTACTCCTTCAGAATTAACAACGCCTTCTTCTACAAACATATTAAATCCATCTTTTCTAACTGCATCTACGATGTAGTAAGCACTTCCTGGTATAGCATCTTTTATTATTCCTTTACCATCTTCAATAGTGTAATCTCCTAGAGTTAGATTTAAGTTTGGACCTTGTACAAATATTAAAGGCTGAATAAAATCTGTTGGTATTTCAATAGACGCTATAAATCTTGATTTACCATCTTTTAAATAAGTACCTTCATTTTGTGTTTCTGCTGGATCCACCTTTTCATTCTCAAGCATATCTGGTGTGAATACACCTACATTAGTTTTCTTATCAAATCTCATAATTGCAACATCAGTTTTACTTTCAAATAATGGTTTAACCATTTTAGTAGGATCATCTGTAATTTTCCCATCACTATCGTAACCATTAAATTTAACTAATCCTGATGAATCATATACATCATAGTTATAGTAGAAATCTTCTAAACATAAACCTTGGGTAAATACAACTAATTTATCTGTAGGTTCTATTTGCCCTATCCAAATGCAAGTTTGATTTGAAAGCTTAATTCTTCCTCTATATAAGGCTCCTGGGTTTTTAATTCTGGTTTCAAAATCATAAGTAACACAATAAACAAAATCGTATATTTCTAATGCGTCTCCTATTAATTGAATACCATTGGCCTTAATTATATAGTCTTCGCCTTTATTTAAGAATTGACCAAATCCATTAATGAATCCATAATACTCTGTATTGTCTGGACCAACTTTAATCATCCCGTATTCGTTATATACAGTAGGATCTTTTTCAATTCTTACTATTCTTTTTCTAATATTTTTTAATGCAACTGGATTAACATGGACTGCTGCTACTATCTTGTCTTGGTATAAACTTAAAGATATTTGAATACATACATCTGATAATTTCTCATAAACATCATCACCTGTGTAATATCCATCAATAAACACTTTATCTAAAACTTCAGAAGGTATAAGATATTGAGCTTTTAAATCAATAGCTACTAGAAATCCTGAGTCAAGTTCTTCTTCAAAAGTCAGTTCGCTTGTATGTGGCTCATCACACCAATCATTAAATGTATCTACATATTGATAAAATTTAGTTTCATTTTCATAGTCTGTGTGATAAACTAAATCACCTATCTGATATAAAGTATTGGGCTTCCACTCGTTTATTCCATTTGCAACCTGAGCTAATTTTGATAAATTCTCAACTATATATCCGCCTGTCATTTTTAAAGGATCTATAATTAAAAAGTTTTCAAATGAATTAGAATCAAATTCAACTGCGTCCGCCATCTTAGACTTTATAGGAACAAACATTGAGCCATTATACCAATGTAGTACTCCACTATCGTTAATCCATAACTGACCTTCTTTTGCATCTTCAGGTTCACCATCAGGATTCCTTATTTCTTTAATTATCTTGAACCAGTCGTCAAACATTGGCTTCCATACTTGATCACTATCTCTATACATTAAGTGACCATAGCCTGGATAGTTCTGACGATCTAACCATAGTGCACCAGGCTTTTCTAATCCTGACTGTGGTCCAAATTTAGGATCTGGATTAGAAGGAACATCTAAAAAATGCTTTAATAGTTCATACAGGGTATACAATTCTTCGTTGTATATTTGCTCGCCCTGTCTACCATTAAAACGTCTGTTTCCACTGAACATTTAATCACCTCTTTAAAGTTTGAATCTATTTTTATATTACTTTCTAAAAACGCCCTATCCATGCCAAAATTAAAACCGCACTAATTTTATAGTGCGGCTATCTTAAGATTAAATTTATAACATTAAAAATCTGATTCTTATGTGTTTTTTATGATATCTATGATTTGCTGAACTATAGATGCATTTATCAATTTATCTTTCCCTGAATTCTCCCATGTTGTATTTAATTTGTCTGGATTACTTGAATCATAATCATTGATTACATTTCTGACATCCAATATTGCAGATCTCATTTCTTCGATATACTTAAATCTTATCAAAGCTCCTATAGTTATTTTGGTATCATAAACATATTCACTTAATCCGTAAGCTTTTCTTATAGTGTTAATTTGCGTTCTCATAGTATTAAATAGCTCTGCTGTGATTCGATCACTCTTAAGTGCATTTAAAGTACTATTCTCTACAGCGAATGTTCTAGAACTCTCAGGGCTATTTATTAAACCATCATTAACATAAATTACTATAGTTTGAGAACCATTTGAAAGCTCATCACATGTGAACACTACTTTTTCTTCTGTAGAGTATGAACCAGCTTTTTTAGAAAACATACTTGCATGAGTTATACTATTGTATACCTTACCTCCGCATTTCACATAAATCGTTTGTTTTTGTGAATCTAGTTCCTTATGAATAGTGAATGCTATTCTTGGCGTACTATCATGAACTTTAGAGTTTTTAAGTGGATACGAAATAGTAGGTGCTAGTGGAATTCTATTTCTGTAATATACTTTACTATATGCATAAGGAGATGATTGTCCAAATGTGTTGCTACATTTTATTCTATATTCAATACTATTTCCTCTAGTTATTTCTGTAATGCTATGAGTATATTGAGGAGATCTCAATGTGTTTGTTAGAACGATCCATTGCCCACCATTAATTCTATATGATAATTCATAAGTTACCGATACTCCATTACTTGAAATATTCTCCCAAGTTAAAGGGATATTATTTTCAAAATAGGTATCTTGAGGCTTTATCCATGCTGGAGCTGCTGGAGGCTTAGCTTTTTTAAATGAACCTGTGGCATATCCTCTATCACTGCTTTTACCATCTACATCGACAGCTTCAATTGAAACAGTATATTCTTTTTCAGATGGATCCGAATCTGGCATTATCCATGTATAGGAAGTTGTTTTTGATGTCCCTACTTTTATGTCATTTATATAAACTATATAATGGTCTATTCCTCTACCTTCAGGATCTGTAGACTTATTCCATGAGATTAAGGTACTTCCTAAAGCAAATCCCTCATTAGGAAATATTTGAGTAGGTTTAGTTGGTTTTGTATTTTTTACATAAGTCGAAGATGTAGTAACGGCACTTTCTACCAACCCATCATATGAGTATATTTTAAACTTATATTGGGTACCTTCTGCATCATTAGCAATATTTTGTGTATAGCTTGTTGCAGATGAATTGCTGAGCACTTTAACATAATCTGCTCCATCCTTACTTAACCATAAATTAATTGTAGGTATATTACCATCTGGATCGCTTGGCTTATCCCAGTTTATAGTAAAACTATCGCTATTAAAATATCCTTCTTTAGGAAGTATTTCATTTACTGGATTGGGTATTTTATTTCTCCATATGTTACTTATGGTTGATGTTGTTCCAGATTTTGTCTTACCATCTTCTGCGTGTCCCCATACTCTAAACTGAGTACCTCTTGGATATTGTGTTATTTTGTGCGAAACACTTCTAGCAGTAGTTGACCATAATAAACAACTATTACCATCTCCAATCTTCTCCCAATAAGTTTTTCCAGGTTCCTTACGTTCACCATAAATTACATATCTGACAGTATCTCCATCAGGATCTTTTACACTAGAGAGTGTAATATCTAATGTACCCTCAGCCAAATAATTAGAGCCTACTTTGCTATTATTACAACTAATGCTAGGTGTAGGAGGAGCTGAATTATTATTTTTTAAATTTATTGTAGTCGTAAATGATGGTCTATAAATTTGGCTACTGCCTGATCCTTCATCAACATCGTAATAATCCATATCTGGTAGAGCAGCAGTAATACTTATACTTTTGCTACCACTATAGGTAAATGTTTTTACCATGTTACTTCTTACTACTGTAGAACCAGGAGTAGTTTTGCCACCATGACTTATTCTTACTCTTGGAGCTCCAAAATCAGTGCCATCTGCAATAAAACTACATTTCCAAGTACCGCTTATTCTATATTTACTATAAACAGTCATACTAAAGTTTACTGTATTTTTATTTCCAGATAACTGTTCCGTCCACGACACAATTAATCTAACAGCATTAGGATTTCTAAGAGGATAAAATCCACTTTGTACTTGTCCCATTTATAATCACCTTCTTTATTTATTATTAAACAATAAAAATAAGCGACCTATTGCAGCCGCTTATCTTTTTATCTGTTAGATTGTTTTACAAGCTCGTTAGTGAATACAGCTGCTCCCGCTACCAAAACTCCTTGTATAAATCCTTCAACAGATACACCTATTAAAAGCATTGATAAAACTATTCCAAAGATTAATAATGAAATTGGAATATACTTATCTGGTATACTGGAGATTTTTAAAAACCTACCAATTACATATAGTACAGGTATAAGTACTAAAGCTTGGTCAACAATAAGATTCATAATATCCATTCTTATCACTCCTATTTTTTTATTTCATTACCTAATTACCTAATCTTTTAATTGTTTTACATATCTAGAATTTAAGAAATAAAAGAGACAGTATAAAACTGTCTACTAGCAATTCAAAGCATTTACAAAGATATCTTCTTTTTCTTTTATATAGTTATAGGCAATTTGATATATATTTTTATTTTCATTATTAGATTCCATTGCTTCTGGTGAGAAATATTTATTAAATTCGTCGTCAGACCACTTAGCTCTAATCTTCTTGACGTTCATAGGTTCCGATCCAGCTTCCCTGGTGTTTTTATCATAATACGAACCTACTGTTATATCGCAAAATCTATATCTAAGGTCAAGATTTATTTTTAATATTCTCCAATATTCTTCTTGTACTCCGAACTGATTAATTTGATCTTTAACTAATAATGCCATTTAATAGCTCCTCCATTCTATCTAACCTAGATTCTAACTCTTCTATTCTTGTATTTTTGTATTCATTTTCATTTTCGAGAGTTTCTATTTTATCTTGTAGGTATTTTGTTGCACCAAGTATCATAGTGCTATATGAATATAAATCAACCGATTTTCCGTCTCCGCCTTCGCAATCATAATTAACAATTTCTGTAGGTAGTTCGTCTATCATACAACCTAACTGTAAATCTTGTCTCATATTTTCTTCAAACATTTTAGTTTCAGGATTGTACGAACTTGAATCATGTCTATATAAATAAATATTTAAATTTTTAATATAGTCATACATATCTTCAGAAGAAATTTTATTAATGCTATATTTAGCAGTTCTTCTAGATGCAACTACCCATTTATAAGCATATCCCTGGAATATAGGATTACTATTAGCACCTACGAATCCATATCCTTGTTCTCTACTTGGATAAATACTACATTCTGTACCACTATTACCACTCCATTTTGAATTCATATACCAATGAGAGTTAGTTGCTGAACCAGTATTTAGATATATTTGACTATTTACATTAAGAGCTCCACTTAATGAACCCCCTGATGTTGGAAGATAACTGTGAGAGTGTGATGTTTTAGCATATACAGAATCGTGATTGTGACCTGAAGTTGCTGCTCCTATAGATGCAGCAGTTATTGCTTGTGCAGCTACTTTTCCATTATTATTATACAAAAAGTGTCCATTAGTAAATCCGCTGGTAGTAGTAGTTGTTGATATAGTATTAGGTCCAGCTGCTCCTTGTGGACCAGTAGCTCCTGTAGCTCCCTTCGCACCTGCAACACCCTGAGGACCTTGAGCACCCGTTGCTCCTCTAGGAATTGTGAAATTAAAAGTAGTAGTTGTACCCGATGTCGTTGCTGTAACAGCAGCGTTACTTCCAGCTGCGCCTGTAGTAACTGTTCCTGCTTTTATTGTAGGTGTTACTCCAGCAGGTCCTTGTGGACCAGTCGCCCCAGTAGCTCCTTTTGCTCCTGCAACTCCCTGTGGGCCAGTAGCACCTGTAGCACCCCTAGGAATTGTAAAATTGAATGTAGTAGTTGTTCCAGAAGTTGTTGCAGTTACGACTGCATTACTTCCTGCTGCGCCAGTGGTTACAGTACCTGCCTTAATCGTAGGAGTCACTCCAGCTGGCCCTTGAGGTCCAGTCGCCCCAGTTGGACCTTGTGGTCCTTGAGGCCCTTGAGGTCCAGTTGCACCAGATGAACCTTGTAAGCTAGTCCATTTGTACCAAGTCTCGCCGTACTTAGTTCTCCTATAAGCCCCTGAGTTATCATAAGCGTGATATTCCTGATAAATATATCCGTCATTATAAACCTTTAGTAATCCAGCTTTTGCTACTGGATAATTTAGAGCTGTTGTTGCATTCGCATTAGAGTTTTGATGATATCTACCAGTAGTTATTAACGTATCTAAGTTTACATTAGCACCTATATCTTGTACTTTTCTAAAGTATCTATCATCATGAAGGTGACTAGTTGGAGACGCTCCTATTTCAGCTAATGTCCATGATATATTAGCAGATCCATTTACAGATTTACTAGCACTGCCTATTGTTAGTGTTCTAGCAGTACCCCAAGTTGCAGTAGTGATATTTGCACTTCCATTGAAACTTGTACCGTTTATTGTTCTAGCTGTTTGCAGTGTTGTTGCTGTAGTAGCGTTACCACTTAATGCTCCAGTAAATTTAGTGGCAGTTACAGTTTTACTTCCAAATGCTACATCAGTATTATTAATTATCATTAAATCGCCGTCAGTGCCTGTCTTACTGCTTACAACAAACCTTCCAGTTTGGAATCCAACTCCACCTAATTGTTCTGTAGTGTTACTAAATGCAATGCTGCTACCATTACTAGCATGATTTCTTTTAATGACTACCCCATAGTAATCAGACATGGTTATAGTCCCACCACTCAATGGTAGGTAATTATGTGTGTGTGAAGAGGACGCTTTGCCATCTACTAATCCTTTTAATATTCTTCCTTGATTTGCTGAAAGTGATTGGTCTGTCATAGTAGATGTTAAATTGTCTTGAACACCTCTCCATGTATCTGTGAATTTTGCATTGGCTGGTACTGATGAAGCAATAGTAAAGCCACTATCTTTTATCACCTTTCCTGTAGTATCATTAAATATCGCAACTCTATTAGCAACTATTGTTCCGGTTGGAGCCACTTTACTACTATCGACTATATTAATATTAGCTGTCCCATCAAAGGCTACACCATTTATTGTTCTGGCTGTTGTTAGTTTTATAGCACTATTTGCCGCACCGCCAACTGACGAAGATCCAGCGTATTTGTGAGTATGATTATCTAATTCATATTGAACAGTTTTCCCATTTTTAACAATTACATTTTCTGCTATTGTTTCAGGATGAAGTGTTATCCAATCAGAACCGTTTCTTTTTTTCATTCTAATGTTATGAATAGCCATATCTCAATCTCCTTTCAATTAGTGTTTTCTAGCATATTTATTACCTTGCTTTTAGGTATATTTACAAAAAAATAGACAGCGTTTTAGCTGTCTATAATGTGTATAATATTTAATTAAAATAACCTCTTTTTTCTAACTCAGCTAAAGCCAGCTTTAATTCCATTATTTCATTATCCTTTTCTTCTGACATTTCAGCAATAGCTAGTTTTAGTTCTAGATTTTCTTCTTTTACAATTTCATATGGACTTGGTATTCTATTCCTTTCAGCATCTTCCTGGATCTTTTTTATTTCTTCTTGAGTATAACCCTCTATCCACTTTTCTCCATCCCATTTAGGTTTGTAAAAACCTTCAGGACAATGTGTTTCCACACAATCAGATGGAGTAAGCTCAGTATCTTGCAAAATAACATCTTCTATATAAAAACCTTGTTTATCTATTTTTAATACTTTTTTTATCATAAAAAAATCCTCCTATACATCAGCTACAAAAGTAATTCCATCTAATGACATCCAACCACTAGAACCACAATATGCTGAAACGTCTCCACCAGGATATATTACTATTTGGCCATATCCATTAAAATTATTGGCTACGGCTTGTTGAAAACCTTGTTTTGGTCTATAACCTACTGGAAGATTAAAAATAGTTTTACCCATTGTCCCACCAGTAACCAGCCCTTCTAAATGTACCATTCTCATAGAATCTTTGGTAAATCTAACATCATAAGTACCACCATAAGACTTCCAACCATTTTGAAAAGTTGGCTTTACATAAGCTTCATGACTTAAATCATATGCATAAGCTGAGGCTCTCCAAGGATTCCAAGTGTTTGCATAATAAGTTCTTACCCAAACAGAATTATCCCAACCATATATGTGATATTTTTGCCAAATCATACCTCCATCAGTAGCGCCATGCACCTCTAACACTCCAGCATATGGTCTTGGATAATTAGTACCACTTGATGCATTTGCATTTGAACCTTGTGTATAAAAACCAGTTTTTGTATAGTTGTTTAAATCCTCATTGTCACCAAGTAAACCTTGAAAACCATAAGCTCCAGAAATATCAGTCAATGTAGGTTTTCTTCCAGTATGATAAACATTATTTCCACCAACTTGTAAATTGGTTGCATTTATTGTTCCATTTACTGTCCCACCTGTAGCTGGCACTGCTCCTATTGAAGCGGCAGTTATTGCTTTTGCACTAACCTTACCATTATTATTAAATAAAAAATGCCCATTAGTGAAACCACTGGTAGTAGTTGTTGTTGATATTGTATTAGGCCCAGCAGGTCCAGTCGCACCAGTAGCTCCTTTGGCACCAGCTACTCCTTGCGGTCCTTGTGCTCCCTGAGGTCCAGTTGCACCCCTAGGAATGGTAAAATTAAAAGTAGTAGTAGTACCAGAAGTCGTTGCGGTAACAGCAGCATTCGTCCCAGCATTACCAGTTGTAACAGTACCAGCTTTAATCGTAGGAGTTATACCCGCAGGCCCTTGTGGACCAGTCGCCCCTTTAGCACCCGCAGGCCCTTGGGGACCTGTAGCTCCAGTATCACCTTTAACTCCTTGTAAACCCTGTGCACCTTTTTCACCTGCTATACCTTGCGGACCTGTTGCTCCTTTTGGTCCTTGAAGAGTAGTCCATGCATACCAGGTTCCATTATATAGAGTCCTTCTATAAGCTGCTGAGTTATCGAAACAGTGATATTCTTGATACACATATCCATCATTATAAACTTTTAGTAATCCAGCCTTTGTTGTTGGATAATTTAAGGCAGTAGTTGCATTTGCACTTGAGCCTTGATGATATCTACCTGTAGCTGTTAACGTATTTAGATCAACATTTGCGCCTATATCTTTAACTTTTCTAAAATAAACAGAGTCATGATTATGCGGAACTGGTTCAGAAGACCATACTGCTGTTCCATCAGCCGACCATTTTAATGCTTGTCCAGCGGCTCCTCCACTAGGTATGTGTTTGTTTCCTGATGTTGTAGGATGAGTATAAATAGTGTCAGTAAATTTTGCATTGGCTGGAACAGATGAACTAATAGTAAACCCACTGTCTTTTATTGTTTTTCCCGTGGTATCATTAAATATTGCAACTCTGTTGGCAGCTATGGTACCAGTTGGAGATACTTTGCTATTATCCGTTATGTTAATATTAGCTGTTCCATCAAAAGCTATTCCGTTAATGGTTCTAGCAGTTGCTAACTTTATAGCACTATTTGCAGCACCACCAGCTGATGAAGATCCAGCATATTTATGGGTATGATTATCTAATTCATGTTGAACAGTTTTCCCGCTCGTAGCAATTACATTATTTGCTATTGTCTCAGGATAAAGTGTTATCCACTCAGAGCCGTTCTTTGTTTTCATTCTAATATTATGAACAGTCATCTCAAATCTCCTTTCAATTACTATATTCTGTTTTATTTATTACCTTACTTTTTGCTATAAAGTAGATAAGTATTTTATAAAAAAAATAGACAGCTTAAGAGCTGTCTGTAATGTGTATTATATTTAATTAAAATAGCCTCTTTTTTCTAGCTTGGCTATAACAGCGTCTAAATATTTTGCTGGAACTTTTGGCACACCATTGGCACCGTCTAGACTCCTTTTGCCAGCTTCAACCAAATCTGCGTAAATTTCTACCATATTAAATCATTCCTTCCGCTAGCTCAACTAAAGCTAGTTTTAATTTTATTATTTCAGAATCTTTTTCTTCTGACATCTCAGCAATAGCTGTCTTAATATCCAATAGTTCTCTAGCTATTTTAGGATTATCCCTATCATCATCAGATATTGTTACAAAAGACTGAGATGATTCATCATATTTCATATGACAATTAGTTACTACGTCATTATTGTCAACTATAAGTTCCAAGTAGCTTGGCAACATTTCAGGGACAGGTTCGAACCCACCTTCAGGAAAAATTATTTTTTCAACTAAATTATTAGTAAGTTTATTTATAATTACATATCTCATATTGCACCTCCTAGAAATATTCAACAACAGTAGTTAGGTTTTCTAATATATTTGTAGCATGATCAAGGTATGCCATTATTGTATTAAGTTCTCCTCTGTGTACTAAAGAAGAACCATCATATCTTCTTGAACCTGCAGATTCTCTGTATCTATTAGCTAACCATACTTCAACAAACCAAACTGTTCCAGCTGCATTTAATTTAGTTATCTCAAAACTTAGTTTTGCATCACCATTACTTGTCCAGCCATCTGTCCATTTACCATTTAAGGCATAATGCCAAGAATCTGTTCCTTGCTTATTACTAGTTATAAATGCTACTCTAACACCGTTTACCATTTTAGTTTTATCAAATATTATAGTAGCTGTCTTGACATTGCCATAATGTTTAATTTCCCTAAGATTTCCAGCACCAAGCCATTTTTTAATAGCTGTCGTATCTGAACAGAATCTAATGTAGTTATCGGAACTATTATTACTTCTAAAAGCTAATGCTCCTGAAATAGTAGCTTGATTAGCATATGAACTTTTTAATAATCTACAAGATATATCTCCAGAACCATCTCTTTTTGCTATGGTATTAGCTGTATCCGCTATAGCATCTGCTACGCCATTAAGTTTAGATGAATCAGCAGCTTTACCACTTGAAGCCAAAGCTCCTATTGAGGCAGCAGTTATTGCCTTTGCGCCAACTTTTCCATTATTATTGTATAGAAAGTGTCCATTAGTGAAACCACTTGTAGTAGTCGCTGTTGTTACGGTATTAGGCCCAGCTGCTCCAGTTGCACCTTTGGCTCCTGCTGCTCCTTGTGGTCCTTGAGCTCCAGTAGCTCCTCTTGGAATTGTGAAGTTAAATGTGGTAGTTGTACCTGAAGTACTAGCAGTTACAGCTGCATTTGTTCCAGCTGCACCAGTAGTAACTGTTCCTGCTTTAATTGTAGGAGTAATTCCAGCAGGTCCTTGAGCACCTGTTGCGCCTTTAGCCCCCGCTATTCCCTGAGGCCCTTGTGCTCCAGTGTCTCCTTTGGGCCCTTGTGGTCCAGTAGCTCCAGTTGGACCTTGAGATCCTTTTTGAACAATTAACTCCCAATAAGTAGTATTGGTTACAGCTTGGTTTGTATTACTAGCTTTACATCTATAAGTATTTCCGCCACTTGTTACTATATCTACATAACTAGCGTCACTAACATAAGCAGTTGTTGATGACCACGCTCCTTTAAATCTTATACTTGTTCCAGTTGCACCCTTAGATCCTGTTGCTCCAGTTTCACCCTTAGGTCCTTGTGGCCCTACAGCTCCTACATCTCCCTTAATTCCTTGAGGTCCTATATCTCCTTTTAATCCCTGTGGCCCCTGTGCACCAGTATCCCCTTTTAATCCCTGTGGACCTGTTGCTCCAGTATCCCCCTTTGGTCCTTGAAGGCTAGTCCATTTGTACCAAGTTCCATTATATTGAGTTCTTCTATAAGCTCCCGAGTTATCGAAGCAATGATATTCTTGATAAATATATCCATCATTATATACTTTCAATAATCCAGCTTTTGCTACTGGATAGTTCAATTCTATTGTTGCATTTGCACTTGAACTTTGATGATACCTACCAGTAGTTGTCAATGTATCTAAATTAACATTAGCGCCCACATCTCTTATTTTTCTAAAGTATTTATCATCATGATTGTGATCTGTGTTTGCCTTATTTGTTTGTAATGATTTTATATTATCATTAACATCATCAACAAACTCTTGTACATTTTTACCTGACTTCATCTTAATATTGGACGCTATAGATTCAGGATATAAAATGTCCCACTCAGAGCCGTTTTTTCTTCTAAGTTTCACATTATGGTTTGACATCTATTAATCCTCCTTATTATTTTCTAATAAAAAATGGAGCGTAGAGAAATACGCTCCATAAAAACTATTATTGTACTATTTCTAACCAAACATGTCCTTCTGGCCTATCTGTTGGTTGTATATTACTTACTGTTGGTGCATAGCTCTTAACGATTGCATCAACTTCTACTTTTGTATATGTTGTTTCTACATTAGCTTTAGTTGCTAATCCATCAGTAAGTTCTGTTTTGCTAGCTTTCTCAGATAACTTAGTATTTACTTGTTCTATATCAGTTACATTTGCCTTAGAAGCTAAGCCTTCTGTTAATTGAGTCTTAGTAGCCATTGTGTTATCTACATAAGTTTTATCTGCTTTTACTTCTACAGCTGCTGTAACGTCATCTATAGAAGCTTTCTTACCTAGTTCTGCATCTACGTAAGTCTTATCTGCTTTAGCATTAATTGCTGCAGTTGTTTCAGCTGCGTCAGCTTTCTTAGCAATCTTTCCTTCTAAATCTGATACAGAGCTAGTTAATTCTCCTCTAATTTCTTCATCAGCTTGAGTTAAAGCAGATGTCTTTCCATCAATCTCTGTCTTAGTGTAAACATCAGCACTATTAGCTTTTGTAGCAATAGATGCATTTATTTGTTCTTTATCAGTTGCGTAAGTTGACTTATCTAACTTACCTGCTAAAGCTTGTTCAACTTCTCCCTTTGATATTGAATCAGATCCAGATACTAATGGTCTAAACTTAACATCAAAGTCTTCTGATGTTGGATCTACAACTATGAAAGTTTTTATTCCTGCTGCGATACTCTTTATAAGCATTTCACTTGCATTATATAAATCAACAGCTTCTGCATTTATAATTACTATGTCTCCAGTTTCAACTTGTACAGACATTGCTTCTTCAACACTTGCAACTACCTTTGTTTCATTAATAGCTAATGAAGGTAATAATGAAACATCTATCTTATTGCCTGCTCCAACAGCTACTAATTCTCCTTCTTGAACACCAACGTTCATAGTAGCAGCTGTTCCTAATCCTTTAACATCAGAAACATTATGTGTATGTTCTTTTTCAGCCTTACCTGCTAAAGCAGTATTCATTTCAGCTAATGAAGCCTTAGCATCTATAGAATCCTTTAAAGTTTTACCAGCTCTAGCATCTAAAACTTTTCCTTCTTCTACAACATCTAATGCATTCACAACATCTGCTTTAGCTACTTTACTAGCTTCTAACTCAGTCTTCGCTGCGTCAACCTTATTTGAAACTTTTTCAACTTCAGTATCAGTATAAGCCTTAGCTTCAGTTACTCCTGCTGCAACCTTTTTATCAACTTCTGCTTTTGTTTCTAAAGTTGCTAATTGATCACTTAATCCAGTTACATCAGCTATAGCATGACTGTGAACCTTGTCAGCTTTACCAGTTTCTAAAGCTCCAACTCTAGCATCATTGTCAGTTTTGTAAGTATCTACTTCTCCTTTAAGTGTAGTTATTTTTCCTTCTAACTCAGACTTATTAGTTCCAACAGTTTTTGTTAATTCTCCTAAATCTGTTTTCGTGTTTTCAATTTTTGAATCTAATTCTAGATCCTCTGCAGCTAAAGCTTCTATAGCATCGCTTAATTCTTTTATTTTTCCAGCTTCGCCAAGTTCTGTTTCTACAGCTGTGATTCTATCATCTAATACTTTATCAGCTGCCTTGAAATCAGAATCTACAGTTGCAACTTTTGCATCAACTTCTGCTTTTGTGTATTTGTCAGCGTATTCAGCTTTTTCTGCAGCACTTACAAATTGTTTTTCATCACTTGTTTTTACTTGTTCAGCTGATGTTTCAAAATGAATTACTTCATATTTACCTTCTTCATTTTTGACTCTGTACTTAGCTGATTTGATGATTTGGTCTTCAAGTGCGGCTGCTCTTAATTCTGCCTTTAGTTTTCTAATACTTTTTGCCATGTTTTATTCTCCTCTGCTGTTAATTTGATTCTAGCCATACATGCCCTATTGGCCTACTGAATTCAGGTTGTTTTTCTGATACTTCTGGAAGATATTCTACATGGGTATGATCTTTTTTTGCATAATTATCTAATCCTAATTCTTCTGGTGTAGGGTTTATAGTAATCCATTCAAAAGAATCTCCTACTTTCTTACACCCTTTCCAACGCCCAGTTAATTGTTCATATGTTATTAGCCCATCATATCTAAGTTCCATACCCAAATCTGCAATCTCTTGAAAATCCTCGACAGTATCGCATATTTGTCTGATATCAGTAGGTTCATTGCCACTTCCAATCATTATAGATGAGGGCACAATATAACTATTTTCTATTTTAGATAAAAAATTCTTCGTCATATTTATTACCTCTCTTTATTCAATATTCCACACAACAGATGTTCCATTATTATAAATTTGAGCTCTTTTTGCTGAACTTATAATATAATCAACTTTGCCAATTCCAGGTATATCTAAGCTTGTTTCTATCCAGTGATAGCTTCCTGTAATTGATATCTTTGCAGCATCAACTATTCCAGAGATAGAACCAAACTCTTTAGGGAAAGCTACTACGCATGTTTTAGCTAAAGCCAGGTTGCCTTTATGAACATATGCTGTATAGCTTTTAGTAATAGCATTTTTATCAATGTTTTCTGAATCTAAGTCTTTATATGTTATTTCATTTATAGGCTTAAAATCTATTAGTCCTATAAATGTCGGAGCTCCATGCTCTTGCGATTCTTCATAACATAATAGTTTTTCGATTATTTCACCTAGAGACATTCCTGTTAATGAATCTCCTTTTTTGAATCCCCCAATATCCTGAATAACTATTTGATTCAATTTAGATGGATATGTTAACACATCTTCATATTCGAACTCTGCACTTACAAATAACTCTCCGTTTATAGTGTCTGTTAATTGAGTTGGCTTTTTCATATCTAAGGACATCATGTTTGTAGCATAATTTTTAGTTATTTCGTAATCTACATCTTTTATCAGTTCTATACCATTAAGAGATATTTCTTCATAAAATATATCATCCCTTAACTTTGTTAAAGGGAATTTAGTTTGCCCCTCTACTCTGCCTGGCATAGTTTCATCAAACATGAAATCTATAACAGCACTAGTAGAATCCATTTGATATATTTCTCCATTGATTAAATCAGATAATTCTGTAGGATTAATAAGTTCAACAAATGTATCCTTGTCTACATGAGTCACTATATAATCATAGTTTCTTATAAGTTCTATACCATTTAAAGAAAGCTCTATATAAAAATTTTTGCTTTCAAATCTTGGTAACATGAACTTCTTTTGTCCTTCTACTCTTCCAGGATGTGTATTGTCAAATATAAATGCTATTATATTTTCTATACATCCGACTTTAGCCTTTCCGCTTATTGGTATCCATACTGCAGATCCAACAGCTGAATCCATACATATATATAAAATTTTAGTATTAGTATTGATCCACATGCTTCCAACGCTATATCCTTCACTAGTATCATCTGTAGGTCTTGGATAAGTAGTACTTTCAAAATTATTTTTTATACTATTTGCATTATCCATGTTGCCACTAATTGCAACCCAGTCACTTCCGTTATGCCATTTGATCAAAACATTGTTAATATTGCTTGTATCTATCCATAGCATTTCTGTAGATGGTTCAACTTTAGAAGCAATCCATGTTTTATTACTTTTAACTATTTTGATAATGTTCTCTTCTGTAAGATGGATCTTAGAATCATTTATATGATCAAGTACAGTTTGTCCATCCTTTCCAGTCTTAATGTTAGAAGCATCTAATCCTACCATTTTTATTACTGGAGCATGATTATCACATTTTGAAATTGCTTTCGTAACCTTATTATTGCTTGATTTTTTAATTACAAAACTCATCCTTATCCTCCTTTATAGTATTTCATACCAGTAAATATCTTCATTATTTGTTTTAGCTGGCTCTGAAGAACTAAGTACGATATGTACCACTTCATCAGAAACATCAATTTTGGTCATTATTTTATTCCATGCTGTCCATGTGTTGTCTATTTTATATCTTGTATATATTTTTTTTGAAACTGTATATTCTATTGTTTGAAATTGTTTCTCTGAACTAATATAAGATTGAATCAAAACTTCACCAGATTCATTTGCAACTCCATTAGCAGGAGTAGTTCCTGAAAAGAATCCAGTACCATTAATTGCATTACAATCGTTATTAGGGATAGAATTTATATCTGTTCCAAGTCCAAATCCTCTAGGTGCTTTTGAATCATCTATTTTTTTAGATGTCCATAAATGACTAGTGCTTATTTGGCTGTCATCAACATGTCTATTATCAACCATGTCAGCGTTGATACCTTTGCCATGTCCATATAAACTTTTTGTTACAATTTCAGAGGTATTGCCTTCGACTCCAACATTCCATACATTATTCTTCCATTCAATAACTCCTTTGGTAGATGCATTACCTGCTCTTAATATGCCAGTAGAGGAATTGATAGTTGCTACAGATAAATCAGTATATCCTGAGCCATCCTTTTTCTTCAACTCTAATCCAGTTGCAGTATTTTCAATTTTGTCTTTGTTAAAATTAATAGTAGTGTTTACGTTGATATTTCCAGAAGTGTCTCTACCGACTATAGTATTATTAGCTGTAGGCACACTTACATGCATATCATCTACTCTGTCTACATTTAAATTTTCTACCTTTGTTGTACTTGCTATAACAAAAGGTGAGGTTCCTGTAGTAACTACTGAATGCAATGGTCCTCTCATACTGTTCTTAGAACCACCATCTCTATTAACATAGTCTAGTAGGATTTGTGTTAACCTAACATCGGTTATCACTTCCAAGAATTTTCTTATGCTGTTATCAGAAAGTTTTTTTGGTTCAACACTTAACCATAATTTTTGATTCTCTGAAATATAATGAGCCATACCAGGTTTAAACCTTACAACATCATCTTTCAATAAATCCTTTTCTGTTTTGTTACGTGTGATTATGGCACGATCATGGGCCATCATTTTTTCATTAATTTGAAAAGCCATGTTAATTCCTCCTATTCATCAAATTGTGTGTCAAGGAATAATGATTTCAAGCCACTTCTAAAATTGTTAGGTATATTAGAAAATTTTAAAGTTATTTTTCTATAATTGTCTGTATTGCTTTCATGGCCATTGTTCTTAGAGCCAGATATTGTTCCGAGTTCAACTATCCCTCTATTGAATTCACTTGTATCTGGTTTATTGAAGGTTCCGTCATTAACTTTTACTTCACATAAAGATAAAAGAACAGAGTCTTCTGCATTAGCGAAACTAATAACTAATTTAGCATTTCTCATGTGAGCTGCATCTTCTTTATTGTTCCATCTATTATTCCAAAGCTCTATATCAATAACGAAGTCTTCCATAGAATTACAAGAGCCCGCATAATATTCTGTATGAGCAACATATACGTCATCAGGCTCTTTTACAAACCAATTGACATTTGCATTCTTCATTTTGAATCACCTCATTCTTATTTGTCACTAATAATTCATTACTTAAACAAAGAGGCCTAATAATATGGCCTCTTCACATTAATAATCTATTATGTTGTCTACTTTTATTTTTAGTTCATTTATTATCTCCTCAAGATCTGCAATCTTATTATTAAGTTCTTGCTGAGATTCTCTTATAACTGACTCTACATGGTCATATGAATAAACATTGGTTGTTATTTTATATGTTATTTCTGAACCTTTAACAAGCCCAACTTCATCTGGATTTAATGAGAATTGCTTACACATTGCTCCAAGAACAGGTTCTCCAGAAGTAACTTCTGTAATTAATTCATTCTTAATTCTTTTTCCATCTACAAATACTTCAAGCTGTTCTTCTCCATATCTATATGGTATTAATGTAAAGACATGAATTAAGTTATCTTTTGTAGATAATGGAGTTAATCCACTGTCTGGGTTATATACAAGAGTTTGTGTTTTTGCAAATGTTGCATTTCTTTGGAACTTATTCTTTAATATAGAATCATTTACTCTATGTTGGATGTTTACTTCTATGAATGCAGGTTTATCCAGGCTATTAACTAACTTGAATCCTATTCCAAGTTCTTTGTAGGTTTCCTTTAAATCTTGTAAGAATTCAGTAGTATATCCATAATGATTAATTGCAAGTTCAGTAAGTTCGGAACTGTTTAAAACATCCTCTACTGTTATTTCTATAAACTGATCTCTATGCAATGGTATTTGGTCAATCATTAAACTTAGTTCATTCTTATATGGAGTAAATCTTAAATTAAGTTCACTTGACTTAAATAAGAAATTTCTAAGGTCATGATTAGGCCTATCTTCTTGCATTTCTGCTAGATTTAATCCTGGTAAATACTCAACCAGATTTTCGCCTGTATCATTTGGGGCCCACATTTTGTATTCATTTGCTGATATATAAGATGTATCATTTATAGGAACCCAGTAATAACTATCATCATATCTATTGATTGTGTACTTAACTTTTGTGTTAGGTACTATCTTAGGTATTATTCTAAATTCTTTAGATTCTAATTTTCCGATTTCAGAAGGATCTAAATCCACAAATAACTCTAATTGCTCATCAGTCAGCTTAGTCCATACCTTATCACCTGAAACAGCTCTGGTTTCTACATATACTGAAAGCTGTTCTCCTCTGTAACCTACACTAGTTTTAAATATCTGCTTATCAGATGGATCAATACTTGTATATGTTACTGTATCAGTAAACATGAAGAAGTCTGTTCTTCTCCATATTTTAAGCTTATTGGTAGTCATGTCATACCAAAGCATTCCTTCTTTTGGATCCTTAGGTTCTTCAAAATATATTCTTAAAAGACTTTCAAATGGTATCCCACATAAATATAAATTATTATTTATATCTGTATAAATTGTTCTTCTATTATTAAATTCTTCTATAATAGAAACATTAGCCAAAGGATATTTTTTATCTTCATCATAGAAATGGCTAACAACTTTTAAAAATCCTAAAACATATTTACAATCTTCAGGAATATATGCTGAAGGAGTAGTAGAATCTATTCCAGCTTTAATAGCAACTTGATAATCCGTGTTAATATAAACAGTATCAATTCTATCGTAAGCTACATTATAATTTACAATAATTGCTCTCTTGTCGTTTTTAGAACTTGTATATATTACATTTCCTTTTATTGCAGATATAAAAAGCTCAGTTGAAGGATCATCTTCATAATATGCCTCTATACCCCAATCCATATTACTTTCTGTAAATTCAGAGGGTTCAGTTCTGCTTTCTGAATAAGGAACATCCTCAAGAGTAATAGCTCCTTTATCTGTTGAGAAAACCTTTTGCTTTTTAAGTATTAAGTTAGGTTTCTCAATATCAAATGTTCTTCCTTGTATAAATTGTTCTTTACCTTCTTTATCAACTATTGTTCCATCTTCAATACGTAGTTTGAATGACTCAGCTAATTTAAGCTTTAGCCCATAGTTTATTCCATATCCAGCTATGGCCAATCTTTCTCTCTCTATCTGCTCTTGAAGTGAAAGGTCGTTATTCATTACTTCTGAAGATTTTATACCTTGAGAGAAATCAATTATTTTTAATTGTTTATAATCCATCTTTAGTTCACCTTCCTATTTAAATTCAAGATTTAAAACAAGATAATCATCTGCTATCATATGCTTTCTAATTGTGTTATATATGATTTCATAAACAGTATCTTTTTTATATTCATATTTCTTAGGAATACTTACTGTTGTTATTAATGATCCGCCTTTTCTGTATGGCCTACCAAGTACATGTCCAATATCAAGACAATCATAATTATCTTCCTGGCTTTCTGGAAGCCCTCCTCCTCTTTGACGCATATCATATAGTTTTGAATCTTTCTTTTCTTTTATTACCTGAATGCCAGCCATTAAAATAAGTTCATCTCTTAACTCAGAAACTAGTTCAATAGTTTTAAGGTTTTTGTTCCATGTAAGTTTAATTTCTTGCGACATTAATTCGCTATTCAATTCATAAAAAGCAGTTTCTGTTTGGTATGAACCTGTATCTAAATCAGTATGTTTAAAGCTTTTAACTGTTGCCCTAAGTACACCATTATCCACTGAGCATGATATTTTATCTGAAATATCTTCCTTTATTACATATACAAAGTTGTCATAAAACATAATATTTTTTCTTTCAGTGAATATAGAGATTTGCTCTTCATCTTTTATAGGATCTGCTGTTTCAGCTTTAGGTATCTTTTTAAATACTAAATAGTTACTTGACATACCAGTATAGTAAGCAATCTTTGGTTCTTCTATTTCAACATTGATAGGGGTTGCATCTCCCTCTCTTAATCCTAATAATTTATGGAGTTCCATATGAGATGTAAATTTTTCTTTTTGAGTTAATCTACCATTTTGCACTATATAGTTTGGCATTACATCAGTGATCCATTCTGTAATGGTTTGAGTCGCTATATAACTTCTAAAGTAAACGTACATTAAAACTTCATAAAAGACATCTGATAATTCAGATATTCTTGACATAAATTCTGAGTTTGTATAAATAACGAACCCTTTATTAACCACTTCTTTTATTAATATAGGAGTCACATCATTATGATGTTTGAAAATGTTATGATAGGTAACTGATGCCACTTCTTCATTCTTTAACAAATGCCTAACATTATTAGGTACTTTAAAATAATATGAGGTTTCAAAGGAACTAGCATTTGTTACACTTGGATTTAATATTTCAAACTTTAAAGCTTCCTGTTCGTTATAATCTATTTCATCCTCATCTGGTAGGTTGTCGCATATAATCCATGGAATAGTATTTTTATCTATATATTCATTTATAGGTATCTCAGTATCACCATCAAATGTTTTTCCATCTTCAGAATTTATAAATATAAAATCAATATCTTCAATTGAAGAGTTAAATAAGGATTCTAGTTTTTTATCTCCATTATTGAATTTTATATTGGTAGGACATAAGTTTCTTTCATATGAATCTGAGAAGAATTGAATCATTCTGCTTGCCAGTTCTTTATCTGAGCATGCAGCTTTGACGTTATATTTTCTAGATGTTAGATACTTCATATTCTTTTTTGCAAGTACTTTATATCCAAAAGTAAGTGGTTCAAAAGTAACTGAAGCTTTAGGAGTATAAATATAATTCCCTGTAATTTGTTTGATTAATAGCTTTTCCTGTTCATCTTTATTTAATGGTTTGCCATCTTTATCAAACAAAGTTATTTCAGCTGACTTTAAAGAAGTATATGGAAGGAGCTCAGTAGAACTATCTACGCTAAGCTCATCATTCACATTTATTATTATTTTTTCTTCTAAAAACTCTGAATCAAGATATCCTAATGCAATATCTCTATTGGTATCTATTTCTGTAACATTATATATTCTATGTTTACCTGGATATATCTTCATCACTTATCACCTTCCCTTAGTACGATGTAACTATTATTTTTAAATACAGTGTTTAATAATTTATATTCTTGTATATTTACAAGCTCATTATTGTCTCCTTGAGAAGCTCCATCATAATACATTTTTGTATTTTCTGATGTAGATATATCAACCTCATAACTTCCAAGTTCATGCTTATAGTTGATCGCATAGCTATTGCTCTTTAAATAATCAACTACCAATTTGCTATATTTAGATTTAATATAATTATCATCTTGGTCTGTGATTACTATTATTCCAGTATCTTTATTTACTCTGTACATAGAGGCTTCATTTATTATTTCAAAGCTATCAGCATAAAGACTTATATCTCTTATATCTTCTTTTACTGAATGCATTATTTTATCTTCATTAATGTTGGATTCTTTCAATACTCCATATATTACAATGGTGTCCAACTTATTAGATGGTCTATTTGTAAGTTTTAATCTATTGCTTGGTGCAAAGATTTCTCTTTCTACATTTGTAAATACATAGTTTGTGATGCCATCTTTTTCTATAACTCTATAAGATGATGATAGATCAAGAGGTTCTTCTGTTTCTGTTGTTACTATTATTGGACTTTTAATTGATGATGGCACATATTGTTTTTTAGTATCTTCTATTATTATGTCAACAATTGTTCCATCTTCTTTGTATAGAATTAACTTATCTATAATTGCATCTACATTTTCAAATATAGTAACTTGATCTATTATATTTACATCTAGATAATTAGTCTCTTTATCATGCTTGATTATAAACTTATCTTTTGGATTATTTTTATTTAACTCCAGTGTGTATTCATATTTGAATTCTTTTCCAACTTCAACTCCACATTGCTCTGGAAAATAAATTTTATCATTATCTTTAATTACTCCGAACTTTTCAGGATTTGGAATATCAATGTCATATTCAGGAGTTCCATATATAACTCCAGACCATTCTATTTTTACAAGGTCATTAGTCTTTATTCTTATAAAGCTTTCCTTTATTTCTGTCATTTCATAATCTGTACCTACATAGAAATCATCTTTCCTATCAGATATTTGAATGTCCTTAATTTTCCCTATTGTACCAACAAACTTTAAGTTGATTTCAGAATCATCCTTTAATATGAACCTATTATATTTATCTAAAATATTTTTATCTTCATCTACATATCTATCATCATCTGACATAAATACAAATGCATTAAAATCGTTACACTCATTTATAGGTTCTTTATTATATTTTAGATAATAATAAGGATTACTTGGAGTATTTGCTTTAAGTTTAATTTTAACTTGTTCTACTTCGGCCTTATCTAGGCAATTAGTTACAGCAAATGCATTAGGATAAAAATTGATATATCCTCCATTGGTATTGCTCATATTAACTACCCATCCTTCAGGTATTTCCGAAGCAATACTTATTGAATTAATTATGTTTCCAGCATTACTGTAATATCCAATCATAAAGCTCTCTAAGTTAGTAGGTAAATATTTTTTGCTAAGAAGCTTATCATTAACATAAAAATAAACTCTGCTATTAATTTTCTTTATTTGTAACTTCATGTTTTCTTTAAAAGGTTTAATATTAATAGCAGGGCCATTTTCTAATACTTCTACTTTATCTCCATACCTTCTAACGATACTATAGTCACTATGCCCAACTCTAAATAAGTATGTTTCACCATCCTCGTTTAAAGATAAACCCTCGTCAGAAACGAGGGCTATGCCTATGCCTGGGCTTATATAATCTAAATCTATAGTAACTTGCAGGTTTCCAGAGTAAATATGATCATCCAATAGTATGTCTTGTTCATAAAACTGAACTCTCTTATTTTTTTCTATTCTACTATTTGATAGCAGCATTACTTCATCACCTCTAGATCAAAATGTTTAATCTTTATCTTAGAGTCCTTTTCTCCTAACAGCACTTTCATTTGGAAGAATCTATAATCTTCAAATTCAATGTTATTAACTATTTCTTTATCCTTTATTTGTATTGGATACCAATCTGTCCATACAGATAATCCTGACTTCTCTTTAGCAGCTCTTATGAATAAGTCTACTGCCCCATCCTTATCTTCAATCTCAACAGCCTTTAGCTTATAAGTTGAAGTATAGTGACTGTCAAAAACTTTTGTTAGGAATTGTCCGTTTGCTTCTATTCTTTCTGTAGGAGCAAATTGGTTAGAAGATTTGTACTCTATATAAATTTCTATATTGTCTATTACCTTATTTTTTTGTATATCTACAGACAATTTTATATATGGATACATTAAATCTTTAGTGTAGTTTAACGCTGAACTATTATTTAGTTTTTGCTTACAAGGCAAGTATGCACCATTGCTAATTTGTGCTTGTAATAATTGAGCATCAAATCCTTGCATTGATTTTATAGGCACATTATTTATTTTAAATATAATGCTATTTATCGTGTTAGGATCTCCTACATAAATAGGTCTTGTAACTATTTTTCCTAAAGTACCTTCTGTAACTAAAGCACAGTCTTTATCATTGATTCTAGTTACATTTACATTTTCTAAATCCCATCCTGATAGCCAATCCTTTTCAGTAGTATAACTTTTTATCTTAGTAATATTCCAATCAATATTTGAGGCATTAACTATATACCCTGTACTATTAATTTCTGCACCATTATTTTTATTGCCTTTTTCTTGATCTAAGATTACTCTTGATACAACTCCTGAAGTGGTTGCTTCATATAAATCCAGGTTTAGGTTAGAGATATTTTTCTTATGAAGATCTACATTAAGGGTATCTCCATCTTGAACAATGATATCGTCCAGTATTCCTTGCCCCATTACTATTAAATAGTATTTATGGTTTTCTTCTTTATTGAATGTAGAATAATAAATATTGTCTATGTCTTTATCTGTGATTTCTGACATTGAACCTATTGAAACTGCGTCTGTTAAAGATAAGTCCTTTATTAATTTTTCCTTACCAATATAGACTGATAGGTTATCTGGATTGTAAAAAGAAATGTGTGTTTTATCTGAAATGTATTTAGTGATATCCAATAATGCATATCCCACATTGAGTCTATCATGTGGTTTGAATAATAATCCTAACCCGTTTAATCCATCTGTCAAACTTAAGTCCATTGCAAAAGTTTGCCAATAATTATAACTATCACATGCAGTTATTGAATTTACAGTACTACTTCCTCTTAACGTTTTTATATCTTCAAAGTCAAAAATACTATGCGAGTTAGCCAAAGATCCAAGAATCATTTTTGAATTCTTTATATGGTTTGATGTTTTCTTGTGTAATAATAACTCATTATCAATCTTACTAACCTCTTGAGATGTTGCATATTCATCTTCAACTATATTCTGAGATTGGTCTGTAGCAAACATATAATATTCTCTACCTAATAAATAATACCAGCCTGACTTAATAGCAAGAGTATTAGCCTCAGCTATTTTCTTAATAACTAATAAATTATCAGTCTTTTCAGCTGCAAATCCAGCTTGTCTGCAATTAACATACACTGCACTACTCTTCTTATAATCGTTAGCAATTTTATTAGAAAGCTCAATATCACCAATAAGAGGATTTAATAAATCAATCTTCCTACCATTTTCAATATTGTCTAATCTATAAGAATTAATTTTCTTATAAGCATTTATTGGATATTGTATTTTTCTATACAATGAATCTATATTAAATTTAATTGCTATAGCTTTTTTGATTGAATATATAATATATAATTTTGCTCCACTATTTATAAGTTCTTCATCTTTCCATATTATAATTCCTTTTTCCTTATCAAGCTCATAAGCTTCTTTTTTTATTTGCTCTATACTATCGTCTGTTTCATCAAATACTTCTTTACCTAAGTATTTAATTTCATAGACATTGCTATATCTCAATTTGTTGAATCCATCATTTTTTACTGTGACAAATTCAGCTTTGTCATATGCAGTATTATTTATATCATACTTATAAACTACATCATAGTCTTTATCTGTTGTGTCGATTATATATTGATCTAACTCTACAAGCTCTTTATTTTCAGCTGTGTAAATATCTTTCAACTTTATAGTAGAGCCAAGTTTTATTTCTTCAGTTATCATCTTTTGTGTCATATTATAGTTTTTATCTTTATGAAGATCTATTGTTAATCCAATCTTACCGATACTCCAATTCTTTCCATTATCAAAAGTTACATCATACTCTTCATTAGAAATTGGATTTACTTGATAAATCATAAGTTTACCATCTTCATATCCATTATTGAATGTGTTAACTATCTCTATTCCTTCTCTGTGATGAGCATAGGTAGTGTATTCATTTCTAGCTATATATTCTTTTGCATATTTAGGATATATATAAAAGTTAGTAAATGTTCCACCATGAGTATCTCCAATAGTAATATATCCATTATCTCCATCAATTGATGAGAATGCACCTTGTAATGAATCAGGCAAACCACTAACTACAGCTTCACTAATAACTCTATCACTGCCTAAATCAAAACTATCAGATGATATCTTAACCATACTTTGCTCAAAATTATTATTTTCAATTACAAAGCATTTTAATAACTTGTTTGCATATAGCTTGTACCCTGATATCCATTCTCCATCTTCATCAAAAACATAAGGTTCATATGCTATATTTTCACGCTTTATTAAGTCGTAAATTGATTTACTAGCTATTAGTGAGTTATAGTGTCCTGTTATTGTTACGCTACTTACTCCTTGGCCACTACGAAGTTTTAATATATGTCTTTGTAGAATTCCTTCACCAGTAACTTCATATGTTCCTTCTTCAATGTCAATGCTATCTATATTAAAGTACTCTGCTGTATTTAATATTATATAAGCTTCATTACTAGTGGCCCTATATATTTTATCTGTCGAGTATCCTCTTGTAACTTTTTGGTCCACACTATATTTATCACATTTTGCAAATGGTTTAGAGCTTTCATATAACTCAACATTACAATTACTAGTAATCTTTAGGTATGCATTCTCCATACCTACAATAAGATCAGTTTCATAGGATTCGTTACTGTCAATAGGTGTACCGATAAATACCCTTCTCAATATAGGGCTGTATTGCGTTCTAGTTCTCATTTTAATGAAAAGTTTATTTTCATATCCTTGTGGCATCCAATAAAGATTATCTTCATCTTCATTTTTAATCAATTCACCTGCTTCAGTGTAAACTTTAATAGTGTAGTTAGAATACATTAACTTTGAGATCTCAACATTATTGTTGAACATTGCTGCTATCTCAATTAACATTTGTTGAGGTTCATTGAATCTAGGTGTACTATAAACAAGTTCTCCGTTTACATATTCCATTGTAAGCTCTACAGGTTGGCCATTAATTAATGCAGTAACTACGCATTGTCCTTGAGATACTGTTGTACTAAATTGATTTGCCTTTGTGTTTACAGTAATGCTTTTAGTATCTCCAGTTGCATCAGGGACATAAGCTTTCTTTTGTTCATCATAAAAGAAGTTATTAAGCTGAATATCATTATCTGGAACTTTACTTAATTCACTATCATAGAATATCTTTACAGATTCACCACTATATCCTACTGTATTTAGGATTAACTCACTTTCTTCATTAATCTTATCTATAGTAATTCCTGAACCTATATCTACTGCATTTTTATGAACATTGAACTCATCTAGTGTTGTTATAGATTTCTTAACTAATTTATTTACTAGTATGTCTCCATTTAAAATAAAATTATCCTTAGGATCTTTGTAAGTAAGTAGATTCCCCTCGTTATCCGTAATGATATTTCCATACTCACTTGCTACATGACAATTAATAATTTCCATCGTGTCATATTTGCTCTTAGGAGTAAACTTGATTCTGTAGAATTTACCTTCTTCTAACAGGCCTTCTCTTATAATCTCTATGTCTTTTAGACTTGATGAGTCTATAATTAAATCTTCTATACTTCTCGTATGTTTACCTTTTAAGGTTTCATAAAGGTCTACAGATATTTGTCCCATTCCAGATACTTCATATTCTATTTCTTCAGCTTCACTTGCTGTTATAGAATACTTGGCTGTGTAAGGATTTAACATATTATTATATTTAATCAAAGATAGATTTAAAGTATCATCAATTTCCTTATCTCTTATAAATGAATCTATATGTTCCTCTGACTTTTCATAGAAAGAAATATCTACATCAGTTGTGTTAATAGCATCTATAAAGATTGGCCTTAAATCATCGTTATCTCCTATTCCGTTTGTTATTTCTTTTAATATAATATCCCAGGTATGCGGTATATAGTCTATTTGCTTAAAGTCGTTATTCCATTTGTCTATATCCCATTTCTTGTTTTTTAAGATATCTTTATTCACATCTGCTAATTTATCTAATATAGTATTAAACTCATCATAATACTTAACAAGATTTTCAGCAGTAGGTCTTTCAAGCTTAATATCTTCAATGCTTAATTCTGGAATAATATTAATAAGACTTGATGTTATAGCATTTTTAATTCCTTCTTCGGAACTGTTTAGTACATTTTTAGATACATTTATTATTCTATTAAATAATTCAAGATTACTCTCATCTTGATATCTTTCAATTCCTACAAACGCAGCGAATTCATCATATGTGTTCCATACATGCATCTTTTCTAATTGAGCTTCATTCTTGTAGCCATCTAACATATAAAAGATATTATCCATTTTATCCTTTATAAAAATAAAGCCATCTTGATAATATGCTACATTATCTGTCTCGTAGAATATTTTTATATCTGTTATTATTTCTAGGTTAGGTTCTACTAATGTGATTTTCTCAATATCTACATTGCCTATATTTGCTTTATATATAAAGTCGGGTATTCTTTCACACTTATCTTCGTAGAATGGTATGAAGTGCTGTTTTATATATTCATCAATAGAATCTTGTATCTCTGCAACTTCTCTAGCAACCGAAGACAATAGTTTGCCTCCGACTGAAGAGAAATGTCTTTTTCTTATGTCCATCCATTTTGGAAAATGCTTAATTGATTTTTCTACTAGTTCTTTAGTGATCAACATTTTATTCAACCTCCAGCCAAATTATATCTGCCTCTGACATAACAAATTTGCTATCAACTTTTTGAAGAATTGATATTGCACCAGTTTCTTTATTATTTATAAATAGGCTACCTACATTGAAGTATTTTACGTTAGCTTCATTTGTTCCTAATCTATTTATCTCTCCGACTTCTAAATATTCTCCTGGAGCAATTCCATTTACATATTTTATTATTTTGTCTTCAATATTCTTCTTTATTGTTATTACATCAGCTGCCTTTGCATTGATTAAAATTTTCATTTTTACAGAAGATATTTTAGGTATGATATATTCAATATAAGATGATGGAGATACTACATCTTTTAATCTTGCTTTAGTTTCTTCTATTGCTAGCTCCTTACCTTCTTCATTCATGTTTTTAGGTATAATATAAGCTGCTGAAGTTCCACATCCAAATGTATGAGGAACATAAGTAACGTGAGAGCAAAATTGCATGTCCATTAATGCAGTTTCTATTGCTGTTAGGTTTGAAGCCTTATTGGAAACATTCCAGTTTAATATACGGTATAGAAAATTCTTATCGGATTCATCTGGTCGTCTAGTTAAACCAACTAATACTGCAGCGTCATCTAGCTGTTCTCCCTTTAAGCTAGAATATATATGTGGAGTTTTATTATTCTCTATTTCTTTGTGAGCATCTGATATCATATTTGAAGTTGCCAAGATATAGTAATCTATGGTGGATCCTCTCTCAACATCTATTGATGTATCTTTGAAAAATTTATTTCTTATATTTTGATAAATTTCTTGCATCGTTTTCATTAGTTATCCCTCCATCTCATAAGTAAAAATTAGATCATCATCCTCATAAATCATTACATTCATTATCTGCCTATAATCATTATCTTTAATAACTGTTGGGATAGCTTTTACAGAATGGTTATAAACAATATCTTTTATTGCATCTCCTATTATGTTCTCTACTTTACTTTGAACTGATTTGTCATGAATATTTTGGTGCATTACAGTTTCAATCTTTGAGCCTACTTCTGGGCGTTCAGGTAATTCTCCTAAACTAGTTTTTATTCTCATAAATATTTGCTGCATTCTATACGCATCATCTTCAACTAACATTGCTCTCTTATTATTTTTTATGTTAGTTAGATCAAAATAAACTACTAGAGAATCTTTTTTAGGCGTGTCTGTTAGATATGTATCCATTTCAAAGTTTATCTTAAGTGCTTGGGTTTTGGTTTTATAAAATGAAATTTCAAGAGTTTGGTTTTCTTTTTCTATTTCAGTAAAAGCTAAATCTCCTGAAGGTGTAATTAAAAAGTCTATCATCCTTTAATTCCTCCTTGGCTTGCTTTTAATATTTCATCTTTTATATCAGTATCTACATTCATGTTTTCAGGACAATCAGGTAGATTAAGTACTGGAGAGAAAAGTGGTATTCTAGCTGGCCTTCTTATTAATACCCATTTTTTAAGTGTAGGTTCCCATGCCTTTACTAATACAGTTGTATTGACTGTAAGATTTCCTATGGAAATATCTTGGTATCCAAATAAATTTCTCATATCGCTTAATTCATATAAAGCTGGATTAAGCTTATGATTATTAACTACTATTTCATCAGCCTCAATAACTTTTCTAACTGTTCTTGTATGGCTTTCCATACTTTCCTCTATTGCATGTCCACTAGCTGTTACTTTGTATTGTGACATTAGACTGGAAGTTAAAGTTATATCTCCATTCCCTCTCACTAAAACAGATGAACCTGTTGAAGGGTTTACTATACCTTTATCGTTTGTGTCATCCATATATTCGGCTCTTTCTTTAGCTTCACTAAGTAAATCTGGATGAACATCAGATACGCTGTCTATTTCTTTCTGTAATTTACTATATAATGACATTTTTATCCCTCCTAAAATTGATATCCTGGAATAGTACTAGATATTAAATTACTAAATATGTCAGTCTTTAATTCAGTTGTTGCTTTAACTTCGGCGTAGTCCCTTCCGTAACTTGAAATGATTTCATATTTTTTATCAGTATCATCATACTCTACTAATACAGTTTCATTAATTTCATATCCTTGAGGAGTTTCGTTACCATATCTTCTTGCAGAGATACCTGACTGTTTTTGCTTCTCACCATTTTCATCTGTAAATTGGATTGTATATGAATTACTTTTTTTATCTGTAATTACTGCTATAAGTGTAGCTTTCCTGCTCGTTTTCAGAGCAGGATCTACTACTTCCTTACGCAGTTTATGTCTAAAATCTGACATAACTGCTTCCTCCTTAATCTAATTGTAGTTTAAAGTATTCATCTCTAGGGCATACAAACACTTCGTATGCATTGCTATTTTTAACTTTTCTATATTGGAATATGTTTATAATGTCTTGTTTATTTTCATCAATAAATATTTCTCTAAGTTCTTTAGCTGCATCCTCAAATGCTTGGTTTACTATATCATCACTGATATTCGTAACTTCAAACCTAAATACATATCCAGTTGAACTCCAAGAGTTATCATTAACTATAGTACCTGACTTGAACCAGATTGTACTATTTTCGTTATCTCCATATCCCTTATTACCTGATTTTATTGTTATAAGATCTATTAATCTTTTAAATAATTGAAAAGCATCAGGTCTTAAGAATGGAATATCTACTGTGTTATCTGAAAGTCTAATTCCTCTAATTACACCATTGTAACTCTTAATATTATCTATTTTGAATTCTTCGTAACTAATCTTGTTGTCTAAATCACCCTCATATTCTGTATGACTCAAATGTATAGTTTTTAATCTAGGACTTTTTAATGGAGAGAAATATTCAGCTAATGCCTCATTACTTCCATCAATAGGAACTAACTCATTTAATACTGCTGGGTGATTAGGTATATCATTTAATATATCAGACTTTACTCTGGTTTTCTTATATGTGTATTTTGCATTAGCAGCATTTATATCTGTAATACGTTCCGTATGAACCATAGCTTTGTAATTTGAATAAGAACTTGCTTGTCCTTCTGCTATGCTTTTTAATAATCCTGTTACTGTTTGCTCTTTTTCATCTGCATAACTTCCCAACTTATTATCTTTCTTATAAGTTTCAGCAATAGCTTTCATTTCGTCAGAAAACACAAATATATCTAAGAATTTATAGAATTTAGTGTCTCTTTCTTTAAACACCCAGTTAATGAATGAATCAATAGGACCGGCTTGTTCCCAAGTTGGACTTCCATGAACTAATCCCTTATGGCCATCTATGCCAGCTACATGAACTACTCCATTCTTTTTAAGAGGGTAAACAGTCAGTACATTAAAACTAGCCATTCTGTTTTCAATCCAGTTGTATATATTTTTTTCTATGACATATGTTATAGCCATTTCAGCAGCTATTAATAATGCTGAAGATATTACACCAGCTGTTGTTACGGTAGCAGTAACAGCTGAGGCTACCTTGGAACCTTTGACTATATCGTCTGCTTTTGATATAGCTTTTAATACATCGTCACCATATTCTCCTATTATCTTTGCAGACTGCTTTATATCATCCTTTAAATCAACTAGATCTTTAACACTATCTAGGGATTCCATTGCCTTTTTAATATCTATTTTTTCCATGTTCTGAATACTTTTTAAATACCTAAGGCTATCTTTAGCTTCATCCGCTAAACCTGATACCGATTCTAATTGTGAAACTACTGATGATGATAAGTGCTTAATACTTGATGTTAATCCATCAGTATCTATTTTTATTTCTCTTAATGTTTTTATAGTTGCCTCTACATTACTAATATCTTTCTTTTTGATAGATCCATTCTTTAAGGCAGTTTCTAATGTATCAGCTACATCTGAAGGACTAAATCCATCGGTTGCTTTTACTATGTTTCCAAGGTTATCAATAATATCTGAGGCTGAATCTATATTATTTATATCTAATACTGATATTTTCTTTTTAATTCCTCCGAGCTGGCTAACTTTATTCCATACAGCAACTTCCTGAGATGAAAGATTCATTGTACTATAAAATGCATCTGACCATTTTTCCATACTTCCGTATTTAATCAATTCATCTTTTCCTATGAACTCCATAGCTTTATTAGCCATTTCTGCTGTTTTGTAAGCACCTTTGTTGACAGTCCTAGCCATTACATTCAACATTGGTCTAGTGCTATTCCCAAATGCCAAACTACTTAAATAGAATATACTCTTAGCCAGAACTATTTGGTGCGCAATTTGAGATGTCCACATTCTTCCTATTTCTTCATATCTACTGTCTACACAACTAATACAGTCTGCGAATACTGATGAAGTAAATCCTGTCTCAGGACTCAATCTATGGACTACTGCCTCTACTTCTACAGCTCCATTCATGTTTTCGTAAACATCGTGTAAGAAAACTTTATCCAAAGGTTTTATGCTGGTATCTCCAATTATTATGACTTCTCCTTGATACATATCTTTAAATGAATTTTTAAGAGCTGTTGCTCCCATTCTCCAAGCAATCTTTTGACCACCGCTCTTTGTAACTTCATCTCTAAATTTATTGACAAGTAAGGCTCCCATTTTGTTTGCTTTCCAAGTAAGTCCTGTGTTGACTACCATAGTTTTTTGGAATTCAGGATATATATCCCAATCCGCCCATATTGGATTACATTTCTTTTCTATAATTTTATTTGCTTTTCCAGGACCTTTATACATCGGTACTGCTACAGTTTTTATATCCGCACCTGAAGCCTTTATGTTATTTCCTATAATATCTGAATAACTATCAATGATATGATATTGTTGGAATGGCTTACGTTTTTCAGTAATCATTCCTTCTTCGGATATTGCATAATCATATGCATAGTAATAATGTGGTCTTCCATAAAATATAGTGCTTCTTATTCCAAATGGAGCTACTCCAGTTATAAACTCTAATGATGAGCTGGCACATATATTTAATACATCCCAAACACTTTTATCTTTAAGCTCTATTGTGAATGATGGAGCTTCAGCCATAACATGTTCATCCATCATTGATCCTGGTGTAGGTTCTTTTTGCCAAGGCATTCTTCCTTCAGCCTCGTATATGTTTTGCATTATTTCTCCATCCTTGTGAATAGCTTTATAGTCTATTTCTCCAAAGTGAGTTATTCCAAACATATTATCATTAAAGAATCTACCATTAGTAAACTTATTAGCCATCTTGCCCCAGAAACCACTCTTAGCAGTAAATATGTTTCTTATTAATGTCTTTGGTGTAGCACCTTCAGTAAAGAAGTTATAAAACCATTTAAACATTGAAGATTCATTTTTTATGTCTGCAGCATCTTCAGCAGTTGTGCCAGCAAAAACTTGAGAATTAACTATTTCATGTCCGTCGCTTTGAGCTGTGATTTCTATAAGTTCTCCAGTGCTTGCTTCTGTAACAACACCATTAAACAATATAGGTAACTCTGACGCATCTCCTGAGTATCCCATTCTTAAATGAATTCTTACTCCTGGTTTAATAGTTGCTCTATGAATATTCATTTGAGCCATTCTCTTAGCTTCTTCTTCTTCAAAATAAACATTAGGAGAGAAGATACTATTAAATACATCTCTTACGTTATGTTCATAATTCACTCTTACATCTTCATCCTCAGTAGAGAAAGTTTTAAACATATTTGTCATTACTATATTAGCTGTATCTGCTGGCATTTTTCTTGACTTAGTAACTTCTATCTCTGCAATAGAATTCATATTATAGAAGTTATCATGAAGTTTCCAGTATCCTATTTCTCTTCCTTCATCTATTAGCATCATATAATAAGTAGGGAATGCTCTAGCCATTCTTCCTCTTTTATTTTTTGTAACCATGTCATAGAATGAATGTAACACCCATGCTGAAGGATCTTCTGAAGCTTTTAGCCATAGCTTTTGATTTCTGTCTATCAATGCAGATTCTAGCTTAGTGTAGCTTTCACTAGCTATTGCTTCTAGTCCATTCATTACCTCAGGATCAGTTGCTGATAGACCTCTAATCATTTTTCTGAAATTTCTTTCTCCATCTGAAACTTCATCTGAGGCATTAAAAGGTAAACTACATTGACGAGTTTTGACTTTTAATGTTCCAATATCCTTTTGTTTTATTCTTCCATAAATCATATCATCTCCATGAATTACAGCACATAGAACAGGTAAGAATATCTTTCCAGTCAATATTGATCCTTCATATGTTTTAACTATATCTGCTACATCCTTACCTTTATCAGTTAAAGGTTGGACTATTTTATTTACTTTTTTTTCTTTTTCTATCTTTTGATATTCTTGAATATTGTAAGCGGAATAGTTTGTTGAATTAGCTGATTGAGTATAATCTCCAGGTAAATAACCAACATTATTGTATGCTGATTCGCCTGTTACTTCTTCAATTAATCCATTCAACTCTTTAGAGATATCATCTCTTCTAATATCATAAAAACTGATATAGATGTTGTCTTGGATTAATTTTTTTACCCATGCCAACACTACTCTATGGAATGCTTCTATAGCATAACCAGTTGAATTAATCATTTTTGATTTATATTCTACATATTCATCATTATCTATATCTTTTCCAAATTTATCTTTGTGTAATGCCTTGTTGTAATAAGGATCTAAGAAATCCATATCAGAAAAAGTAATTGATTTATCTGAATAAAAATCTTTTAAAAACTCGGCATCATACTTTCTTACTTGATAAGGTCCAAATGTTATTCCATTTGCTATAGCATTATCTATATTATTTGCGTTAAATATATCTCCTGTATTTTTATCTATAATTATACTATTTGGAAACCATTTAATTTTATTTGAAGTATAGTCATCTTCTGCAGTTGAGTAATTAGTGTCTACATTGTTATTAAAGAAATAAGCTCTTGCACAGTAGTTATCTTTATTCATATCTTTTGAAAATTCAGAGTTTCCACTAAGAGCCATTGCTGCTGCCTCATATATTGCTCTTATGTTTTTCTTAGTTTTTGAGTCTATTGAAGTTCCAAATTCAGATATTATTTTTTGCCATACTGAGTTTTTTTCTGTTTCATTCTCAACAAATTTCTTGACTTCTTTTCTAAGAGTTTTATGATAATCATATCCTACACGTATTGATGAGTTCGAATACTCAGTAGCGTCTATAGGTTTACTAAGGGCTTCATCTATAATTTCAATTATTTTAGAGCTCACATCTTTTAAGTCCTTTTTAATATTGGCTTCTAATGTTCCTTCTTCTCCATCAGGAAGTGTTTCAGGTAAAGTACATTTAATAGATGAACATATATCCCAGCTTTTAGGACTTAGTGCCATAAGTTGATCTTCAAAATATGTGCTCTGATTATACAGTTCTTCTGCTGCTCTTATTTTTTCTTCATATTTTTGATCTTCCTCTGTAGACTGCTGTCTTGTACTGTTTATATATTCAATATCTTTTTTTACAGCTTCATTATATTTTCCTTCTAATTCTTTATTTTGATGGTCATAATAAATTACATTATCAGGATCATTATCATTCATGGAAGCAAGTGTTTCTTGACTGGTTCCGCTTTGAACATATGAAGTTTTAGCTTGAGTAATTACAGCTCTAGCCTCTCCTTTATCATTCGTAATTTGCTTGTCAAAATATTCTATAATTGATTTTCTTAACATTTGAGATGAATACGCATATCCATACACAAAATAGAAATCAGGATCTGGATATGTTCTCATTTCTCTGTTTCTTACATATCTTATAAATTTATAACCTGTGCTTTCTAATTCATCTATTGTAGGTAATTCTAAATCTGGATATACTTCTGCTTTTGATAAAGTTTTATTTAAATCAAAATAAGTCTTATATACCCAAGAACTCATTGCTTCTGGATTAATTGCACCTGCATTATTCATGGCATCTATTCTTCTTAATGCTTCTCTATTTCTCATAGTTCTATCTACAGATATTGCTCTACATTGTATTGCAAATAGTCCTGGTTGCATTGGTACTGTAGAAATATCTACGGATTCTATAACTACTTCATGAATGCCACAAAGTCTAGTCATTTCCGAATCTATTCTAATTGGCCAACAATTAATTATTTGTCTATATTTTATTAATTGTTCAGCAGCCATTTGTTGCATATTGTTAAGTAGTGTTACTGTGCTCTCATCTGTAGTGTGAAATACAAAGTCTAATACAGTATCTTGTCCCCCTGCATATTGTGGAGCATAACCTTCATGTATCTTAAGTTTAGTATTCGATAAGGTATTTCCCATTGAGATACTAAATTGTTGAACAATAATATCTAAAGGATAATCCTTGAATTTTGCACTCAATAAAGATTCTTCATCTATAGCATTATCTTTCATATTTTCAAAGAATGCTTCATTCACTACAGTAGAAAATCCATCCCAATTATCATTATTGATATCATCAGACAGTTCCCCTTCGTTAAACATGCCTGACCTAAATGCAAAGAATTGTGCTACTGCATAGTCATCTGTGCTTGTGTCACATTTGTAATCTGTTTCTCCATCTGTATGAACGTCCTTAGATAATTTAGCACTTATAGTTATAATGCCGTCCTCAAATATAAGTCTATCTGCATCATTTTTCTTTATATTTAATTCATTAGTAATTGCTATCATTAGATTTTGTAATTCTTCTTTAGTCAATGAATCTGTATCAAATACAAAGCTAAAATCATATATTCCTTCACCAGATTCCACACCTTTGCCAATCTCAACCAAATGAGGACAAGTTTGGTTTGTTAGTAGTTTTTCTTGCAACCATAATATAGGATTTTCAAGACTATTGAATGATGGTGATGCACAAGCTTCAATGTTATTTACAGCATTTATAATGTGATACATACTTATGCCGACTCTATTGGCCCAATCAAGTGTTTTTTGATTTAATGCTTGTGTCTGCTGTATAGGTTGTTTAGTAGCAAGTTCTTTAATTGATTTCATTTTATCTAACCAATTAGAATCAAGAATTTGGAATCTTATGTTTTGATCCTTGAATTCCATAGGGATTAATTTTGTTTTACTTCCCATAGTTGATTCAATATACTCTTGACTGCTAGTACTTAAATCTTTAATAGCTTCCCCTGCTTGAATTGCTCTTTGATAGTAATATCTCATTATTCCGTAATTGATAGTTCTAGCATACATGTTATAATTGAAGTCTTGTCCTTCTTCAGGATCAGGTAATGGTAATTCATTAAGATATATTCTGTAATTGAATTGTTGAAGAGTTAAAGTGACCGCCAAACATTTTGGATACATTGGCATTGTTTGTATTTGTAGATTAGCAAGAGATACTGCTTCTATTCCAAGAACATCATTTAAGTACTTATTTTCTACTGGCATAAATGGAGTATATCTAAACATAGCTATTAAACTTCTAAGACCATTCATATAATAAGTTTCATATTGATTAGTTCCTTTTTGTTTTGGTAGTTGCTTTTTAATAGGAACTCCATTGATACCTTCTTCTCCATTGAAGTATAATGTCATTTCTATCAATCTATCGTTATGTGGCTTAGTTTTTGTTATTGAGCCCTTACTTCTTAAAAGGGGTACTCTATTACTATCAACTTGGTTTACAACTCTTATTGACGTTGGTGGTACCATAAATAAACAGTCACCTATCATAACTGTATAGTCTCTATATTGGGAAAAATCTAATCCTGTAATTTCTCTTTGAATTTGCCTTCTATCATCAAAATCAGCTTGACTGATATTATAGAATCCATCTGCAATAAGCATATTTGAGTTATCATAAGACCATACTTTAAATGCATCTGAAACTCCATTTCCATTGTCTTGAGATACTGGATCTAATCCTTTCATTAATTGGACTCTATCCCCTACTTTGGACCTAACATACTTAGCTAAGTTTATCCATGCAGTAGGAGCACCATTAATTGCAGCCTTTACATATATTGCACCAAGGAAACGTTTATAGGAGTCTTGTCCGAAAGTACCAAATCCACCATACTTAACAGTAGTTTTACTTTCACCAAAAGTCTTTATATACATAGCCTTTATAACTTCCCATAGAGAATTATCTTCGCTCCATCCTTCCATTAATACTTTTTGTATCTCTGAATAATTAGCAGATGTTTGTAATTGCTTTGCATCGACTACTATTCTCATATCTTGTGCTGATTCAAGTAAATCAAGTGCTTCTCTTGTAGCAAGTAGTCCTAAGTTTACATCTCCATTCATATCTAAAGTACTTTGTTCATCTTTTAATAAGCAAGTGTAATATCTAGATTTATCATCTTCATTCTTACTTGCACCATCATATTCTTCAGAATCTTTAAATGGGTGTTGTCTTGATCCATATGTTCCGTCTACATTTCTGCCATTGACTACTTCTCTCCATTTATTGTCTATAAAAATAAAAGGATATTTTTCCTGAGTTCTAGGTTTATTTATTTCATATATATACCCTCCCCTTTTCATTTCAGAAATGCTAACCTCTTTAAGTTTAGTTTTAGCATCTTCATCTGACATAGGGACTATTTTATAGTGAGGTACTTCAGGAGCATTTATTCCTATAGTTCTTATCTTAAAAACTTTTTGTTTGAATGTTATAAAATCAGTCTGGTTATATACATAATCTTTGAAGCCTTTATATTTTTCTCCGTTCAATTCAAAAGGCATTCCTCCATCATCCACTGAATCTAGATAGAAAGATATAGTATCTGCATCAATATCATTTAAATATTCTTTTTCTGCCCCAGTAGTTCCGCCATATTTGTAATCATTCTTTTTAATTATGGCATCTGCTTTTAATACAAAAGCCTCATAATCTGGGTGATATCCTAACGCAGTACTAAAAGGTGTTTCTACATAATACGTTGCATTCTTAGGATTATTAGGATCTATACTTGTCATCATTTCTTCTATTAAATCTTCATCATAATAATCGCCCATATCAGGTGTCTTATAAAACTTTTCATCAACTGAACTGTAAAATTTCGCCATTTGTTTATCACTCCCTTAAATATATATTATGTGAAATAACATCCAATCTATATTGCTTGGACTTCATGTTTAGTTATTACCTTTCTTTTATTCATTACAACGCAAAAAGAGTAACTTTTTATTAGTTACTCTTCAAAAATTCTATATTGCACCAGACAATAGTTTGTCTATATATCTACTATTTATAGTGTTTGTCTTATCATTTACATTCATAGCTATATTAATATCAGTAGTCACACTTGATTGCATAGCTTGTTGAATTGCTTTAATTGCATGATCTTGGCCTCTAGCACTTTGAGCATTAATGTTTATTACATATCCTTGTCCAGTTCCCTGAGGGAGTTGTTGTATAGATAAGTCCTTGTCTTGTAGGGAATCATAACTATCTAAATCTTGAGCTTCTGTTCCAGGTGCTATTGTTGGATTACCTCCAATATAACCTGCAGCCATAATTGCTCCAGCTATACCTAAGGCAGCTTTTGCTAATCCACTACCGCCTACACTTCTAGCCATATCATCTATAACTTCAGAAGCAGATGAAATGACTTTCTTTGCCGAAGATTCAAAGCCATCCATATCAATTGAAGCATTTACTGATGATGTAGATCCTCCATTGTATTTAGCTCTTGCGAGAGATTTGTTATGTCCTGTACTTCTTTCAGATATTCCTGATAATACATCTTCCATATTGCTTGCTGTTAGTGAATTTTTAGCGTTCTCTGCTTTTATGATGTTTCTAAAATTACTATTATTACTAGCTGCTCTACCAACATCTGATATAGTTGAAGTTATTCTATTTAGGATTTCTTCATCATCTACTCCTGAAAAGTCAATATCATTAAATATTTTAAGCTTTTCTACCATAGCTCCAGAATAATTTTCTCTTATCAACCTATTTACATTATTAGCACCAGATATTTTCCCTTCAAACATATCATTAAGACTAGATCTAAAAGTCTGAGCTAAAGATATAGCATAATCTGTACTATGCTTCTTAGATATGATATTTTGTTCTAGTATATCTGCTGCTGCTTGGATATACTTACGTTGATCTCCAGAAAATCCTTCTACTGCTGCTGCCCTTCTTAATGAGGCTAGTGGTGTATTAATATATCCGATAGAAGCTTTACCAGCTACTTTAGACATTACTGCTGACATATCTTTTTCATAAATTTCGACGAATCTAGCTGCAGTTCTATATCCATCTTTAACGTCATCAGCTAAACCAGCAATATGAGTATCTATTTCTTTTGCTCTTTCTATAACATTAAGAGATTTGTATTTCTCTTTTCCTAGTTTACTGATTAATGACTCTTCTATTTCTCCATACTTTTTAAGATAATCATTTCTTAATGCTGTATCTGTTTCAGCCTGAGAGAATGGAGTAATATATCGTCCATTAAGGTTTACTTTTTCACTTGCAAGTACTTTGTTAACATTTGCGTTTTTTAATGCATTTTTTACATCGTCATTGTATGTTGGAACTGCTACGTTTTCATATATCTTATTGTTTATTGTACTAGCTCTATATGTTTGGGCAGCATTTAATTCTTCATAGTATTTTTTTACATCTTCAGGAACATTATTAGGGTTATTTTTCATTCCTATTTCATAGTCTGCTAATGTCCAGTCTTTATGTCTTAATTCAGCTTGTATAACACTATCTCCATCATGGTCCTGATTTCTTCCAAAAACAAGAGAGGCTGTAGCTTTAGCCTGACCATCCTTTAAATCTGTGTCAAGATATTGTCTTGTAACAGACATAGAACCTTCTTTAATCGTAGGTGTACGCAGTTCTATTCCTGCTGTACCATTAACCCTAAGATATTCTATCATTTCGTCTACAGACTTCATTTTATACTTATCTTTCCATACAGCTTTATCAAAGTATCCTAGGTCTTTAAAATATTGTTTACCATGCCATGATGCATCATAGTGAACTCCTTGGCTTGCCCATTCACCAAGAGTCTTTCCATTAATCTTAGAGACTCCATACATTTTATATCCATTCCAGGCTTTCTTATCGAAGTTACCATTTTCCATAGCTTTCTTTAGACTATCTGGATCCAGCATAGCCATAGTAGCTTTTTCATATGAATATCCTCCAAGTTGAACTGAATCAAGTCCACCAAGAGTTTTTCTCATAGAACCAACTACAGATTCTTTTAATTCATCAGCTGCATTTCTAACTCTTGCTTCTAGATCTTTAACAGTAGTGCCATTATCTAATGCACCATTAATTCCCTTTCTTCCATCTTCAAGAGTTTTACTAGCTCTTTGTAATTTGGCTAAAGATTTTTGAACTTCATCTGTATTTACATCGTCTCCAGTTATTGAATAGTTGTTAGCAGAAATTGCTACATATCTATCATTTCCTGAAAGCCCTGTGTCTACCAATAAGTTTCTTCCAAATGATCTGTTTGGATCCGATTCAAGGAACTTTGTGTCATGTCCATTTGGAATTACTAAATCGCCTATTTTAACTTCTTCAAAGTTATTATCTTTTATGAAGTCTGTACCTAGTCCTGGTCTATTATTGTATGTTATAGCATTTTTTGCACTGTCAAAATATTTTTTATTCTCAACAGCTTGTTCAAATGCCTTGTCTTCTATGTCATCAAGGAACCCTTGGTGTATTGCTCTGCCAGTGTATTCTGAATTAATACGACCATCTTCATCTAACATTCTCTTATATATTTTGTTATAATCGCCACCAAGCTTTTCTCTGACCTTCGCCATTTTACTTTCATCATATTCATATAGGCTCATCATGTCAGTTTCTCTTGATGATATTGTCATTGTTTTATCATAGTTCTTAGCAGCCCTATATGAATGCTCTAAGTTTTTAATTTCCTCATTTAAAGCATTGTAACTAACTGAATCAGTTTCAGGATTTAATGCCCTTAACTTTTCCTTTTTGTTATCTAAGTTTTTCTTTATTTTATCTTTTTCTATTGATGATCTAGAAGTTCCAGAGAAGTCTTCATTAAATGAAGTAGTTAAAGTAGTTGTGTATCCAACTACATTTCCATTTTTATCACGAATAGCAAATGGACTATTCTTATCGTATAACCCTAGTTCATCAGTTAAAGCTTGTACTGCGTATTTGTCTATAGTTGCATTCAGTGTATCTTTTATTTCACCAATATGAATCTTACCGTCTTTAAAAGAAATATCTACTCCATTAAATATTTTGCCTTTTTCACCAGTACTTTTATCTATAATAATTTCCTTGTTTAGTATATCAACAGTTTTCTTGGAAGCTTCTTCAAATGATAACTTATCATCAATCATATACTTTTCAGTAATGTTATTAATAAGTCCTTTCATTGCGATACCTGCATTACCATGTTTAATTACATTGTCATTAGTAAATGCAACTATATCTTTAAATGCATCTATCTCTCTAATGAAGTCAGTTTTAGCAAACTTTTCTTTATTAATAGCATTTTTAACTTGGTTCCAACCACCTGCAAAGCCTAAATCACTTCTTTGTTTTGCGGTCAATCCAGAATATTTTTCAGCTATTAAATCTATAAAATCTTCACTTAAAACCTTACCACTAGCTTCTTTCATACCGACAGCTTCAAGTAACTTATCAACTCTGTTATCTAAAGTACCTGCTCCAGATACCAATGCATCGTACATACCTTTTTCAGCATACTCGATTGTACCCTTATTGTATCCTTTTACAAACGCATTCTTTACATAGAATCCACTATCAAAAGATTCATTTAATAATCGCATAGCCTTATCTTGATTTATTGTTCCATCTGCATTTAGTATTCTATTCTTATTCTTGTTAAGAAGTTTAGATATTTCATCTTCTCCAACTGCAAGATTACTTCCCTTAGAATTATATCCAAACCCAAATAATCCAGCGTCTTCTTTTACTCCTATAGTATCAAGAACATCTCCATATCCATCTATAGCAAATAATGCGTCGCCACGTTTTACGTAATCCTTCTTACCAAGCTTGAATACAATTTCTCCTGACTGAGCAATCTCTATAGTAGGCATTGCCTTTTTTATTCTATCGTTCATAATTTTAGTATTGTTTTTCATGTCTCTACTAAAATTCTTAAATGTATTAATTCTTTGCGTTTCTGTTTCAGATAATAAAGCATCTGCAACTCTACCATCAATAAGCTTACCTTGTTCAGTCAAGTTAAGTCCGCTCATTTGTCTTCTAAGTGATTCTAGCCATTCCGCTCTACTAGAGTTAGGATTTACTTTTTCTAGTTCTTCTTCGAACTTATCACTTATAATTTCCTTGAATTTCTTTTCTGAAATATTAGCATTTTTAAATGTAACTCCAGTTGCCACTTCGCCTATTCCATCAAATTTTCTTCCAGCACCTTGTCTAGTAGAAACTATTCTAGAGCCAGTTTCTATTCTACCTTTCAATCCTTTTGTAGGATCATTGATTATATCATCTAATTTCTTTTTGTTGAACAAAATTTCATCAGCAGAACTTATTGGTGGACGTGATGGATTGTCCCATTCTGTCATAGCCATTGGAGAATATTCTCCTACCATTGCTCTACCTACAGCTAGTTTCCCATCCTTAGTATAATTGCTTATATTACCTGCAATAAACTCTTGAACAGTTCTTTGCTTATTTTCATTTCCTGCACCAATACCTAAAAGCATTTTTACTACATCTTGTTTATTTTTAGCATATGCTTCTTGAACTTCTGAAGTTATATTCCCATTAAGTATCCTATTCTTATTTCTTTCTAAGATTTTTATAAAATCGTCGTCTTGCCAACCGTCATATGATTTAATCTCATCCAACATGTATGGCATTGACAAAATACCTTCGCTTAAATCCATTCCTTGCCATGCATATGAATCTTTAGTTGTCATTGAACCTAAAGCAGATAATTCTCTTACTTTACTTGCTACGTTGCTAACTGCACCAATAACAGTTTTACCTAAATCATCTCCTCTAGCAGCAGCTCTATCTAACCTATAATTAAGGGATCTTAATTCCTTGTATGAATCTGCTAAATCAGATTTTATTGCAACCTTGCCTCGATTAAGTCTCTTACCATCTATTGCATCTTGAACATCCAGTTTAAATCCTGAAGCAAAATTGCCTTGTCCATTCGCAATAAATAAAGTACCATTTTCAATTCTAGTCTTAGGCATACCCCATAGGTTATATGTTTCGCCACCTATTCTCATTCCCAATTCAGAGGTTGACTTATCATAAGTTATAAATCCATTTTTTCTTCCAACTGCTGTTACAAGATCAGAGATACCTTTGACATGTTCTTCTCTTTGCATTTGAAGATTATATTTAAATAGCTTAGTTGTAGTTTCATTGTAGCCATATGTTTTTTGAGCGAATGTTGCTATATCATCTATATTCTTAAGTAAATTTCCATCCGAGTCCTTTACTGTAGGCATTAATATGCTATCTACGATCTCTTCTGCATATGACTTAACTTCATTTTTATTGTTTACATCAATAAGCTTTAGATTAGGCAAATTGCTCTTAGTATTTTCAATAGACTTCTTTACAAAATCATCATCAAGTGTTGATAGTAATTCATCACTATCTAAGACATTTTGTATTACTCTGTCTTTTGAAAAACCTGAAGAAGGATTATTTTCTCTAAAGTTTTTCATTGCTTGAATAAGCTTTTCTGACATAGCATCAACACTTATATCAGCTTCAATTGGAACAGTAGAGATAACTTCATTTAACTTATTGAATACTTCATCAATCTCTTTATTTTTATTATTAATTTTTGTTGAAAACATTTCTTTTAAAGAAGTTTTTGCATTTGATCTTGAGATATCCAATACATTAAATAGATGGTTGTATTGTTCTTCCATGTTACTTTCAATTTCACTAAGTTCAGTAAATAAATCACTATTATCAAATGTTGAAAGTAATTCCTTCTGTTTAAGCATTATGTCTTTTTGCTTTTCTTTAATTATTCTCTTATCATCTGGAAGTAATGATTGCCACTGATCATCTGGTAATATAGTATTTTTAAATTCATTACTTAGAACTTCAAGTTCAGGTCTTAATGAATTTCTTTTTCCGTTATTTTCATTTATAAAGTTTTGAAGTTCTATCCTTCTTTTTCTAAGTTGTTCTAAAGAAGCTCTTGATTCAATAACTTCTTCATTATTGTTAACTATATTATTAACTACATTATCAAATGAAGAATACAATTCATCTTTTAATAAACTCTTTTCATACTTCTTTAAATTAGCTAAATTCTTAAGTTCATTAACTGGCTTGCCATATAAGATATCATCAAATATTCCTTTATACTCTTCTAATGAGTTTACTGTATTAGCAAAATTTCTAAGTTCTTGCATTCCATATGCTTGTCTTGCATTAGGAGATTTAAGCCTATCATCATTTCCTCTACGTCTTCTTAATAAATCATTGACTAGAGAATATTCTTTTTCTGACTTAAGATTAACCCTTAGTACATTATCTATTTCTCCAGGCATAGCTTTTGCATTAGTGTTTTTAAAGTAGCCCTCTGGCATATCAAATTCAAAATAATCTAGGTCCTTTGCATATACCTTTAGTTCACTTGAACCATTGATTAGTGCTTCTTTCTCTAAATCTCCTGAAGCTATAGCATTAGCTGCATCTTCTCTTAACCCTCTCATTAATGAATCATATATAAACTGTTGCTGTTCTGAGCCTATATTTCCATATTCCTTAACAGCTTCAACAAGAGAATCTATAACATTTCTTTTTGAAGCCATATATCCATAACTATTAATAGTATTATTTAAAGTACTTGAATATAGGACTTGCTTATTAACCTCTTTATCTTGGAATCCTAATATTGATAAAACATCATGTTTAATCTTTAATGTTTTTCCTCCAGCAACATTCTCTGCAGTTGCTAAAGATAACATCTTCTTTTGTTCATCAATAGTTGTAGCACCATTCTTTTTTAGGTAATCTTGCATTCTCTGAAACTTTATAGCTTTTGTGTATTCATTTTCTCTTATCATTCTAGCAGCTGGATCATTCATTGCTTGTATAGTTCCATTGGATACTAATTCACTAGCTGTTTGTGTTGCGGCTTCACTAACTTTTCCATCTTTGATTGTATGAACTCCAAATAGCTTTTGAACCTCAGCTCTAGCTGCAGGATCAGCTAAATCTTCTATTTTACCATCAGTGCCTATATTACCTACATGTGCAAAATGGCTTGATACAAATCCCTCCATTGCTTCTTTAGAAGTAAAGAAATATGTAGTAGGATCTTCTAAAATAGAATTATCTCCAGCTATTGTTTTATCTATTAATGGATTAAATTTCGCAACCCACAACTTTCCTTGTGCGTAGTCTTGGTGTATACCTGACATCTTTTTAATCCAGTCTTCAGACATATCCATTTCGCCCATAAATCCAATCTTATAAGCTACATTTTTCTTTAATCCTGTCGCTTTACCGAATTTACCTAAATCTCTAACATCTCCATTTGCATCTAGTGACATTCCATTGAACGTCCTTATCGCACCACTAGATCTATCTGTTGTAAAGTTAAGAGCACCCTTTCTAGTAAAGTCATTGAAAAACTCTCCTTGAGTGGCCATTAATACAGAATTGTAATCTACTTTTCCTGTTAAGGCTGAAGCATTCTTATTTATTGTAGTCATTAATTCATCAAATAAAGAAGCTCCGTTTAATTCCTTGCCTCCCATAAGGTGAGCTAACGTTGTAACGTCGGCACCTGCTGTATGAGCTGCTGTGAACATTGCATCTTTAGCAAATACTTCACCAAGAGATTCTTGTTGTAATAATGTCTTCCCTATACCTTTAATTGTTTTAAGTTTTTCATTATCATTACCATAGATGCCTGTTTTACCTATTGATTCAGCAGCAGTTCTAACAACATCTCTAAAGTCTAAATAATTTCCTTCAATAGGATTGATTACAGGAACTGTTCCGTTTTTAAGATTTAATATTTTGCTATACTCTGCTTTTTGAGTTGAATTCATACTGTTCCATACAGTACCAATAGATTGATTCATCTTTTCAAAGTCAAAGTTTGTACTATTAAATCCAGCTACAAAGTTTTCATTAAATATTTTTACACTTCTTAATAACTGATCTTCCCATACCATTAAGCCATTAGATAGTCTTTCAGCATCTTGTCTTTTTCCTATTTCTAGAGCTCTTTCAAGCCCTCGTTTAATATTGCTTACATCCATTAAGTTCTCACTAGCATCACTAGCAAAACTTTCTGTTATAGCTAATCCTTTACCAGCATTTTTAATAACAGTATCTTTATGTCCAAGCTTTGCAAATCTTCCTGCGATTACTTCGTACTTTTGATTTCCTTGCCATCCATTTTCATTAAAGTTATTTACGAAGATATCCATATATTCATCGTATTGCTTTTGAGTTATTCCTATAAGTGTTTCCACCCTTGAAGCTTCATCTTCTACTAGCTTTCCATCAACCTTTTTAAACTTACGGAATGCTATTTCTTGTAATCTATCTAGTTCGTTATATCCTGTTTTGCCCATACCTGATAATGTTTCAGTGTCAAATACAAAGAACTCTTCAGATTTTTTAAAATTATCATATGCCTTATTTAATGAAGTTACTGACATATTTGCTTTAGTGGAAATCTTACTGTAGTTCATTCCATTGTTTAATTCTATAGCATTAAGTATAAGCTCATTACCTGTCTGTTTTGATTTAAGATGATTGCTTATATTGTTAACAAAATTAAACATAGGTCTTATATCATCATAAGTTTGTTTAATGCCATTTATAGGAGCATATTTATTAACAGCGTCATCTACATATTTTGATCCTAATATAACAGAGTCTTTTCCGAACTCTATATATTTCTTTTTAAAATCATTGTCCATTATATATGCCATAGCCATTCTCTTATTAACTTCTTCAACTAAAGCCTCTCCGCTTTTGCCACCGAACTCTTCTTTGACTATGGCTTCTCTTGATTTTATTCTATTTTCAATTTTTTTATTGTGCTCAAATACATTAATACGAGATCTCACTTTCCATCACCTCATTACTTAATTACTGTTTATTCTCTGTTATTTAATATGAAAAAAGACCTAGCATAAGCTAAGTCTTGAAAGTTTTTAATATTATTCTGCTTCTATAATTTTCGCATCTTCTGTATCAGTATTTTCTACTGCTTCAGTTTCTGCTGCTTCAGATTGCTCCTTTAATTTAGCAAGCATTCTATACTCGCCTTGAATTCTTAATAATTCTTCTTGAATTTGAGCCATCTCTTCATTGTGAATATTTTCTTTTTCTTTTGCATGAGCAGTAAGTTGTTCAAATTCTTGTTCTTTTTCTAACATTATGTTTTCATAACTAATCATAATATCACTCCTAAGTTATAATCTAATATATATTATGTTATGAAATCCATTATAACTACTAATAGAGGACAACTTTTTCTATCTAGTTTTGTAAGCTTACTAAAACTGTCTCAAGTTTCAAGTTTATATTTTCAAGTTTATCTATAGTATCCTCACTTCTTAATGCAACTTCATCAATTTTTTGATAGTTATTTTCTATCTTATTTTCTAGAACAGCCATTCTCGTAGTGTTATTATTTACTGATACCATTGTTTCTTTCATTATTGAAAGAATATTCTCTTGAATTACTGATGTTTTTATTAGCTGATTGCTTAACTCCTTATTGCTATCTGCTATTCTCTCTGTAAGAACGTCAAATTTCTCTGGCATTTTAATGAATACATTTGACATTTTAGCAACAAAGAATATTACAATTAACAGAACAATAAGGAGCATAAATCCTGGCAATCCAAATTCAAATGCATTTGTTATTATGTTATCCATTCATATGCTCCTTCCATTTTTTAATAAAACAATCTTGTTCCGACTACTTTATTTATGCCTTCCCTAACTTTATATTCTGTAATTTTTGCAGCGTTTGTTATGTTCGCCATTACTTCTATCCCGTTAGCCGATGTTGGACTTACACTAACTTTAACTCCCATTAATCCTGCTCCATTTAATGCACCTTGAAGTCTAGCTTGTAATCCAAGACCGCTAGTATTTGCACTATCAAATCTTCCAACTGTTGGAGCCATTATTGCCGATGGCTCATTGCTTTGAGATTCATATATTCCAAAATCACTTAAAAGCATTCCTTCATTTTCGATAGTCTTCATCTTAACATGTTCCATATCAACTTGTGGACTCCATCCTGCCCAGAACACTCCTGGCATAAAGTGACCTTTAAAGTAATCATCATTATCTTCTACTTTATCAATCTTCTTTCGTCCCCAAGCTATCTGTAATGCTCTTCTTTGATAAGGTGATACATATTTTAGTATTTCATCTTGCTTCTTCTTATTCTTTTCTTTAGCAAATTCCATGAAGAAATCTTTATCTCCTTTTGGAATTGCTCTCATTACTTGTTGTGAAGTAGCATCTTCTTTCAAGCCATAGATAGTACTTTCCGCCGCTTGTTTGTATGCAATAGCGGCTTTAGTATATTTCCCAGCCCTAAATGTCTGTTCAGATGTGCTAAGTCGATATTTTTGCTGATTAATCTTTTCGATTATCTCAGCCTTTCTGTTGTCCTCTAGTTTACTATTACTTACTTTGTCTAGCCTATTGTTTAATTTTTCAATTTTCTTTTTATTTATTCCTCTTTGGTATTCATTTGCATTGATAATCTTTTTAATATTTGTGCCTTCCCATATACGTGCTTTTCTTGCAGCTTTTTCGTATAGGCCCTTATATTTTATATATTCAAGTCTGTCATAATACTCATCTATATCCCATCTCTTTTTAGTTGATTCAGGTGTGTATTTTCCAAACATTTTATCTTTATTAAATCTAGGATTCCTAATTGCAGATATTAATAATCCAGTAGTAGCACCAGCTATAGCACCTTGTTTAGTATTAAATGCTTTATGATTTAACTGTTTAGATAATGCCATACCAGCTACAGTGAATATAGCTGTCGATTCAATAGGCTTATCAGATCTTGTTAATCCATATCCAGCTATCATAGCTGTTGCACCTAATCTAGCACCATTTCTACCAACACCTGGTTTAACTCCTGCTCCAAATATTGCGGAACTAAATAATCCCTTAATACCTTCACTGTTACCCATTAGTCCAGTAGGTATTGCCGCCATCATTGAACCAGCAAATGCACCAGGATTAGCTACATTAAATATAGTACTTGCTAATCTATTAACTCCAGTTTCTGATAAATTAATTCCTATTCTTTTTAATGCTTCAGAAGTTTTACTTGAATTCTTCCAAGTTTGCTCAGCTAATACCCAAGCACCAAGAGCAATACCTTGTCCTACAGGGCCTCTTGCCCAGTCCTTTTGGAATGAAGGCATAATAAATCCTTTAATAGGATGATCCCATGTACTATATGGAGTACCATAAACTCTTTCGTTTTTATAAGATTCTAATGGTGTATCTATCTTCATCACTTTGTTATGAACAAATGGAATAGGAGCATGAGCAATAGCTTCCATTGCTGCACCATAGAATTGACTAAATTGACCAGTTAAAGCTTTTGCTCCCATAGCTGTACTAGTATCACTTTTTGCTTCACCTGAATTAACAAGCTTTTGATTTATATTTTCTCCATTAACATATACAGCTGCTGATATAGAACCATCAATGCCCTTATCCTTCTTCAAGTGTTCTACTTGAACTTTCATTCCAGCGGCTAAGTGTGAGTTTATATCTGTATTTTTACCAAGCTTAATTCCAGCCATGCTATATTGTTTACCTGATGTAGTGGTAATTTTAGTTCCTTCTACTGATTCAATAGTTTCAGTATTTATCTCTGTAGGATTTCCTAGGAACTTATAATTATAAAATTCATGTGATCTACTTTGTTTTTCAACTCTCTTCTTTATGTCTTGTATTTCTCTCTTACCTTTTTCGTCAGTAATTGATTTACTTGCTATATCTCTCCACAGTTTGTATTCTTCTGACCACGGAGCTATATCTCCTAATATCCTCATTCTATCAAGAGCACCATATCTTCCGTATTCATCAGATCTTAATTTATGAATAGATTCATATCCCTTTCCTGGAAGTCTCATTTCTCCCTTCGGAACTTTAGTATATGGATCCCCTGTTTGGAATCTAGTTGGCATCCATTCAGGCATAGTATTTCTAATTGGATTAATATCTGTCCATGCATGGTCATCATGTGGGAAAAATCTTCTAGAGATTTCCATTATACCGCCACCAAGACCTCCGACATTTGCATCCCAGAAACTACGTTTAAAGCTAGACATTTTCTCAGCACTTTCTGGTCTTACCTTCTTTTTATCATCTGAGTATATAAGCCCTCCAAGGAATCCATATATACCTGATAATTGTTTTGCAGAGAATAGTGTGTCATTTATAAAATCGTGCTTAGAAGTAGTTAATAATAAATCAGCCTCTTCTTGTTTTGTAGTCATTCTTTGAGTCGCTTGTCTGAATGGCATTTTAGCAAGGTTAGCTTGTTGTATAACAGTTCCGTCTGTAGCTGCTGCTTTACCCTTAATTCCTTCATTAGTTACCCTTAGAGTCTCTACAGGACTTATAAACTTTCTTACACCATTGCTTATAAATGAGCCTAATGCTGTTGTTTCAAAAGCCTCTATCAACCCCGTTTTAGGTTCAGCACTCGCATTTCTTCCAACATAAAATGCCCCATTGTTTCCCGCAGGGTTATCTACTGGTATTCCACCTTCTGATATGTGGCCAATACCTTCTGTATAATCAAGACCATTATAATCTACACTTTGTATTTTTCCATTTCCAGCTCTTAAAGTTATCATTGCTTTGTCAGGATCCGCAAGTGCAGAAGGGGTATACGATACATTACTTATTCCATCTTTTGATATTTGAATAAGGTTGCCATGTTGCTTATCCTGAGCTTTAGCTTTTAATCTTTCATTTCTTTCCCGGATTAAAGTACGAGGATCAACTAAGCCTCTTCTAGTTTCATCCCTATGCATCTTTCTAATAGGTTTTACTATTTGACCTACTGTAGGATTCAATACAGCTCCCCAAGGAGTACCAGTAGAGAATAAAGGCGCAGTTTCAAGATAAGGTCTATCATTATAGTTCTTTCTTTCAAGCCAGTATGGATCTAATGCTCTTCTTATTGGAGCAAATGGATGTCTAGGAGTTGGTATCCAAGAATGTTTCCATTTCTCTTTTGAACTTCCGTATATTCCGATATCTTTCCAATCACTATTAGCTCTCTTAACGAAATTAGGTTGATAATATGCAATCTTACTACCTCTAAATTCAGAAGCAGAACCGAATGCCCACCATCTTCCTTTACGGACTTCATCATATCCATTTTCGTAATAATCTTTTCTTTCAGCAGAATTTTGATAATCTTCTCCTAGCCAGTATTGAGAAATAGGATTTAATCTTCTTTCTGCTTCAAGTAATTTTCCAGCTCCAGTAATGTCAGCTATCTTTCTTAGGCCAAGATCTACATTTGCTATCCCCTGAGCCATTGCACCTGTTATGCTAGTACCAGTTAAGTTCTTAGCTTCATAATTTAAGTAATTAAATGCGGTGATACCTGCTGCTGCTGGAAGAACTCTTTTCATCATTATCGCCTTCCACATATCAGGAGTACTCTTCATATTCTTGCTTGAGAATGATAGGCCGTAATTTGCAAATGGTTCTGTAAGTCTTTGACTAAAGAAATATGGTATCATAGTGTATGATGTAACAAATTCAGGATTATCTTTGCCAGCAATAAATTGCATACCAAACTTTTTAGTATTGGCTTTCATTTTTGTTATATCATTCATATCTTTAATCATGTCTTTTACATAACTACTAGGGGTATATGCTTTACGCATAATCATCATATCATTTGTAGCTTGTGCTCTAATCTTCTTAGCTTTGATATTTCTTTCTGTTGTTCTAGTAGTAAGTTCGCTGTAATTATCCCTTATTTTGTCTACAGTACTTCTAAAGTCTTTTACGTACTCAGCATTTACTGGAATAGTATCTTTTTTTCTAATAGATGTTAAAAGTTCAAGAACATCATTGTTAGCTTCCTTGATCGCTTCAAGTCCTTTCTCTTTAGCATCATTATTAAAAAGTTTTCCTTTCATTTGAAGAGTTGCCCAGTGTCCTAAATTCTTGGCATTCTCATATGAACTTCCTGATATTCCAGCTTGTCTTAACTTAATTAACATTCTATTATGATTAACACTTCCTGAAACTTCATCAATTGTCTCAGATATTAAAACTTCTTTAAAAGCTTCCCTTTTAATCATGTCTTTGTATTTCATAATATTTTTAGCATCCGTAATTCTATCGCTCTTTATTGATAGCATTCGAGCTGCATTCTCTCTATTAGAGGCACCAGTTTTTATTAGAGATTTCAAATCCTTATTCCTAAGCTGTTTAGTATACTTGGATAGTGTAGAAACCATCTCTTCCTGGTCATTAGTCATTAACGCTTGAAGTATATCTTTACTCATATCATTAGTAACTACATTCTCCATCTTAGCTAGTGTTTTCATGTTAGGAGCTTTAGCAATATGAGAGAAGATTTGATTTACATTCTTAAGATTTTTTCTATATGCTATAGCATCACTTTCTGCAAGACTAGCATCTAGCATTTTATCAATAACGTTATATCTTTCTACTCCAGTTACACTTCTTGCATATTTACCTACTATTCCGCCCTCTTTAGATAAATCATCTAATATTGTTCTTTCTGTAGTTGTTCCTATATCAAGTTTTTTAGCTATTTTATTAATAGCCTCATATTCTGATTCAGTACCAAACATTTTACCCAACATACGAGGAACAGTACCGTGTTTGTTAGATCTTGAGTACATATCATCTAATTCACTCATATGAGATAAATTATTATTTTTATCTATCTTATAATACTTATTTAAAATTTGAATTATATTATCCTTGCCTTTATTTGTACCATCATTGTTAGCAAGAGGATTAGCTTTACCTTTTTGGAAAAAGTTAATTGCTCCAGCTTCTTCAACACTAAGAAAGTCTGTGACCTTTGCTAGTTTACCTGGAAGTGTTCCAGCAAGTTTTTCTAAAAAACCTTTTCTTAATTCATCTACTTCTTGAAAATCAATTATATTTCCTGATTTATCTATCTTAAGGTTTTTAGCGTCAATAAGTACATCTTTGATTTCTTCATTCTCTTCAACAAACTTTTTAATCTCATCTTTTAAACTAATATAATTATCGCCACCAAGATTCATAATTTGGTCATCGAATTTATCTAGGTTATCTACATAATCTCTAAAAGTAAGTCCTCTACTTTGTTTAATAGTATTGTCTATTATAGATTCATCTCCAGAGACTCCAAAAGCCTCTGCAAAACTTTTACCTGTTAATTGTTCTTTTATGTTGTTTACAAGATCTAAAGTTCCATCCTCATCTTTATGGTTCTCTACATATTCTTTAAAAGCATTTTCTTTATTTTCTATTGCTCCTATTAAATCCTTAAAGAATTCATCTTCTTGTTCACCTAAATGAAATTCATCTGGATCAATAAAATCTTTTATTAAATCACTGTTTCTTGTTACTACACCATCTTTATCTGTGAATAATGTTAAATCATCCTTTTCGATTACATGTCTTGTAAGATCATCAAGTTTGTCCTTAAATTCATCATCTATGATTTTATATTTCTTATCAAGTTTACCTACTACTTCATCAGCATAATTTGCATTAAATACCTTTCTCATAGTATCTCTGCTATTGGCTTGTATCTCCAACATATTTAATATAACTGCAACAGGTTTTTGTCCAGTAACTCCAAGCTTTATCTTTTCATCTGATAGATTTTTTAAGGACTTCCAAGTACTATTATCATCAGCTATATGACTCTTATAAAGTCTACTGATTCCTTCAGCATCATAATCCTTAAGTTTCATTTCAGCTACATCGTCCATTAGCTTACTAGCAAACCTAGTTAATTTAGGCACTCCCTTCGCAATGGCCTTAGCTCCCCCTAATCTATGAAAAGCGGCTGCCCCAACCATACCAGTCAGAACAGCCGTAGCCTTACCAAAGGAGTGTTGATCTTCGTCATTTAATCTGCTCATTGTATCAACACCTTTCTTTATTTACTTTTAGAAACCTGGTCTTAATGCTACTGATGTAACATCTAACGAATCTTTCATATTATCAATGTTTTCATTAGGATCTACTTCATAATCCCATTTGATTTCTGGGAACCTGCGTTTTAACTCTGCTAGTTCTTCAGGAGTTTTTCGTCTAGGTCCTTCTTTCTTCATTCTAGCTTGTCTTTCTTCTAATGTTTCTACTTTGAATTCATGTTGAGGTCGTGTTTTATCTTCTGGTTCTATATTATCCACTTCATTTATTTCTTCATTACCTTTAGAATGCTGCATTACCCATTCATCTTCCATCATTTTATTAGATGTATCATAATCTATAGGTATTTGCCTTAATACATTAAGTTTCCATTCTGCTCTAGAAAGGTATTTTGCAGTCTTGGCCATATCCCAACTTTCTATTTCTTCAATATCAATATTAGGAAATGCCTCATTAATTATACAAGTTATCTGATTATCAAATTCTGCCATCTCAGACCTATGGTAAGCAACTATGAGTTTCTTTGATTCTAAAGAATCTAAAAAAGAATTCTTAAGTATTAAATCATGTAATTGCTTTGGTATGCCAGCTGGACAGTTATCAAAGTCAAAGTCTGTAGGGTGCAATAAGCACGCCTTACAAACTGTATCTTCTTTTTCTATATCAGTAATATCTGCATTAATTAATTGTCTGTACTCCAATCTACCAAGAGGTCTATAAATAAAAATTTCACCATCTAATGTGTTCCAGTAAATAGTTCCATATTCATCTTGTAAATCATTTATTAATGACATATAATCTATTTGGCCATTAGGCTGATTATAGTTTTTTTCATTGGTTATTTTCATTGGAGTTCACCAGCCTTATAGTTCTATTGTTTGAGATGCAGCGAATCCTGACTTTTCTAATACTTCATCAGCTATAGAAGAAGCTAGTCCTGCTAATTCTTCTAAGTCATTTTCTAATTCTTCTTCGTCTATATTTAATATTACTAATTTTGTGATAGCATATTGTCTGTTATATATTCTTTCATCAACACTATCTCCATCTTTTAACGCCATTATATCTGAATACTCTTGTCTTCTAATTCTTCTCCAAATATATTCCTTTCCATCAACAACGTTTTTAAATAGTTTTTTATGTTCCTCTTTCCAAGCAACAATCTTTTCATCTAGGGTTAATTCTTGAACCTCTTTAACTTTCTTATCTGTAACTTTCATTTTAAGTTCCTCCTCTTATATTTAAATGATGTTTAAGTTGCATCTATTGTTTTATTACTTATCTAAATATCATTATTGTGTCAGGTAAACTTTTTTATTAGTACTACTATATGGTGATTGAATTTTTCCATTTATAGCATAAATAACTCTGAAGTCACAATTCAAGTACACATTAGTTGCTCCTAGCGATTTCTGAGAATCAAATGCTCTCTTGATCTTCCCATGGAATTCTCTTGGTATCTCATAAGTTATTTCATTGCTATTACCTATTGATAATGCTGATGTATTTATTATTTCTCCATTTTCTCTTTTCATAGTAAGCTTAATATCATTGACTTCTCCTCCACCGCAACTATATTTAACTTTTATATAGTACTTAGGAAGCGTAACTTGATTTGGCGGTATAGGTGCAGCTCCAGTAATTGCATCAACATCAGTATTGGTATTACTAGAACTATCTTTATTTGAAGATGAACCTCCTACTTCCGTAATGCCTACTGGAACTATTAATATATTGAATTGACTTTGAGGTAAGTCATTAGAAGAATCAGAATCGTTTTTATCATTACTAACTGCATCTTTCTCTGGAATTCCTTTAACATCATATCTTACATCTCTAGCTACAAAAGTATATGCTTCAGCAATAGGGGCTCCATCAACACCAATAACTTGTTGACATCCAGTTATTTGAACACAATAAAGCACAATCATTGATGTGTCTTTACCTTCCTTATTGTAATCTCCGTATCCAACTCTAATATTAAAACTTCTATCCCATGAAGCCTTATGTTCTTTGTCAAAATGTGATGTCCAATTTAAATTAGATGGATCATTCAGTTTTTCAGGAACATTTAATGTAGACCTATTAACAGCTTGTACACTTCTTAATACATCATACATAAATCCTGATTTAGTAAAGTTAATTACAAAGCTTCCACTAATCTGTCTTGCACCTATTGCAATATCATCAAATGTATATGAGTTATATCCAAACAATGGCATTGTTGCCTGTTCTATTCCCCAGCTTATTTGAACAACATTGTCAATGTAAGTTTCTCCAAAATATATTTCAGCATCTAAACTAGAGTAATATCTTTTTCCGTCTACAGAATGTGAAAATAAAGTTCTATCACCAAGTCTTTTTTTATTGCCTGGATTCTCACTATTTAAAGTTATATATCTATCCTTGCTTATATTTATATTATTTGATAAATAGCTATTTCCTTGAGCTCTCATGTTATTCACCAACCTTTACTATCATCTTGTAAGTCATATGGATATTGCTAAAATTATTAGCAATTATAAATCCACTTCTCTTGTCTAGTTCTTTGCTAGCAAAAAACATAATTGTATAAGGTATAGAATCATCTAGTTTTAGTTCTTCTCCATTCTTAAGTTCAAACTTTTCATTTGAAATATTAAATGAGTCAATATTTATTTTAGTAACTATGACATCCTCACTAACCGTAATAACTTTTTTGTTACTATCATATACAGGATCTATATCAAAGAAGGTTTCATTTATACTATAGGTAAATTCACTATAAACCTTAAAGTATGCATATAAGATTTCAAATACATTGCTCAGTGTGGCCGTCTCTTCAACAATGTCATTCAACACTTTAGTTAGTACATTTGACTTGTTGCTGAGAATATCATTTTCATTTTTGTACAATATGCGTTCTAATGTATTTGATAGAAGTCCTTGTTCCTCAAATTCATCTCTTAATGCATCTATTATTTCTTTTACAAAATATTTGTTTATATCAAATTCTCTGATTTCAGATACTTCATCTAGATCTTTTGTATTCACTGTAATGCTATCAGATACCTGTTGTTCATCGCTGTCTTCTATCCATATTACGTAAGTAGTATCAGGTCTAAGTCCATGATTGTATACATTAAACTCCACTCTATTCTTTGCTGGTACCTTGTATCTAGTAGTATTAGTAAGGGCAGATTCTACTGAGCTGATAGCTACTATATATCCGTTTTCCTCAAGTAATTCTTCAGCCTCATCAATAGTGATTATTATTGATGAACTACTTGCTTCTAAAAGTGTAGGCGTTGATATATTCTTTATTGATGTAGACTTAATAATCTCTGTAAGAACCCTTCTTGTTTCTAGTTCAGTTAAGGATGAATCAAATTTATATGAATGTAAATCATTAGTTTTGGCCAATTCGTATCTTATTCTTTCATCTTCGTTTTCTTTGTTCTCTAGGGACTTAATTCTTTGCTCATCATTCATTGCATAAAAATCTATTTTAGGGGATCTAAATCCATACTTGTTGACAGCATAAGTATAATATCTACTTCCAGGTCTGCCATTAAACAAACATAAATATCCAACATCTATATCTTTAAAGTTTCTCTTTTCTATTGTTTTTTCAAATTGTTGAGTATTTGTATATTGTCTAAAGAAATCTAATGAATTGACATTATAGTCAATTAGAAATGAATTAGTACAAGAGTCTTCTGATTCTGGCATTGGAGGGCTTACTACCATAACGTCATAGTTATATCCATAGACTACATCATTATTGATTATTGTTGATATATGAGTTACTTCAACTGCAGCATCTATTAAAGCTGTTAATCTATCTACTTCTTCTTGGTATTCTATTGATCCCGGAAAATCTTCTTGAGATAATGAGTTTAATTGTTCCGTATAAAACTTATTAACATCAATAAAACTATCAGCTATTGTAGAATATTTTTTCCCTGAAAATGCGTATTGTTTACCATCGTTCACAACAGTTACATATACATTAAAGTTACTATTCATTAAGGACTTTTTATTGTAGTTCAGATAATCCAAAAAGTCTTTGTAAAGGTCATATCCAAAATCAAGTGTTTTAACAGTAATGTAATCAGATACTCTATTTAAATCTTCATTACAAGTAGCTATCTTGTATTTACTAGAAGCTTCTAGATTACTTATCTTTGCCCTTCGCCCACTAAGTTTAATTGTGAATTTATCTTTATTTTCATTCTCATAAATGACTTTTGTATGTTCCCTAACATTAGAATATATTTCAATAGTATTGTCGCTTATTGATTCAACTATTGGAGCAGGTAATACTGTGTTTTCTATGATTCTATCTTCCAAGATTCTAAAAACTATTTTGTTGGATTTTCTATTATCATCTTTCCAGATAGCAGAATATTCGCCCGCAGATAATGGTATTATAGCTCTGTTATTACCGTTCAATCCATCTTCAACATTTATAGCTTTATTCTCGCTAGTACCTTCAATGGTTATTATTCCTGTTTTCATAGTAGGTGTAAGCCACAGCTCGACCATTCCCTTTTTAGTTTCTGTAGCAACTCCAGTTACTTTATAATTTAGCTCCACATCAAAGTGAGGTGTAGGCTTGGTTTTTTTGTAGCTATATTGCATTTTATTGTTATAAGAAGAAATATCTTTTTCTATGATTTTATATAATCCTCTACCTGATTTATGGCCACTTGTATAATGGTTTTCGTCAGTTAAGTATTCTAAATCTGTAGCTACAAATTGATATGTATTTTCTGTATAAACATCATTAACTGACATTACTTGACCTTCATTAACTAGTCTAACTCCATAGATAACCATTCTACTTCTTAGTCCGTATTCATTTGCTGCTGAAATTACTATATCGAATGGTGGTATTTCATCTATTAAAAATGCATATCCAGGATTTGTTGAATCCCCTATATCCTTCATCATCTTATTAGCAAAGTGCTTATTAAATACTGCAAACACAAGTGATCCGGCAATAGTTCTTGGGCCCATTACATAATCTTTTACATTTATATTTCCTATAGCTCTAACAGGCTGTCTATCCATATGAATAGAATAAGAGATGGTTTGTAACTCTCCTAATGCATAAACCTGTTTCTTATTAGTACCTGGTTTAGGTAAAAGTATAGTAGCTACCATATCACAACCACTAAAACTCTCATTAGTGTAGGTATACATTTGTTCTGCCATTATTCTTCCTCCTTAGTATAATAAAAAAGAGAAGATATGCTTTCGCACTCTTCTCCCTTATATTACTTATTCAATTACATTATTTCACGCAGAGTTTAGTAAGTTGAAGAGAATCCTGCATCATTGTCACCATCTAAAGATTTCATGTAATCAATCTTTCTAGCAACGAATGTATATGCCTTCTCTGTAGTAACAGAATCTATTGAATAACCTGAACCTTCATTTAAAAGTTCAACTCCGTATACTACTAATACTGCTCTTTGTCCATATTCATTGGCGAATGTGATAGTAATATCAAATGGTAATATTTCATCTGCATATATTGGTTGATACTTAGATGTTAAATCAGAAACATTTCCAATAGCTGCTCCAGTTTGATCTCCTACTCCAGCGTAGTTAGACATTTCAGCATCCCATTGTTCTACTGATAAAAAGTTAACATCTGATTCAGAATTTCTTTCAGCTTTAAACTTTTGAACACCAGTTGTTTCTCCATTTAACTTACCTTTAAATTCTTCTATTAATGCATCTCTATTAAACACTGTAAATACAAGTGTACCTGCTATACCTCTCTTACCTCTTGAGAAAGATCTTGGTTCAGCTGATCCCATTGTGTAAACAGGGGCTTTTTCACGAGAAATGCTATAAGTAATGGCTTGAAGTTCACCAATTACCTTACCATTGAATGTAGCAACGATATCACATCCTGAGAATGTGCTATAAGTTTTAGTATATTGTTCAAAACTATTTGCTCCCATTTATTTCACTCCTTAATGTTTTATTATGTTAAGAGGAGGGGGACACTCCCCCTACCTCAAATGATTATTGATTGTCTTTTACTGATAGCCTATTTCTAACTTCTCTGATTTCGTAGATTGGAATGATTGTGTATTCAATTTCGATAATACCCATTCTTTCAGCAGCTCTATCTACTATAAGCTTGAAGTCATATTTTTCGATAAGTTGATTTACCATTTTATCTAATGAAGACTTAATAGCTGTTTGAAGAGAGTTTCTATTAGCTAAGTGATTTTGCTTTCCAATAAATGGTTCAGCAGCTGCTCTGATTGCTTCATCAATTCCATTAACTATTCTTGTTACAGCTAATCTTCTGAATGGAGAAGTTACTGGAGCCATTGTTACACCATCTGTTATTACATAACCTTGAGTGTAGCTATTCTTTACAGTTACGAAACCAGCTTGAGTTAATCTTCCTAATTGATAGTTATTTAACTCGAAAGTAGTTGTATCTATATTTATTGGTTGAGAAGTTGAAGATTGGTCGATTGGTAAAGTAGAAACCATACCTGCATAACCTGAAGCACCAACACTTACATAAGTGTAGTTATCTCCTGTTTCAACTTTGTTTTGGAAGAATGTTACTGATATACCTCTTCCGATTGGATATGGTAAGTTATTTTTATCTAACATATCATTTCCATTTGGTCTCTTAGCATATAGGTTAAGATCTAATCCTACTAACTTGTCTACTCTGTCTGAAACAGTTTTTAAGTTAGCAGTCATTAACTTAGAACATCCTATAACACCATGAGTAGGAGCAGTTTTTAATCCTGTATAAACACAGTGTTGAGCTAAGTGTCTAGCAAAGTTATCTGTAGTCTTGAATGGTAAATATAATGATTTATCATATACTGGAAGACCTCTGTCAACGATTGTTGGGTTTCCTTTAGCTGAGTTAATTTTATTAGACTCAACGTCTACAACTCCATCTACAGCAACTCCGAATACAGATTCATCATCTTCTGTAACACCTAGTACTGGAATATATCTAACTAATTCTGCTAGACCTGGATCTAAGTCAAACTCGAACATTTTACCTAATACAGCATCTTCATTCATTGATATTATTAATTCTCCAAGTGAAGTAGCTTCTAAGTTTAATGCCTTGATTTCCACTTCATTAACTACTTTTCCTTCAACTGAAACTGGAGTTATAACTGTGAACATGCTTGAAGATTCTTCTAGGATATCGCTTAATGAAGCAATAGGAGTAACTGATTTAACAAGTTCTTCTTCTGTTTCTATGCTAAATACAACAACTTGTCCATCTATATTAACGTTCATTAATGTAGCTCCGCCTAATTCATTAACATCAACTAATTCGATGAATGTTAATTTGTCATTTGAACTTTCATCAACTTGGTAAATCATCTTATTGCTTACAAATAATTTGCCAGCGAATTCTGATTTATAAATAGCTATATCATCAAGACAAACAAAAGCACCATTTACTACTCTGTGCATTTTAGCATCAGCTAAAACTAAGTCCCCTTCTTTATATTGTTTAGCATCTAAGCCTTCTATTTCGTCTACTTCATGAATATATTCAGATACTACATAGCTTCCATTTTTCTTATATAAAGTTTCAATTACAGCATCACTTGATAAGATTATTGAATCTTCTTCTAAAGATTTAAGAATGAACTTATAGTTTTTAGATACTGTTGAAAGGTCTTTTACATCTAGCTTTGGAACAACCCTTACTGTTTCTGAGAATATTGATGATGATTTAGGATTTGATACTAAGAACTCTGCTTTCTTAGGAAGCTTTCCTTTGATTTCTATATCAGCATATTTACCTGCAAGAACTCTGTAGTCAGCTCTTAAGTTTTCAAGCATTGAGTATATACCATCATTAATAGGAATAACTCTATTCACGTCATTATCACTAGTCACTTCAACAACTTTATAAACCCCTGTACCTTCTTTAGTTTCAACGATTTTAGCTGATGTAGCATATCCTGAACCTAATCTCTTGTACATGTCAAAGTCGTCTACTGCAACTTCTTCATAATCAACTTTATCTTTTGCCCAGATTAAATCTACTTTTCCTGGTACTTCTAAGAAGTCAAATAATTTAACCATTGTTACATCTTCAACTTTGCTGATTAATCTATTAAGTTCAGTAACATCTTTATGGTAGATTGGTAGATCCTTTGTAATATCTGTATTAACTTTTAAAGTCTTAAAGATGTTGCCTGCGAAGTTTTCATAAATAGTATGCTTATCTTCTTCAGGAACGAATCTTGTTTCCATTTCTGTTTTAGCGATTATTTTAGCTGAGTTCTTATCTCTTCCAATGAAGTAGATTCCAGGGAATAAATCTCCGAATGCTAAACCTTGAGCTACAGGAGTTTCTGTAATATCATTTCCTTCTCCATCAACTATTGATAATCTTAAAACATTGTTATATCTGTATTCATTAAATAGATCAATGAAATCAACTAGTCTAGTAGTTTCACTTACATTCCAGTTGCTTCTTAACTTAACGCTATTTACTAATACTGAATTTTCTTTAACAACTTTTCCTAACATCTTTTCTTCAATAGTAGCTCTTGTAGCAGGCTTGTATATTTTAATAGTAGGCTCTGCTCCATTTGCAACTTCAGATAAAGTATCAACTGCATCGAATTCAAAGAATACATTTTTATTATCATTGTTTGGGAAAATTCCGCTTACTCTTAATTTACAATCTGCATCTGAAGCTAATTGGAAGTCTTTATGTATTTCCTTTCCACTAACTCTAACAGCGTAAATTGTTCTACATCCTCTATCCCATGCATCTTGAATTTCTGCTACCAATGTAGCTTCTCTTCTAGTTTGGAAATCAAATGCTGAACCAAACACATATTTTGCATGTTCAGGGCTATAAATCTTTACAGGTTTTCCAACAGGTCCATTAAAAGCAGTTCCTAATATTGCAACTGAGTCTGTAGTTCCAAATTGGCTTGTGTCATACCCTGCACTGTAATCAGATAAAATATCTGTAACAACACCAGGTAAAATTAATTCTTGATCGAAAACGCTCATCTTTGTTCCTCCTTTGTTTTTATCCATTAATAAGTTTCGATTGCTTTAATACTCTCTCTCATTATTACTGTAAGTTTTTCAACTTCTACATAATAAGAGATATTTCTAATTGACAAAGTTTGTCTCATTGTCTCAAACGCTTGATCTGTATATTGTTGATCAAACAGTAACTCAGCGACTCCATTTTTTTTGAAGTAGCCAGCATAAGTTATCATTAGGTCTTCGAATCTTTCCATTACTTGTTCTGCGACCTCATATACACTTGCAAAAATATTGAATTGTATCTGACACTTAAATTTTTGTCCGTATATTTCGCCAACTCTGCTTGTCTTACCATCTTTAGATTCCATAAAATCTTCTCTGAATCTTGGTTTTATTTCACCTTTTGGTCTTCTAGATATTAGCTTATACGTTATGATTGGATTATCTAATCTCTGGTCATTTGATAGATAGACAACTTTTCCTTCATCAGGAATGAAGGTAACTTTTAAATCCTTCATAGTTATTGAAACTAATTTATCTATCATTTTTATGAAGTCAAATAGAGAAGCACTTTTATCAGCCGTTAATATCTGACTATCGTGAACTCCATTCTCCATTTCCTTATATTCGTTATAATGCATGGTACTCATATTTTCTGAATGTTTCATTAGCATGCTTTCAAAGTCAGAATATGCCATTACTTCACCTCCAATAATGTGTTTATTTGTTCTAGTGAATTTATTGGATGTATATCAATATCTACAGTGATGTAACCTGATGTAGCTTCAGCTCTTACAAATCGAATATTCTTTATGCAGTAGTTTCTTATTGCAGTTTCTAATAATCTTCTAAAGAAAGAATCTAAATAATCATGTAACATCATTTCTACATATTGGTTGTACAATTTTCCAAGTACAAACGAAGTATCTAGTGTTCGTTCTATATGTTTTATTACCCTATCCACTGAGATTAATTTATTGGCATCAAAGATTGTTCTGAAATTTTTTAGATTTTCTATAGATGTGTCTGTATGTAGATTATTTTTGAAATATATAATTTCAGGTGTAAAAATATCTTCGCTATCTAAATCAAAAATAGCTTTGTTCTTAATTGTTTCAGGATATGAGCCAGGTTTGGTCCTACTAAGGACTGTGGCAAGAATTACATTTGAGTAATCTTCATATTGCAAATTATTTAAGCAAAAAGCAAAATTTCTTCCATAGTTACTTAACAAGTAATATGTGGATTCTTTAAAATTTTCTACTTTTGTTCTCATATCATAAAGATAGTTATTTATATTTTCATATAGGTCTGCGTGTTCATCAGTAAATATAATTAAGCTATTAGTGAACTTACTGAATTCATTTAAATAATGTTCTGCAAAGTAAACTTCTTTATCTTGTTCTGAACTATAAAATTTATCAGATAATTTAATTCCTATAGGCACTATATATGAAAAATTATAATGTCTAACATATTGAATACTATCTATAAAATCTGTTGTCTTAAGACAGTTCATTACAAATACATTGTTTGCTCCATTTCTTTTTGCTTCCGTATAGGCCATAGTTAATTCAGAATCTCCATAAATACTCTCCATTTCCCATATGCTTGATGGTTTAAATATTTCATTTAATTTACTTTCATCAAATCCTCTTCCAATGATTAATATGGAATTATCTTGTCCTATATCAGCCATCAATGAATTTTTATTTCCCTGGCTATATGACTGCATAGTTATCATTAGCTCACCTACTTTCTAGTCCTGATAATATTATTGAAGTTGTCCATAAACTTAGTTGTATCAAATTTCTTTTTAACTCCACTAATTTTTCTATACGGAATGGTTCCTTCAAGAGATAATAATTCTTGAATTTCTAATACCATATACACATTATCTTTATCAACTATAATGTCATCTTCTTTACAATTAATACTGCTATTAAGAAAGAAATTTCTTGCAACTATAAATTTATCGCTTCTAAATGTTGGTGGAAGTTTTGTATCTTGTGCAGCGGCTTTAATCTTTCTAATAGTTATCTTATATCCTGTGCCCAGACATTTAGGGCACATAGGATCAGCTTGTTTGGTTTCATGTGTAATACACGTACATCTAAGTTTTAAATTTCTTGTAATATAGTACATTTCATAAGAATGTCTTTTTATCATATCTAAAATCTTATTATTTAATTTTGTAGATAAACTCATTAATAGACACCTCTATTCATGCTCAATGGAACTCCTTTAGGAGTCTTACTCTTCTCAAGACTAGCAATAGGATTTCTACCGCCATGATGATATCCTCTTATAGCACTCTTCATCTTGGCTCTTCCTTCTAAATCGTAGCCCCTTATTGAATCTAGCCATTTCTTTATTTCATGATCTAAGTAGTCTAATATCTTTTTAATATCAGGTAGTTGATCTCTTGTTTTGAATTTAACTTCTCCCAAAGTTCCTTCAACTACATTATCAGTCACTAGAGACATATATATTTTAAGTAAACAATCTTTTGCAGCTTTATATCTTGTAAACTCTTTAACGGCAAAAGGTATATTTTTTACATTAATTTTCTTATTTATAAATGTTGTTTCGTAAATATATGAAGCATATCTGGAAGCTTCTCGTATGTTATATAGAACAATATCCTCTGGAATATCTACTACATCTAATAAAGACGAAACATCCATAATTGAACAATACATAGGATCCATAGCTGTAACTATCTTTACATTTTCATCTCCAATGTAAGAGCCATCATTTAGAGGCTTTATTCCTTTTAATTTAATTTCATAGATAGAATTATCTTTAACTCCATCTCTAGGAATTATTTCTATAAAATTATCAAATACCTTAATATCGAATTTAACTCTCTCAGTGGCCACTAGATATCCCTCCTTATAACAATTATGTTATCTATAAAATCAGGATCTACTTCTCCAGAGAATTCTAAAAGAATTGATTCAGGAGTTTCTCCGTTTACTGGTTTTCCAATTAAATTTATATCTTCAATAAATACAGGTTCGTCATCATCTTCATCCTCATCTGGGCATTCTTCATGCACTAGATCTTTTAGACTAATAAATGAAATGACATCTGACCATTTTCCAAAGTCCTTAACACCTTCGGTTAATGCTTCTACTCTAGCTCTAATATAATATTGACCTGCCTTTAAATCTTTTAAATTAACTGTAGATTCACTAGTTCTTGTTTCTAAAACTACATTAATAAAGGCTACATCTTCAGCAATCTGAATGAAGTAAGATTTATCTTCTAAACTTTCGAACTCCTCATCTTCTAAGATAGCTTTTAATGTAACCTTTAAATCAACTATTTCCTCATAGTCTGATGGACTAATGATATATGGAATTTCTCTAATCATGGATTTAAAAGTTATTGTTCTTCTAACTCCTGTAACAAGTACATCTCCAAGAATAGTTTTAATTCCAGTTATTTTTATAATGTAGTTAGTATTTGGAACAATATCTTCTTTTATTAAAACTGTTATAGTTTTATCTTTAACTTCGAAGTCAATATTAGCATCACATCTATTTGCTTTGCTAAAAAGTTGTATTGTTCTTTCATCTACAGAGTCAGGATCAATATCAAAACTAGTGTTAACTATTATCTTCTTTTCAGCATAGTTTGGCTCTATTGCTATAACACTAAAGTCTTGATACATTTTTTAGTCCTCCTTAACTTCTTCAGCAACTACTTCTTTCTTTTTTCTAGTTCTTTTCTTAGGAGCAGGAGCTTCTTTTTTTACTTCAGCTACCTCTTCCTTAACCTCAACTACTTCTTCTTTTACAATTTCAGCAGCTTTTGGTTCCTCAGCAGGTTCTGTAATTTTAACCTTTTCATCCTTGATTGGATTTTCTACTTTTGGCTCACTGATCTGAACTGGTTTTATCATTTGATTCTTAAGCGCTTTTATTTTCTTCTTTTCTAATAATCTATAATAAGTTGGCATACATTGAGCAGCTTCTTGATAAACAAATGTCTCAGTGCCTAAAGAGCCTGAGACAACTGTTATCTTACCAGCTTTAACTGCATTAACTAATCCAGCAGTATTCATTCCTTCTGTTATACTAGCTTCAGTATTAGTTAAACTTAAATGTATTCCGCTTAAATCATCATAAAAACCAACTTGACCAGGAGCTAGTGTTACAACAGCTATATGTGTCATAATACTTTCGCTCCTTTCAATTCATTGATTATTGTGCAATCTTTATTACTGGTGCTTGAGGGTAAGATGGTGCAACAGCTATATTCTTAGCTACAGTTATTGCCTTACCGTTATTTAATATACCTATACCGTATCTTTCTTTACACTTAAGGTTTCTTAAGTCTCTTTCTGGATCTGTCCAGTTTTCTGTACTTAATCCTTCTTTTTGTACAATAACACCAACTTCAGTTCTGTCTAAGCAATACATATCGAACTTCTTGTTGATCTTATCAAAGTTAACAAATGGTGAGAAGTTAACAGTTAATGGCATTGGTAATCTATTTTGTACTTGCTCTGGTCTTAAGATATACTTTTGACCTTCTCCGTTAGCACTTAATCCAGCGAATCCTGGAGTACCTTGAACTTGTCCCCATTGATGTACGTTTTGTCCACCTAGAGCTCCAAATGTTAAACCATTGCCTATCATGCTATTTCTAGCAAATACTAACCATACTAGAGGGTGCATAATTACATCTGTAGGAGTGAAGCCATTGCTCATTAATGCTAATACGATATCAATGAAATCTTCTACTGATAAAGTATCATTGTATTCTCCATTTTGGTCGAAACCAGTTGTTCCTGCTTCAGGGATTTGATCTCTGATTTCATTATCAAAGATAGTATGTCCGTGGCTTGAGAAAGTATTAAATATCCATTCTTCTTTATATCTAGCCATTGCTCTACCCATCTTTCTGATGTTGATACCCATGATATCCCATGAGCTATCTGATATAGCTTCTTCAGTTACAGATACTTTAAGACCAATCTTCTTAACTCTTACTTCTAATTGGCTGTTTTCGATAGTGTTGAATTCAACTTGGTCTTCATTGTATCTTCCACCTTCATTTACTTCACTAGCAATTAATTCTCCTACTACAGGTATTACATATACTGCAGAATTGTTAGAACCTTCTACATTTACTTGGTGCATAAATCTTGTTCCAAGATATTCAGGTTCTGAAGCTTCACGAAGTTGTCCTTCTATAATCTTAGGAATCATCTTGATTGCGTCAGTGCTTGTTAAACTTTCGCTTACATTAACTTTTCCTTGAGAATAATCTCCCATTAAGTTTCTAGCAGCCATTTCATATGTTGCAATAGCTTTAGAAGATAATCTTGGCTTTTCACCAGCATTTTCTTTTAACTCAGTAGCTTTTCTTAAAGCCTTTAAATTTACTATTTGTTCACTTAAGTTCATCTTAGGTGTCCTCCTCTATATCTATTCATTAGTTAATTTCATATTTCACGCAGAGTTGGATGGGGGGACTCCCCCACACACTTCTGCTTTAATTGAGTATAATTATTTTTGAAGTAATACTTTAACTGAACCTACGCAGCCTTCCCAATCCATAAATGTAGGAACTCCTGCTAATCCTCTCTTTTTGAATCTAACGAATACAGGTAATTCGATAGCATTTTCACCTTCAGGAATTACAGCTTCAGCAAATCTATTTGCTTCAGTTAAATCCTTAATATTGATTACGAATAATCCTTGTAATCCATCTACGTATTTAGCTTCAATAACATCTGTAGCTTTTTCTTCTCCACTATAAGCTGAAATTAATCCTTTTTCTACAAGTGGAACAAACTTATCATCAGCTTTAGAACCGATTGCAATTTCCATATCTTCAATCTTAACTTCTGGGAATCTGAAGAATAAATCCATAGATTCTGTCATGTCCTTAACGAATCTTAATTGTCCTATTTCTACTGCATCGTAGCTTCTCTTAACAGCATTGTAACCATCTGTTAATCCTGGGATTCCTAAGTTTTCGTATTGATATTGATGTTGTAATCTTTGATCATAGTTAGTTCTAGTTCCACCTAACATATGAAGATCATGTGCACCATATCCTTTTTCATAAGGGTATCCTGGATATTTACCAGTTGACTTGTAAGGGCTTCTTGCTATAGCATCTTCGCCTCTTCTGTTATTTTCTGGCCATTCTTGAGGATTGAAATCTTCAAAGTTTAGTCTGTCTGATAATGCCCATGTTGCCCACTTAGCAGCACCTTCTGGAACCATTTCTGTTGATACAGCATAAACTTGTCCAATTACTTGTTGTCTTTCTAACTCATATTCTGAGATTGACATGTCAGCAACTTCTGTTTCGTATGATAATGGAGAAACAATAACTCTACCATTTTCATCTGCTTTAACTAATGCACCTGGGAATAATCCGCCGTATGCTGAACCCCATGGATTTCCTTCTGCTTTATCTTTGTAAGCAAACCAAGGTAATTCAACTAAGCAATCTGTATTAACTGCTCCTGGAGCCATTCCATTGTAAGCATCTTCATCTCTTGTATATTCATTTCTGATTAACATTCCTATTGGATGATTTCCTGGGATTACATCTACTATTTCTTTAGAAGACTTATCTACTACATATCCTCTTTCAGGATCTATTTCAAATCCAGCGTCATCTAATTGTTTTATTGGACCAGCTGTCTTAAATGGTCTGTAAGATAATTCTGAATAAGCTTCTTCCATTCCTATGATTGGCATCCATTCTATATCTGCATTAGCTAAAGCAGCACCTTGAGCTTCTGTAGAAACTAGCTTTTCAGCAGCTCCTGAATAGTCTTTGTACTTGTCAGCAGCAGTTCTGATTTTTACTGGAGCACCACCATTTGCTAAAGTCATAGTGTTATGAGCCTTTTGCATATCGAAGTCTACCATATCCTTGAATGGATCAACTGCAACTATTCTTCCTTTTGGAATTACTATTTGATTGAATCCATAAGAATATCCATATCTGAATAATACTGGAAGTCTATCATCGAACATATACTTTATATTTGGAGTATCATGTTCATTATGATTTAATTTTATATTAGATCTGTTTATTCTTTCTTCGTCATTTCTATAACCTGGCAGATTAGCTTTGAATTTTTCGCCTCTTGCACCTGGTTGTAGCTTAAATTGTCCGTTAAATTTACTTGGGTGTAAAGCCATCGTTTTGCACTCTCCTTCTTTTTTTTAAATATTAAAGATTATAAAATTTCAATGTCGATAAAGTTGCTTCGTAATCACTATTACTAGACTCGTCACTCTCTTTAACATCTAGTCCAGAAATTTTTTCAACTTTATCATCTTTTTTTATGCTTGAATCTTTTTCTTCATCTAGTAAAGATTCTTGAACTACCATTCCAACTTTGGTTAAATCCTCAACATCTTCAACCTCAGTAGTTTTTTCTTCAATACTTTCTGTAACATCCACTGACTTCTTTACTTCTAGTTCTTCTGTATTGGAATTAGATTCAGTCAATTCTACAGTTTTTTGAACTGGAGTTAATTCTTCCTTTAAGTCAACAATAGTATCCATTAATGAATCTTGAGATCTTTTTAATAGATTCTCTTTTAGCATAGTTGGTCTGCCTAATTGTTCTCTTAACATTAATACTTGTTCTACTGCAAATTCCTTTAGTTGAGTGTTTGCACTTACAAGTTCTTGTTCAGCCGCAGTTCTTAATTCTTCTGCTTCTTGAGCCTTAGCTTCAGCAGCTTCAACCTTTTTTTCTAGCTCAGCTATTACTTCTTTTAGTTTCGCTACACTAGCTTTTAAAGTTTCTACATCTTCGGCTTCAACTTTTGGTTCTTCTTTTGCTTCTGGCTCTTGCTTTGTTTCTTCAACTTTTTTATCAGCATCTTCAACAATAGCTTCAACCTTCTTTTCTGCATCTTCAACAATCACTGTTCCTTCTGCACTTTCTTTGATTTCCTTAGCTTTTGTCACACTTAACACTCCTTCTTGCTTTAAATTTTCACTAAGATTCTTTTCACCTGGAGAATAGATTTTTATATTGTGTGCATAAATGTCTGATGGAACAATTACATATGAAAGTTCTTTAGCTTCCATCTTATGTATCATCCAGTAACATACATTACCGTCATACTCCATTCCTCTTTCATGCTCACATTCTCCATACTCACTTATTACATGACCACAGATACTACATCTAACATCATGTGCAATAACACCGATTGAAACAGTTTTTAATCTTCCGTCTCTAACGCCTCTTTTACCATCATCGTCTGGAACATTGCATGTAAAAACCAATGCTCCAGTCTTAGATCTGGTATTCATGTCTGTATAGTTGGCTGCTAGGACTCTACCGATTATCTTTCCGTCCTTTTCATTATGATGTAGAATTAATGGCCTTTGATAAGGTTTAGTCCAAGTTGGTATAGAGCTTTTTAAAGCTTCCTCTGTATACCATGTAAAGTTACGTGTAGGTCCAACATGAATTCCTTCTATATCAACCATTACACTGTCGCTTGCTATTACATTACCTGTATCTAACCCTTCTTTTAATGAGAACGGAGTAAAAGTATTTTCACTAGTTCCCATTGGGCTTCCTAAGTATTCTTTCAATACAATAGCCATTATTTTTCACCTGCCTCATTTTTTAAAAATTTCAATTTACAATCACAGAATGGATGAAACGCTGGTATTTGATCTAAGCTAAAAGCATTTATATTAATTACATCATCATATTTTTCAGAATCAGAGCTATCTCCAAAATCAACTTTAGCTTTCTTTATACCTGCTGCCTCTCCAGCTTTTAAGTATGAATACCATACTGTTTTTGGTAGAATGTATTCGATCATAAATCTAAATCTATATTCCAATGCATTTATTACTGCATCAACATTCTCCAATTCCCTGTTATTGTTCAATCTTGTTTTAATATCTTTAAATACATCCTTTATACTTGCATGAGCTTTCTCATACATTGAGTCAAGAGATATATTAATTGAGGCAATATTAGTAGTATCTATTTTCATTGAGTTAAGATCATTTTTAGCTTTCTCTATTCCTTCTTGCGAAGCTTGTCCTATTGCTAGTTTCATATCTTGAACTAGGGACTCGATAGAGATTGAGAATAGATAATCTAAATCATTGTCTGTTTCTATTAAATTATTACGTAGTCTTTCAAGCTTACTGTAGAAATCCTTATATTTCTTTTTGTGAGTCTTTTTATTTCTAATAACCTTTTCTGTTATTTCCAATGACTCCTTTACTTTAACTGAGGTAGTACCATGCTGATTAGTTGGTCTATTTCTATTTGCCACATCCTTATTAGGTGTTTGACTGGCTTTTTTACCATTACTTAAAGTTCCAGTTTTACTACTTGAATTAGACTTTGTATTAGTCTTACTATTAGACTTTATATTAGAATTGCTATTAGTATTAGTATTTGTATTAGAATCCTGATTAGACTTAGCTGCTAATTTTTCATCTCTCTTAGCTTGAGATTTAGCTGCATCTTCAGCTATTCTTCCATTAACTTCAGCTACTTCTATTGATGAAGCTGTTTGAGCTTTAGCTGTTGCCTGAACAACTTTAATTTGAGCTGGTACTTCAATAAGGTTCTTATATAATCTCTTTTCATCAGTAGAATCTTTATATCCAATATTTCTTCTAGCCTCTTCAAGAGTTTGCATATTAGATTGATACTTAAGCATTTCATGGTTTTCAACTTTAATCTTTGTATCAAGACTTATTTCATTAAACACATATTCAACAATGTCTTTTTCATTTAGGATAGGGTTAAAACCACCTTCAAGTAATAATTCACTAATTATGAAGTTTTCTAAGAATATAGAAATGGTTCTTTGAACTGATTTGATATAATCATGAGATTGAGCTTCCATTGAATCTGCATCTTGTTTAGCTCCACCTCTTCCCATTTGAGAAGCTGATGAGTCTAAAGCAGTAAATACTCTTTGTTCAAAATATTTAAGGTATTCAGCAGCATTAATTGCAGCACCTTCTGCACCAAGCACATTTATTTCTGTCTTTTCATTTGTAATAACTACACCATCTAAAGACATGTTTTCAATTTCATATCTTGCATCTTCTATCTCTTTGTCTGTTGCTTGGAATCCTTGCTGAGGTTTACCTATTTTCCAATGGAATATTGGAATTGCAAATCTATGCACTATCGCAAGCACGTTACCCTCTAACTTTCTTAATAGCTTTACATCTTCAAGTGCAGCAATAACTTTTGGAGTACCAAATGCATTACTTGATTCTTTATTCATGTAAATATGGATAACATCTTGTGTTTTATATTTCTTTTCTTTACCATTAACTGTTCTTTGTGTATATCCTAAAACATTACCGTGTTCATCCCTTTGAATACTAATAGTAGAAGGATCTATACGAGCATATCCTCCAACAGGATATGAATCGAATAATCCGACAGCTTTTATTCCTGGCATGACTTGTTTTACTCTGGTTTTTATTAAAATACAGTTTGAGTAAGTAATCAGGTCATCAGCTATTTCTTGAAATAAAATATCCATAGGCTTACCAGTTGCATATGACATTACTCTGAAACGCTTTTTGATATATTCAACACTCTTTTCATTTTCTGACTTTAGATAATATCCAGCTTTATATATCATTCTTTGATATTTATCTAATGATGTTTTAATATATGAATCTGTTTCAGCAGCACGTTTGATTTCTTCAAAATCATATTCTGGTGGGGCTAGCATATCTCTTCCAATATTGTAGCTATTGATGAAGCCTACTGTCTTAATAACAAAATCTTTTATTTTGCTATTTGTGTTTACAGGAGAAAAGTTTTTTCTTTTGTTTTCAGCTTCTATTCTTTCAATAGCTTTAGCTATATCCTTATTTACTAAGGCACTAAATAATCCCACTATTTTCACCTGCTTTTTTTATTATTTTTTTATAACTGCTAGAATGTCGTTCTCCTTAATGATTAAATATTCAGCATCATCTGATGTGATTTTTGTTCCAGCGAATTTATTGAATATAACTTCATCCTCTTCTTTTACAAAAGGACTTAATTGAGTTCCATTATTTAATATTCTTCCTGAGCCAACAGCAACTACAGTACCTTGTTCTGGCATATCTTGTTGTTTACTTGCTCCAGTTAAAATAATTCCTGATTGAGTTTTTTGTTCCCTATCTACCTTAGGTAGCTTTATAACGATATTATCTTGTGTTGGCATAATTACCATAATTCATTTCCCTCTTTCATCATTAAAATTATTTTTGCTTGTGCTTCGTTAATATGCATTTTGAAGCATTCATCCAATAATATTACCGAGCTATTTAAGTATTTGTACAAATTAAAAAAGTTTTGTTTATATTTTTTGTCGTACATCATCCTACTATTTTCTAAATGTCTGTTACTTAATAGGTCTGCATAAGTCGTACCATTTTGATAACTTGCTTCATAATATCTTATTTTCTGTTCTACTCCAGCTTTACAGATTCTTATGTGAGCAATAGAGTTATCTAAATTAAATCTCTTATTATAAAGTCTTGATTTCATTTGTCGTGTTAATTGACTTCTGATTATTAAATCTGATAGATGTTTGTAATCTTTGCTTACGTTTGAAGTACTGCCAGTATAAGGAGCAACTACTTTTGAATATTGACCTTTATCTATAGATTTAGTAACACTTAATAAGCTATTAAGATAATCATTCATTACTTTATTTAACTTATCTATATAGTCAGCTATAACTGAAGCTAAGTCATAATCATATGTTTCTTTAATGATTGTTATTTTATCTTTCCTATTGCTAATAATAATGAAAGGATCATCGTCATCTCTAAAGAATGTATCTGGATATATATCCTCCTCATCATCTTCTTTTTTACCTGTAACTACTACAACTGACTCCTCATTCTTTACTGGTTTATTTTCAACATCTAAATCCCCTATTACACTTTCAACTATAGTTAAAGGTTTTTTAGCCATCTCTATTAAATCTGTAGGTAGTAGTGGTAAAACTTTTTTAATATTATCAATGTCTTTTTTTAATGATTCAATTACGGATTCTTTGTCATAGTCTTCGGTTTCTGTAACTTCTTCTTGATAACCTTCCGTGTCATATTTTTTGTCATAGTCCAAATCAGGCCTATATAAAATATTATTTTTTTCCTGTCTTATTTCTTCTTCATTCATAATTGTCACTTCCTTTGCTAAAAAGGAGCGCCATTTCTGACGCTCAAATTATAAGAGGGAGGTTAATATATATAGAACACTTAATAGTGCTGCTACCATGAGCTTCGACCAACTCCTCCTCCACCTCTACGTGTTCCACTAGTTCTACTTCCCCAAGCACCACCAAAACTACTTCTACTTCTATATCCTAATGGTACTTTATATTGAGAAGGTCTATCTCCACGTCTCTCAGATGGATCATAAGTAGGCATTACTGTATTTGAAGAATTGAATGCTGTATTTTCTACATCAGCAAACATCTTATTAAGTCCAGCACTTCCGATTGTTTTCTTACTAAACTCTACTTTTGTAGTAGTCTCAGGTTCCTTCATCATGTTAGTTAACTCTTTAAATTCAAGAACCATAGCTAAGTAAGCTAATCCAAGTGCGTCAACAAAGTGTTCATTTTCAGATGTAAATACTGGTTGTCCACTCATGCTAATTTTCTCAACAGAGTAGTCAATTAATTGCTTATGAAGAACTTCATCAAATGGAGATAACATCATTAATTCTCTTTCAAATGCAATCTGTAACTGAGTAACCATAAATGGTTTCATAGGTTGCTTTGTAGTTTCAAATGTAATAGGATCTACTATGTCAAGTGATTGCTTGAATTGGAATCTCTTAACTTTATTTCTTAAACCAGTTGATGGTCTTTCTTGACCTATTATGTGAAGTCTTTCTATTTGATATTCTCCTGAACCTGCATCACAATAAATCCAAGCTGGATTATATTGATCATTAAGTTCAACAATTAAATTAACAGCAGCATCGTAAGAATACTCTGATCTTGGCACTTCTACTCTCTTTATTACTTTGAACTTTCTTCTTATTAAGTCATAGTCTAGAATTAATATAGATGAAGAAGCACCGTACTTATCCCAGTCAACCCCCATAGTTCTAAATGGATTAACGTGGGCTCTTTGGCCTTTAGCATAGTTATAGATATTAGGTCTAAGATTATTATCTTCACACCTTTGCTTTTGATAGAAGTCAAGCTCATTATATGCATATAGCTCAAATGTCATAGCTCTATCTACTTTATCTTTATCAAATACTCCAGTATCTTCTGTACCGAACTCGGCTAAAACTTCATGTACATAACCTTGCTCAGATAACTGTGCTCTTAACTCTGCTTCCATTTCTGGTCCCCAGTTAGGGTTGTGCATTGAAGGGTGGTAATGTTCTGTATATCCCATAGCTTTATTTGTACAAGCTTTATAGAATTGTGAACGTCTACCTGTAGGAGTAGATGACATTACTATACCGATATCAGCTCTTTCGGCAGCAATCGCAGTAACTGAGTCAAAGTCTGCATCTGACATATAGTCAACCTCATCCATATATATCATATCTGCTCTCTGACCTCGAATACTTGCTGCGCCCGATCCCGACGATGCCCCTGTCGTAAACCCGAAGATCGCTGAATGATTTTTAAATGTAATTGCATATGGATTCTTAGTCATAGATACTACTTCAGCTTTTAACATAGGTGAAGCATCTATTAATTCTCTAAGTCTTTGGAATTGTAATCTTACCTGGTTCTCATATGGTGTAACTGTAAGACATCTATAGTTTCTCCTTGTAAATGCTCTCCATAACATATCAAGAACCATAACCTCAGTTTTCCCAGTTCTTCTTCCTTGTCTAAGAACCTTCTTTAAAGATGGATCTCTTAATGCTTCTACTTGATACCAACGTGCCGTCCATGGAGTTTCGCATTTTTTGGCCCCATCAAATGTAACAACAAATACTTGAGCCCATTTAACGGGATCTCTCATAATTTCCCGCATACGCTCTATCTGTGCTGGCGATAGGGTACTTTTCTCAACACTCATTAATACTCCTCCTTTGTGTATTTTCTACCCCATCTATTACCTAGCTTTTTTGTTTTGTTACATAAAAAAGGAGAGCATCGCTGCTCTCATTCTCTTAGTACACTATATCAATATATTTAGGAGGCTTATTTTCATCCTTACCATTTATATCATCATATAGCATTTTTAATTTTTCCATAGCCTTAGCTAATTCTTCTGGTAGATCTTCTAAGAACTTATCACAAGCTTCGTCTGCTGCAACTATATCTTCAGTTCCATCAAATCTAACCTTAACCTTGAATCCTGTTCTAATTCTCTTTTCTAAAGATACTGCTAGATTATCTCCATATATCTTTTCGAATTTGATTATAGGCTCCCCTAAGATATCTAACATTTTATTCTCTTCAGGAGTGAAACTTGCTGTCTCAATTTCAAGATTTATAATTCTTTTATTAATTGATTTTTGAACTCTAAGCTTCATTATGTCACCTCTTCTAGATCAGACTTTTATTACCTCAGGATTCTTAATAACAGCTTCGAAATCTGTCTTCATAGCTCTAAGGCTGTCCATTTTAGCTTTTGCTTCTTTTTTAATTACTTCAATAAATAAAGCACATTTTGCTTCTGCCATTTTTACTACTGAATCTAATGGTTCTGCTAATGTTCCTTCTTCAATATCAGCAATTTTAACTGCATATTCTGTTTTAAATAAGTTATCTAACTTAACGTCTATTTCTTTAGTTAAGTCTATTGAACAAACTGCATCAGCTTTATCTTGTTCAATATCTTCAATAACAATCTTGCCTTCATTAGAAGTTGCAGTTGCTCCCCAAGTAGACACTGGGATTTGTAATACTGGAGTTCCGAAATCTTCCATCAATCCTTCTTCAAATACTTCATAAGATTTGAATTCGATAGATACCTTAAACTCTCCACCAGTTAAAGATTTCTTAACATCTAATTTCATAGCCTTCATCCTTTCAAAAACATGTAGCATTTAGCTCAATACATTATTACTCCAGCATACTTACGTTATTAATAAGGCGTTTGTCCATATAGCTGACTATTTGTTTGTTGACCTCCAGACGCAGCCATTTTATTTACTAACCATGCAGTACCAGCTACACCAGTTGCTATTTGAGGGATTTTATTATATCCCATAAAATCTACAAATCCCATATCATTTTTGTTTGCAGAGTTTATTCCAGCCGCTCTCATTCCTTGTATTTCATCCATAGTTGTAGAACTATCTATTTTCAATTCTTTAAGTAATGGATTATTAAAATCTTTTTTCTCAAATGCTTCTAAAACTTCTTCATATTGTGCACTTTGCTTATATTTCATATAACTATCTGCACTATCATATCTAGCATTTTTTAATTCTTTATGATTAGGTGCAGGTGAGGTATTAGGAGTAGATCCTGGTAAATCTTTTGCAGCTTTCTTGACAGTTTCCTCGGCAGTCTCTTGAGCTGTCTCTTTTACAATCCTTGATGGTGTGTTTTGAGATGTTTTAATAATTTGATCTAAGGCTTCACTTGTCAAATTTTCATTTGATTTGATGCCTTTCTTTCTAAGCATACTTTTTACACTAGCTGGATCCATGTCTAAATCTCTTGAAAGTACATTCAAGGTATTCTTTCCAACGGTCTCTTTATTGACTATGCTTTTAGTATATCCTCTTAAGTCATCTATATTTTTTATTTTATTTTTATCAATGATATTATATAATTTATCAATTACTTCTTCGGAAACATCATCAACGCTATTGCCAGCGAATTTTAATATTGATTTGCCATTCGAACTAGTTCCTTTATAACCAATATCTTTAAGGGTGCCTCTAAGCTTTTTCTCAAAGCCTTCTTCAGCAACATCATCTAAGACACCTGTTAATCCCTTTGTGATATTATTTAAAACTTTACCTGTATTAATTTTTGCCATCTAAAATCACCTCCTATAATCTGTGCATTACAGAAGCTTCATTTCCCATTAAGGTTTGTTGTAGATTATACTTACTAGCTTGAGCCATTTGCATTCCAGCTTGCCTCATGGTAAATGCTTGCTTACTATCTGCAAAAGTAGCATTATTAAAAGCAACATTACGTGCTGACCTATCCATTGATCTAGCTGTTGCATTAGCTTTTAACACTCCATTGACAATCATGTTAGGAACTTCCTTTGCTGCACTAAAAGCCATCATTGGCCAGAATCCCATTGCTTCGAACATTACTGCATTTCCTACAGCTGTAACAGCCGAACCAACTTTTCCATGTCCTTCTAATCTACTTTGCTTATAATCTGATACTGTTGAATAAGCATTGGCAGCAAGGGATATACCTCCCATCACCCCAATACTTTTATTATTTAATATTTTTCCTACTACATTCTTAGTTGCCATAATCTATCCTCTCCTATTTGCATTTAATGCGAAAACAAGATCTCCAGTGGCACCAGCATTATCTGCATAACTTGGTATCTGAGGAGTCATTGTTGTTACTCCAGTCATTTGTCCCATTTTAGCAGTTTCTAATGTGTTCCATGCTTTCTTTGTTCCTTCTATAAGTGCAGTTCCACCTATTAGCACACCAGCATTTAATCCTATACCACCAGCTGCTTTCCCTGATTTACTTATTGCGGCCCTTGAATTTTCAATAGGATTCTTAGCAAACGCCTTTAATTTATTTCCAAAACCTTCTGCTCTAGAGAACTCTTTTGTAAATGCACGTCCACTATTCCATCCACTTTTTACTCCGCTTATTGGTCCAGTAAATTTAACCTTACTAAATGCATCTGCATTTTCATCCCAGTTGACAAGTCTACTACCAACTCCCCATATTTTTGACGCTACATTTTCGGCTGCCTTTACTCCCATACCAGCAACATATGGAGAAGCTGCAGCGGCACCTTTCATAGCACCCATTGCCATTCCTGGTACCATTTTAGCCGCACCTACTCCAACTGTTCCAACTGCTCCAACAGCGAGACCAGCTGCTGGTAATGCAGCGGCCCCTACTGCTCCACCAACGGCTGCACCAGTCATTGGATCAACTGCACTATCAGGAACAAATGCAGATGTTCCAGCACCTACCGCTGCCCCAATAGCTCCCATGCCAAGAGTGGCTCCAATACCAGCGCCACCTAACGCTAACTTAAACTTACCTGTACCGACATTTAATCCAGATCCAAAAGCTCCACCTATTGATTTAAGTGCTCCACCTAAACTCATTTAAATCACGCTCCTATATAAAAGGAATTCCTGGTGCATTAACATTACCTGTAGAATCTCTATAGAGTCCTCCCCCTGTTGCAACTCTTCCAGCCAATGATGCACCTACATATGTTCCTGCAATCGCTTTATAATTTAATTTTCTAGCTTCACCTTCTCCAACATGATATGCATCGCTTATGGCTTTCTTCCAGCCAGTTCCACCAGACATTGCGTTTAATGTTCCTCTAATACCTGTGTCAGTTTCCCCTAAAACAAACTTACCCATTCCCTTAATTGGATTAATAGCATCGTTGCCTCTTAGTATTGATTTGCCATTCCATTGAACATTGTCTGCAAAGCTATTTATTCCATCAAAAACCTTTTTGGCCAACTTATTCACTTCCATGCCAATCTTCTCCTTTCTATTCTATATGGTCTGGTTTAACATCAATTACAAAATCATTGTTAGTCATTATCTCAGAAACAACTTCAGTAATTGATTTAGGACCATCTTGATTCTTGTCAGATTTTTGAGATTTTCTAGTAGCAAGCATTAAATCATAAATATTATTTCTTTTCTTTTCTACTCTTTCATAAGCTTCCCATGTTTTAGAAACTTCAGGATGGGTATACTCTTCTCCTTGTTCGGTTATTCCTGTAACAACATCTACGATTAAAACTTCTTCTTTAACTAATAAAGCTCTTAATCTATCAAGCATAATGTCATAATTGATTAATTCAGATATTAAGTTTCTATCTGTAAAACTAGCTGTATCTAATTCAAAGTCTTTATCATATGCAGCGTATCTTAATTCTATTTCAGCTGTCTCTTTAGGGCATGGCTCTCCCATAGGTGCAAGTCCATATTTAAGTAACATACAACTATCAGCATATGGACAACCATTGGCCTTACATACTAATGGTATTCTTGCATACATTCCATTCTTAGTTGAAAGCATAGACATTGCTGCTTTTTTTGCTTCAATACCTAAAGTGCTATGGCCCCATATATTACTTAAGCCTTGCTCTAAAGCCTCCCTATTTGCAATAGCTATATCTCTTTGCTCTTGCTGTAAATCAGATTCAAATACATCACTCATTACAATGCTCCTTTCTCAAGTACTGTTCCTTTGACATATCCGTCATTTCCATAGATATCTTCTTCTATCTTTATTATCTCTTCATTAGAAAGATTGGATAATCCTTGTTTATTATCAATGGCTTTTGCATTAAAATTATAGATAATATCAAAGTTGTCTGCCTCAAATATTTCTTCTTTTACTTCAACTCCAGTTATAGAGTATCTAAAAGTCTCTAACTTTGTAATTTCTTCAAAATAATAATGACATGCGAATGTACCCGCTATAACTATTTCATCCTCATCAGTTATAAACCTTTTAACAGTAAGCACGCCATTAACAACGAATTCATCATTAACACTTATTTTCGCCATATACAAATCCTCCACTGTTTTCATAATAAATAGTCATTTGACTTCTACTTTCTATTACTTGTATTGTGGGATTGTAATAACAAAAAGTATTTAATTTCCTATCCTCTACGTATAAATAATATGTTGCCGAAGGCAACGGCGATATTTTTATTCCCTTGTAGTACGAAAAAAACAGACATATGTTTCAATGTCTGCTTTTAAATAATTATTGTCCTAAGATTTTTTTCCAACATCCAGGCCCGAAGTATGGATCATTATTTAATCCTAAGAAAGTCTTATTGTATGACTTAATAGCTTCTGTCATACCAGGTCCGCAATGTCCGTCTCTACCCTTAGGATCTAATCCTATTGCATAAAACATTTCTTGTAGAATCTGTGTAATGTTTCCTTTAATGCCTGTTGTTATTATGCACTTAGATGCAGCACTTGCAGTAAGTGGTCCATTATAGCCATTCTCAACTAATTTTTTTCCATTTTTGTCTCTATAACCTTGTCTATTTAATTCCTTTTGTAATTTAAGAATTAAAGTATGGTATTCATTATTTTTAACAAATATTCCTGATGGTTGTTGAGGCTTTGGTGGTTGTGGATTAGAAGGAACTCTATTTTCTTCATTATCATATACAGCTATAAATGCATTATAACCTTTATCTATTAACTCCTTCATTTGTTTTTCTGCATTAGCTCTATCCTTATAAGAACCAGCAATAACTCTTAAATAGTTTTTACCATCGTTTGCTACAACAGGTAATAAGAATGCATTTACACCTTCAGCCTTTAATTTTTCTACCAATGCTTCGGCATTTTCTCTAACTGAATAAGAACCAGCTACTACTCTATAGTAAGTTCCTGTTGGTTGAGCAGGATTAGATGGTGGAACAGGATTAGATGGATCAGCTGAGCCAAGCTCTGCTTTAATCATGTCAATCATTCTGTTATATCCCATATCCAAAGTTCTATGTGGGCAATACTTGCCAGAGAAGTCTTGATGTTTTTTAACTCTATCAATACCCCAACCATAACTCTTTAATATAGCAGCAATTTCTTTAGCAGCTCTCTTTTCTGATTCGATAAATTTTGAACCACCAGATTTTGAATAACAGATTTCTACGTGAATGTACTTTCTGTTACCATTACCTTTACCGCCATCCCCAGCAGCCCAAGCGTTTCTATTAAATGGAATAGCTTGAATAGCTTCAACATCATCTACTGCTACGTGGAAAGAAACTTCATTGTTATTACCTTTCATGTAGGCTACTTCATTTTTCGCTGGAGCATCATTATAAGTATTGTGAATACATACTCCTTCTGGAGACATTTCGTAAGGACACTTGATGTCATATTTACTAGGATCTACAAAATTTTTATTTAAAGCCATGAAAATCACTCCTTTTTTGTTAGCTTCATGACTTTATTACTGTAATAACTTCTTTCTATACACGCTGGAACAAAAAGGAAATTCCCTATATAGGAATTGAAAATTTTAAAAAATTTCTGGAGGCACTAGATATATATGTATAAATGAAAATGAAGGAATATTAGCCCCAGGTGTCTTGACTTAGGGGAATCATAGAGAGGAGAAAAGATTATGAAGAATGTTTATTTAATGGATGGTAGTTTGATACCTACTAAATATGAATACACTAAGAAAGGAATTTTTAGAGGTGTTGAAATATACACTGTGCCTAATTTTAGAATGGTAGCAGCTACAGGTTACAAGGTTGGTCTTAAAGGACTAACTAGAATAATTGTTGTAAGCTCTAAGTTTAACAAGTTAACTCGTATGCAAAAAATGTTTGTACTATTACATGAAATAGGACACTATGAATGTGGTCATTTTGATGAAGAAAAAAATGGTCGTGTTATAAGTCTTGAAATAGAAGCAGATATCTATGCATGTGATGCTTTAATAGCTAAGTATGGAATAACTCCTAATGAAGCAGCTGAAGTATTTGTTGATGTAGTTAATACATTACATCTTAACAAGAGGGAAGCTGTTAAGAGATACAATGGTATAGTAAAACATTATAAATTATAGTATCATTGTATTAGGAGGTGTTGTTATGTTTGATGAGAGAACTAAAGAATATTCTAGTGATATTTTATGTACACATAAAGACGTTGATGAGTTTAGAAAAAAGTATAGGGTAATAAGGATTGTAACCTTTCCTATAAGTATACTTGTTAATATAGCTAGTAAAATTAAAGATAAAATACATCCTCTTGAGAACTATGAGGATACATTGTAATACATATAACAGAAGCTTGTTAGTATTGAGTAATTCAATATTAATGAGCTTCTTTTTTTTATTTCTGTCGTGGTGTAGATGCCACCTGATGAGTCTTGGCAGATTAGGACGAAACAGAAAAACAAAAGAAAGAAAGAAGGTTTTAAAATGGAAAATTTTAAAAAGATCTGCGAATTTATGCAAGGAGTAACACCTAATATGGTATATCAAAATGAAAGGAGTGATTCTAAAGTAACAAATAAAAAGAACAACTACCAAACTCTTACCACAGACACTGATAGTTGTTCTATACCTAGTTTCCTTGAGGACGCTTATTTCAGAGCTCAACTCAAAGAGGCTACTGCTCTATTCAGTAAGAAAAGAGCATAAGTACTTAAGAGATACTAAAAATATCTCTTTTTTATTATAACAAATAACAATTAGAAAGGAAAGATATTATGTACTCAATTAATTACAATGGAAGATATTACGAGGTGTTAGACTCTCGTGGTAGATTTGTCTGCTCTGCTGATACAGAAAGTGAAGCAGAAGAAGATATTAAAGAACTTCAATCCATGTCACCAATGGAAAGGAAGTTTAAAGTAAGTTATCTTAAGGCAAGAGCTAAATGGATAACACAACAGGGCAAGAAACTTCAAGTACCAATTGAAGAATCCTACCCTGTTGTTACTACTGTTAATGCATCCTCACCACAGGAAGCAATTAACAAGGTAATACAACCTGGATATATCACTACAAATATCCAAGTTATTTAATTAATACTCCAATGATGTTTATGAGTATAAACTGCACATCACGGAGATGTAGCTTTGAACCGCTATGTCTCCATTATATAAAAATTTAATTAAAAATTCAATTAAAAAATTTATATTCTAAGGAGAGAAAAATCATGAAAAACACAATTAAAAGAGAAATCAAAACTAAAGGACAATTCAGAGCTTTATTGGATGGAATGATGAAGAAACAACAAATCACTATACCATCAATAGAAATCGACTTAGATAGAGGTAGATATGCTACTGCTCTAGAACTTACTAATACACCAATTAGTAGAATATATGTAAAGGATAATGTAATTGAAGATATCACTGTTAGAAATGGAAGCAGAATAATAAACATTAAAAATAAGTTTACTTGGGACTTCCTATCTGTAGCAGTTACAAATGAATCAGCTCGCAATGCTGAAGATATCTTTAGAAGTAATGTATATCTAGTACATGCTACTAATGGATGGGTTAAAATATTCTCTGATTTAGGTTCTGAAGGTCTTACTTTTACAGATCTTGAAAATGGTAAAGTTACAAATAAACTTCCTGAAGGAGAAGTACACATATATAGAGGTTTAGCATGGACTGCTTCAAATAAAAGACAAAAGACTATGATATTCATGGAAATAACTCATGAAGATAGAAGATTTGAAGTTCTAGACAATGCAACATTAGGTGCTTTATCTGACTTACGTAATAAGTATGGATTAGATGATGATAAAGCAATATTCATGGCTTTACAAAAAGCTGGTGGATATGTTGGTAACGTATTAACTGGTTCAGTAAACTTTGGTAGAGTAACTGGATACGTTAGATACTACAGCAAATGGGAGAATGACACAAATGAAACTTTCTTAACTGCTGAATATGACAAAGCTAGAAATGAATTCATGGATGCTCTTAGAAGCCATTCAGAAGAAAGAATTAAAGTCGCTAAAGCTACTCTAGATACTGTTGCTAAATCAAAAGCATCATTAAAAGATGTTCCAACTCAAGATGGACAAATGTATGTAAATGCTAGAGTATTTGCACAAATGATTGAAGCTAGATTTGGATTAGTAGTAGATCCTAAGGTATTGACTGGAATAATGGTTCAGTTAAGACCAGGAACAATTAAGGCATCTGCTCTAGTAGTATCTGAAGAAATATTTATGTCAACTATTGAAGGAACTAAAGAAATGGCCGAAAAGAGAGGTCAAAAGATAGAATATGTTGGTGATGTAAATAATCTTCTATACATTGCTGATAAGAACTGTATCAAATTAGATTATGATATGGAAAGAGAAATTACTCTTGAAATATTAGCATTTGCTAAGTGTTCTGAAGGTAAAACTTCAATTCAACTTGGTGAAACAGTAATGTATGCTGCTAATGAGTTAGGAGAAAATGGAGCTCAATTACTATATGATATCTTAAAATTAGCAGTTGATACAAAGACAGCTAATTTAACTGTCAATAAGAAATCTAGATTAATGACTCCAGAAGAAATAGATAAAGCATTAAATTCAAAATATGTTAATGACTTTGTTATGGCTATTGCTCCAAAATTTATTGAAGAATCTAAGCCATTCTATAATTCATGCTGGAGACAATCAATCAACTCAGTAACTAATATGATTAGTGGATTAAATGGTGCTATAACTTCTCATAATAGAAGATTATCATCTGATCCTACTTTCATATTAACTGGAGGTAAGCTTACTAATATATTAAATACTGGAGAAGTTGTTATTAACGATAGAAGACTTACTAAAGTAGTAATGATTAAATATCCTAAAATGGGATTAAGAGAGTTCTACTTTGCTAAGAATGTAACTATCAAGACTATAAGAAAGAGATTACAATTCCATGTTAATAAAGGAGTTATCTCTCAAGCTGAAGCTGATAAGGTAGTAAAATTCTACATTGAATTAGATAGCTTCATTGCTGTACTTCCTGCTAAGAGTGTAATCACTTACGCTTGTGCTGGATTAGATTTCGACTATGATGGTGCTCTATTCTTAGAATACACTAAAACAGTTAGAGATCAAAAAGATGAGTTAACTAATAAAGTTATAGATTTATTAGAAAGAACTAGAATGAAAGCTGTTGTTATTCAAAACTAGTTATATACAGTGCATAGAGCTTATAATTCTATGCACTCTATGTTATAATTAAAGATAATGTATGGAGGTAAGATATGAACAAATCTGAGATAATATATCATGGCAGTTATATGAAAATAGAATTTCCAGAGATACGTAAGCATAGATTTACCAAAGATTTCTCATGGGGCTTCTATTGTACTAAGATACAAGAACAAGCAGAAAAATGGGCTGGAAGATTAAATACTTCCGTAGTCAATGTTTATGAACTTAAGAATATTGATACTTTAAATGTAAAAACATTTGAAGATTATTCTGATGAATGGCTAGACTTTGTAGTCAGCTGTCGTAATGGAGGAACACATGGATATGATGTAGTTATCGGTCCTATGGCTGATGATACTATATATGATTATATTGAAGCATATATTCATGGACAAATGAATAAGCAAAAGTTCTTTGAATTAATGAAATTCAAATATCCTACACATCAAATAAGCTTTCATTCAATAAGAGCTTTAGATTGTATCAACTTTATTGAATGTTATGAAGTTTAGTTAGAGCCTAGTAATTACTGGGTTCTTTTTTTATGCAAAAAAATAAATAAATTAATTAAATTATATGAAAGGCACACTAAAGGAATAGTGTGAAAGGTGAATTAAAATGATAAAAACTACAGGATTTAACAATACATTAGCAGGATTAAACAAGAAGGTTGAAATGGAAAATACTAAGGTGAACTTCATGAATAGAATGGGTAAAGATTATGGTCACTCTATTCAAGGAGATGAAAACTTAGGAGTTGGACAAATAACTATATGCTCAAATATTTACTCAGCAATCATGTTATTAGATGATGAACAATTTAAACCATTAGCATTCAGAACTCTTAAAGAGGTATTAGGAAAGAAGCAAGGATTCAATACTGGTGCTGGTGAGTACTATGGTTTATTTGTTCAAGAAATATTAGCTGATAATACTGACATGGATTATGTTACTGTATCTGCTAAGCAAGAAGATGTAATCATTCAAGAAATGATATCTTGTGACTTAACTGATATTAAGAATCTTAGAAAGATATTTACTGATATTAATGACTTATTTAGAATGTATCAAGAGTTAACTATTGATGCTGCTAAGAAGTTATATGAAATTGAAGCTAAATTCCATAATGAAATAATGAAGGCTAACTCTACTGTTGGATTAGATCATAACTTCAGATCATTCAAAGACTTCCAAGGTTTCTCTATTGATAGAACTAGTAAGTATGTTGCTCCTAAGGAAGCTGCAGTTGGTGAAGCTGTTGAATTTAGAAATAAGAATGATGAAGTTGTTAAGGTTGCTTTCAAAGATAAAATGTCTGTTGTTCAAGATACTGTTGCAGATCAATTCGTTGAATTCGTTAGCAATGATGTATTGAACAGTTATAACAACGTAAAGCTTAGCGATAAAGTTAGATCTTCTTTCGCTATGGGAAGTGAATTCAATTCATTTGCTGCTGACATGTACGAAGCTATAAGAAAACCATATAGCAAATTAACTGCTTGGAAGAGTGAAGAAATTGATAAAGCTAATAAAGCTCTTAATATTAATGCTATCTCTCCATATGCTTGCTCTAAGAGAATAGATGAAGTTAATGCAATGTATGATGAAAAGATAAACGAATTAAGCAACTTAGCTAGATACTACACTAAAGATTTAGATATGGCTGTTGCTGGTAGATTAATGTTCATGATATCTAACATCAAGAGAGAAAAACAAGCATGGGTTATTGATGATGAATCAACTAATCAATTATTCTTAACTGTTGCTCCTGAATTATTTGCTGCTTATATTGTAGCAGAACATGCAGAAATAAATGTATGTGGTTATAGAGTTTTAGGAGATATAGCAGAATTAGAAGAAGGACAAGTGTTAACATTTGTTAATGGTAATGCTCAAGAAGTTGATAATGTATATGTTGATTCAAACTACACTGGTGAATTAACTGTACAAATGGTTGACGATGTTCTTTCTGTTGTTAAGCCAATAGAAATTCCAAGAATAGAAGCTGTTGAACCAAAGACAATAGCTATAAGTGTATATGAAACTTCTGTTATAGATTCATTACATTTTGCTGTTACTAAGGACTATGTTAGAACTGCTAGCTTCAACACACTAACTACTCAAGGTGTATTTGATAAAGCAGAAAAGATTCAATTAGTTCCATTCTACAGTTATAAGAATAATGAAGGTAAAACTAAGCATGTTTATAATGCAATAGTTTGTACTATCCCAAGCTTAAACGATCCATCAGTTAAGTTTGAAATTCCTGTATGTCAATACTTATGTAATAGTTCTACTTTTGAATCAGTAATAGCTGGATTAACTGTAAATAAAATCAGAAATACTAGCATTGATGGTAAGAGCATGAGATTACTACTTGACTTTGGAACTAAAGAAGAAGTTGCACTTAATCATTCAAGAGTTGAATGCGATGTATTTGAAGATATAAATAATGATCCATTCAAATCTTCTGTAAAAGTATCTAATAAAGAATTTACTAATTCAGATGATCCATTCGCTCAATCTGATGTTGCTACTACTTCTCATAAGATCGAAGATGAAGCATTTAGTTCAGGTGAAATAAATCATATTGCTTTTGATGGATTAGATGAAGCATTCTCAGATGAATATAGTTCTTCTGATTTCTCTTCATTTGATTTCTCTCAATTTGCATAATATTAAAAGCCATAGCACAGGGCATTATTCTGTGCTCTTTTTTTATCATATTATAAATAATATTAGGAGGTTTTGCTATGTTCACTAAAGAATATTTAATGAAAATGTCGAAAGATCAATTAGTTGAGCTTGTAATAAGTCTCAAGAAAGATAGCCTCACTGGTGTATACAGAAGAGAAATTCTATCAGAGATAAATAAGTTAACCTATATGGTTGTCTTAGTTGATATAAACGGTCTTAAGAAAACTAATGATATGCGTGGTCACAATATGGGTGACAAACTAATACTATCTGTAGTTAATGATTTAAAACGAGCTGTTTCAGATGAAGATATCATCGTAAGATACGGTGGAGATGAATTTGTTATAGTATTTGAAAATGAAACTATATTTAGTATCAAAGAGAAAATGAAAGATATACCTAATATATCATATGGTGTTGGCTACGGCGTTAGTATGTCTAGTGCTATCACTATGGCTGATAAAAATATGTACACAAACAAGAGAAGGTTCTACAAAAGTCTAGTTAGATAATTAGGCTTTATTTTTTTGTAAATATTTAAATATAAAGGAGAAGATGAAAATGAATATGTTATTAAATAAAAAGGTTGTTAAATTAAATGGATTTGAAAGAGAAGTAGCTATTAAAATTGAAGGCAATAAAATGTATGGAGTATTAAATAAGACTAGATTCATATGGGACTTTACTGATCATGAACTACCTAAGGTTGAAGTTAAAAATGGTGCAGATGGAATTAAGGCTGCTAAATATGGAAGACTTTATATCTTAAAAAGACTTGAGATGGACAATATTAACTTGCCTATCAAGACTAAGCAAAGAACAGTAAATTATATTTCCATACCAGAAAGCAATGGTGTATGGATGAACTGCTTCCAAAATGGATACATTAGAGGATCTATAGATGGTATTGCTTTTACTTGGGATCCTACTAAATACCAACAAGCCGCTGCTGTAAATGTTGCTGGCTTTAAAGGTTCTATTACTCAAAAGATAGATACTAATAGAATCAAAGCAAGATTAAGAGAAGCTGGTTATACTTCATTAAAAGTTTTACTTGCTGCAATAGATGCTAAGACTACTGCTCCACTAATAGATAGAGTGGGCAATGTTTTAAAACAATGTAATGATCTAGATGATGTTATGCATTTGGTTGATGAAAGTACAGGCACTCCTGAAGACCTATATAACATTCTTAATAACTGTAAGATGTGCCTTTTAGAATCAAGTAATGATAATGAAATACATTCTAGTAAAGAATATGTAACTATAACAAAAGCAATTGAATTAGTATCTTTACAAAGATTAATAGCCTAATAGAAAGGAGAATATATGACATGACCACTACATTAGTTCTACAAAAGTCCCCTCCCCTACTCTCTCCACCCCCCTTCGGGGTACCGTTTGTTGTCGAGACCTGCTTCTTTCAACAGATGGAGAGTAAAGTTTTTTTGCGTGCGAGGATATGAAAGTATACATACGAGTGCAAGATACAACAGGATATCTTATATGGCTGGTGTCTTCTTGTATTCTGTCTCCCCCTTCGGGGATGATAGTTTTACTTACACTTAACAGTATATCTCTCCTGCGGAGGGCTGTATGGTTGGTGTCTTTTTGAGTTCTTTTGCTCATTTGTGTATTCAGACTTCCATCGAGGTTGTTGCACTTCGGCAATAGGACTCATTTTTTGTATCTGCATTTGTATCTATAATGTAGGTGCATACAGCATGTTTATGTAGGTGCAAATGTATCTACAATGTATCTACCACTATACAGGATATCTGTATGGTTGGTGTTTTTTTGATGATTCAGACTCCCATCGGAGTTGTTTCATGTTCAAAAAGCTAAACAACAGTCTTGAGAAATAGTAACTGAAATGTTCTACCTCTCTTGATTGTTGGCTCCCCCACCCCCATTATCTGTGGCAAGCCAGTACTTATCTAGTGCGTGCGAGTGCCACTATATGTATATCTATTCAAGAAGACAGGATATCTAGTATGGTTAGTGTCTTTTTGAATAGGGCTACATGCTCAAAATTTTGGTGAGTTGCCCACCTGAAAGTGCAACAGTACGTCGGACGGAAAAGAGTCGGTACAGAAAAGGAGAATACATATGTTAAACGTTTTTATTAATTCAACAACTTTTGGTCAAGCTATGGGAGCTACATTTGATATGAGTGTACAAGGTACTTTAGCTGATAAAAGAATCACAACTTTAGAAAATTGTGAAGTATGTCCACCAGTATATGAGAAGACTATTGACGCTAATAAGGTTGCTTCTCTTATAACAGCAGGACAAACTCAAAAGGTATCTAACTTAGGTAGAGCCGTAGAAGTTGAGAATGTTAGAGTTAATGCACTAGCAATGCTTATAAGGGAGCTTACTCTTATATCTATGCTAGAGGGCAGAAATGACATGCTTATTGCTTATGTTCCTGGAGAGTTATTACAGGAATTAGAAAGTGGTAGAATCAAGTTCTATCTTGCTGATGACAGTACTGAGACAACTTATTACTCAGACTATGAACTGTCATTATGGAGAGAGGCATTACCACTTATCCAAAACTTATATTGCAGATTAGTATTTAAGAATATTAATGCATGTAAGAAGAATAACAGTAATACACCTATTCAAGCTGATAGAGTATCTATTAATGCTAGTATGTACACTAAGTTATTAACAGCATTTAGAGAAATGAAAGCTATGAAAGCTGGAGTACAACAACAAGTAGCTTCAGGTGGCCCAGCATTTTAATCTAACAGGGCATCAGTTATGGCTGGTGTCCTTTTGTAATTCTATTATAAAAAATATACGTAAAGACAAGGAGAAATGTATTATGAAAATTATATTAAACAGAGAAGAAATCAAATCTCTTAGAAATTTAGCTAATACTATGGACGACATCAATGGTATTCCTGTAGACAGAGTTAAAGAGCTAGTAGACCAAACAATTACTACTAAGGCTTATGTTGTATCTATGATTACAGGACAAATGACTATTGACCTTAGAGAGGAAATGGTTCTAGAGTTCTTAGCTATAACTAACTCTTTATTAGGAGAAAGTTCACCTATATTAAAGGCATGCTTTAGTTTAGGACAGGCTTTAGCTCCTACATTTGAAAAATACGGTTATAGATATGCTGAATTCTTTAACAGATATTCAGAGTCTATATCATCTAATGAAACAGTAAATGAAAGTGAGGCATGTTAATAATGAGAGTAGTAAGAGGTAAGAAGTCAACACATTCAATTATGGCCAATCAAGGGTTTGGTCCTGTAAAAATAGTTCAACAAGGTGAGAAGAGATTGAATCTTATTGAACAGTATACTATGACAGTCGAACAGGCTATGAAATCTTGTGAAAAAGGTTTAGCTGTTACCTCTGCCTAAAGAAAGGAGTCGTTGCACATAATGTACCATATTTTCTCCGACGGCAGTTGCATAAATAATGGTTTACCTGACGCAATTGCTAGTTGGAGCTATGTAGTTACAAATGAAGATAATAACGTAATAGAGGCATCAACAGGTAGAGTAAAAGGCCTACAAAATAACAATCGTGCAGAATTGACAGCATTCATTAAAGCATTACAATATGTTCGTAATGAAAGAAATGAGGAGTTTATTATACACGTTGATTTTGAGGCATTATACTTATATTGTAATGGAAAGGCTCGACCTAAAACTAACTTAGACTTATACAGGAATATAGATTACTTATTAAATGTATGTAGTCCTAGAGTATCGGTTGAAAAGGTTCAGGCCCATAAAACTCAGAACAGTATTGTTCACTTTATCAATGGTCTAGTCGATAAATTGGCTAGAAAATCAATTCAAGTCTTTGGAGGTGAAGGACTATCACTTTGTAGTGTTTAGTCTTTCATTTCCTCTATAATTATAATTTTTGGAGGTATACATAATGGAAGACTTAACTATGCAAACAGTAATAGACTTTAAATTTAAGGGTTCAACTGAAAGAAAGGTTTTAGCAGAAATCTATAAAGAGGACTTACATGGTTCTCAAGAAGACTTCTTTGCTTTTATTTGGGCATGGATACAAACAGGTAGAGCTAAAATAGTTGATAGTCGTAAATCTAAAGAAGAAGAAATGGCAGACATGATTGCTCAAGAACTCATGGCTGTTAAAAAAGCTAAGACTATAGAACAGGATAGAGAAGATAGAGCAAATTATAAATCTGGTGCTCATGGCTATTATGGTAAAGTAGGCTTCCCTGCTAAGACTTTACTAGACGCTCAAGAAATGGTGCAACAGTTAATAAGAAACTTTAATCTTAAACAAGAACAATTAGGAGTTGAAATGCAAGGAGCTAGTATTCTTGTAACTATAACTAACTGTCCTGTTAAGACTTATGCATCTATTGAAAGAGCTTTCGGCTTTAAGAGAGCTACTGAGGCTATATCAGGTGCAGTTGATAAAACAGCTAAGACTGCTATCAATGTTACTGATATGACTTTAAATAATGTGGCAGTTCCTGTTGCTAAGACAGCTATAGGTACTACTACTAAAGTTGCTAAATCATTATTTGGCTTTGGTGCTAAACTTGCTGGTATTGCAGTAGGTGAAGTGACTAAGGCTACTAAACAGTGTGTAGATGAAATCAAAAATGATGGCTACATTGCTGAAGCTAAAGGTGAAGTTATTGATGGCGTGCACAGTATGAGAAGAGCATTCGGAAATACTTCATTCGGAGGAAATGGCGGAGTTATTATGGAGTAACTCTACTCTCCTCCCCTGTCCTGGGAGTAACAGCCCAGCTGATGATGACCTTATAGGAGGTCGAAACAGGAATCTTATTTTTAATTATACTATCTTTCTTAGTACTGGCTATTCTAGACATGCACTGTGGAACAGTTAGAGAAATATGATTACAAATAAGTAGTGCTTACATACTATATGTATTCTAGGCATCATATAGAGGTAAACATTTTTTACTTTGGTACATCCTAGATTTGCTATTAATGAAATTGTAATAAGCGACTACTATTCTATTACGAAGAGTCAAGAGATGAGCTTTGCCACGTACAGGAAGGAACACCTGATTACGAGTTTAGGCATTAACACGATTCAGATACTCTACCCTCTTCTTCACATTCGTAATATGTTCCAGTTCCATATAGTTGCTATATGACAGTTTTGTTAATAGCTTATCTAGGTTAAATGTATCACATTTTATCAACCTGTACTTATATGACTTCAAACTTCTTTTTATATAAGTAAGTACAGGTGAAATAGGGTGTGATACATAAAGTACTGAAGATTGCGTACGAGTGCCAATAGATACCTATATATTCTATAACAGGTACGAGTGCCAATAATAAATAATATAGGACTACTAGCGTGCGAGTGTCATATTAACGTGCGAGCGACAGCGAGCAATAAAGCGTATGCTATTCGATGAACGTATGTGAAAAGAAAGCTAGCTTATATAAGGACAAGTATAATAGGCTTTCTATTATAATGTCTAATCTATTATATAGTAGAGCTTATGTTATGACCTATATCGTAATATAACCTGTACTATATAATGTACCTGCTCTATCATGTGGGAGCGAGCGTATGCGAGCGACCTTACAATCATGATATAAAAGCAGGCTTATATAGGAGTTGGTTCTATCTTAGGACCACTCCCCTTCCCTATCAGGGATTAGCATATATATTATTACAGGATCACTCTTGTATACTGTATTATAATATATAAGCTATTACTAATAGCGTTGCTTATGCATTATGCAGTCTATTATATAGGCTAATCTATAATGCATTCTAAAATATAGTACATAGGCTAACATAAATTATAATAGTCTATGTGTAAAAACTATATTTTTTAAAGTAATGCTTTAAGTGAAGCGATCGTTAGGAGTAAGCTTAAAATGGCATTACTTTACTAGGTTAATTCATCGGAAAAAACGTGCAATTAACCAATAACGTTTTGGCGTACTAGCACAAAAAGCACTAAACGTTTCCCAGACTACCTACCCCACGCTCACCCGCGGACGGTTTTTCAGTAGTTTTTAAAGTAACTGTCGTTTCACAGAAATCTAGTTTCAGTTAACGTAAAGTATTATGTAAACTGGCTTAAGGCTAGATACAATCATATATAACCTCCTTATATTAATATACGTTAAGCCCTAAGTATTTTGAATGTGTTTCCACGTTTAATTACTTAGGGTTTTCTCGTTATTTACACATGCATATATAAGAAAACTTACCCTCTTAAGTGTTGGCATTACTAATGTTAATACTAAATCTAATAGATTTTATAATAGATAGTATATTATATTATAACTTCTGTTAGATAATACATAAGATAATAGATTGCTATTGCACTATATGATAGAGTATGTAGTGTGATTAATAAGCGAGGTGATAAGGTGTTATATATTGCATTAATACTTACATTATTAAGTATGTTTGGAATTACAATTGTTAATAGATTAGCTATTGCATAAGGTAATATAATATAGGTTTTATTATATGGCATAGTATGTAATGCAATATGAGGTTTAGTATATATGATAATATAAGTTATGTTATATAGTACAATAAATAATATAATATAGAAGGGAGTATGTAATATGGTAACTGATATATTATACAGTTTAATTACTGACTTAAGACGAAGACATTTACCGGGTAAGTTATTAGCCATGGTAGAAGAAAGAGTATATGCTTTACTATATAAAGGTGAAGTATATATGATAATTGATCCACTAGATGGCTTCTATGGCATATATGATGAATGTCCTACTATAGAAGATTATATTCGTGAGCATAAAGATATATGCATAGAAACAATTAAATCTCAGGGCGAAATATATGAAGAAGAACTTATGGAGATCTACTTACATAATGGTCCAACTAAAGGAAAGTACTTTGATAGAGTATATGAACATACAAAACAAGCAGAAGAGTTTGAAGCATATTGGAGTTGTTATGGCTATGCATCAGATTGTAGTTCAATAACTAAGAATGGAATGCTTAAGATTACATATAAGAGTTGGAACTAATATATAGAGAGTAGGAGATATCATATGAGTAAAAGTACAGTCATTAAAAGTTATAAGACTAAGAAGAAATATAAGTACGACTCAGAGCGTATGCGTAGAAAAGGATATGAAATAGAACACGAAATGCTTATAGTAGGAGAACTACAAGTAGAATATTTTAAAGCAGAAAGGAAGGACGAATTAATGGATAATAAAATTAAAAATGCAATTAATGAAATAGAGGCTGAAATCAATAATGAGAAGGCTTGTATATTAAGAGGAGAGATTACTGCTGCAAGAATGCAATATGTTACTGGATTAGAAGTAGCTCTTAATATAGTAAAGAAACATTGTATTCAATAAGAGGAGGAGAGTATATGTCTAGAGTATTAACTCATGAAGAGTTTGATAAGATAGTCACGCACTATTACAGTACAGAAGGTATATGTATATATAATGCAATAAAGAATGATGATGGTACATATACATTTGAGTTTCATGCGCCAGCTTGTTCTAGTGAGTATACTCTTACTATGGATGAGATAGATAATATACTAGGTAATGTATTATAGTTTCTATTATATAGTCTATTATATGATATAGTATATATTAGATTAGGATACGAACATATATTCTCATGGCCCGCAATGTTAACTAAGGAGGAATATAACATGATTCAAGAATGTAATTATACAGTTTGCTTAAATTGTGCTAAGGAAATAGAAGATGATTCAGTTACTACATGTGAATGTGGTAGTAGAAATTTCATATATTCAAAATGTAAGGATGACTTTAAATTAATCAATGATTCTGTAATATGTAAATGCGGTTCTAAGGATTTTAGAAGAACTATGCATATAGATTTTAAACATAAATCATCTAACACATATGTTTGTGTCAAATGTCAAAAGATTTTAGGCACAGAATGTTATAGAGATGAATCTGATTTAATGATGGGCTTACGATAATGAATATAGCAGATAGACAGTATACATATATAGATAAC